CTCATATACCGTCAGAAACGCCAACATATTTGCCAACGCATATACCGTCAGAAACGCCAACATATTTGCCAACGCATATACCGTCAGAAACGCCAACATATTTGCCAACGCATATACCGTCAGAAACACCAACATATTTTCCAACTCATATACCGTCAGAAACACCAACATATTTGCCAACCCATTTACCGTCCGATATGCCAACATATTCACCATCGATGCAACCTTCGATGTATCAAACAACACAACCACCAACATATTTGCCAACAGAAATGCCAACAACAGAAACGCCAACCCATATACCATCAGAAATGCCTACATATGAGCCTTCATATTCGCAATCAGAAATGCTAACCCATTTACCGTCAGAAATACCAACATATGAGCCTTCATATTCGCAATCAGAAATGCTAACCCATTTACCGTCAGAAATACCAACATATGAGCCTTCATATTCGCAATCAGAAATTCTAACCCATTTACCGTCAGAAATTCCGACAGCAAAAACATCAACCCATATACCATCAGAAATGCCTACACTTGAACCTTCTTTTTGTCCTACATATATTCCTTCTTCAAATCCTTCAACTAAACCAACTTCAGTTCCAACTGTAATTCTTTTTTCAAATCCTTCAACTAAACCAACTTCAGTTCCAACTGTAATTCCTTCTACAAATCCTTCAACTAAACCAACAGCAATTCCGTCTTCCATCCCTTCAACTAAACCAACAGCAATTCCGTCTTCAATCCCTTCTTCCATCCCTTCAACTAAACCAACTTTAATTCCTTTTTTTATCCCTTCTTATATCTCTTCAACTAAACCAATAGAAATTCCGTCTTCAATTCCAACCGCAATTTATTCTGCAATTCCTTCATCATTTCCTTCAATAATTCATTCTTCAATTCCGTCATCAATTCATTCTTCAATTCCGTCATCAATTCATTCTTCAATTCCGTCATCAATTCCTTCTTCAATTCCGTCATCAACAAATCCAACATCTATTCCAAGTTTTAAACCAAGTTTAATTTTATCGACCATTGAACCAACTATTGAACCTACACTAGAATCTATTCCAGAAAAACCTATCAAAAATAATACAATATCACTTAAAATTAGCCAATCTTCAATAGTAAATAATAGAACAAATAATATATTGGTTTATTCTTTGCTATTAGCACTTTTGATTTTTATATTTATATCAACTGGTTTAACAGTATATTTCTGTTTTAAATGTTGTTGTGCGAGTGGTGTACCATTTAAAAAGAAGAAAAAGGAAGAAGAGAATAATGATGTTAAATTTGAAAATATATATGAATCAGACCTTTACATAAATCAATCACACTATCCTTATATATATCATCCACAATTAGAATTATTTAGCAAAAAGGATATCAAAAAAGAATTGGAATATGATATAAAACTTTACAATAAGATTAAAAGTCCTTATAAAGTGTATTCATACAGAGGATATGAAGAATCTGAACAAGATTTAAAATTATATGAAAAAAATATTAAAATGTAATCAATATAAATATATAATGTATTTACCTCCAGAAATAATCAATTATATTTTTCTTTTTACAAAAAGACGTATTTTTTGATAGTTATGATTGGTTAAAAGATTTGTTAGAAATAATTGAAACAATAAAAAACGATAACATTGTTAAAAATTACTATTTATGTAAAAATAATGAATATATTAAACTTACATAAAAATAAATTTATATATTTATGTAAATATGTCAAAAAAGTATACTACAAAAATAAGTCTAGTAATAGTAGAATCTCCAGCAAAATGTAAAAAAATTGAAGAATATCTAGGACCTGGTTATAAATGTGTTGCTTCTTATGGACATTTACGCACTATATCATCATTAAAAGATATTGATATTGAAAATAATTTTAAACCAACGTATACTATTATTGATGAAACTATTAAAAAAAAACAAATAGAATTTTTAAGAAAAGAGATTAAAAATGCTCATGAAGTTATACTTTCAAGCGATTCTGATCGTGAAGGTGAGGCAATTAGTTATTCAATAATAGAGCTATTTAAGTTGCCATTAAATACAAAGCGTATTACATTTAATGAAATAACAGAAACTGCTATCCAAAATGCAATCCAAAATCCAAGAACGATTGATATGAATATTGTAAATGCCCAACAAGCGCGTCAGATTCTCGATGTACTGGTTGGATTTAAAATAAGTCCTGTCTTATGGAAATTAGTGAAAAATGGAAAGGATAATGCTTTGTCAGCTGGTAGATGTCAAACTCCAGCTTTAAAATTAGTTTATGAAAATCACAAAGAAATTGAAAATACATCAGAGAGAAAAATATATAATACAATTGGTTATTTTACAAACTCAAATTTACCATTTGATTTAAATAAACAAATCGAAGACGAAGATGACATGATAGATTTTCTCGAAAAAAGTGCCGACTTTTCTCATATTTACACATGCTCTCAACCAGTAAAAGTATATAAACAATCACCAGACCCATTTACGACTAGCAGATTACAACAAGTCGCAAGTAATGAACTGCGTTATTCACCAAAAGAAACAATGCGAATTTGTCAACTACTATATGAAGGAGGATATATTACATATATGAGAACAGATTCGAAGACATATAGTGGCGAGTTTTTAGAAACTGCAAAGGACTATATTATCAAGACGTATGATGCTCAGTATGTTAAGCAAGGATTGGCTGGAAATTCTGACGACAATAACCATAAAGAAGAGGTTAAAAAACTCGGCAAGAAAAAAGAAAAGAAGACTGATTATGCTCAGGGAATCGACAGTCTTCGGCAGGAAGCACATGAAGCAATAAGACCAACCAACATTTCTCTCCAGAATTTACCAGAAGAAATGGATTCGAAAGAAAGGAGAATGTATAAACTCATTTGGACTAACACTTTAGAGAGCTGTATGACAGATGCATCTTTTTATTCAGTAACAGCAAGTATTTCAGCTCCTGATAATTTAAAATATTCTTATACAACTGAGTTGATTGACTTCCCTGGTTGGAAAATAGTTGAAAACAAATTCTCTCGAGAGAATAAAGAATATCATTATTTGCAAACTATCAAAAAGGACTTACCTATCATTGTAAAGAAGGTTTGTTCAAAGGTCTCTATTAAAGGTTCCAAGTTACATTATACCGAAGCAAAATTAGTACAGCTCCTAGAAGAAAAAGGCATTGGTAGACCATCTACATTTTCATCACTAGTTGATAAAATTCAAGAAAGAGGATATGTTAAAAAGGATGATGTCAAAGGAAAAGAAATAATCTGTAGAGATTTTGAATTAGAAGATGGAGAGATTTGTGAAATTGAAAATAAAAGAGAGTTTGGTAACGAAAAAAACAAATTGATTATTCAGCCATTAGGTGTAATTGTTATGGAATTTCTCAATAATCATTTTAATAAATTATTCAATTATGAATATACTAGTTTAATGGAAGCAGCTCTTGACAAAATAGCTAAAGGTGAACTTATATGGTTTGAAGTTTGTAATGCATGTAATAAAGAAGTTGATGAATTAATTGAAACAATCCGTGATGAAACTAAATTTGAATTTCAATTAGACGATAATAATACATTTTTAATAGGGAAATATGGACCAGTAGTTAAATGCGTCGAAGAAAAAGATGGTAAGGAAGAAATATCATTTAAATCTGTTAAAAAAGATTTTGACATATCAAAATTAAAAAATGGAGAATTAGAACTTGATGAAATAGTCGAATCAAATAAGACAGCAAACACTCAATATAATTTAGGTAAATATGAAGGTAAAGATATTTTCTTGAGAAAAGGTAAATTTGGATTATATGCATCGTGGGGTGATAATTCTAAGACATTAAAAGAACTTGGTAACAGACCTATCGAAAATATAACATTTGAAGAAGTAAAAGAAATTTTGGAAAAAGGTTCTGGAATAGTTAGAGAGATTAATTCAAGTTTATCGATTAGAAAAGGACCAAAAGGAGATTATATATTCTATAAAAATTCTAAAATGAAAAAACCTACATTTCATGACATTAAAGCATTTGCATTAGAAACTAATGAAGATTATAAAATATGTGATAATACTATTTTAAAATCTTGGATATCCGAAAAATATAATATAAAGATTTAACGACCCATTGGTGGAGGATAAATAGTCGATCTAGACTCACGAAGAATCATTGGTAACATAGTTGTAAATTCCAACATAAATGAAAAATTAAAAACTCCAAAATTGACCGGTTGACCATTATGATATCTTAATTTAATTTTCAATCTTCTTATTCTCTCTGCTGGTGGATAATAAAACTTGTAAGGAATAGAATCTCTATCGAACCATTGCGACATTGGTGTAGATGGCACTGGTATTTTTGCAAATGCAGAATTGACGACACCGTTCGTTTGATTAGTTGTTAATGTAAAATTGCTTATATTATATGGTTTTGTTTCATCAATACAATTTTGACCAGCTAATTCCATATAAATAAATGCATCACCCATTAGATTAATTTTATATGGTGGTTCAACCCAATAAACTTGACTTCCTGATAAATCTGTGTATGGAAGCAACCAATATCCATCGTCACCAGGAGTAACATCACCGTAATAAAATCTCGGAACAATTATTCCATTATATGTTATATAATCTGTAATGTTATTGAATGCATTACTGCTAACAGCCTGACTATTACATCTGGCTAATCCAAGATATCCACCTAATCCCCAATTTGAAGAATCTGGTAAATGCTTCTTTTCACCAATACATAAAGTTTCACTTACTAAATTTGTTAGCAATCCAACTTCATTAATTAATTCAAAACCATCTGCTCTATTTCCAAACCATAATTTACAGCTTACAGTATTATAAACAACTATAAAACGATTATAACCGCCGCGGCTTTTAAATTCTTCTAGTGAAGTAGTCCATGAAGGATCAGTTAAAGCTTGTTCTGCAAAATAGGTTTGTATTCTTATGGTAACCGCTGTATTCATTTTATTAGTCATTTCAGTTGCCATTTGTATTGGATTATAAAACCCCTCTTCAATTATAATTTCATATTTATTAGAAGTCTTAAATAATGCTTCAAAAATTCTATATGTTAAGACATCACTAACTCCATTGACACCAGGATTATATGGATTAGTAATACTGAAAACAAAAAATATATTACTATTAAATGCTGAAAATGTACTGTAATTTGCAGGAAATGCCCATTGAACAAGTCTAATTGCAGATACATTAGTAACATCTTCAGGCATCTCGATCTCAAATTCACTCGAATTAACATATCTAACTATATCTCTATCCTCAGAATGTATAGATACGAATTTTTTATAAAACATATATTCTTGAGAATTTGGAATTAATGGATGGGATGTATTTACGTTATATGGTTGTGTACTAGCAAAACCTTTTGCAGTATTTTCAATTTGTGTAAAAGCATTAAACGATGACATATATAATTATATTATATTTTTATATTTAAATAAATTTTTATAATAAAACTAAAATACTTAATTATAATATAAATGTCGATTATAAGTACAACTGCTAATTACGGAGGTAGAGTTAATGATTTTCAGCAAAATATAAAACAATTTGTCGTATCAGGACCTAGTGAAGCTATTTGGATTTACAAAAGACTATCAGACGGATTACTTGTTCAAACTCCAGCTAATTCAAAAATACCCGTATTAATTAATAATGATTTAATAATAACTGGTTCATTATATAACACATCAGACATAAGACTTAAAGAAAATATTACTGAAATTTCTACTGCTAAAATGGAAGATTTATTTACATTAAATCCAGTTATATTTAGTTATAAAAATGATCCTTCAAAAAAATCACACTATGGAGTTTTAGCTCAAGATGTAGAAAAAGTATTTCCAGAATTAGTTGAGAATAATATATCAGGTTTCAAAACTGTTAATTATCAAGAGCTAATACCTTTAATTCTAGCTAAAATGAAAAATATGCAAGAACAAATTAACGAATTAAAGCAAAATGTTATATATAAATAATTTTTTATTATAACTTCAGTATATAAATGAAAGATTGGTATTCAACAGTATATAAAGCTTGCATATTTGCAGGAATAATATCGTTTATATTAGGGGTTTTTACTGAATCAAAAACGTCTTTAGGTGCATATATAACAGGTTATTCTGTATTCATTTTAGCTATAATGATGATTTTAATTGTATCATTTAATAGTATTTTTAAGGTTGGTAGTAATGATCCTGTATTACAAACATTTTATACAATTTTAATAACAACTGGACCTTTTATATTGATGCTTGGTGTCATCGCATTTGTTTTATATTTATTAATTAAATATCAAAGCAATATTGTTGAGGGGAAAACTGCGCCTGGTTATAATTCATTCAGCAATATAATTGTTATGCTTTTATTAATTCAAATATATTTAGTTTATAGTTCTGAACATTTTGAAAATACTGGTAAATTATCAAAGGTAACATCTAGCATAGTTTATTTGATTGGAGCTATTACTGGTATATGCTCAATAATATTATATACAATTCTTAAATATTATTCAACTGATGGATTTACATGTATTAATTAACTTTTATAAATTTATAGGTCAAACCGTAATTATGTTGTGTTTCCCATATTCCAGATATCTTTAAAACAAATGAACAATGTGATTTGTTTCCAACATCTGTAAATATTTTAATATATCCTGATTTAATCTGCTCATATATTTTGTATGAGGGAATCTTATTTGTATTATATTTTTTCAACAATTCTTCTTCTATCTGTTTCAAATTATCAATTATGTTTCTATGATTTGAAACATTAAAATTGCATTTATATTTACTGTAAAATTTTTCGCATGATATATCGTGTAAATTAACTAATAAATATATTCCGTTTAATATAAAGTGTTGCGTAGAATATAGAATTCTGATAAAATTGCCATCACTCATTATATTATTTTTAATTGGTTCACAAAAAAATATACTCTTATCATTATATTGTTCAATAGATTTCACTAAGTTCATACTATAATATAATGTTCATTTGTTTTTAAGTGTTGTATAAATAATAAAATATAATTGGTTAAATATGATAATAAAAGAATATTCTAATATATAAATAATGAAATTTTATGAAACACATTTTGAAGAATATATTTCAGAAAATAACAGAGAGAATTTGCATCCAAAATTACAAAAAATATATGAAATGTTTCCAGATTCAATACAAGAATTTAAAAATGTAATATTTTATGGTCCTAATGGAAGTGGTAAATATACTCAGATGTTAAACTCTATTAAAAAATATAGTCAAACAGAATTGAAATACGAGAGAAAAATAAGTATTACCTATAACAAACAACAATATTTCTTTAAAGTAAGCGATATACATTACGAAATAGATATGTCTCTCCTTGGTTGCAATTCAAAATTATTATGGCATGAAATATACCAGCAAATAGTAGACATTATATCAGCAAAAACAGATAAATCTGGTATAATCGTGTGTAAATATTTTCATGAAATTCATAGTGAATTATTGGAAAACTTTTATAGCTATATGCAGCAAAATAATTCATTAGGAGTTGATATTAAATTTATTTTAATCACTGAAGAATTAAGTTTTATATCTGATAATATTTTGAACTGTTGTGAAGTTATTAATATTGCTCGACCAACTAAAACTGCATATACTAAATGTTGTAAGACCAAACTTCCTGTAAAAATAAAAACTGAAAATATAACAAATATAAAGGTTTTACATTTTTATAATGAGGATTTGATGCTGCAATATAGAATTATTTGCAATAAAATAATTCATCATTTAATCAACGTAAATGATTTGAATTTCCTTAAATTCAGAGATTTACTATATGATATATTTATATATAATTTAGATATATCAGATTGTATTTGGTATATTCTCTCCACACTTGTAGAACAAAAACATATTAAGAAGGAGCATTTGTCAAAGATTCTCATAAAAACGTATTGTTTCTTTCAATATTATAACAACAATTATAGACCTATATATCATGTGGAAAATTATTTCTTATATTTGACTAAAATTATACATTCACTTTCTTAAAATCTCCAAGGCCATCTATTTCGACTTTGATTTATAAAGTTTCTGTTGTAAAATTGGTAACTATTTACATATTTACTTAGTGGTGCAGGAATAACATTATTTGCTTGAGCAACAAAATAGAAATTGTTGTAATTGTTTGGAATTCCTCTTCTATAAGTAATTGCGCTGGTATGAATAGCCATTATATATATAATTATATATATAATTATATATAAAATTAAATAACACGTTTTAATACTTAAAGTTTAAAATTAAGTATTAAAAATGATGGATTATAAAATGGCCTTTGAAATATTAGAAATTAGTCCTACAAAATATGAAGAATTAACATATAAATCTTTAAAAAAACGTTATAGAATATTAGCGCTTAAATATCACCCAGATAAAAATAATAATACTGAAGAATCAAATGAACATTTTAAGAAAATAAACGAAGCTTATAATTATTTACGGAGAGATTTTGATGCATTTGAATTTGATGAAGAAAAAGAAGAAGAAATAATTGATGACTCACAAACAATGTACTTAAATGTTCTAAAGAATTTTATTAAGTTAGTAATGGACGGAAATTACATTGATATAATAGCTAAAATAGTTAATGATATTTTAAATAAAGGTAAACAAATTTCACTTAAAATATTTGAAGATTTAGATAAGGATACTGCATTAAATATTTATATTTTTCTCTCCAGATACAAATCAATACTCTATTTCAATGATGACTTGTTGGAGAATGTTAAGCAAATGGTTATACAAAAGTACGACAATGTTGAGATATATAAATTGAATCCTAGTATAAATGATTTAATGCATAATAATTTTTATAAATTGTATGTTCAAGAAGAGTTATATTTAGTTCCATTATGGCATAAAGAGTCTTATTATGATGGGTCTGGTTGCGAAATAATAGCTGTATGTGACCCTGAACTACCTGATAATATAAAGATTGATGATGATAACAATTTATTAGTTGACATAGAGGTATCTGCATACCAAGATTTAACAGATATGGTAATACATAATCAGTCTCTAACATTTAATATCGGCGATGAATTATTTTCTATTCCTCTCTCTGAATTATATTTAAGGAGAGAACAATACTATTGCTTAAAAGGAAAGGGATTAGTAAATGTTAAAAAAAATTTATATGATTTATCGGATAAATCAGATATTATAGTTAGAATTTGTTTCATTTAATTTGTTCTTCTCTCTAAGTGTCATAATAAGATTGTAAGTTTTAATCATATTTTCTATATATTCGAGTTCTTTTTGAGATGTATACATGCTTGTAGCTTCCCATGAGTTGCATGGTCCTCCATATTCTCTATTTCTTTTTTCGGTAATCTCTCTAACTTGCTGAATCGAATCTAAACTAATAAAGTCATTATGTTTCATCTTTAGTTGTCCTCCTAAATAAAATGTTCCTTTATCTAGTTCAGAAATAAAACGATTAATGATACTTTTATCAAAATTAAAATATTCTTTTTCTTCTTCATTTAAAGGCATAAAATGAAATAGATTTAATACTGTAAGATTATCAGTCATTATTATTAATAATAATAATAATGCATTTGTGTTTTTATTACGATTTTGAATAACATATAATAAGTATTTGAATTATTATATGTAAAAAAAATTTATAATATTTTGTAATAAATTATATTTTATAATAATTTTTTATATTTATGCTTCAGTCTTCTTCTTAGAAATTACCTTCTTCGCCTTCTTAGCTGGTTCCTCGACAACTGACGCTGGTGTTTCAACAACTGGTATAGGAGTTTCAACAACTGGTGCATGAGCTGGAACTGGAGGAGGTAGTTGATATTCTTCTTCACCATCAGAATCCTCAACCATTGCACTTATAGTAGCGTCATCATGTGATAGTTCAGGTTGAGGAGCAGACTTCAAAGCTTCTAAGTCAGCAGGTCTGACAGTTAAGAAACAAGTATCGTCAGCAATAGATGAAGTCTTAGGCTTTCTTACGATAACTTGCTTTAAATTCCAAGTTACGGAAACCTTTGCTGGACTTCCTACAAACCATAAACCGCCACATTGAATCAATGCGATTACTTGAATTGGTGCCTTACTAGTATTAACTAAGAAGTCAAGAGGAGAAACACCATGCTCAGACTTACCCTTAATATATAAAGGATTATAATCTTCATCGAATACTGAAGTTTGCCAGACATCTTTCCAGCAAGGTAATTTGAGAGTTAAACTAGGAGGCTCTTCCAAATTTCTTTCTTCAGAACCCTTAATCTTAGGATACTTTAACATAGGACTAAATTTCTCATCCATAACATCCATTGACTTAATTTCCTTACCAAACCATTCCTTGGAGTAAGTCATTGCGTCTTGCTTAATTTTCTGCTCGACAAGCTTCATTTGTTCAAGAAATTTATCAGCATCAGGAGTAGTATATTGTCCCTTTGAAAATTGAAGCGACATAGTATACTTTCCAGTTCCCTTAGTAATAGGCTTTCCATCAGCACCCTTGCCAACAACTTCCTTAGACTCTTGAGCTCCCCATGAACCCATTAATGGCACTACGAGTGTAAGTGATTCCTTAGCATGTTTATTATATAAATTAACTACTTTACCCCCGGTAGGATTGGCCTTAGGAGCACTATAGCTGAAAACAGATAAATCAATATTAGTTCCGTCGACGATTGCGTTAGACATCTTGCTAGTATGATTTATATTATGGAGTTATCTTTAAATCAATTTTTTTTTTAAATATAAATCAAATTATGGTCTGGTGCCTTTTTTTAAGCTGACTGGTTATGGTAAGCATTTTAATTTAAATATATTTAAAAAAACAGCTCAAAAACATTTTATAAACAATATATATAAATGTCGGATACATTAAAAAAAAACAAGAGCAATGAAAGCTTAATTGAAGAATATTTAAATAATATTACTGCTAAATGCGAAGACAAAATGCCAATAGTTAAGAAGACTAATAAGGTGTCGGATGATAAAATAAGTATTCCAACAATTAAGACCTATAATGATTTGGTATATAATAATTATAATGTTACTCAATTGAAAACTTTTGCAAAACATTATAAATTAAAAGTGTCTGGAAATAAGCCTCAGTTACATAGTAGATTATATAGTTTTTTATATTTTTCGTGTTATATAATTAAAATTCAGAAAGTTTTTAGAGGTTATTTAGTTGGTAAATATAAATCATTACATGGGCCAGCTATTATGGAGAGAAAAATATGCACAAATTCCGATGATTTTGTTTCTATGGAACCAGTTGAAGAAATTAATTTTCATCAATTTATAAGTTATAAAGATATTGATGGTTTTGTATACGGATTTGATATTAATTCTCTCCATAATTTATTTTTAAAATCAAGTGATGATTTAAAAAATCCATACAATCGCAATAAAATACCTGATACTGTATTTAAAAATATAAGGTCATTAATACGTCTTGGAAAAATTCTTAAAATCGATATTAATTTAAAATTCGAAGATGACACAAAGCATTTATCAAATGAAAAAGCAATCGAATTAAAAGCAGTAACATTATTTCAAAATATAGATGCACTTGGTAATTATTCAAATGCAAATTGGTTCCTCTCTCTAAATAGAATTCAGCTAATCAAATTTATAAGGGAATTGATGGAAATTTGGAACTATAGAGCTCAATTACCAGTTGAAACAAAAAGAAATATTTGCCCACCAATTGGCGACCCTTTTAGAAGTTTAAATATTCAATATGTAAATACAGAACAAAATTTATGGAATGTAAAAAAAGTTTTGCTAGATATAATAGAAAAATTAGTAAATAGCGGTATAGATAGAGATAGCAAAGCTTTAGGCGCATATTATGTACTTGGAGCATTAACTTTAGTTAATACAGAAGCTGCTACATCCCTTCCTTGGCTTTTTCAATCAGTTAATTACTTTTAATTTTATGTAGTAGTGTCTTTTTAAACGCACTAAAATAATTATAACCATATTATCGTAATAATATATATTATTAGACTAAAAACTACTTAAAAACTACTCAATAGAGTATAGTATAATAAGATGCCAAAGAATACATCTAAGACTGCTACTAAGACTGAACAAGTCGCTGCTCCTGCTCCTGTTGTTGAATCTACTGCTCCTTCAGTAGAAAAGAAGACCAAGGCTCCTAAGGCCCCTAAGACTCCTAAGGTTGAAGTTGCTCCAGCTCCAGTTGTTGAATCTACTTCTGAATCTCCTGCTCCTGCTCCTGCTGCTGATGCTGAAGCTCCTCTTGCTGAACAATCTGTTGAATTTCTTGCCAAGCTTCAACAACTTAGCGTTATGATCTCTACTCTTAAGTCAGAGTACCGTGCTCTTGAGAAGAAGTTCTTTCGCGAAGTCAAGAGTGCACAAAAGGTTTCCTCCAAGCGCAAGCGCAAGGCTGGTAACCGTGCCCCATCTGGTTTCGTAAAGCCAACCAAGATCTCTGACGAGCTTGCTTCTTTCTTAGGAAAGGAAAAGGGAACCGAAATGGCTCGCACTGAAGTCACTCGTGATATCAACAAGTACATTCGCACCAACAATCTTCAAGATAAGGACAATGGTCGCAAGATCAACCCTGATACTAAGCTTGCTGCCCTCTTGAAGCTTAAGAAGACTGATGAACTTACTTACTTCAACCTCCAAAGATACATGTCTCCTCACTTCGCCAAGGCTACCAAGGAAGCCACCGCTTAAATTTGTAAAGTAAATAAAAATATCACATTGTAATCGTTTAATATTTTAAATTTTTTATGTAAAATAAATTTAAAATACTTTTAATTTATACAAAATAAGAGTTTAAAGACATCTCATATATTTATATATCATGTCAGAAACATTAGCATTAATCAAGCGACTACATTTAAGAAAATTACGTATTCAACAGGAAATTAATAAATTTACTATGGAAAAATCTATTATAGAAGAAGAAATTGAAAAATTATTGTTTGCTCCACCACATAATAGGCAAAGACAACCATTGAGGGAATATTCATCTCGTGGACCACTTAGCAAATTTCTTACACCAACTAAAATTTCTGATGAACTAGCTGACTTTTTAGGTAAGGAAAAAGGAACTATGATGGCTCGAAGTGAGGTAACTCGAGAAATTAATAAATATATTAGGGTCAATGATCTTCAAGATAAGGAAAATAAACGCAATATTAATCCTGATGACAAGCTTTCAACTCTATTTAAGTTAAATGATGGTGATGAAGTAACATATTTTAATATTCAAAGACATATTGCACCTCACTTTATTTCTGCTTAATATTGTAAAAATTATTGTATAAAAAATATTTTACAATTATATTTATTGAAATACTTATTATATTTATTTAAATTATAATGAGTAATGAATTACAAATATATAAACAAAATAGAATTAATGAGCTTAACAAAATGTTTAATTCTAATTTAGCGCGTTTAAATTCAGCTTTAGCAAATAATATAACAATCATTCAACGATCAAGAGCCAGAAATAAACCAGCACTTATTAATGCTATGAGAAATCAATATAATAGAGATGTTATTGCCTTACGCAATAATTTAAATATATCTATCCAAAAAATTAATTCATTCACACCAGAATTTGCTGTAAATAAATCTACTGTCAAAAATAAAAAAGCACTCTTGATCGGTATAAATTATATCGATACACCTTATGAATTAACGGGATGCATTGATGATACTAATAGAATGAAAACTCTTCTTACTTCTTATGGATTTAATGATATTAAAATACTTACTGATTTGACTGATTTGAAACCAACTAAAACTAATATTTTAAATGAAATTAAAAATTTAATTACAAGTTCTAGAAGCGGTGATGTATTGTTCTTATATTATAGTGGTCATGGTTCATATACTTATGATAGAAATGGAGATGAGACCGACAAAAGAGATGAGATGTTAGTAAGCTTAGATGCTTTGCCCATCCTTGATGATGAACTCAAATCTATTCTTCAAAATCATTTGTCGAGAGAAATTACAATAGTAGGAATGTTTGATAGTTGTCATAGTGGTACAATTCTAGATTTAAAATTCAATTACTTAGACAGTAATAATTACGATAAGTATTTTGAAAATGATAAAGTGTCAGAATGTCAAGGCAACGTTATAATGTTTAGCGGTTGTATGGATGCACAAACAAGCGCAGAAGCTTTGATTGAAAATAAGGTCCAAGGAGCGTTGACATGGTCTTTTATAGACTCTATATCTAAAACTCCAAATTGTTCCTGGAGAGAATTATTAAAATCTATGAGGGATTTGCTTAAAACTAATGGCTTCTCTCAAATACCACAATTATCAACTGATTCTTTTTATGACATTGACTCAAAACTTTTCATTTAGAGCCTCTTTCGGAATAGGTTTGGAAATCTTCTACACTATCATCATCTGAATCATAGCTTAACAAAGCTTCTGCTAATTTTTCTCTCTGAATATGCGGTTGATATTTAATAACCATATCAACATTTATATTCTTATCTTCGTCTGTTAATTGATATAAGTCGCTTAATATATAACGAACTATAAATGTTACATCTAGTATTTGAGTTTTTAATATGTCAATTAATTTGACTGCATAAATTTTTTCTTTTAAAGTTTTTCTATCATATTTATTATTATATAAATCAAGCATATTATATAATAATTAATATTATTTAAGTAAAAAAAAATTTATATTTTAAACAGGAAATAGAAATCCATCTGTTTTCAGAATGTTTTTAATTTCATCTTTAATTATTGGACCATTTGCAATTTTAATTTTCTCGAAAATTTTAATATCAAAATGATTAGAAGATAAATCGAACATTTCATAAATTTTTTTAAGTAGTTCATAATCTTTAATGTAATCATTATTCGTTAAATTTAACCATTCGTAAAAATCTAATTCTGATTTAGATTTATGGTATTTCTTAAATTGTTTTAAAGTATTATTAAGAGTGTTTTTAGAATCATCACATTCCAAGTTATAATCAGTTCCAGACAATACGCAAATTTCTCTCAATTGTTGTTGAGTAATACCAAGATTATTTAATATACTTTTGACATCATAAACCACTGCGGTATGATTGAGCAAACTAAGATATCTGATTACACGAGGACAACCATAAACGAACATGTCCATATCTTCACTTAGACAACCCCATACCTTATCTTTTATGGTAAGCATTGCACATAATTCATCTGCTTCACCTGGTGCGTCATAATAAGTTGCTCCATATGCTCTTATTAAATTTTTGATATTTTCGGTATCATTCTTATTTATGCTAACAAATTTTTTCTTTAACATATCCATATTGTAAATAATTTCTTGCTTATCTGCATCATCCATATCCTTATTTATTTCAAGCAAATTTTTAAGTTTATTATATTCATTTTCAGCTTCTTGTTTGTCTTCTTTTCGTTTTTGAAGTAATTCTCGTTTTTCTGGTGGCGATTTACCATCAAAAACAAATATTGGAATAATATTGTAATTTCTAAATACAGATAACATCAGATAAATATTTTCAATTAAAGTATCTTCAGATGCATACCTATACATGTAGATGCTTATATCGACAGCTATTTTCTTGCCTGATAATTCTGCAAGATTACATAGTTTGATAGAAGAAGATGCGTTGTCCTTCAGAAATCGGTTTAAATATCTAATACCCATTGTTTGTTTGTTATAATATATGTACTTTTATTTAATACGATATATTAATTTTCAATTTTATTATTTAATTTAATTTAAATTTTTCTTTAAGTAGGTTTAATAATTTATTATATTAAAATAGGCATTTTCGAAAAATGAAAAGTGTTTGAACTTTTTCAAAATGGACAAAAAAAATGTCCAAAATCGGATAGCCCAAAACACTCTTACTGAGAAATTTTTTTGTCTTGATAAAGAAAAATTATCATAACAAATTAAACCATTTTAAAAAAAATTTGTTATGATATTTTTTTCAAAAAAACTTAAAAATAATTTCTGTTGAATATTTATGGCAACATTAAGCAACAATTTCGAGCCAAAAATGAGCAAAACGAGCGTTTCAAATTTTTACTGCGAAAAATGTGATTATATATGCTCTAAAAAATCAAATTATGAACGTCATTTATTGTCTACAAAACATCAGAAGCAACAAAAAACGAGCAAAAACGAGCAAAATGAGCAAAATGAGCAAAAAATATCTATCTATTGCTGTGAAAATTGTGGAAAAGAATATAATAATAGAACTGGATTATGGAGACATAAACAAAAATGTACAAATACTGAAAATACTACTGATGAACCAATAGATAAAGAATTAATTTTAAAAATACTTAAACAAAATTCAGAGCTTATTAAAGAGAATTCTGACTTGAGAAAAGAACAAACTGATATTAAAGAATTAATTTTAGAAATAGTCAAAAATGGCACTCACAATATTACTAATAATAATACTAATACTCACACCAATTCTCATAACAAAGCATTCAATCTTAATTTCTTTTTAAATGAGACCTGTAAAAATGCCATGAATATCACTGATTTTGTCGACTCTATTAAATTACAATTAACCGACCTTATGGAAGTAGGTGAGATTGGTTATGTAGAGGGTATTTCTAAAATAATTGTGAAAAATTTAAACAACCTAGATGAGACTATTAGACCTATACATTGCACAGATAAAAAAAGGGAAACCATGTATGTGAAAGACCAAGGTGAATGGAACAAAGAAGATGATAAGAAAACTAATTTGAAGAAAGCGATTAATAAAATAGCTGATAAAAACATAAGATTACTTCCTCAGTTTCGAGAGAAATACCCAGACTACAACAATTCTTGTTCAAAACAGTCAGATATTCATGACAAGTTGGTTATAGAAGTAATGGAAACAGATGATGATAAGAAAGAAAAAATTATTCATAACATTTCTAAGGTTACTACTATTAAAGGAAAGTAGGTTAGTATAATGGTTTATCATTTATTTAAAAAATTGAAAACCTTTTTAATAAAATAATAAATGTACACACTACAACCATGAAGACAAGAAGTCAAACTAAATACGAAAACTCGGCACTTTATGAAGTCAAAATTGACTTCGATGCGGCTAGCGAAGCTTGGAAAGCTAATAAAAAATCTATTGGAAATGGCAGTTATAAATATGTATGTGCAAAACTCGGTAAAAATAATAATTGTTGTATTGCAAAATGTTTACCTGGTCAGGACTATTGCAGAGTGCATTTAAAGATGTTTATGGATGGCAAATTTTGTTAACCTAATTCACATATACTCATTCGCATATTTGATAAAATAAATTTATTATTTCCCTTTTTCTTTTTGATTTTAGAGAGAAAAATATGAGACTCATGGATACCATCTAATAATGATTGTATTTTATAATTTTTTTCTATGAATTTACAGAATTGTTTTTGATTTCCTATTGTCTTTTTAAAATCTAATAATGAAAGATTGTTTGTTTTGCACCAACTTAAAAATCCTTGGTAATTATTAATTAATACTGATTTAATTATATAATAAGATAAAACATTTGTATTTTCTTTATATAAATTCTCTCTAAGTATATCTGAATGTTTTGTATTCGAATATAAATCTTTGTATTGCAAACCCATAAAGTCTAGTGTTTTTACTAATTGAAAAAAACTATATGTTCTCTCAAAGTTTATATAGAACTCAGCATTCGAGAGAAATTCATTGATATTATTCTTATCTATTGTTGCATGATAACTACAAAATAAAGAATTCGTTATTTCTGCCCAAAATTCAGTATAAGCTTCATATGCATTTATATCTGAATTTACTTTATAAATATTCATAATACATTCATGAATCATATCATTATTCATCATTGAAAAATCTAAACCGAAATTGTGAAAAGTTTCATGTATAAAAACTTTAAACCATTCTTCTCTTCTAAAAACAACAATCTCAGAATCACTTGGACATGTTGTAGTAAAGGCTGTATTTACATTTGTTTCATCTAATATATGAATGTTTGAATTTGGTAAATTCTTCTCGAGAGAAGTAAAATAAAAATAAATATTCAAAGTTTTTGCACATTCTTTAGATGCATACATATTTAATATGTATAACCAGGTCGCAATGTTTTCTATATACTTGTTATATTGCTCTATTTCTAATTCGATATCGTCATTTTCAACAATAAAATAGACATTTACACTTCTATCGTAGAGAGAAAAAGAATAACATATTTCAGACATCATGAGTTCGTCAATATGATTTCTTACTATTTCTGGAAAGCTTTTAGCATTAAAATTTTGAGGTTTCGTTATTTGAGTTGCACTTAATATTTTTTTAATTGTATGTCTGGGTTTAATCTGTTTTTTAACATAATTATTAGCTTCCTGAATTTCATTATATAATTCTCTCAATATTGCGTTTGTCCTGTTCGACTGTTTAACATAATTTAGATGTTTGTTCTTTGAAAAAAATAACATCAATTCTTTACTTTGTTTTGACAACTTCATCTTTATTATATATTACTATTTATTTTTATATGAATTAACATCAAATAGATTTTAAAATAATCTAAAAATTTCATATTAATATAAATTGAAATTTATAAATACCATTTACCATGTTTCTGCATTTTTTCTTTTTTTTCATTTCCAATAATCCAATTAAAATGTATTAAATAAGAATTTAATCTATAGAAATTTTTATAATAATAATTACCATTAGGAAACAATTCAATAGGCAATAATTTATATTTTAATTTATGTTTATTATTATTTATATATATTTGGTCATCCCATCCAATAGTGTCCTTTTTGTGTTCTATATATTTAGGATTAAAAAAATTTAAGGTATTTGAGTTTGATTTAATAAACATAAACCCAGAACATAAAACATAATTTTTTTCGTCTATGTATTCTGTTTGAATTAACAATTCATTTAACTCTATGTTTTCAAACAGATATTGTAGAAAATTTGCGTTTTCGAATACAATATCACCATCAGTTATACACACATATTTATATTTTAATAAATTTTCATATATTATTGCAAACTTATTGAATACTATATTAGACCAATTGCCTTGTCTAAAAAATTGAAAATTACTATTTTCTTCTTCGTCAATTAAAGAGCAATTGTATTTTTTACTATTCAAATATTCATATCCTTTTTCACCAATACAATAACACTTTAAATTAATATTGCTATTTATTTTTTCTAAAGATTTTAAACAGTTTTCGGTATATTCTATATATCCACCGTTTGTTAAAGTAATCAAAGCTATATCATTTAGCATATATTATAATTAGAAAATAACAATTCTGTTATACAAAATATGCGTGTAAAATATCTAGAAGAATAAAAACTTACCAATATATATGGATAACACAATAATAATAATTTTAGGGGTTATTTTGTTTGTTTTAATAATCTTAAATCATATTACTATTATACAAACAACAACTACACCTACACAAGCTAATTGTGCTCAAACTGTGTTTGGATGTTGCCCAGATGGCGTAAACTCAAAAGTAAATTTTTATGGAACAAATTGTCCTGGATATAAACCTGGACCTGGTTATTATCCAACGCCCAATATACCTCCAACACCTTACATACCTGGACCTGGACCTCGACCACCGAAACCAATTGGAGGATGTTCTGGAACCAGATATGGATGCTGTCCTAATAATCAAACACCAAAATTTGACCAACAAGGAAGCAATTGTCTTATTAAATAATTACAATTTTAAATACTTAAATATATAATTATATTTAATTATATATATGTCAGAAATTCAAACACCTATGACTGCTTATACTCCTGTTCTTGAAACTATTATTGAATCTATTCCTGAACCTGTTGTTAATCCTGTAGAAATTGCTGTTACAAATATTGTTGAACAAACTTTAGTTGAATTGGTAAAAAAATCACTTGAAAATAATGATATGCAAAAAAAAATTTCTATTACACTTACACCTGAAGCAACAAGCATTATTAATAATATTATCTCTCTAACTCCTGATACATTAACTGATATCGAGAAGGCTACGGTAGAAATAATTAAGGATGGTAAGATTGATAGTAAGGATATTCCTAACCTTATTGTTATCATTCAGCGAATTTATCAGTTTATTTACTCTTTAAAGAATGTTAAGTTTGATGCTAAGAAACGTGCAGACATAACAGCAACTTCTCTCAAATATATTCTTCATCTTTTGGTTCTCGAGAGAAAAATAAAAATTGATGAAGATCCAGAAAAATTATACCAGTTTTTTACTCAAACTGACGCATTAATTGACTCTTGTGTTGATTTATTAAGTTATTCAAAGACTATTAAAACTAAAAGCTGTTTTAAAAAATTTTTTAAATAAATAATATAATTAAAATACAATATGATATCTTATTTTAATTATGAAATTAATCAGAATTTAGAGAAACTACAAAAATTAAATTTAGTTAACAACAAACAGATAAATAAAAAAAAAATTGAAAAAAAATTAGATAAAGTAATTGCAGTAAATGATTTACCAAAAAAAACCATTCCAATTACTTTTTATTCAAATAAAATTGCGGAAACATTAGGTCATATTGATCATTCTATTAAATATGATGAATATTCTAAAACAGAAAATGAAATAAAAAAAACTTATGAGAAATTAGATTTAACTGATACTCATAATAATTTTTTGAATAAATTTGTTATAAACAAAAATAAAACACCTACTTCATTTTTAGGAAGTGATATAGTCGATCATAACGCTAATTATCAATATGATAAAAATGTTCTTTCTAAAAAACTATCAAATAAAGTTATACATGTTGTATATCAATATAAATACAAAAATAAATCAGTAACCGGTTTTGGTGATTTATTGCGAAGTATTTATTTTATGCTACAATTTTCAGAAAAATATAAACTTAATTTTGAAATCGACATTAATAAGCACAATATTAAAAAATACCTAAATCATTTTTCATGCAAAAATGATATAAATAATCTAATTGAAAATAACATTTATTTTTATGACAAAGGAAATTACAATTATGCTGTTAACAATAATATAATAGATTACGAATATGTTGACATAGATGAGGACTTATTGAATTATATTAATAATTTAGAACATTACAACAATCATTTATATTTTTATTTAATAAGTCATCCAAATAAAAACGCTATCACAGAAACGCATAAGAATTATGTTAAAAACATGATTACACCGACAGAAGAACTATCTATATGTATTGATAAATTTCTTCGCAATATGTATTTAGAAAAAAATAAATTTATTACAATACATATTAGATATTATGATGAACCTGTTACATCGATAAATAATCAATTTATAACTAAAATGAATTGGATTATTAAAACAGTTTGTGATATTATAAATCAATCCAAAGTAGATATATTATTATTAACGTCGCAAAATATAATTAAAAATTATATTATCAAACATATACCTAATGTCAAAACACATTTTAATTCAATATGTCATACTAGTACATATAATTCATCTCAAATAACTTTAGTAAATACATTGAAAGATTTTTTTGTTATGTCTTATTCAAAAGCTATTTATAGTTTTTCTGTTTATGAGCATGGTTCAGGTTTCAGCAAATGGTGCGCAACAACTTATAATATACCTTATGTTTGTTATTCTATCCAATAATGTTTATTTATTTTTCAATATATCGATTTCAGCCTTTAAATCTTTTATGGCTTGAACCATGATTGGTATTAATCTTCCATAACTAGCTTCTAATCTCTCTGGATTTGAGTCATACACTAGTCCTGGAATATTAATACCAGTTTCTTTTTGGACTTCTTGTAAATCTTGAGCTATAAATCCTTGTTCAGGAATGTTTACTTTTCCACCATCCCTCATATTCCAAACAAAATTAACAGGTTGTAATTTATCTACAAATGTAATTCCATAAGAATTTTCTAGTGGAACTATATCTTTTTTATCACGTCTATCAGATGTGGTTGTTATTTGTGAAGTTCCGCATCTTAATGTTGTTAATAGGTCCATATTCCCTAAGGTAATTTCATTTGTTGAAGATGGCGAATTTGGTTGAGCATTATAACCAATTAAAGTGCAATTAGTGCCTGTTGTTAAAGTTGAACCTGCTAGATAGCCTAACGCCGTATTACTATTGGCGACATTGTTATATAATGCTTCAAATCCAATAGCTGTATTATTGTTTCCAGAAACATCTTGATGTAATGCTCTGTATCCAAGAGCAATATTGTTACTACCTGTTCGATTTGTTATAAGGGCTTGAGAACCCATCGCAACATTCTGAGTACCTGTATTATTGCTTTGCATAGCTTGAAACCCTACTGCTACATTTTCATTTGCAAGATTGCTGTACAATGATTGATACCCTACTGCAACATTATTATTTCCAGAAAAATCGTCGTGTAATGCTCTGTATCCAAGAGCAATATTGTTACTACCTGTTCGATTTGTTATAAGGGCTTGAGAACCCATTGCAACATTCTGAGTACCTGTATTATTGCTTTGCATAGCTTGACCCCCTACTGCTACATTTTCATTTGCAAGATTGCTGTACAATGATTGATACCCTACCGCAACATTATTATTTCCAGAAAAATCGTCGTGTAATGCTCTGTATCCAAGAGCAATATTGTTACTACCTGTTCGATTTGTTATAAGGGCTTGAGAACCCATTGCAACATTCTGAGTACCTGTATTATTGCTTTGCATAGCTTGACCCCCTACTGCTACATTTTCATTTGCAAGATTGCTGTACAATGATTGATACCCTACAGCAACATTATTATTTCCAGAAAAATCGTCGTGTAATGCTTGAACGCCTATTGCAACATTTTGTGAACCAGATGTATTATTTTCTAAAGCATTACTCCCGACTGAGGTATTAGAATTACCAGTAGTATTAAAACACATATTTCCTGCGCCAATAGATGTATTATAGCTTCCTGATGTATTGCTAAATAAAGAATTAGTTCCCATAGAAGTATTAGATATACCACTTGTATTATTGGTTAATGAAAATGCTCCATGAGACGAGTTCCATTTTCCAGTAGTATTATTTTGAGATGCTGAAGCACCAAATGCGGAATTTTGAATTCCAGATGGGTTAACGAGTGAGTTAGTGCCATAATTTGTATTGCTGGACATTATATATATATAATGATTTAAAAATAAAACAATAAAATTATTATGACTGAAAATAATTTTATTCTGGGAAATATAACTAAAGTTCGCTGGCATACTCGTTTACATAAAATATCTAATTATAATTATGGTCATATGGCCGAAACTTTTGATGAAGATAATATGATTACTGAAAAAATAGTTGAAATTAAAGATTCAAATGGTAATATTACTAATACATATCCAGTCACAACTCTTAATCAAAATATGGATCAAGATAAAAATTATGCTATGGTTACACTTGATAAATATGGTAATATATTTGTAAGAAATTTTTTTGATAGCAAACATCCAGAAGGTTTTGGACAAAAAAACTCGTATTTTGAAGATGATATTGTCGATAAATTTATGATGTCAGATGAAAATGATGTATTGCTAAACTATATTAAATTAGGATATCCACAAGTGACCACTATTAAAAATATAGATCATTATGGATGGTTATATTTTTGTGTAGAATATAAAATAAATGATGGTCTAAATCCAAACTTATTAAATTATTGTATTTTATTGGAAAATAAATATAGCCAAATAGAACATCGTTTAAAAGATATCGAACAAAAAATAAAAAATGATAATAAAGAAAGTAATAATAAAGAAAGTAATAATAAATCTTGGTATTTTAAATTTCAGTTTTTCTGATTTTATCACGAATTAACATAAGTTCATCAAAAACTATAGGTTCAGCTCCTCTGATAAAATGTGTCAACTTAGAATCTCCTGTTGCTAATAACATCGTTTTTAAGTCTTCATTTTGAGTAAACTTTGCATATTGTGCTACATACATTTCTTTTTTCTGTCTTTTTCCAAAGAAGTCAGAATCAGCTGACACTTCAACTGGTCTTAAAAGTTCTCCCTTAAATTTACCAGTTTTTCCTCCAGCAGCTTTAGCCATTGCTGGATCTTTGGATAAATCAGTTCCGGAATCTAGAGAGAAACTCAAATAAAAATCTGGATGTGTTTTCTTAAATTTAGAACCTTGATAATAATGTTCAACTGAAGCCCATTGATGGTTGTCTAATGAAAATGGTTGCACCCAGAAATTAGATAGCTTCTTGCGCCATTGAGGAATAGAAGCTAGTGTAGAATATTCACGTAATCTATCATTTGGAATTTTCTCTCCACTACCTTTTCCAGGAAGTGGTTTATCAAGTGATTTTGAGTAAAATTGGAAGACAATTTCATCATTATATAATCCTCTTAATTTAGCTTCTGTCAAATCTTCATATTGAGCTTCTTTAATAATAGTTTTTTTTTGACTTGCTTTAAATTTTTGAAAATCGGGAATAATAGCAAATGGTCCTGCGTTTTTTTCTAAGCACCTTTCGTAAATCATTTTCTTAATATCATACGGTATTTCACTAAATTTAAAAATCATTTTTTTTTTATAACCAACTAACTTATAATGAGAGCCAGTATAATCAATCATAATATAAAACTCTGGTGTAAATCTTCCACGTTGCTCTAAAACTTTGTCGTTTAATTGACCGCATTGTAACACATTTTTTTCATCCTTAGCTTTGTAATTTTCGCTGGATAGAACAATAAATTTAATATTTAAAATTCTTTCTAATGTTGATATAGCCCAAGTATCAGCCCAGAAATCACAATGTCTAATTACACGTTTAAATTGGTCTAGATTTTCAACACCTTTCATAAATTTAAATTCTTTTATAATAGCTGCTGTTACTTTCTTTTCCTCTACTAGTCGATCATGTTCTTTTTTAACTTCTTTCGCTTCTGCTAAAAGAGCCTTTTGTTCATCTCTATCAATTACACTATCGAATCTTTGTTTATATAAAGCATATTCATTTGCTAATTCTTTAATTTGATTAGTATCTCTTACCAAAGATGCATTGTACATATCATATTGTTCTTTATATCCATCGAATATTTCTTGTGTAGCTTGTTCAGCCAATTTCTTACGCAACTTAGATACTTTAGTTTGTTGAGCAATGCTTGAGAATGCGTCACGGATTGTTGCAAATAAACAATCTCCACCACCTTCATTATCGACAATACTGAAATTTTTATTTTTCATGAATTTATCAATCCATGTATCATTTGAAGATTCGTGATATTTCTCTCTAATATCTTTAGCTTGTTTTTGTGTTTCTTCTGGTAACAATGGTGGAACAGGAACTCCTTTAATTTTAACAAATATATCTTCACGTTCAGGTGGGACTTCATATTCAATCGCAACTCTTTCTTCCTCTTCCTCTTCGTCATCTTCATTTTCAGACTCCGTAACTTCTCCTTCTTCTTTATCGAGCTTATGTAATGGAGCATGAGGTTTAAGTCTCATTTTATTTAAAAATTCTTTAGTGACAAATGAATAAATAAGGGGTTCGTTCATTTCTTCTATATCTAAGTTATTATATTTATCAAGATAAGACAAATAATCAGATGCTTTAATTTCATAAACTCCAATTTGAATTACTTTATTGTTGTATTTAACTAAATAGATTGGGAAGTATAATATATTTTTATCTTCATAAGTATTTTTAGAATTACCCACAGCAATAATAACTTCAATATCTTTTATTTCCAATTGATACAAATTAGCTTCCATTTTTAAATCACCAGAATCAACACTTTTTAATTCAGGATAACTAACATCTCCATCTAATTTTGATAATACCATTATATAAAATATTAATATTTTTTTAATATTAGATTTACTTATAAAATATTAAAAACAATTTAAAGTATTTTAATGAATTAAAATATGGAATTAGTTTGGATTTTAACTGGTGGAGATTGTGATATTCACGGTCAAAGTAAATACTATAATTTAATTGAATTTGATATTTTAGAAAGACACATTAAATTAAGTAATTTGTCAAAAGAAGTCTCTTGTATAAATCACAAAATAAAAATAGATACTAAATTGGAAAACATGATTCGTGATAAAATATTAAGTGGAATTAGTTTTTTATGTAAAAATGAAATTAATTATAATGATAAAAGATATTTTAACTTTGGTTATTATTTTATCAATTCAGAAGGAAAACTAGAAATAAAACCAATACATGATGAATCTAAAAAAATATATAATCAATTTATAAATCTATTGATAGATAATTGTTTATATCAATATTAAATTACCAAAGAATAAATTTCTTCATGAATTTATCATTTTTAAGTTCATTAATATAGAACCACATATTCTGTCTTTTAAATACAATATCTGAATTACTTGAGTCAGACTCAAATGAAACTAAAAAATCTATAATCTGTTCTTTGTTAAATTTATTATTTTTCATATCTTTTGCAAATCCATAATATTCGCAAATCATAAGTAGCTCTTTAACTGTAAAATTTTCATTATAATTAATCATCTGTGGAACCATCATTTCATCGGATATTTCAGCATTATCAATTTCAGCCATTAATTCTTCAATATTTAATTGATTTTCATCTTCATTTTCAATCTCTTCAACATAATAAGAAATTGCAATATCATGTTCATCATGTGTCATTATTTAAATAATATTATGTTTATTATTTAAATAATTATCAGAAATAAATAAAATTATTCAAATCCTTTATAAATAAGATATAATCCAATTTTAACTGAGAAAAATAATAATGTTGCACCCAATCCAAAATAAAAAAAAGCTAATGTTCTATAATATAAACGTCTAGTAGGAACAGTTAGTCCTAATCGTCTTAGATCATGACCAGATAAATTTTTCATAAGTATTTTAATATTTTGTCTTTAAATTAAAAAAAAATATTATTTAAAATACAACTTAAAGACATTTTTTATTTTATTTTTAATTTACATATCAATCAAGTCCATAAACTTAAACAATGCCTTATTTGTTAAGCTCTTGTAATCCTTTACCTTTGAATTTGCAATTTTCTCGATAATCTCGCCAATAGTATTACCTTCAATTTGTTCATAATCATCACCTTCATCGTCATCATACAAATCTTTCTTATATAAAAGAGCAATCGTCTCGGTTAATTCTTCAACCTCATTCTTCTTATTTTCTAGTGAAATATAGTCATATACCTTTGCCAATAAATTTCTAGTGATTTGCATAATTTCCGTTTTCGAAATGACACCGCAGTACATTAAATTAATATAAAATGTCGCCAATGACTTACGTTTTTCATTAATCTTATTAATTTCACAAAATTTATCATAATTCTCATTAGGATCCACATACTCAATATTCTCAAATAATTCCGCAAACTTCTTGAAGTTCTCTTGATACTTGGACTTGATAAAATCAAACTTTGAAGACAAGTCTGCATACAAATCAGCGTAAATTTTTGAATAATATCTGTTTGACGATGCAATATCGAAAACATTTGAACCAATTCCACTTAAATCTGCATCTGAATTTTCAGCAACCAACTTTTCAATGACTTCGACAATTTTATTACGCATATCAATATAATTTTTATCAGTCATTTTATTAATAAATCCTCTAATAGAATCAAAATCTGCATCAATACCAACCTTTGTCTCAATTTTTGTAGTTTGAAATGTTCTAATAGAATCCCACTCGTCATCATTCAAAATTTCCATAGCTCTATTACCACGTTTCTTCTTACCTTGTTCTTTTACTACAGATGTTGGTTCGACCTTCATAGGATTTTCACGCTTCTTAAAAACAGGAGTCTTTACATAATCAGGTGAGCCTACTTGCATAGCTAAGCTGGAAATCTTTTCCATTACTTCATCAGGAACTACATAGTCAAATCCCTTGAAAATAACATCTTCGATTTGTTCCAAACTATATCTCAAACTTAAGGTTTTAGTCGCCATCTTGATTGTGTATTATATTTTATACTATTATATTTATATCAATTTTTTTTATAATATAATAATTATTATAAATACACTTAAATAGATTAGTATATACTATATTACAATATGGAAACAGATAACGACACTACTGTTAACGAAGCTTTATCTGAGGAGTTAGTATTTGATTCCTCGGATCATGTAATACATAGTTGGGATGAGTTAGAAATAAACCCAAACATTTTACGAGGTATTTTTGCTTATGGTTTTGAAAATCCTAGTCCCATTCAGCAAAGAGCCATTAAACCTGTAATGGAAGGCAGAGATGTAATTGCTCAAGCTCAATCAGGCACAGGTAAGACAGCAACATTTACTATTGGAGCTTTACAACGAGTAAATATTGCTGAACCAACAACTCAAGTTCTTATTTTATCTCCTACTAGAGAATTATCTACTCAAACTGCAAAAGTTGTTTCTAGTTTAGGTAGCTTTATGAATGGATTAAAAATTCAAACTCTTTTTGGCGGAGCTGCAATTGAAGAAGGTAGTAGTTTCTCAAGTAGAAATGTTCCACATATTATTTGTGGTTGCACTGGACGTGTTCATGATATGATGCGTAGAGGAAATATTAGTACTAAGGGCATTAAATTAGTTATTCTTGATGAAGCTGATGAAATGTTGTCATCCGGATTTAAAGAACAAGTTTATAATATTTTTCAGTTTTTAAATTCTGATGTACAAGTGTGCTTATTTAGTGCAACTTTACCTGATAGCATTAACCCTATCATCGAAAAAATTATGCGCAATCCTATTAAAATCTGCGTTAAACGTGAACAGCTTACATTAGAAGGAATTAGTCAATATTATATTGCGGTTAATGACGACAGAGAAAAGTATACCACTCTCAAGAGCATTTTCTCGTTTATTACTTTATCTCATACAATTATCTATTGTAACAGCATTAAACGTGTCCAAGATTTATATGAAGCAATGTGTGAAGACGGTTTTCCTGTTTGTCGCATTCATAGTAATATGGATAAATCTAACCGTGATAGAGCATTTAATGATTTCAGAAATGGAACTTCAAGAGTTATGATTTCATCTAATGTTACTGCACGTGGTATCGATATTCAACAAGTCAGCGTTGTTATTAATTTTGATTTATCAAAGGATGTTCATACATATTTGCACAGAATCGGACGTTCTGGAAGATGGGGTAGAAAAGGTGTTGGTATAAATTTTATTACCAGACGTGATATTGTTCAAGTTAAGAAAATTGAAGAACATTATTCTACTCAAATCCAAGAATTACCAGGAGAGTTAAGTTTTTTAAGTAAAATTTAATAAAACAACTATTCGTAAAAATAATTCATTATATTTCTTATTAAAAATATAATGAGTTCAGAAACAAAAATTAACGAAATTAATGACTATTTTAAAATTCCTATTTTTTATAATGAAAGCAAAGTTGAATTGAATAAAAATATTATCAAAGATTTAGAACTAGTAGAAACTGTTGATGCATCTTGTAATCCAATATATAACTTTTGTTTTGATAACGATAATGATGTTTCTAAAAAACTTAATCAACAATTATGCAAATTTTACACAACCGATGTTCAATTCTTGAAAGATAATCAAATACTTTTAAAGGAATATAAACCATTAGGAGTAAAATATACAGATTATTCCAGTAATTATAAAAATATAGTTGACATTTGGAATGAACTAAAAATTGATGCAGGATTTAAAGAACGATATTATTTTGTCGAATGGGAAATGCTTGAATTTTTAAATAGATCAGAATGGTTTCTTCAATTTATGAGTATCTATAATTTATTGTCACCTGTAATCTCTCTACTTGTACCTATTATAATTCTCATTATACCATTTTATATTATTAAGATGAAAGGTTTGCAAATTACAATAAGTGAATATATTGAGGTTTTAAAAATAGTTGCAAGCCAAAATGCAATTGGTAAATTATTTGTTGTCAACTTTGGAGAGATTAATTCTCAAGAAAAATTTTATATATTTATTTCAGCTGCATTTTATATATTTTCGATTTACCAAAATTTTATGGTTTGTGTAAGATTTAATAACAACATGAAAACTATTCATAATCATTTTAACGAAATTAGAATTTATATTAATCATACCATTAATTCAATGGAAAATTATCTTGAATATTCATCACAGCTTATAACTCATAAAGAATTTAATTCTGCTGTTAGAGAGAAACTAGATACATTAAAAGTTATGCATAAAAAAATCGAGATGATAACTGATTATAATATGTTTAATTTCAGTAAGATTAAGGAGATTGGTTATGTATTCAAATGCTTTTATGAATTACATACCGATAAAATATATGACGATACAATCATGTATTCTTTAGGATTCAATGGCTATATGGACTGTTTAAAGGGTTTACAACAAAATATTCTAGAGAGAAAAATAAATTTTGCTTTATTTATCGACGAGTCAAAAAAGACCATTTTAGAGAACAGTTATTATGCTACATTAAAAAATTCTAATCCAATTAAGAACACTATAAAATTAAAGAAAAATATGATTATAACAGGACCAAACGCATCTGGAAAAACAACTATCTTAAAGTCAACATTAATTAATATTTTATTCTCTCAACAATTCGGTTGCGGATTTTATGATTCAGCAAAGCTTAAACCATTTAATCACATTCACTGCTATCTAAATATTCCTGACACATCTGGTCGTGATAGTTTATTCCAAGCTGAAGCCAGAAGATGTAAGGAAATATTAGATGCTATTAGCGTGTCGCCAAAAGAAACTCACTTATGTGCATTCGATGAATTATATTCAGGGACAAATCCTGAAGAAGCTGAGCAAAGTGCTACATCATTTATGAAGTATATAACTAAATATAAAAATGTTTCGTGCTTACTAACAACTCATTTTATTAAAGTGTGTAAACGTCTAGAAAAATTAAAGTCAATTATTAACTGTAAAATGCTAACAGAAAAAGATAATAATGAGTTAATATATAAATATACTCTAGCTGAAGGCATTTCAGATATTAAAGGCGGATTAATAGTATTAAAACAAATGAACTATCCAAAAGAAATTATTGATTCTGTTTAATTTAAAATATAAACTAATTCGTTAGTTAATAAATTAATTTATATAAGCTTTTTGTAATAATATGGCATCCTTAGCAGATTTATTTAATCCAACTTTTTTAATGTTTTTAGGAATATTAGTGCTTGTTGTAGCACTTCTTGTTGTTTATTTTGAAAGTAAAATGAGAGAACAAAATCACAAAATTGCTTCTATGTTAAGCTTGGTCTCAACATTAGCAGAGGATATGAATGGGGTTAAAATGGGACTAAATCATTTAGCTATAAGTGGAGGTTCTCAACAATCATCAGTTTCCCTTAGAGAGCATTTAGGAAAATCTGATACAAACAATTTAATTGAAGTTTCAGACGATGAACAATCTGACGAAAGTTCTGAAGATGAATTAGAAGATGAATTAGAAGATGAATTAGAAGATGAATTAGATGATGCAACTGATGGCGAAGAAATTAGCGAAGACTCTGATAATGACGATGACGTTAAAATCATTAAATTACACGTATTAAATGAAGTGGTTGATGATGATAATTCATATGAAGAAGCTAATAATTTTGAATTTGACCCTATTGAAGATTTAGATGGATTTGAAGCATTAGATGAATTACCTGAAATGGCAGACGATTATGTTGAACAAGTTTTAGATCTTAAATATGAAAATTTAGAAGAAAAAGAGAATGAATTAAAATCTTCTGAAATGCCTTCTGTAAGTGATTTAAAAACTATTTCAATTAATTTAAGCGATGAACATCATTTAACAGATGAAACAATTGATTATAAGAAATTACAAAATTACAATTACCAAAGCTTAGAAGCATTGTTGTTGAAAAAGGATTAACATCAAATTCAGAGGCATCGAAATTAAAGAAACCAGAAATACTTAAATTGCTTGGTGTAGAATAATTTTTTAATAATTATATGATATGTGTATTTAAAGATATATAGATATTATATTTAAAAATGAACATAGATTTTTTTGAAAAACTAGAAAACCCATTTATTATTGATATAACAGATAAAAAAAAATATAGTTTTGAAGATTATGTAAATGTTCAAAAACAATTGGAAGAAAAAAATATTGATAAGTTTTTGGAAAATTTATACCCAAAAGAAAAAATGCGAACTACTTTTGAAGAAATGAAAAGAAGAACAACCCGTGGTATATGTCAAAAAATTATAGATATTTCAAATAATAATATTCCTGAAAAACAATTATTTAAAATAGGTAATGGTGGTAATGGAAAAAATTGTTTTGTATGTTGTACTTCTTTATTTAATGATCGTTACACCGCTTCATTGTCAATAAAAGAATCATTAGAAAATGTTGGTTTTAATGGATATTTTCTTTTATTAAACGGAGGATTTCCTAACCCAACAGGAATTGAAATGAAATATTTAGGCGTTCCTTATAGTTTTAAAATCTTTATGATGTTAGAAGCTAAAAATTTGGGTTTTGAAAGAGTTATATGGTTAGACGCGGCTTGTTATGCTGTTAATAATCCAGAACAATTATTTGATATAGTTGCTGAAGATGATGTGATTTTTAGAGCTTTTCCTCCAAATTGTTTTAATCCTGATACATGTGTTAATATAATCTTTCCAAAAACGGTTGAACTATTATCAAATTTAGTTAAAAGAGATATACGAGATGATATCAATGTTAATAGTATTGTTTTTGGTTTAAATTTTAGATCATCAAAAATAGATAATTTTATTAATGAATATTATGAAATGGTAAAACTTGGATTACCATTTTTAAGTAGTTTTCCTGAAGAAATTGTATTTACAAGTATTTTTAATAAACCTGAATATAAATATGTTTTTAAAAATAGAAATGAAATATTAAAACTTTATATACATGAAACATATTTAGATAAAGAACAAGCGAAAAATTATGGTTATTATTTTCTTCAAAGAGCTTATTAAATTAGTTTATTTTATAATATAATATTTAGTAATTGTAATTTTATAATAGACATTTTTATATAATTATACTATATAAATGTCTTGGTCAAACTGTTATAGTGGTTCTAATAATATAGATTTTAATTTTCCACCAATACTATCAGATGGAAGACTGTACTGTTCTTGGCAACCTGACGCTGTTGTAAACGAGCGAATTCAAAAACAAGAAGGTATTCGTTCTAATTGGCAATATCGTCAATTTCTACAAAATAACGGCGCACAAATTATGAATTATAATACTCAAGAAGCCTGTTATACACTTGGATTAGACCCACATGTTAGTAGTGGTAGTACACCATCTGATAATGTTCCATATACATTTAAAGGAACATTTGATACTGGTAAACCAGGTTTTGGTTATTGCAATTCTGACCTTAAAAATCCATATATATCGAGAGAACAATTAAACGCTAGATTGATTGCACCTTCTATCAATCCTGCAGATTTTAATAAATAAAATAATAAGTAAAACAATATAATAATAAGTTTTTATAATTTATTATTATAATGAAAATTCTCTCGATTGATGTTGGCATAAAAAATTTGGCTTTTTGTCTTTTTGAAAAATCTCCAACTGCTGAGCATTTTAAGGTGTCAAATTGGGATGTAGTAAATTTAACCGAAGAAGAAACATTAAAATGCGGTTTTGTTGAAAAAAATGAGCTTTGTAATAAACCAGCCAAATTTAAGAAAGACGATAAATGCTATTGTGCCAAACATTCTAAAAAACAACAATATCAAATTCCATCAGCCGACCAAAAACCATCTGTTATTAATAAACAAAAAATAGCAAAGTTATACGAAATAGCCGACACACATAATATTAAATATGACCCAAAGATTAAAAAAACAGATTTAGCAAATTTGATTAATGAAGATATTCAAAAAACATACTTTGACACAATTGAAAGCAAAAAAGCAAGTGAAGTTGATTTATTTAATATCGGTATTAATATTAAAAACAAATTCAATGATACATTTAAAGACGAGGGAAAAATCGATTATGTTATTATAGAAAATCAAATCGGACCATTAGCAATTAGAATGAAAACTATTCAAGGAATGATTGTACAATATTTTATCATGTCTAATTTAAATGTAGAACATATTGAATTTATATCAGCTTCAAATAAATTAAAAGATTGTGACACGAAAGATAAAGAAAAATATAGCGACCGAAAAAAACTTGGTATTGCAAAATGTTTAGGAGTTTTAACATTAGATTTTAGATTTAATGAACATATTGGCTATTTTAATGCTCACAAAAAGAAAGACGATTTATCAGATTCGTTTTTACAAGGTTTGTGGTTTATAAACAATAAAAAACTTTAGAAATTATAATTAATTTAAAATATATTAATTGTAATTCGTATTACTTAAAATTAAATGTTCTATTTAATCAATAAATATGGCTGATTTTATGGATATTACTGAACTCGATTTAAATGATGGAGATTTTGGACGTTCTTCTTCTAATTTTGGAGGTGGTTTAGAGCTTTTAATGAATGATAAAGTGAGAGAAAGTTCTAGACCAACTAGTGACATTGATTTAGAAGATTTAAATAAACTCGAAAATGAGCTGAATGATTTGGTTGATGATATTCCTTCTAGTGGTTTTGCGCCTAAATCAGATTTATTTGATAAACCATCAGTTTCATTTAGTGACGGACCAGGTATTCGTTTAAATATGTTTGAAGAAGATTTAGGTAAGGCTACTTCTAACACTGAAAATGATGGCAAAACTTGGGATGGATATGGTAAATTTAATAACATTCCTTTAAATCCTGATAAGACTGTTCCAATGGAACCAAAATTATCCAAAGACGAAATGCTTAGAGAGAAATTTAAATACTTAAGAAAGTTAGAAGGTCTCGAGAAGAAAGGTGTTGAATTATCAAAGAAATATTCTATGGATTCTTCCCTCCAAGAAATGATGGGAGAATACGAAACAATTATGGAAGAAAAAACAAAACAAAATTCCGTTAAATTTCAAGGCAATATGCTCATGGCTATTATTAATGGTATTGAATTTTTAAATAATAAATTCGACCCTTTTGACGTTAAATTAGATGGATGGTCTGAGCAAGTTCAAGAAAACATTACTGATTATGATGACATTTTCGGTGAATTACATGAAAAATATAAGAGCAAGGTATCAATGGCCCCAGAATTGAAGCTATTATTTCAACTCGGAGGTAGTGCAATGATGGTTCATATGACAAATACTATGTTTAAATCAGCAATGCCAGGTATGGATGACATATTGCGTCAAAATCCAGATTTAATGCGTTCATTCCAAAATGCAGCAGTTAATTCTATGACTCAAACCAATCCAGGTTTTGGAGGATTTATGTCTAATTTAATGAATCCAGAAGTGCCTAGGGGAATGGGTCCACCACCTCCTTTAGCTACTCAAGGACCTAACGCAGTTCCTCCACCAATGGGAAGACCTGGTAATAATAATTTTGCTAGACCAGATTTAAATATGAGTAAGAGTAATTTCGAAGATGGAATCAATCTTAGAGAGAATTTTGATAGACCTGATATTCAAGATAGAAGTAGTAGAAGACAATCTGCTCCTCGTCCAGAAATGAAGGGACCAAGTGATATTACTGATATTCTCTCTGGATTAAAAACTAAAACAATTAACATTCAACAACCAACGCAAAATGCAAATGATAATAGCACTATAAGCATTAATGATTTAAAAGATTTACAAAGTGACGTAAATATGCCAAAAAGAAGTGGACGCAGAAAAAAATCTGCAAGCAATACCGTTAGCTTAGATATCTAATTTATTTATATTTTATTAATTTGTAAAATGTAAATTTATCAATACTTGTTAAATCATCTACCCATCGAAATTTTACCACCCCAATACATATTTCTTAGCTTCCAATCCAATATATATCTGTCAAATAATTCTGGAACCCATTTACACATAGGAATCATTGTATGTCTTACGTCTAATTTATGTAATTCGGTTTTATTATTCCATCCAATATCAGCATTTTTAAATGAATTATAACGATAACAATCAAAACCTTTAATAGGTCCATAAGTAGTTGGTGGTTTAAAATTTGTATCTTCATAACATAAATAGACTCTATCATACCAATTAAGACCTCTTTCATCTTGAATTTCACTCATAACTTCTAATTCAATAGCAGTAATATTATGTTCAGTCATTTTATCACAAGTAATATCTGCAGTATTCATTGTTGTATAAATTAGATTGGTTATATTTAAGTTATTTCAATTTTATTTTTTACATCAAATAGTTTATTATTTTACACCATTTATTATTAGCATCAAATAAATATGAATTATTACTTTTAATTTCATAATATTTGTCGAATCCGTCAATCTCTCTATTAAAAAATCTTATATTAACCTTGGTCAAATTATCAGACATATCATACATAATAAAATATCCTTTATAATCTACATCAGTAAGTCGTAATAAAACTTTATAGGAACCGACTTTAATAGGTCGAGGTATATTATAAATCAAATTGTATCTATTATCACTTTTATTCAGTCTATTTATGTAGCTGCCATGTCTATACACTAATACATTAGTATAATTAATAATAATATGTATTAATTCATCTGGTAAGTATTTAAATTTTTCTATTAATTCGTTCGACATACTATATTACTTCTAAATTTTTAAAGTTCCTTTTCAGCTTATTTATAAATGCCATAAAGGGCGTTTTATCTTGATAATATAATAGCGAATCGTGTATAAGCTTTATATTACCAAATAAGTTTTGACTGTTTAAATGAAGCCAAATAACAAAAATTACAAATAAGAAAATCGTGAACCCTATGTCTTTCATTTGAATAGGTTCAAACCTCAAATAATATAATGGCACTATTTTAATGAGAGTATTTATAACTATAAAATAGATAATTGTGCGGCGACTTGTACCATACACTAACATTAAAAATAACATAACTATATTGTCAATCAATCCTAATATAAGAGGAAATTTTGGAGAATATGTTGTTATTTTAAACGCATATAAAATATACCAAACATATATCCAATATGAGAATACTAAATCAGCTCTTAATGCAGCCATATATATATATATATATATATTTACGCACATAATAAAAAACAACAACCAAATAAACAATTACATATATTACTGCAAAAAAACGGATCTGCAGCTACAGGATCATTCAATAATTTTTTTGTCTGTTTATCTTCTTTTTCATCCATATTACAATATATTTCTTCATGTTTAAAATTTATATCACTTTCCATTATTATATTAATTAATTATTTTAATGCGTTTAAAACGGCTTAAAATCGTGTATAGAGTGTATATATTAAAATGGATATACACGATTCCGAAAATAATTTAGGAGAAATTAATAATTCATCTGAAAATATCGAAGTTAATCAAAATAATACTGACGATAATTTAGGCGAAATGAACCCTTATGCTGATAATAATGATGGTATACACGCACCAGAAACTGACGATAATATAGTCATGAAAATTGAAGAGCCAGAACAACTTAAAAATTATTTTGAAGATAAATTTTTTAAAGCAACAATACTAAGAAATATTATGATAAATAATAACAAAAAATTACAAGCTAAACAAATGATCTATAATAGAAGAAATGATATTATGCGCAGTGTTGCAAAAGAACGATTTGTGAAAACTCCCAGTGTTAAACAAATGATTAAAGCAGTATTACCTAATAATGCTGGTGTAAACAACCTTCCTAAACATCGTCTTAGTGTATTAAGAGGCAAAAACTCTATTAAACCTAACAAAAATGGTAATTTAATAACTAAACATTCACTAGGTAATTTTGTGAGAACTGAACATCCAGTGCCGTCTGGACAAATACCGCTTCAAGAAGCTCATATTTTTGTTGATAATTATCAAGTCAGAAGTGACCCACCAAATCCTAATATGCTGGTTTCTCCTTGGGTATCTTCTACAATTACACCTGATTTTATAAGATATCAAAATATACCACAACCAACTATTGAAAAACCTAAGGAAGTTAATTTGGCCGAAATTGTAACAGCAGCATTACAAGATGTTTTAACTGGAAAGTTAACAACTGTCGAAAATATCATCGGAAAATTGCGCGTCGATTTTGAAGAGAAAAGTGTATTTACTAATTCAAAGAAAAGAAATGTTATCTTACTTAATTTTGAAGATGATACTATGAGACCTGTTTTGAAAATTGAGGATAAATATATGAATATAATTGAACAATGGTACAATGATTGCGATTTATTAATTGATATTGAAGAAACTAATGTGTCAATTCCTGAAGTAATTACTCTTCAAGATGTAAGTGGTGTTTTATTTCAAGATATTAATTATAAATTTAAGGACGAATATTTAAATAGTTACATGCCTCTTATTATAAATAATATTATTTCAGAGAGAAGTGCAAAATGTCTAGAAAAGAAATATTTTAAAAAACCAGTTGAAAACAAAAATTTATCTATAAAAAATCCCTCACCCGATATCTATTATTTTGAACCATTAAATCAATCAAAGACACAACAAAATCAGCCAAAGACATCACATATTATGGCGGATAATGTTCTCTCTGATATGGGTATCGTTATTCCTGAAAATATATTACCCGAGACACTTAAAACAAATTCTGCACCGAACACGTGTTCAAGTCTTACTCCTTGGAATTTACCTGATGTTGGAAAGCGAATTGATCCTGAAATCTTGCTTAAAAAACATATTTTAGCTGATATCAGAAAATCTGAAGTTATAAATAATGATATCTGTTCATTTAATGAGATTAAATCGTCGTTTACCACTGATAATGTAGAAAATGACATTGCGAGTTATAATTTGGAATATAATGTTTTATATCCCAATTTTGGTGAAAACTGTGTAATTTTAGATGACATAGAATGTGATGTTCAATCTAAAGAATCAAAACTTTCATCTATCTATGTTTTAATGAATGATAAGTTTTTACAAACAATTACTATTTTAGATCCTAATGCAGATATAATACATATTATTAAAAATCACCCAGAATTTGGATTTATTAAATTATTTGGAATTGAAACAAATAATAAAGATATTATTAGCTTTGTTGAAAGAGAGTTTAATAATGTTCATTTTAACGATGTTGAAGAAATAAATAAGAAGCTCTTAGTTACATCACAATATATCGATTTTTCGAATAAACATAATGACGCTAATAACATGGCTTCAAGTGAAGAAAATCAAGTGAAGAAATTCTTAAATTATAAATATACAATTGATAATGATCTTAATCACAAGATGAAAGCATCTACATTATATGATTTAATTATTAATTCTAAGGTTGTTAAGATTGATAATGATAAGGTGTCTGGATTTAGAACTAGATTATCAAAATATCTTAAAGATATTGGTTTGCAGAAAAAACGTTATAATGATGGATTTTACTATTATGGTATTGTTGAAAAAGAAAAAGCTGCATTTACAATGGGTTCAGGATATACAAGAGAAAATAAACTACAAATTTCTTTAGAAGAAATTGAAAAAAGAAGATATCAAGAATTGAGTGAATTTACATTTGAATTACCATCAGAATTTGGAGCACCTTCTGATTTAGGAATTTCACATATTGATATTAAAAACTTTACAAAAAAAGCTGCTATTAATACTTCAAAATAAATATGTAATTAATTATTATTTAGGTTAATTCACTATAAATAATAATACCAGAAATAATTAATGAAGTCTAGGAACGAAAAACCGAATTTTTCAATGACATCTTGTGCTAAAACGGGCATTAAAATTAAAAATACCGGAAATGATTACAAACATGATCCATTTGCAGGAATTGATCCTTTTAAAAATCAAGTCAAAGAAACTGATATTATTAATGTTAATTATAATAAAAATCAATACGAATCCCTTGATTTAAATATTGAAAATTATTCGAGAGAAGAATTGTACAAATTATTTGGATTCAAAACTTCTATCATTTTAACTGAGGAGTCTATGAAAGAAGCTAAAAAGATTGTGTTAAAGACTCACCCAGATAAATCGCGTTTAGATAATAAATATTTCGTATTTTTCGGAAAAGCATTTCAGAAACTTAAGGACATTTATGAGTTCCAAAATAAGACCAATAAAAAAACCGCAGATAATAATGAATATTTTGACTCCCAAAATGGTCAAGTTTTAGATAAAATGTTTGACATGAAAAAAGACCTTAAAGATTCAAATAATTTTAATAAATGGTTTAATGAACAATTTGAAAAACATAGACTAGAAGATCCGGTTGAACATGGTTACGGTAATTGGTTAAAATCTGATGAAGACATTATTTTTACTCCGCAAAATATAAACAAAGATTCAATGGCGAGAGAAATGGAAAAAAGAAAGAAAGAAATTCAAGCATTGACACCATATAAAGGTGTAGGAGATGCATTTTTATCATCTTCTGCTGGAGGTTCATCTTTAATGGAATATAACAGCAATTTTTCGTCAGGTTCTTTATTTAGTAGTGGAGGTGGAATGGGTTATACTGACTTAAGACAAGCTTATGCTGAATCAGTTATTCCAGTTACAGAAGATGATTTTAATAAGGTTCAAAAGTTTAAATCAATGGATGAGTATAAAAGACATCGAGAGACGGTTGATACCACACCTCTAAGTAAGGAAGATGCTCTTCGTCAATTATATCAACAAGATAAACAGAAAAATGAAGAATCAGCAGCACTAGCATTTTATTATGCTCAGCAATCAGAAAAGGCTAAGAAAAATAATGACACCTTTTGGTCTGGACTTAAGCAACTAACAAATTGGTAGTTAATTCATCTTCTTTCACTTCTTCTTTAACTTCATCTTCATCTGGTTTATAGTCATCTAACGCATCTAACCATGATTGCATATAATATGATGTTATTGTTTCATCTTCTTTAACATCAGGGTCCTCAAATAATTCTGTTATTTTCTTATAACATTCTTTATAGGTAATCTCATTTGAGCCTAGTTTAGTAATTAGCTTACTTATTTCCATTTGCAATTGCTCTTTTATTGATATACCCACAGTAATTCCATCTACAAATCCAATCAATGAATTAACAAGACGATTAAATCGACCTGTAAAACAAACCCCAACGGATGAAGATAATTCAATTTTAACATTAGTAATAAAATCTTGTTTTTACGGATGATTTTTAATTACACCGACCGAAAAGAAAAATGAGACAAAAATGTATTAAAAAATAAATTCATAACTTGTGAAAATCTCATTTTTCTTTTCGGTCGGTGTAATTTTAAGTTAATTTCAAATAATATAAAAGAAATATTATATTATTTAATATGCCGGAAGGACCTGAAATTTGGATTTTAAGTGAAGCTATTAATAAATTTTATCATTCAGAAAAAACCAAAGCATATGGGAAACATTTATTTATATTTAAAAATGAGAAGGAAGGAGAGAATTGGTCATTTGGACTAACTGGAAAGGTTTGTCTTTTGGACAATAATGAGCTCATAAAATTACACGCCGGATGGATATACGGAGACCAGTTATCGTTTGACACTTACGAGTCGGAAACCCAAAAACTCGGCACAAATTGGCTAACAAGTTCGGAAGCAGATTTACGCAAAGAAATCGACAGCTGGATTAAATCTAAGAAAAAACTAGCTGGTTTGTTATTAGACCAAACCAAAATTTCCGGCATTGGTGTTGCATGGGGTTCGGAAATTCTATTTAAGGCTGGATTAAGACCTGATATGAGAGCATGCGACCAAACTTTAAATAAATTAGCTGATTCTATGATTGAAATTAGAGAGAATATTAAAAAGAAATATAGTGAACAAATTAATAATTCGACATGTAGAGAATTTGTCAATAATTGGTTTGAAAATTTATATGAAATTAGAGAAATGGATATTTATAAAAAGGGTTCTAAGGTAGAAGTATTAGGTAGAAGCTGGTGGGTTTAAACTTTGTCCTTCTAAATAAGGATTATTTCGTGTATATACTACTGGTTCTGGTTCTTCAATTGGTTCTGGTTCTTCAATTGATTCTGGTTCTTCATTCGGTCTATCTCCATTTATGTAAATACTAAAATTCCACCAATTTACTCTACATATTGGACATGTTTTTCGATGAGGTCTTTGTCTAAACCATTGATTTATTGAATCTTCATTAAAATTATTATGACACTGCCCGCAACTCATATAACGTGTGTTTGTTGAAATATCTTCATATGTTATACAACACGATAATTTATCAATATCTGTAATAGGTTTATATATAATGTTATTATTTATAATTGGTGTTTGTATTGGCGTTTCTATTGGCGTTTGTAAAGAGATATTTTGCCTAACTTCATTATACGCTTCATAATTATGATGCATATCATAAGTTGTAAACGCTGATCCTCCCATACCTCCATTATATCGTAATATATTCGACCCTAATCCATAAATACATATTTTAGATTGTAAATAGTCTAGTTTTATTTTTAATATTACTGAGTCTATTCTACTTAAATTTAATGATCCTTCAAATCCTCCTCTTGTTCTATCTATATAGGATTTATCATAATTTAGAGGAAAATATAATAAATGATGATTTATTTTAATACATTTTGTTCTAATTAAAAATCTATTATAATAAGTTCGTTGCATTCCATTTAATTGTAATTGAATTTCATTTATTTCGTCGACATTAGTACATTCAATAAAAAATCCTTTATGTATACCATTGAATGGCATTCTATATCTAATCTCATTTATCTGCTGAAAACAATTTATTTCAGTTGATGCTAATTGCTGAATAATATGTTCATGACTATTAACACGCATATTATCTCTTATATTTGGATCATAGTAAATTCCTTTTGATATCAATTTACATGACATAAAATTATTTAATGTATCGGTTAATGTAATTCTAACATCATGGTAGTCTAAACATACTAGTTTAATATCATCGCAAAACATTTGAAAAGGTATAAAAATATAAAATTTATTATCACATATTTCATAATCTTTTAAATGCATCATAAACCTTAAAGGAATATTTAATAATAATTGTCCACCTATTTCCATTGTAAAACAAACTTTATGACAAATATCTTTAAAAGTATTTCTATCAATATTCGTGTTTAATTCAATTTCTAGATATTCTGGACACTTAGTGTCATGACTTCTAGACATTCTTAAAAACATACTTAAACCACTACGTTGAAAATCTTCTGTACAATAATCTACAGATAGAGTTGTTGGAGTATTCATACTATTATTTTGATGTCCATGTGCTACTAAATGTAATAACGCCGCCATTGTTAAAACTATACTTAAAATACGTTTATGTTATTTTAATAATGTATTTACTTTTAAAGTAGATATATATAATATGAACCAAAAATTAGAAAATGGATTATTTATATTTAGACGTGATTTAAGAATTATAGACAATAATGGATTAAATTTTCTCTCGGAATTATGTAATAATATTTATACAATTTTTATATTTACTCCTGAACAAGTTGGGTCTGGAAATAAATATAAATCAGATAACGCAGTCCAATTTATGATTGAATCGTTAGAAGATTTGTCTTCAGAAATCAGAAAGCAAGGTGGTCATCTTCATACATTTTATGGTAAGAATAATAAAGTTATAGCTGATTGTATTAAGGCGTGGGATATTAATGTTGTTGCGTTTAATTTAGATATTACACCATATGCTCGAGTGAGGGATGACGAAATTGTCAAAATGTGTCAGCGCATGAAGATTTTTGTAACTTATGACCATGATTATTATTTGCATCCACCAGGGTCAATTAAGAGTGGAACTGGTGAGCCATATCAAAAATTTACACCTTATTACCAAACTGCTTCTAAAATTAAAGTGCAAAGTCCGGCAGGCAAAAGACGACTTGAGAAATAATATAAATTAATTAGGGGTGCGGTTTTAAATCTTCAAGGGTGTAAATAATATAAAAGATTTATAATATTATTTAATATGCCAGAAGGACCTGAAATTTGGATTTTAAGTGAAGCTATTAATAAGTATTATCATTATGAAAAAACAAGAGCATATGGTAAACATTTATTTATCTTTAAAAATGAGAAGGAAGGTGAAAATTGGTCATTTGGACTAACAGGAAAAGTTTGTCTTCTAGATAATAATGACCTCATAAAATTACATACCGGTTGGATATGCGGAGACCAAATATCGTTTGCAGATTATACAGCAGAAACCCAAAAACTCGGCACAAATTGGTTAACAAGTTCGGAAGAAGATTTACGCAAAGAAGTCGACAGCTGGATTAAGTCTAAGAAAAAACTTGCTGGTTTGTTATTAGACCAAACTAAAATTTCCGGTATTGGAGTTGCATGGGGTTCTGAAATTTTATTTAAAGCTGGATTAAGACCTGACATGAGAGCATGTGACCAAGTTCTTAACAAATTAGCAGATTCTATGATTGAAATTAGAGAGAAAATTAAAAAAGATTATAGTGAAGAAATTGATGAATCTACATGTAAGGAATTTATTAATGAATGGTTTTCTAATTTATATGAAATTAGAGATATGAATATTTATAAAAAAGGCTCAAAAATTGAAGTATTAGGTAGAAGCTGGTGGGTATAAAATTAAATAACTTGATGTTTTAGATATGATTTTATTATATTTTTATAAAACAATATAAATAATACAAATATAATAAAATATAAATGGATAAGATAAAGAATAAGTATGATTTAGTTTGTGGAGGTCATAATTCAGTTGACATATTTGAACACTTACCAACTTTATACAAGTATGCTATGGAATGTGATAGTGTTTTTGAAACTGGTGTCAGAGGCTGTATATCGTCTTGGGCATTTTTGTATGGTTTGCTTAATAACAAAAATGGCGTTTATAAAAGATTGTTTTTAAATGATATAGATGAATGTAATATCTATGAATTATTGTATTTAGCAAATGGAGTTGATAATATTTCTGTAAAATACAAATGGAAAAATAATCTATTATTAGATTTAAATGAAAATTATGATATTACCTTTATTGATACATGGCATGTATATGGTCAACTAAAAAGAGAATTAGCAAAGTTCTCAAAAATTACAAATAAATATATTATTATGCATGATACAACTGTTGATGAAATATACGGAGAGACTATTAGACAAGGATGGAATGCCGAAAAACAAAGTCAAGAAAGTGGATTTCCTGTAGAAGAAATTAAAAAAGGTTTGTGGCCCGCTGTAGAAGAATTTCTACTTCATAATCCAGAATGGTATTTAAAAGAACGTTTTACAAATAATAATGGATTAACTATATTAGCTAGAAAAGAACATAATTGTAAATATTATTCACAATGTCAAGAAGACATTTATTTAAAATGATTTAGTAAATAAAATATATAAACCTAACGAAATTATATTAATTTGTGGCGAAGATTGTCATTATTGTGATTATAATTATTGGACATCAAAGGGACACAATATTTTTGTTAGAGAATTAGAATAGATTAAAAGAATACAAATTAGGTAGTAATTGTATAATTTAATATATATATATACTTTTAAAGTAGATATATATAATATGAACCAAAAACTAGAAAATGGATTATTTATATTTAGACGAGATTTACGAATTGTAGATAATAATGGATTAAATTTTCTCTCGGAATTATGTAATAATATATACACCATATTTATTTTTACACCTGAACAAGTTGGTTCTGGGAACAAATATAAATCGAATAATGCAGTCCAGTTTATGGTCGAATCATTGGAAGATTTAGTATCTGAGATTAGTAAGGAAGGAGGCAAACTTCATACATTTTATGGTCACACTGAAAAGGTTATTGCCGATTGTATTAAGGCGTGGGACATCAATGTTGTTGCCTTTAACTTAGATATTACTCCTTATGCGAGGATGCGAGACGATAAAATTGTGAAAATGTGCCAGCAAATGAAAGTGTTTGTAACATATGACCATGATTATTATTTGTGCGAACCCGGTTCAGTCCTAAATGGGTCAGGTGAACCATATCTTAAGTTTACACCTTATTATGAAAAAGCTAGAAAGTTGAAGGTTGAAAAGCCTATTACAAAAAAACTACATTTGAAATCTTCGGATGCTCACATAACCAATAAAATCACTTTGGAACAAGCTATGAAAAAATTTGTCGGAAAAGAAAATCCAGACATTTTAGTAAAGGGTGGTAGAGCAGAAGCATTGAAACAAATGCGAGTCGCCGCCAAAAATATCAAACATTATTCTCAATCTAGAGATGAATTATCGAAACCTACTTCACATCTGTCTGCCTACATCAAATTTGGCTGTATTAGCATAAGAGAAGTGTATTATATGTTTAAGTCTAACCACTCCTTTATTCGTCAGCTATATTGGAGAGAATTCTATAGCCAAGTGCTATATAATCATCCACATGTATTAGGTCATAGTTTGAATAAAAAATATGACAAAATTCGATGGCATCACAATGAACGATTGTTTGATGCGTGGAGCAAAGGTGTAACTGGAATACCCATTGTTGATGCAAGCCAGCGTCAGCTTTTGCAGTCAGGCTGGACCCACAATCGCGGAAGAATGATTTCTTCCAGTATATTGATCAAAATTTTATTGATAGATTGGCGTGAAGGTGAACGCTTTTATGCTCAGCATTTGGTAGATTATGATGTAGCAAGCAACAATGGGGGCTGGCAATTTTCAAGTGGCGGAGGTAGCGATGCCCAGCCATATTTTAGATACTTCAACCCATATACGCAGTCAAAAGAACACGACCCAAAGTGTGAATATATCAAGAGGTGGATACCTGAACTTCAAAATATAGAACCAAATGATATCCATAATTGGGATACAGCATGGGAAAAGCATAAAGGTTGTGATTATCCAAAACCCATTGTAGATTATAAAGAGCAGAGAGAAAAGTCAATAGAACTTTACAAAAAAGGATTATACTAAAATAATATAAAATTAATATTATATACAATTATAATATGGATATTAATGCAGTTTTGGAAGAAAACAAAATTTTAAAACAACGTGTAAGCGAATTAGAAGAAAAGCTTAAAAAATATACTAACCCCCTAGCTCATCAAGCATTTTATGAAAAAAATAAAGAAAAAATTATTAAGAACATAATGAGTTCATCTTTGTCCGTAATTTGCTTGGCTAATTCTTTTACAATGTCATCGTTGTTGTAACTACATTTTTTAGAATGTTTCCATAATCCAGACGATGAATGAAAATGTTTGTTGCATTTGTCACATGAATAAGTGGATGAGCATTTTTCTGGCATAATAGCATTTCCTGGCATTTCCTTTTTATTTCCATCCTGACTGGACAAATGTTTCAGTGACAATAAATGATTATCGAAACTACTTTTCTTGCTAGTTCCATAATCACATTTTTTACAATAAAATCTCGAGCATAATTTGGGCATAGAAGCATTTCCTAAAATTTCCATTGAGAAAATATTTTTAAGTTTTTATAAAAAATTATATAATCACAAAAAAATATTGGTGCATTAATTTGTGACCATAATTTTTCAATATCGTCACATAAAAATTCGGTCAGTAAGGACATTTTTGGCATTCCAATTTTGGACATTTTTTTTGTCCATTTTTGAAAAGTCAAAATACTTTTCAATTTTCGAAAGTCTATCGTCCCCCTTCATATGTAGGGAATAAAAAAACCCAAAATTTTGACAATTTAAAGAATTTTCCTTCATCATGTAGTGCATCCGTCTTTAAATTAAAAATTAATATATTTAATTAAGTTATTTATTTTAAATTTAACTATAATCTATTAATAAATGTCAGAACTTGAAATATTATATTCAAAAGAAGGATTTACATTTGTCAAACATGTTAAAAATAACTATATCTTGAATTTTCAAATGGAAAATAGCAACATAATTTTGGCGAAAATAATTGATTTTAATTTAGTAAAACTTATTTATGATTTAAATAGTGATATTTATGAGAAGGTTAAATTAGAAATGATTAATGAAAATGAAGCTACTGTAAATCTTTTAATGAAACATCTATTTGAAGACCTTGGTTTACCTCAACGTTTTTCTTATCTCTATATGCAAAAATTTATTGGAGAAAATAACATAAAATTTGTTTCGCAATCTATTAAATCAGAACGACCTATTGGTATGCCAGATGATGCTGAATTAATGCCGGTTCAAAACATGACTTGTGATTGCGAGATTCTTACACCACATAAAATAAAGTTTACCTGTAATATATTATTTGAATCGTCAATGATTATTCCTCATGTTGCTGAGAAATTAGTAGGTCTTATTTTGTATAAAATATTTAATAGAGTAAAACAATTTATAGAGAACGTTAGAATGTAAACTATATGGATATAAAAAAAAATATTAAATTCATTCTATTTTTATTAAACGTAGCATTTATCTTCCTAACCGAAACCACTATATATGCTGTATTTCGAGATTTTTCTTTTTATATAGATCGCTTAGCTATGCGTCTTGCATCCATTAATATATTATATGTAAAAATATTCCAAGCATTTGCATTAAATAATAGTCTAATAGACGAGAAAATAAACAATAAACTATTGACATTTACAGACAACGCTCCTTGGAGTTATTCTGATGTTAATTTACATGAATTAGTCAAAATGTGCGACAAATATAATATAGAATTGCCATTTGGATATGAAAAACCAATAAATTCGGGCATGATTTCATTGGTATTTATTGGTTATGAAAAGAACAATCCAAATAAAAAAGTTATTATTAAAATGAAACGAAAAAACATTCAACAGCGTCTAGATGATGCTATCGACAACTTATTATTTACAATGTATATACTTTCATTTATACCATTTGTCAATAAATATCAATTAGTAGAACTTGTCAATAAAAATATAGAAATTATTAGACATCAAACTAATTTCTTAGAAGAAATAGAAAATATGGCTCGAATTAGAGAGAATTGCAAACATCTTAAGTATGTTAAAATTCCTATATCTAATAAACAAGTTACAGAGGAATATCCCGATATAATAGTAATGGAATATATTCAAGGAATGAAAATAAATCAAATTAAAGAAGAAGACTATGAATCGTTTGCTAAATTAGTTGTCAAATTTGGGATTGTTACTTCTATAGTTCATGGTGTCACTCATGGTGACCTACATAGTGGTAATATTTTATTTATAAAGGATAAATCTGATAGTAAATGTCCACATAAATTAGGTGTAATAGATTTTGGCATCATTTATAATATTGGGACACAATATAAAGGAATGTTATTTGATATTATAACACAATTATTTGATAATCCACCGCGTGATTCAGCAGAGAAATTACTTAATTCAGGACTAATAGAACCACCTAATATACTACGACAAATACCAAACTCTGATTACGAAGAAATTTTAAATTTCACAACAAAAATAGTTGAAGATGCCATTTTTAAATCAAAAAGTGCTAATCAAATTCAAATATACAATTTTTTGTTTAAATTAAAAGAATATTTGTCAAAAGAGAGTTTAAGTAAAATAGGTATTAAACTTAGTGATGATTTTGTTAAATCACAATTGGTGTTAGCAATGGCGCATGGCATTACTCTTAAATTATGCAAAGATGATTTTATTCCTCTTATGGACAAAGCAATCAATGAGTTATTTCATACATCATTTCTTTTAGAATAACTTTAGAATATCAACTATATAATATATAATCCTATAGCCAGTAAAAAGACAAATATAAATCCATAATTATATTTTTTATATATAAATGCGTATAAAATACCCACTAATCCACCAAGTAAAACTTGTCCTGGAGTGTGCATATTTAATAAAATGCGCTGCATGCCAGTGAATACAATAGCTAATAAACAAATCCACAAAGGTATCAATTTATAAAAATACAACAACCCAACAAAAACAGTTATCGCTTCAGTGTGACCGGAAGGCATTCCTATGCAACCTAGGCGTGCTGATTTCTCTCGATAACATTTTAATAAAGGTCTTTTAATGAGATCGTAATCAAAATGCTTTTGGAAAAAACGTTTTTCAATGGTATTATGAATGTAATAATGATATAATGTCAACAAAACAATGATAGCAGCAATTTTATAGACCATTTCATTATATAATATAAGTATTTTAAATTTAAGAGCCTTTAAATACTCTATAAAAATATAATATATAAAATACATTTAAACGTATATTATGTATTAAATATACCCTACATAATGCAAGTGACTATTGATAATGTTAATTACAAGTTTATCCCTTCTAGACTATCTTCATTAGATAGTATTAAAAAAAATGAATCTGTCCTGAAAAATGATATATATGAAAAATATAAAGCTACTGCAGAAATAGAAGGCGAACTTATTATTTGCAACGATATAAATCAGATGAAACGCTTTGAAAAGAAAATAGTCAGAGAGACTTACCAAGATTATTTGAAATATATTAAATATAGAGATCCTAAAAAGGACCAATGGATATATAACATTATTGATGGAACTTCCGAACAAGAGTCCATTTTATATAGAGATGAATTATGTATTGTTATTCCTACTTATATGTGGGATGGCAAAAATACCGAAAAAATGCATATCTTATGTTTACCAACTGATGTGTCACTGCGTTCAATTCGTTCATTAACATCTGTACATATACCGTTATTAGAACATATGAAACGTGTTACATTAAACGTTATTAAACAAAAATACGATATTGACGAATATCATGTTAAAATGTTTTTTCATTATGAGCCTTCTACATATCACTTGCATATACATTTTGTAAATGTTGCACATCATGACGCCAGGTCTTCTGTCGAATATTCACATGAGCTTAACAATGTATTATTTAATCTTTCTATTCGTCCTGATTATTACCAACGGGCCATTCTAAATAAACGCAGCTAATAATACTGAATCGAAACTGATACAGATTAAAATGAATAATAATAATTTAATATTAAAATTGAAATAAATTAAATACTAATTAATATAATTATTAATGGAAACTGACATATCAACAATGAATCCAACTTTTATATTTGTAGACGGAAGTTATTACTGCTTTTACCGATATTTTGCTTTATTACAATGGTGGAAAAATGCATACCCTGAAGAACCACTTGAAGACCCCTATTCTAATGAAAAATTTGTCGAAAAATTTAGAAAGACATTTGTTGACAATTTGGAACAAATGCCCAAGAAGCTAAAAATCCACAAAGAACCTGTTAAACCCATATTAATTGTTGGCAAGGACTGCAAACGTGAGGATATTTGGCGCAATGATATCTTTAAGGATTATAAGGCTAATCGTGCTAACATTCCTGAAGACGGATTTATGGGCGGTCCTTTCTTTAAAATGGCTTATGAAGAGCAACTCTTTCAAAAGGGGGGTGCTAAGGCCATTTTAAGTCATCCTCGTCTAGAAGCTGACGATTGTATTGCATTATCTGTTAAATACTTACTTGATAAATATCCATTATGCAAAATTTATATCATCACAAGTGATAGAGATTATTTGCAATTAAACGCGCACAATGTCGACTTATTTACACTTACATATAAAAATTTAGCAGATGGTAAAACTGCGACTGGTAATGCTGAAGATGATTTAAAAATTAAGATTCTTATGGGCGACACAAGCGACAATATTCCATCTGTATTTCCAAAATGCGGTCTAAAAACTGCGCAAAAATGTATTGAAGATGAAGAGTTCTTTAAAAAGAAAATGGCTGATAATCCTGCATATTATGAGCAATATAGATTAAACGAACAATTAGTAAGCTTTGATAAAATACCCACAAATTATGTAGAAGAATTTATAGCTACAATTAAAAAGTAAACTAACTAATAAATAATATAAAAATTTTTTTAATTATTATATTATGAATTCAGCTATATCTATACCCGATGATAATACCAATATTAATATTAGAACATTTATATTGGACCCATTATCTGTAATAGTTAAATTGGCAATTTTAAGTAATAAACCTGTTGGAACTAAATTATTAATACAAAATAATATAATTTATTTTCAAGAACCAGGACCATTTCAATCAATAGCCAGAATGGTATATAAATCTAATAAAACTGATTTACAATATATTTATAACCCAATTAATATTGCTTGTTTACATTTTCTCTCGAAATCTTTTGCAGATAAAACACCTAGAATCAAAAATTTATTCATGTGCGCCCAAAATGGACTTAAAAAATTGATGGAAACATATAAAGCTTGTTCTATCATAACAATAACATTAAATTATTATTATTCATTGCTAACAAATCATATTAATCAAACATATAATGAAACATTATTTGTCAAAGATAATTTAACTTGCTATTATACTCAAATTATAAATGATTCATTTAATAAGCAATGGTCGGATGAAAAAATTAAAGTTGTATTAGATTTAATAACATTTTTAAATAAAAACGATAATCCTAACAATAATGTAAAATCACTTGAGACTATTATGGAAGATATAGATGCAAACACTCAAACTATTATTAATGAAATTTTTTAATATCTAATATTTTTATTTTTATTTATTCATATTTTACATTTATATCAAATTTGAAATATCTAAATTATCTTTTATAAAATACGCTTCACCATCGCGATTCCATTCAACAACCATAGTAATTATTTCAACTCCAGATTTAACAGCATTTTTAAATGCCTCTCTATATTCAGGATCAATTATCGATGGTTGAAATCTATTAACATCGGTTCGTTGTATTACATAACACATAATACAACGCGTTTTTGACATACGTTTTATTAATGCAAGTTCGTTGATATGTTTTAATGCACGTGGACTAACTGTGTCAGTGCTTTTTTTTCGGTAACCGTCAGGAAAATATGCTACTTTAGAATTTATATCCCTATCATCGAAACACATTTTTTTGCGATCTTTGGCGGTTACGTCCTCATAATCAGCAAGCGGAACATTTTTGATTTCCATAATAAACGGAATACCATTTTCATCAATTCCAGAAAAGTCAAATCTGGAATCTACAAGTCCAGGAACGTAAATTTTTGTTTCTTTTTTATATGTTTTTACATTAAGCAGTCTAGTTAATAGATTATTCTTAAGTGCAGATTCCGCCAATTCTTCTGCTAATTTAGGATAAATTCCCACAATTATTTCTCGTTCTTTCTCTCTAATAATTGAAAGATAAACTCTATATTCACAATGAAGTTTATTATTATTTTTTGTTTTGGGAACCGGAGACATCAAAATAGACGCGCCGACATCAGCTAAACCACAACAACCTAGAGAAGCAGTGTGTCCTAATATCATATTGCTTGTTGCACACATTTTAATATCGGCTACGTATGGAGTCTTTATATGTTTCGAAGGTCTTTTAATAACCTCACCTTCAATTAAGTTATCTAACTTGAGAATTAATGACATTGTTACTTGTTATATTTTATTTAGTATGGTATTTTAAGTTTTCAATTTTATTTTTAAATATATTAATATATTAGTATGAGTACAGAAGTAAAAAAAGAAGAAAAAATTGTTTATCCAGACCAATTAAATATAATAATACGAACTAGTGTTCCTGGATATCAAAATATAGAATATAAACCGTCAATGACTATTAAAGGTAGCGACGAAAAAACTGTAAGATTCAACCCTTTAATTAAATTAAATAAGTCAATTATTGAGAAAATACCAGAAGAATACAGAATTAAAGAGTTTTTTAATAAAGGGTTATTTCAATCATTGTTAAATTATAATGGAGGAACTCCTGCAAAAAACTTAACACAAGCAACCCGTTATGGTTACGTCGATAATAATATAAGAGTAACATTAAACACCATATTTCCAGTAGGTTCTGTTATTTATATAGGAAAAAATCCATACGCAATTGGAGACATTCAATGGACAACTGGTGATTGGAAGATTGAAATTAAGCAAAAAAAGGAGGAAATAGATCCAAGTAAAATAACTGATCCTCAATTATATACACAGTTAGTGAGAGAAGAAATAATAAGTGGAGAAGAACAATTAAATCAGTTACCTCAAGAAATTTTAACTGGTGTAAATTATACTGGTCCACCTATTGCACGCGGACCACAACCAGTTCCACCACCAACAGTTCCACCACCAACAGTTCCACCACCAACAGTTCCACCACCAACAGTTCCACCACCAACAGTTCCACCACCAACAGTTCCACCACCAACAGTTCCACCACCAACAGTTCCACCACCAACAGTTCCACCACCAACAGCAGGACCAATAGTAGTAAGACCACCTCCACCAGCAACAACTCCACCAACAGCAGGACCAATAGTAGTACCACCACCTAGAGGACCACCTCCACCAGCAGCAGGACCAATAGTAGTAAGACCACCTCCACCAGCAACAACTCCACCAGCAGCAATACCACCACCTGTGTTATTTTTACCTGAAGTGCCAAGAGTAGAAGAAATATCGCCTGAAGAAGAAAACTTATTTAATACATTTAAGGATGATTTAGAACCGAATATAGTAGCTAGTACATTTTTCAGAAAATATTTTCAATCTAATTCTTACAAAAATATTATAAAACAAATAGTTAATAAATTTCCACCTGCAATAAAAACAGAAATTCGTAAATTTTATTTTGCAACAACTAACTATGAGCCAAAAATGAAAACAGTAGGTTTAGGTAATGTCTCATACGATAAATTATGTGAACAGGTTACTATTTTAAAAAGTCCATCAGATGGAGATTGTTTTTTTAAAGCAGTTGCAGATGGTATAAACATATACAATTATGAAAATCAAGATGCAAAAATAATTTGGGCTAATTATGGTAAAAATGAGTTATTTACAATAAGTATTTTGAGAGAAATAGTTTATGGTTATATTTCGCAATTGCAAGACCTTAGAGACATATTTATAATTTCAGAAGAACAAGTTGACCCTTTAAATACTAAATTTCAAGATTCGATAGAAGGATTAAAAAAAGCTTTAAATGTTCCACAGCTTACAAATGAGCAATATTTAAGTGAACTAACTAATGTATATAATAGTAATTCGAATTTTTTCATATATAAACCAAAAGTAGTTCCAATTGATATAGATAAATACAATAATCCATTTAGAGTGATAAAACCGAGTGAATTAGAAAATTATATTAAAAGTAAAGATTATTGGGCAAATGACGTAGCAATAGCTGCAATTTGTGAAAAACTAAAAATATGTGTAATTCCTATCGAAAAATATAATTACAATACAGCTATTAGATCAAAAACATCAGCAACTGTAAGATTAAAAGCGTTGTTAACCGATATTATAAAAGTTAAATTTAACTGTTCAAATAAAGTAATGTTTCTCTTATATAAAAATAATCATTACGAATTAATAAGATTTAAATACTTTACAAAACCTTCTGTAAAACCAATTGGTGAAGGATTAAGAAATAAAATAGAATATAAAGGTAAATGGTATACTATATTTAGGTCTGATGATTTATCACCACCAATCCATATATTAATTTTAATTTACGGAACTATATATTCGTTGCTTGATGGTATAACGCAACAAACTTTTAGAATATATAAACCAATAATGAAGCAAATAAATAAAGCGGTATTAGCAATACTATCGAGTTCAGATAAATATATATTTATTAAATTATTTGACAACATATTTCCGTCTAAAGTGTCAATTGATATAAGAGCTAATCGAAAAATATCACAAGCATCACAATTAGCATTGAAAAATATAGATGAAGATGAAGATGAAGGGGACGAAGGAGGGGACTATGAAGAAGATATGAATCCAGTTGATTTAATGACTGCAATGTCAAACATAAAAAATCAAGGGACATCAAACGAAAATCAACTAATAGGTGGTGAATATCGTTATAATTATCCTCCATATCCATATCCACCCCCTTATTATAGACAATACGGCTATCCTAGACCAGGATATATAACAAAAAAACCAGAAGACCGCGATTCGTCAAAAATATCATATGCAATTACAATAGATATGGAACTACATCCAGGAACATCATTAACACCAGAGCAAATTAGCCAATCAAAATGTAATACAAAATATAATGCAATAAGAAAAGCTTTTGCTGAATTTACAGGAAGACAATATGTTATACAGCCTGTTTATAATAAAACAGTTAAAAATAAAGATAAATCATATGTCCCAGTTGAAACAAAAAATAATCCGCGTTTTAACAATACAAGAAGAAAGGCGCCACCTGCGGCATCATTAGGAGGAAAAACCAGGAAACATAAATAATAAATTCTATATCTATTATATGACAGATATAGAAGAAAAATTAAATCTACCAGAACCATTAAAAGTAAAACCAAGTATAGAAAAATATTTAGATAAACTGGAAAATGATGGTAGATCAATTTGGGCATTTGAAGGTTCGGATATTATAGAGAATTTATTTTATTTACATTTAATGAATAAGTATAAATCCAAATGTATTCCAAAGGGAACAAAGAGGCATATTGGAATACATATCCCGTTAAAAGTAAAATATACAAAAGAGGAAGAAGGTGAATTAAATATACAATTCAATGAAATAGCAAAAATAATAGCAGATTGTGTAAAGCGAGGTGAAAAAATGTTTTTGATTCCATTATCTTACATAAGAGGAATGGGAGGTCATTTTAATTTATTAGTATATAAAGTTGATAATAATGAAGTAGAGCATTTTGAGCCACATGGAGGAGAATTTAAAGGTAATTTAAAGCTGCAAGATTCTTCTAAAAAAGTAATATTATATTTTGTAAATATACTTAATAAGTATTTAAAAAAGATGGATTACAACAAGCTAAATATGTGGAAGCATCTCAAGTTTGTCCATATATACAAGGCTTACAAGACATAGAAGGAATGAGTAAATTACCGAAAAAAACTAAACTAGAACCAGGTGGATATTGTGCTGCTTGGGGATTATTTTTTGCTGAATTAAATTTCAAGAATCCAAATTTAACAAGCACAGAAATATTAGACAATATTTATAATTATTTAACAACAAAAGAATCTGGTCCTAATTATTTAAAAAGTGTAATTAGAGGTTATGCTGGTTATATATATAAAAATGTGGATAGATATTTAGAAATATTTTTTAAGCCAAGAGTTCAACTAATTACTTTAATTGGAAGAGATGCATTTTATCGTAATTATAAGAGAATTGATATAGTAATAGATGTTATGAATGTATTAATTGATTTAGAAATGAAAATTGCAAGTGACCCAACATTTGACTATCATAAAGAATTAAAGAGTGTAATGAAGGCATATAAAAAGCAAACACAAGGTAAAACTAAAGAAGAACAACGAGAAATGCGAAAAAAAGACAAAGATTTAACTAATTTATATTATAAAAAACGTATTTTACAGAATTATGAAGAATATAAGAGGGATGGTCATATATCAGAACCTGTTTTCGATTCACCTCAAGATATAAGACGTGAAGATATAAAAAATTTAAGTATAATAGAAAAAGGTCATTTACATGAATTAGTAGCTGAAGAAAAACAAAAACGTAAAGAAGAGCTCGAAAAACAGGATTGGTATATTGAGAAACAAAGACAAAAAAAAGAATGGCAAGAACAAAAGAAAAAATCAAAAAAAACTGTGGTTAAAAAAAGGTTCACCTCAATCAAAAACAAAAAAAATACGTCCAACAAAAGCAGATGCAAATTTGATAGAGGATATAATTAAACGCGAAAATATAGATATGAAAACAGAAGAAGGTCGTCAAAAATTATTAAAAATCTTACAAGATATGGCGAAGAAATAATATATATTAAATTTTGGACTTAAAGGTCTTTAAGTAGTTTTAATATATATTTAACAATTTAATTTATAATTATCACATTCTGCTTTATGACTTTTGTAACCATACCAAGCATTATATCCTTGTTGTTTCCATACTGTATAAGCACAATTAGCATTGCTTTGACAATTAAACAAACTGGAGCAACTTGCACTACATCCATTATATTTTGATAAAGGATCACCAGAACACCACCAATAACTATTTATCTGCATTAATCCATAATCTGTTGAACCGTCTGTATTTTTATTTGTTGCATCACAATTAAATGAACTTTCATATTTACTAATACAAACCATAGTTGGTAAAGAAGATTGAGGAAAACCTGCGGCTTTTAAATAACTTGATACTTGACATTCTGACTTATAATTTGCTTCTAAAGGAGTTTCAAAAACATAATCACATGTATCATCTTGAACAATAGTTTCATATTTAAAATCATTGTCTTCCAAAAAATCTTTTACTTCTTCATCATATTTACTATAAAATGTTTCTACATCTCTTGTTAGAACCCATAGAGAAATTCCTGATGGGACTGATATAATGGCATATTGATATTGTTCATTAACTACTTCACCCAATTTTACAACCCAATAAGGCGAATCAGCTGGAACACCATCTAAGTGAACAGTTAACTTCCCAGGATCGCTAGAATTTGTGTAATAAGCATAACCTGATATTTGCTCCAATTTACCTTTTGAATTGATTTGAGAATTTAATACACTTACATCACCATTATCTAATAAACCATATTGTGCAGTAAGACATGTTCCATATCCTTGAAATATGACATTTGTAGGTGCGCCATATATTTGATACCAATTTCCTAAATATTGATTAACATCTAAATTGGAAACTGTATTAGGTGTCTTTGAACCACGAAGTAAATTTGAAATTATAGCTCCGCTAAATTCGAGTGATAGTAAAAAAACTATGTTTACTAAAAACATTATATAATATATATCATATATTATTTAATATTATTTTTTATATTAATTTCCGTTTGTAAATCTCTCGAAATCAAATTTTGAATAAGCTTCCTTTTGAGCCTTTCTTTGTTTCTCTCTATTTGCCTTATCTAATACTGCTATCGCTGCTGCTAATTCTGGTTCAGTAACGTTACCATCTTCATTAGTATCTAATAATTTATGCAAAACACGGTACTGAGGCGGAACTATACATAACGAACTCTCTTCGTTAAATAAATATTCAGATAGAATTGTAAATACAGCAGTTAAACCTAATGCTGTATAAATATCACGAGTACCCATCCATGCCATCGAAAATACTAATAATTGTTTGCTTACTGAATATTTCATATATTCCTCTGTTGATTTGCTGAATTGAATCTGAATAAATTTTGAACCAACGTTAAGAAGAATCATTACTACACCTGCGAAAAATTTACTATTATTTAAATACATTACGTGTTGATTTATATACGAAATGCCGTTGAATAATGGTGTAAATATTGTTGTCTTACCGCCAGCTTTTATAATTGGAGGCATATTATTCGTAACTATTGGTTGAGGTGGCTGTGTTGTCGACATATATTAAAACACTATATTATTATATTTTTATATTATGCCAAATTTTCTAAAAAGATTTGAAATGCTTGTTGATGATTTATCATAAAATCCTTCTACACCCCTTCTAATATTTCTCTCTATTGGTCTGTAATTTTCTTTCACTATTTTTGGAATAAATGCTTCTTCTACTGTTTCTGAATAGAATGCACTGCTTATTGTTATTAATATTACTAAAATCATAAGAATATATCTTAACGAATTATACATAAAATTACTCATATATAATTCCAATAAATTAAAATAAAGCATATGAATTTGAAAATACAGATTTATCTGTTGGGTCTACTTCTTCATTTTGTTCTCTCGATTTATTGAAAACAGGAACTGCACTCGATTGTTTTCCTCTTAACATATTCAACTCTCTATCGGACATACAAAAACCTTCTCTAGCATTACTACTAGAAGTTGTAGTGGCAGTTTGAATAGTATCTTTTATAGTTTCCCTTTTTGTAGCTAAATCATCTTTTACAGTTTGTGCTTTAGCTTTTTTGTCATCAACCGCATTTCCTGAAACATCAAATCCTTCATAAAAATTATAACTCTGAACAATACTCATATCACTTTGATTAAATGCAATAATAATAAATAAAACAGCCACTAAACCTAACATTTTATTAGTGTAGGCAATTAAAATGATTAACGCCAACATTGTCATTCTACCTAAAGGTGTTTCTGTTAGGAAATCAAAAAATCTAGATTGAGACAATAATATTACTAAAATGAGAGTCGCAACAATTCCCATATTATTTTTACTAACTAACTTAAGTTCCATTATATAAATTATAAAATATAATTTTTTAAAATATAATCTAAATTTTTAATAAGAGAATGTCTTTAGCAATGTTCGCTGCTTCAATTGATGATAATGCAAATATCACATTACCAAATAATTCAGATAATTCAGATAATATTCTTAATCAAAAACGTCATAAAAGGACACAACGAAAGTATCCTAAAATTGAAAGTTTTGACACTAATAAAGTTAGTTCTGTATTAAAAGAAATTCATAATACTACCGAGGATGATGATGATGATAAGGATACATTTAATCCACCACCAAAACCTGAATCAATGGGTGTAATGAAAACTATCCCAGCTAAAGAAAGTTTTGTAACTCCTTTAGGTAGAACTGTTGGAAAAGTACCTACTCCTAATTATGAAGGAGGGGACAATTTAGACCTCAATGATTACAGCAATTATGGTGACAGTAAAACTATCGAAGAATATTATAAGTCTGTATTACCTGGTTATAGCGCTCAGAATAATTCTCAGAGAAATTCTGTTAACCGACCATATTATCCTGTGCAAAATGCAGAAATAAATAATTCTTATCAATCACAAGATGTTTTAATGCAAAAATTAAATTATGTCATCTCTCTATTAGAAGACCAACAAGACGTTAAAACTGATAACGTAACTGAAGAGGTTATTCTGTATTCATTTTTAGGTATATTTATCATCTTTATGGCAGATACATTTGTAAAAGCTGGAAAATATACTCGTTAATTACTTAAATAATTTATTTAAATAAACCATTTAAACCAATCTTTCTATATACATATATCATAATGGTAAAATATCTTATAATTCATAATAAGCACGAAGGTTGTTATGACTTTCAATGTTATCAAGACGAAGTAGCAAGAATTAGATTAACATCTATTACGATTAATCCGCCTAAAATTTTTATGTTTACTAGTCGTGAAGAAGCTCAAGATTTTTTTGAGGAATATATTAATGATGTTGATTGTATTGACATTAGATGCAGACGCGGAGATGAAGTAGAACATATTGACTATTGCACATGTGGTGTCATCGAATTAGATGACAAGGGTGAACCTATTTTATTTTACAATAAAAAGAACCAAATCTTCTTAATGGAACATGGGCCAGAAACATTCTTACCAAATCAAGAGCTTAAAAATGATGTTAGAAATTTAAATTTAACTAATCGTCTTATTAGAAAGTGCAAGAGTTTAGGTCGCGAGCAAAGAAAGAGATATATTGAATTAGGTAAATATTGTGAGGAATGTAATGCTGAGGAACCAAGTGATGATGAAGATGAAGATGGAAAGGATAAGGATGAAGTCAATATTGTCATCAAAGAAAAAGCAGAACCAACTCCAGCTCCTGCTCCAGTATGTATTCCATGCGAACCACCAAAGGCTCCTGAACCAGCTCCTGCTCCTGAAAAGAAAAAGCGAGTAACTAAAAAGGCTCAAGAAAAGGAAACTAGTGATGGAAATGAAACTAAAACTGAAGAAAAGAAAAAGCGAGCACCAAGAAAGCCAAAGGAAGCAAAGTAAATTAATTAATTATTAGTGCTTTTTCTGGTTGAAAAGTTGGGTAAGCAAAATTATAAAAAAAATAAGCAGTCGGACTAATTATTAATGGTTTTGTTTTTAGCATAATATTATTTATTATGATATTATTATGTGATATATTTTCTAATGCAGCAAAACCAAAAAAATTTTCAGCTGCTATTTTCCAAAAACTTATTTTAAATCCTTGAATAAATATATCTTCTTCACAGTCACATATTGACGCAAAAAAACTTAACGCTTCTAAACCTTTTTCAATTTGAACACACGATTTTCTAAAAAAATAACAACATATTATTTCTTCATCGCATAATATGGCATATGCATAAATATTTTTTGTTTTTATTAATTCTAATATATTCGCCATATCTGGTTTAATTATAATATCAAATCTATTACTGTTATTACTTATAAAATCATATACAAATCTGTAGTTTGTACCATTTATTTCCAATAACTTATATTCACCTGACAATTCGGGTGGTTTAGTCCATTTATCAACTGGAAAACCATATGTCGAGTAAACACATAATGGAACTATTCCTGTTAATTCATCTTCTCTCTTAAAAAGTGAAACAACAATATTTTTATTAAGCTGTCGTTGATTATAATGATGCGTTTGTATTAGCTGTGGTGCGATTCCTTTTTTACGATTTAACGCATCTACACATAAGTAATCCACATAATATACTCGGAGTTTTGAGTTATTATTTTTGCTATCGTTATTTATGATGACATTTAATGGCCGCGAAGTCATAGCTCCTATTATTTGCCGATCGGTTATCATAGTGCCTTTTTTTAAGTCCAGCATATGATTATCTTTATAAAAGAAAGATATAAACGATTTATCATTATTACCAATAAAATATGGAATTATGTTTTCTGATTGTGGAGAGAAAATATTATCTTTATTCTGCAAATAATTCGCTTTAATTAAATTTACAAAACGTGTTTTTTGAATCGATGAAAGCTCTGAAAAAATAATTGTGTCGATATCTTTGAAATTTGTGTATTTATTTTTTTCGGGGAGAGAATATTGAATAATACCTGGTGGATTAAACATATAGCCAAAATCGTATACATGAAAAACCGGCTGCATTACCCAAAAACCATATTTTAAACGAATGTAAATGTAAATTAAAAATATAATAAGTATTCCAAAACATAAAATATAAGATAAATATTCAAACATATTAATCTTATAAAACATAATTAAATAAATACTAAAACGAGGCTTTAAATTTTTGCAAAGAAATCTGTTATTTTAGATTTTTGCAAGTTATTATGTTTAAATCTCTCGAGAGAATCTTGATAAATCTGTAATGCCTCATCTTTATTATAAAAGCTACCTACTTCAACCTTCTTATTTTCCAAATCTTTATAATGTTCAAAGAAATATTTTACACATGTTAAAACGATAGGATTAACATTTAGACTGGACACTCCACCAGTATCTTTATATGATACTGGTGTATTATTAATATGTTCAATTAAATAATTTACATCTTGTGTATAATTTAAATTTACAGAAGAAATACTTAATAAACTATCAATATTTCCCCACAAAGGATATACTTTTTGAATAGGACATACAATGAGTTTTGGAACATTTCCTGCATCATCTTTAGTCTCAAGATAACCTAAAATTTTACATCTAATTATGCATCCTGGAATAAGCTCATCATCCATTAAAACAACTACATCTAATGGGTCTCCATCTTCGCTTAATGTATTTGGTATAAAACCATAATTAAATGGATATTTCATAGGTGTACGAAGAACTCTATCACAAACTAACATATTTCTCTCCTTGTCATATTCATATTTAATATGACCACCCTTAGCAATTTCAATAATAACGTCAACTTCTGTCATTAAATAATATGAAATAATTTTTTTATATTATTTTAGTAATAGTTTAACTTGGTTTTACAAATACATATAAGTATTGGTATTCGTAAGCACATTTAACCATATCAATCTTTGCATGAACCAAAAACCCTGCATCTTGCGCCATATTTACAATTGTTGGCAAATCATCCATATATAATTTCTGTTCCTGCTTTCTGACTTTACCATCATTAAACTTGAATTTTTCATCGAAAGTCGCAATATCATTTTCGTCTAATTTAAAGTTAGAATCGTATATAAAATCATTAAAGGTAATTTTAGTTTTGGTAATTCTCTCCTTGGCGTATTTTTGTGGAGAGACGATGTATAATGGATTTCCAGGTGGTAATATAGGGTCGAACTTATATTTATCTACTAAATGGACAATTAAATATCCACCTGGCATTAACCAATTCATACAATTATAGAAAAATTGCATCTTATCTTTCATGTAATAGATAGTAAAATATAGACATAGAATATGTGTTAATGAATTATCTTTGAATAAATGACCATTAAGACCATCTCCAACTTTAAATTGATGTGCAATAAATGGTTTATTTTCCTTAGCTTGTTTAATCATTGAAGGGGAAATATCGATGCCTATAACTTCTAGATTTTTTGAACTTAAGTCTGCTACATGGTGTCCTGTTCCACATCCAATATCTGCAATAACACTTTTAGAGTTCGGCATCGTATTATTAATAATTACACCAATTTCATAATCATTTTTGATAGCATTAAACACTAAATAATCATATACCCCTGCATAAAAATCATCATATACAGCAGTGCCTTCCTTAAATAAAAATGATTTAGTTATTTTATTTTCAAATGCTTCTCTATTTGGATTAAATGCTTTAAAAAATACAACTACCACTAATAATAAAGCAATAAATAAGAGTATTTTACCAAAATTTGACATTTTATTATAACAATTAGTAAGTGATTTAACTATTTTCATCTATATGTATTGTTGTTATTTTTTTTGTATAAAAATTAATTATATGGAAGTTTCAGAAATAAATGATATTAGAGGAGAGAGAGATTTCAAGGGTTTTTCATTCTCCAAATTTAAAAAAGCAGAGGTTAAAAAGGAATTGCTAAATAGTTTAATACATTCGAAAATCGAGCCAGCGTGTTATTGGAGTGCCGAATTAATTTGTGCTGGTCATTATAGCGATTTATGGGAAATTATATTACTATTCTTTAGCAAATTTGTCCATTTGGGTAATTCAAATATATCTATCTATCTTGATATGAGAATAAATGATTTTAAGGCTATTTTAAATAATGGATATAGCGACAATGTTCTGAGGCTAAGAAATAATGATAAAATTCGCAAGTTGTTTTGTGAGATAATGTGTGTATTATGTGATGCTAAACGCCGTCATAGTTTCGACAATGTTAAAATAAAACCTGACGATATGAATATGATTACAATTAAAGATAAATTTAAGGCACCGACTGCTTCTTATGGTGAGGAAGTTTTAATGGTTGAAGACCCGAAAGAGCTATTTCCGTTTGTAAATGAGTTGGCGTATAGTGTAACTATTTCAGGTAATAATCAAATGCACGCTTGTTATTGGATTGAATGGATAATCGAGTATGAAAATAGATGTAAAGTATTGAAGGAAAAAATATCATGTGAGAGACGTAGTTTTGCAAAAGTTGACTCAAAATGTCAGAAGGATATCGTGTGGATTATTTGGGATGTATTTCTAAAAGAGGCAGCCAAACGTTCTAAAATAATTCAGAAGCTAATGGATGCACTAATGTCTTTATTTTGTTTAAAATATACGACTGGTTGTCATAAGAAACGTAAAAATATAATGTATTTAGCTATTTCGATATTATGTGAAAAGTTTACGTTAGAAAAAGAACTTATCAGACATTCACAGCTAGGTTTGGTTAACACCATAAAACAAAAAATAGATTCAGTGTATACGCAAATAAAGAAAAATGAAGAGTCTACTGGAACAGATTATTTATTCCATGGAATGAAGTCGTCAAATTTAGAAAGCACAATTAAAAAGCTAGATGCGATGAATTCGTTTGGAGAGAGTTTTGTGCCTCGTCTTTAAATAGTTTTTAAATATATATTTATAACCTACTTAAAGACGGATACACTACATAATGTAGGGGAATTTCATGATTTTTGAAAAAAAGGTCGAAAAAACCTCCCTACACATGAAGGTTCGCGAAAACGATTCAAAAACACAAAAGTATTTTGACTTTTCAAAAATGGACAAAAAAAATGTCCAAAAATGGAAAGTGAAAAAGCTTCTTACTGACGAAAAATTTTGTCTCGATATTGAAAATTTATGGTCTCATTTTAAACCAGAAATTTTTATTTTGTGATTGTAAAATTTTATATTTTTTAAGAAAAAGGACTTAGGGATTTATTTTATTCTATTATATTAGAATACTTTAGAATGAAAAAATCCCAAGAAATCCCTAAAATATATAGTTGCGAAATATGTGATTATAATACGTGTAATATAAAAGATTATAACAAACATTTACATACTAATAAACATTTAAATAGAACAAATTTGAACAATTTAGAACATAAAAATCCCAAAAAATCCCAAGAATTTATTTGTAAACATTGTTCTAAATCTTACAAAGCAAGAAATAGTTTATGGTATCATGAGCAAAAATGCTCTGAACATATTAATAAACAATACATAGAAGAAAAGGCAAAATCTATCACCGACAAAGATGAGCTCATTATGTTCTTAATTAAAGAATGCACTGATTATAAAAATATGCTTATGGAACAACAAGGTATGATGATGAAGGTGATTGAAAATGGTGCGGGAAATAATAGTCACAATAATAATAGCAATAATTATTCGAATAATAAAACATTTAATCTTCAGGTTTTCTTAAATGAGACGTGTAAAGATGCCATGAATATTACTGATTTTGTTGATTCAATTAAACTTCAGTTGTCGGATCTTGAAAAGTTTGCTGAAGTAGGCTATGTTGAAGGAATATCCAATATTATCACTACAAACTTGAAGGCGATGGATGTCACTCAGAGACCGGTACATTGCACAGACAAAAAGAGGGAAACTATGTACATCAAAGATGAAAACCAATGGATTAAAGAAGATGACAATAAAAGCAAACTTAGAAAGGCTATCAAGAGAGTATCGAATAAAAATATAAGATTGCTTCCTCAGTTTCGAGAGAAATATCCAGAATACAGTAATTCATCATCTAAAATGTCAGATAAATATGACAAAATGGTTATTGAAGTTATGACAACCGATGAAGACAAAGATAATAAAATAATAAGAAATATATCAAACGCAACTACTATTGACAAAATGATTAAGGAAAAATAATATGTTTATTATATATAAATGTCAACAAAAAATCACCGTTCAAGAAAAGGAGGTACCCGTAGAAGAAAATCAACTGGTACTTCTTCTTTAGTTGCGTTTCAAAAAGAAATTGCCGTTGTATTTTTAGAAATGCTTATGATGGTTAAATTATTCCATTGGAAGACAACTAGTTACGCAACTCATAAAGCAACCGACGATTTATACACTAAATTAAACGCAAATATTGACTCATTTATTGAAATTCTTTTAGGAAAAAGTGGTTCACGTATTGATTTAATGAGTAATAAGCAAATAAAACTAGTAGATTTATCAAACCAAGAATCTTTAAAGAGGGAAGTAGAAGCATTTAAAGGTTATTTAGTCAGTTTAAATGATAATAAAGCTATGTTAACAATGAGCAATACAGATTTATTTAATATTCGTGATACAATTTTAGGTGATTTAAATCAATTCTTGTATTTATTAACCTTTAAATAAAATTATGCGAATTTATAGTAAAAATTAATATATTCTTTTTTATTATAAATGGATAGTGCAAATAATAATATATCTCAGACAATATTACAGTCTAGCGAAACAGGTTTTCCATCATCATCTCTTTCAAGTTCTGACGACACTGGATTTTTTGATAGTTTAAAAAACATTAACGCTACAACTTGGTTTATCATTATTTTAATTTTGGCATTTTTAGGATTCAATATTTTTGCTTATCTAGCAAAGGGAACTCAAAGTGTCGCTGATATTTTCGCTCCATTAATGGAGAAGATTTTTGGCACAACTGTTGCTGTTACTGGTCAAGCTGTCGATGTATCTGCAGAAGGTGCCAAGGCCGTTGTTGGCACAACTGCTGGTGTAGTTCAAGGCGGATTAACTGCCGTTCAAGATATTACACCAAATCCTGCAGGGGCTCCATCAAGTATAAAAGCTCAACCTGTAAACCAACAACAAGTCGACGTCATGCAGCAATCTACTTTAAATAGAGCTCTTAATACAGCACAAAGTCAACAACCTCCTCAACAAGATTACGAAGCTCATGATGCGTCCAGTTCACTAAAATCTGGTTGGTGTTTTATTGGAGAAGATAGAGGATTTAGAAGTTGTGCACAAGTTGGAGTAAATGATACATGTATGTCTGGAGAGATTTTCCCAAGTAACGAAATTTGTATGAATCCAAACCTAAGAACTTAATATAGTTGACATCCACTTAAATCAATCGCACTAACCAATCCTTTATAATTAATTGGCCATTTATCAGTACTATTATTCATAAAATATCTTGGTTTAGGGAACCATGTTTGAACTTTATTGTTCCAACATAAAATAGAAGACCCTGGTACATTAGATGCAGATGCTGGATTACAAATAGCAGCTGATGTTGGACCTTGTTTAATAATCCCTCCAGAACAAGGATTCGCATATGTTCCACAAACTAAAGTTCCTCCATCCTGTATAGAATTTCCAGAACAATCGTTAGGGTTTGGAATACCATAAGCAAAAGGACCGGAAATATTGTTTGGCACACCCACTATTTGATTTGGAAAAGGATATGTAGTGAAATTTTGACGTAATAATGCAGTTGTATTTGGATTTGTATATGTTTGAGATTGTGTGGCAAATACCTTTGTTCTATTTGGTCCAGCACATCTAGCAAGCTGAGAATATCTTTGCGATTTAGTTAGTCTTGCACTATTTCCTTTATATTGTAGAACATTTCCTTTATTGATTATTTGCATTTCATAATCAGCTTGTGCTTGTGAGACAGTTTGTCCGGTTAAAGGAATATATGCTGATAAATATTCATCATTTGGATTAATATAAGTGCATGGATTTTGAACTCTAGACCATACTCTAGGGGGTATTGGATTATAATTAGACATCTATATATAGATTATTTATTAAATTAGATAAATAACCTATAAATTTAGTAATAATAATTCCATATGATTAGTAATTTCCGCTAGGTCCAGTTGGGTTATAAGAATCACCTGCTCCGTAAAAAAACCATCTTAAAGATAAGTAATTATACATTTTATCGGCTAATCCATTTCCACCAATCATTTTAGTATTAGGTCCCTTATTGACGATATTTTGAATAGCTGAAGTTCCCAAAGCATAATTATAGTACCATAAATTCGAAATATAACCGTCAAATCCACCATTCATAGCTACATAAACATCGCCATAATTTTGTTTTGGAACTCCAACCAAATTAATACTTCTAGCTATAGTTCCATTTATATACACATCCATAGTAGTATTTTGACATCTTATAATAACATTAACCCATTTATTAATAGGAATATCTGGTATGATAATTTCTTCATTTATAACATTAAATGTATTCATAACAACTACTAGTGCATTTGTATTAGGAGCAATATAGAGACCAGGAGCATTGTTTGGCTGTATCATGCCATTTTCTGCTAAATTACTATTGCCTTTGCTAAATATATGTTTATATATTCCAGCGTTTGTTTGTAAACTTTCAATAAAAATCCAAGTTGACCAAGTAAATTCTACACCATCAGACGCATTAACAGAACGATAAATAGTAACAGCACCATTATTACTTGGGTCTTGTGGAAAAATAATCATTTGTTTTGCATCAACCATACCATCTATTAAGTGTGGAGAAGGGTCTGGTCGTAAAAAATAAGATATAAGCGAAATACCCATTCTTAAAAGGATAACAAATGCAAAGATAACCAATAAAAGAAAGGCAAATTTAGCTACTAAACTATTTGATTCTAAAAATTCTCTAGTTCCAAAAGTTCCTTTATTTGTTGAAAACGTATTAAATACTCCATTATCACTCATTGTATATATTAAATAAATAAGAAAAATTTGTAAACTTATATATTTATATTAAATAGTAACACTACTTTGTGTTGTCCCATTTTGAACTAAAGAGACTTGAACTTGATAAGAATTGAACATACTTGACCAATCAGAATAACCTCTAGAATAAATATTCCATACTTCTTGAGGATTGAGTGAATTTGGATAATATTGAAGTTTAGAAGTCCATCCATCAAATCCGCCAGCTGGAGTTACGTAAATATTAGAATTATTATTAATGCTTGCGACTCCAGGTAATAAGCAAGTTCTAACTAATTTACCATCAATGTATAAATCCATAGTTCTACCATATACACTTAATACGAGATTAACCCATTTTTGGATAGGAACATTGGCAATATTACATGTGTGAACGACAGTGTTTCCGCCAGGAGTGGTTGGTTCTTGGTCAACACCAGGATAACATCCGAGCGAAACAGATATATTATTCTCAACCGCACCTAAAACGACAGCTGGACAAGGGTCTAAACCACTAATTCCAGGAACGGAACCTCCACCAGTTCCAGATTTAGCACCCATTCTACCGAAGATGACTTTAGGTTCACCATATCTGTAGTTCCAGTCATTGACATAAAACCAAACAGAATATGCAAAATTGCTAGATGGGACGTCAGAGCCATTAGTTGCTAAATCAGTCGCACTAATTGTAGAAGTCGTTTTACCATCTTGAATATTTTGTAATGTATATGGGTCAGTAAAAATATATCTCAATAACATTAAGATAAAGACTACGACAACTATTGTTATAACAATACTTAAAGCACTCATTGTATAATATAGATTTAGAAATTTTCTACTTAATTTAGTAAATTAATTATTATTAAATTAAATAATTTAATTGTTAACAACGGTTTCTGTTGAACTGACTGTTTGATTAATGTTTTTAATCATTATTGTTTCATTAGAGTCATTTAAGGTGGGAGTATTTTTATCCTTGACAGTATTATATAAAAAATAAATATTTTGAGAAGTTAATGCGCGTCTAAAGTAAACGACATTACATATTCCGCCTTTTATTCCCTCATTCTCTCCAATTGTTAAATTGTCAAATGTGTAATAAGGTATTACTTCTATAGAAGATTTGACTAATTCACCATTTAAGAATATATCTAATGTTCCTCCATTGTAATTAATAATAATATTGTTCCATTTTTGTAGTAAGAAATTTTTATTTACATATAAAATTCGGTTACCTTCGCTGTCAAAGTCAATTAATTTATTTTTAGTAACATCTTTTAAATCTTTTTGTTGCATTGTAACCATTAAAGTATGTGTTTTAGCATTATATAGAATATTTGGTTTATTGCCAAAATTTAATAATGATTTAAAGCCAGAACTGCTGTTAGGACCAATAGAATCAACGTAAATCCAACATGATATCGCATATTGATAATCGAAATGGTCGCTTCCATTTAAATCTTGATAACTTCCAAGACTATATTCAGTGTCAGTGTATACAGGTTTATTAACTAATTGTTTGCCGCCCTGAGTGCTGACAAAATTAAATAACGAAGGTGTTTTGAAATAGGCGACAATTAATGCAATAGCAACACCTAACATCATAAATGAGCCGGCATCTGTAGCGTTATATTGTCCTGCAGCCATTTTACCAGCCCAATCAAACGCACCGCTTACCAAACATGGTATATATAATAAAGTATTAAATATTAAAGTAAAAAATGAGTTTTTCTTTGTGTTACCGGTTGGCAATTTGACGTTGATTGTTTTATATATAAGACCTAATATGACGACAACAAGTAATAAATTTAAAATGAAACTGACAATGCTAGATTGTCCAGATAAGCTTTCAATATTATAAGTAATCCAATAAATAACTAAACCAGAAATGATAAGCCCGAATAATACTAGCAAGCTATGTTTAAATAGTCCCATTTTATTAGCATCAGCGAGATTATCAGTACCATCTGGAAATAAATTAATACCTAATAAAGTAGCCCATAAAATACATATTACTAATAACATAATGATAACTGCAGCGGATTTTTCTTTATTAGCAAAGAAGCTATCTTTATTGCTTGATATAAGAGCAGTGATTGTGATTAAAAATATAATAAATAAAATAGTTCCATAAGAGCCGAATGATGAAAAATTAGTTAATAAGTTTTGCTGCATTTTGCCTTGACTATTTGGTAAAGTCATAAGAATAATAACATATAAGAATGCAAAAATAGAAATGATGATAGTTAGTAATAAAGAATAACCGAAATATTTGGAGGTAGCTCCGCCGGGATTAATGTTATAAAAAGTAATAATAATAGTGATAAGACAAAATAACAATATTAAGGTTTTAATTCTCTCGTAATTGATGTTAAATTTTTCAATATAATTGTCAGTTGTTCCTTTATAAAATGAGAAAGCACCTAAACCTAACATGGCTGGATTAATGATATATGAATAATCGTTTAAGATATCTTTAGACATCATAGTATAAAAAAGAATTGCGAAAATGGTGTATAAAATAACATAAGTAACACTGCCAATTTGTTCGAATAAAGCCTTGAATTCTTTAAGATTCGGTAAAAATAAAACACATATACCGACGACTAATAGAGAGAAAAATAATATAATAAATATGTCAGCTATAATTTGTTGTTGAGATTTGGTTGGTTTATTAAAAGATGGGCTAACCTCGTAAAATATCATAAACATCATCACAATTAAAAAAAGAATAAAAAAAGCAAATATATAAAATATTTCTGGAGTTTTTAATTTTGGTAATAAATTTTCATTATTTGTTTCGTTATTCATATAATATTAAAATAGAATAATATTTGATTTTATAATTATTATGCTATAATATATTTAAAAACTACTTAAAGACCTTTAAATAGGAAATTTATTAATTGCTTTTCTAACATCAGACTCAACATTTTTAATATGAATCTTTTCCCAATAATCACAATCTTCACATTTGGCACCACCTAATATCCATTTTGGATTCACGTCTAAAATTTTTTCTGCTATTTTGTTAGCTCTATTATGATGAAATTCTGATGTAATCACATATACTTCATCATAATTCTTATTCGCTTTATTTATGAAATTTCTTGCCATTATGAAATTTTCTGCCGTATTTGTAGCCACTGTATCATAAATATAGTTCCAATCATTACCTCTAATATCGTCTGTATGATATTTCTCGAATTTAGAAATTTGTCTTGCCATCTTTTCAGCTTCCGTAACTGTATCTTCGTCTATATTCTTAATTCCACCACTTAAAAACCAATCTACATTGGTCTCATTAAATTTGCCGACAAAATTTATAGCAGTATCAATCCTATTACTTAATAAATAGGAAATATTGCAACCAAGAAGAATTAATAAAATGTTCATTTTGAATACTATTTAATGTAATATTTATTTTATCACATTAAATGATTTCAATTTTTTTATATTATTTTGTAAAATGATAGTTTTTCTTTTTCTTCATTCATACCGCGTATATTTACTTCTAATCTATATATTTCTTTTGGTATAATTATAGGTAATTTTATAGGATTACCATACACAATTAAACCAAAAAGACCTGATATAAAACAATTAGTATAAAAATATATTGGTTTTTTAGCATATTTTCTGTTTTCTTCTTTTTCATATTTATCAGTTTTTTTTAAAATCATAATTATACAATTTTATACCTCTATAAAATCCTAATGCTAACCAAGATGGAGCAATTACTTTTAACATTATTTATATTTATATGTATATGTTTAAGTTATTTATTTACATATTTTCACTGGCAGTCTTTTTACCATGACAATTTCGACATAATGCAATTAAATTTTGAACATCATTTCCGCCACCATATTCTAAACGCACTTTATGATCAATCTCGAAAGTATGATCTAGCTGATCGTGACAGTGTCCACATTTCCAGTCTTGACTTGCTGCGACATATTTCTTTTTTGTTTCTGAAACAGAACGCTTTGTAGCACCTCTTCCTGAACTTGTAATGCGTTGTTCTGAACAAAAACCGGGTGCTTGTGGCTCAATACCATTAAATGACTCCATAAAACTTCTCTCAGATGAACCAGTAAAATCAATTATTGGGCTTAGCATATCCATTGAATTTCTATCTATTGGTAAATATTTTATATAATTATTTGCATATAACAACATATCACGACCTCTATTAGGATTTCTTTTTAATAAATAATAAATTCCTATTCCTAAAAGCGCGTAAAAAATCATTTTATAATATTTTTTGAAAGAGGACAACATTTTTGTATACTTACCATCGGTATAAGCATTATATACAAAAAACGCTGTTAACCCTAATACAAATATTTCTAATCTCATATTATATTATTAATTTATAATAAAATAATACTAATAGTATTGAGTTTATTTCTTTTTATTAGTCATGGCTTCTTGACCATAAGCTCCTTGTAATCCGACAGATCTCATCATTTGTCTATGTTCATAAGTAACATGATAGATGTTAAACATTGCTAAAGCCATAATAATATATGGCAAAAGAACTAAAAACCAAGAGATAGAACTATATCCTTTATCACATAACCAACCTAAAATGAATGTCCATATAAATGCGAAAACAAGCTTCATAAATGCAAACATAAGTGTAGCACCGTTAAATAATGCGAATATTGTTGCGATAACAGCAATGGCAAAGTAAATTTTTGCTGGAGTGCATAGCTTACTAAAATCCTTCATTTATACAAATAGTTTAGATTTTTATTTTAATGACAAGAAAAATGGCTTTTTGAATTTTTTCTTTAACATTTTTCTCTTAAATATTGACGAACTTAAAGATTTTCTAATTTTACGCGTTCTAATTCCGCTTGCTAAAGAACTGTCTGATGAGGTTGTCTTTCGCTTTCCATGTGCTACTATATGTATTAAGTTTCCCAATATTTTTAAATCATCAAATAATTCATCCATATTAAATGGAGCAGCACGAGGTGTATATAAATATTCATTATATATGTATTGCAATTGCTTAAATATTTTTAATTCATTTTCATTTAATGTAAAATAATTGTTACTGAACATTTCTAAAAATGGATAGTAAGCTGTAATAAACCCCCAAATATCTACAATTTTTACATAAACATCGTTTAAATATTCCCTTAAATTGAGAGAACCGTCTGACTTAAATTTTGTATAATGAACTAACACTTCAACAATATAGTCAATAATATATGGCATTGTTATTTCTGTTTCAACAACACCTGGTTTACTAGCATCAGATATACTAGTTAATGAGTTGCTGTATAATAAGAACATGATTTCATTAATAAATTTATAATGTCCTGCACCTCTTTCTTTTATCCATTGATTCAAATAATCAATAACAAATGGTCTTAATGCATTTTCTTCGACTTCTCCGCCATCTTTTAAGTATTTTGTATATTTTATATAAAATGAATCGGTAAATATAACGACTGAAAATGGAACGTTGAATTGTAATGGTCTATTTCTCCAATTTTTAGGAAATGTTTCTGTCGAATTAGGAACATATTCAACTGTTAAACCCCAATCAATTAAACGCGCTTTTAATGGTGAACTACTGTTATCAATTAAAATATTTGAATCCTTAATATCACTATGGTAAACATTTCTTTTATTCATTGGAACAATACCTTTTTTAAGAAGCTGAACTAATGCCATATGGGTCTTATATAATTTATCATATCCACCATTCGCATAAATAAAATCATCTACTGGTAAACCACCATTCGGAAGATTTAAAGCCATTACTTCGTTCAATTTAGAATTGATATTTAATTTATTTATATTATCTTTTGGTAAAGCAGTACATTTGTCATTAAAAGCGGTTAAATCGGATGATGCTAATTTACCTGGTCTACATAATGTAGTGTCATATACCAAAAAATAATCCTCATAATGTCTTATTGAATCTAATTTATCCTTAATTTGATTAATTTCTTCGTATTCTTCTGTAGCATGTTTATCAGTCATTAATTTAGATATTTTGTCTGATTCGCGCTTAGACGCACCTTCACATTTTAAAGCTGGGTCAAATACACAACCGTAACCACCAGATGCTATTACTTTACCACCTTTATTTTTATAATTCTTTCTAGTTTTAACCATCTATATATAGAATAGACATTTTATTTATTTATCATACAAATAATAAATAGCACCTAAAATTGATACTAAAATACCTCCATAAATTAGTTTCGCTCTGAGTTTATAAAATTCTGCCAGCTTTTCATTTTGTGATTTATATTCATTATAATATTGGACAAAAAAATCGTTTAAGGTTATTTGTGGTTTTTCTAGCTTCTCATTTATTTTATTATGTATAAAATGCATCCATCTTACAAATGAATCTCTATTATCTAAATATGGTGTAATAGGATATACATCAAGCATCTTTTCAAATTCTTTTGAAATTTCCTCAACTGGAATAAAAAGCGGTAAATTTTGAACAAATTCATAGTATTTCTTTTTTGTTACTGTGTTTGGATGGTGAGGATAAGTCATCGCTACAGTATGTAAAAAAAACCAATAATGAGGTCCCCAAATTTTTGGATCTAGATAAACTGTTGTTGACATTATTATTTCTTGTTAAAAAATTATTTTAAATTGAACTAGATTCATTATTGTTGACAGTAATAAACTGATTAATACATGTCGAAGGATTTGGTGATTTATTAGTGCAATAATTAAACATGCGTGTTGTTGAACCTCTTCCACGTGTACATCCCATATTAATAGCTGGTATTGTTACTCTAGAAGTTGAGTTAAATTTTTTCTGAAATAAACCTAAAGTAAATCGAGGCATATTTATATAATATATTTATAGTATTTATCTATCAAATTTATATTATACCAATTATTATTTAAATAATAAGCCTAATATTATACAAGTTAAATATGAGCAAAAATACAAATATATGTAATAATTGTGGCAAGCAGGGCCATATGTTTCATCAATGTAAATTACCAATAACAAGCTATGGAATTATAACATTTAGAGATAGTGTGAACGGTTTACAGTTTCTAATGATAAGACGCAAAGATAGCTTCGGATATATTGATTTTATAAGGGGCAAATACACACCATATAATTTAAAACAACTATTAACTATAATAGATGAAATGTCAGTTATAGAGAAAAAAAGAATTTTAGAACTACCATTTGATACATTATGGGTAGAAATGTGGGGTGAAATTAATGCCCAATTTAAGAATGAGGAAAACGCATCAAAAAAGAAATTTGAGTCTTTAAAAGAAGGTATAACTATATCCGATAAAGTTTACACTTTAAAGGACATTGTTGAAATGAGTAAAACATCGTGGAATGAAACTGAATGGGAATTTCCAAAGGGAAGACGTAATCAAAAAGAAAAAGATTTAGATTGTGCTTTAAGAGAATTTGAAGAAGAAACTGGAATTTCAAAAAGCAAATTAACTATAGTTGAAAATATATTACCTTTTGAAGAGATATTTATTGGATCAAATCATAAATCGTATAAGCACAAATATTTTTTAGCATTAATGGATAATTTAGATTCAGACAATTTAAATAATTTTCAGGCAACAGAGGTTAGCAAATTGGAATGGAAAACAATTGGTAAGTGTTTAGAATCAATAAGACCATATAATTTAGAAAAAAAAGAATTAATAATAGATATTAATAAAGTATTACAAGAATATAGATTATATTCATAATATATAATATTATGACAGATAAACCGAAAAAGAAATTAATTATAGAATCATCTTCAGATAACGAAGAAAGTATTCCAAGTGAAGACGATACTTCGGTTGAGTATGAAAATAGACGACCTGGTTTAACAATTGCCGACATATCATCTGCAAATACTTCAGATGTATTACCTCCATCGTCTGAAAAATCATCATCATCGTCAGGAACATCGTCGTCTTCATCAACAGGTAGTAAATCTTCTACAACAGGTAGTAAATCTTCTACAACAGGTAGTAAATCTTCTACAACAGGTAGTAAATCTTCTACAACAGGTAGTAAATCTTCTGACAGTTCTTCGTCATCAACTGGTAGTAAATCTTCTTCATCATCAGTTCCATCTTCATCCGTACCATCAACTAGTGAAACTGATATAGATTTCGATCTTGAAGAAGAATACAGAGATATTAACTGCAATGATGAAAATTTTTTTACTCCAGAATGTAATAAATTTCAGCTTAAGAAGGAACTTGCAGATAGAAAATATTTATCACAACATGAAGATGAAAATGAATATTTGTATCCTAATTTAAATGACAAAAATTTTAATATTAAAGTTGCATCAAAAAAAGAATTTAATGATACCAAATATGATGGTCCTGATTTAAAAAAATCAATTAAAGAACAGGCAGATATTTTAGCAAAAGCCGATTTTGAACTCCAACCTCATCAGGCATTTGTTAAAAATTTTATGTCATTTCAAACTCCTTATAGCAGTTTGCTATTATATCATGGTCTCGGTTCCGGTAAAACTTGTAGTGCAATCGGAGTTTGTGAGGAAATGAGGGATTATATGAAACAAATGGGCATCACTAAAAGAATTATCATTGTAGCATCTGAAAACGTCCAAGATAACTTTAAACTTCAATTATTTGATGAGAGAAAACTAAAACAAATTAATGGTGTTTGGAGTATGAGAGGTTGTCTTGGTAATAAGCTTTTAAAAGAAATTAATCCTATGAATATGCCTATGCCTAAAGAAAAAGTTATAAGTCAAATTAAAACTTTAATAAATACTTATTACATCTTTTTAGGTTATGTTCAATTTGCGAATTACATTATTAAGACCATGAATTATGAGGAAGAAGTCAAAAAGCAAAAGGAAAAACGTGTGTTAAAGAAACCTGGAGAGAAAAGAGAAAAAACAAAGATTGAACTGTTAAAAGATGTCAAGGTTGAGTTAAATACTAGAGTTATTCGTCGTCTTCGTAATGAATTTGATAATAGATTGATTGTTATTGATGAAGTCCATAATATTCGTAAAACTGATGATAATGAAAACAAAAAGGTTGCAATCAATTTAGAATTTTTGGTAAAGGCCGCACAAAATATGAGATTCCTTCTTCTCTCGGCTACTCCAATGTACAATAATTACAAGGAAATTGTTTGGCTATTGAATCTTATGAATACAAATGATAGAAGAGGTCGAATTGAGGTAAGAGATATTTTTGATAAGAATGGAAATTTCAAGAAGGATGGAAAGGAATTATTGATTAGAAAAGCAACAGGATACATCTCCTTTGTTCGAGGTGAAAATCCATATACCTTTCCTTATAGAGTTTATCCAAATGATTTTGCTCCTAAAAATACATTTCCAACAATTAAATATCCCGAATATCAAATGAATCTTAAAAAAATATGTCATGAAGATAAACAAATTAACAAGAATGCAAGACCTGTTTCACGCTTGTTATATCTAACCAAAATTGGCGGCTGTGATAACTGTGGTAAATGTCAATATTGTTGTTATAAATATATTATTTATAATCTAAGAAATAAGAAATTTTCTATTACAACTAATCAAGGTGTAGTTAGAGAGATGCCTAGCTTTGAAAATATGGAGTCTTTTGGTTATACATTATTGCAGACCCCATTAGAATCTTTAATTATTTCTTATCCTGTTCCTGGATTAAAACAAATATTAGACGACATGCCGAAAGAAAAATATTCTCAAGAAGTGTCTAAAAGTTGTAGTGAAACAACTTCTATAGAAGAAGATGAAGAAGAGGAAGAGCAAGAAGAAGAGGAAGAGCAAGAAGAAGATGAAGAGCAAGAAGTTGAAGAGCAAGAGGAAGAAGAAGAAGCAGTTGGACCTATCAAACCTCAATCCAGACCTCTATTAATTGTTGAAAGCAGTTCATCCGAAAGAAAAAGTGCAGGAGAAGAAGAGGAAGAACCTATCAAACCTCAGTCCAAGCCTCCATTAATTATTGAAAGTAGTTCATCGTCAAGTAGTTCGTCTTCAAGCAGTTCATCTTCAAGCGAATCATCGAGTAGTTCATCGTCAAGTAAATCATCATCAAGTAAATCATCATCAAGCAGTTCATCATTAAGTAAATCGTCATCACCAGATTCTGACGATGAAATTGAAATTGACGATAATGAAAAAATACGAAAAGGTATCAAAAATAGACCTCAACCACTTATAATCGAAAGCACATCATCCGAAAAATCCAATGAAGATAATTATAGTCCAGATTTAGATATTAGACAACGAAGCGATCAAGGAGTTGGAACATCTAGGGGAGGAAAAACTACATCATCTTCATCATCAGATCTAAGAATGATTGACCCTCATCAATTAACTGGTAAAATTGGTTTAGAGAGAATGATGACATTTTTAGACAGCAAGTCTCCTCCTGTTAAGGGTGATTTTGAATATAAACAATCGACTCTTAATACTTATGGTAAAATATTCTCTCAAGCTGAGATTGGTAAGTATAGTTCAAAAATCAAGTGTGTATTAGACAAAATATTTAATCCTGATACTAAAAGGGTTTCTGCCGGTATTATTTTAATTTATTCTCAATATATTGACAGTGGTTTGGTTCCAATGGCTCTTGCATTAGAAGAAATGGGTTTCACTCGTTTTGGTCAAACTGGTATCAAGCCATTATTTAAATCTAGACCATCCGAAGTTGTAGATGTAAGAACAATACAGCCACCAGAAGACAAAAAGAATTTTAAACCAGCTCGATATTCTATGATTACAGGTGATCCAAGATTATCGCCAAACAATGATTTTGAAGTAAAAGGTTTAACAGGCGAAGATAATAAAGATGGTAGTAAAGTGAAGGTTGTCTTAATTTCCAAGGCAGGTTCTGAAGGTATTGATTTAAAATTTATTAGACAAGTTCATATACTCGACCCATGGTATAATATGAATCGTCCAGAACAAATTATTGGACGCGCTGTGCGTAACTTTTCACATGCTTTGTTACCCTTTGAAAAGCGAAATGTTGAAATATTTATGTATGGTACCATTCTTGATAAGAATGTCGAAGAGGCTGCTGATTTATACGTCTATCGAGTTGCAGAATACAAAGCTGTCCAAATCGGTAAAGTTACCAGAGTATTAAAACAGACAGCAGTCGACTGCATAATCAATCACGACCAAACTAAATTTACTCAAGAGATAATGTCGGCAAGTTTACAAGAACCAATTAATCAAGAATTATCTACAGGAGAAGTGCTACCAGAATTTAAAATTGGTGATGCTCCTTTCTCTCCAGCATGTGATTATATGGCTTCATGTAATTTTGACTGTATAGATGGAGATATGAATAAAATAGAAAATATAGATAAAATAAAATTAAATGAAGATACATATGACCAAAATTTTATTGTTATGAACTCAGAGAAAATTTTACAAAGAATTAGAATGCTTTTTAAAGAGTCATTTTTTTACAAGAAAGATACTCTTTTACGTTCTATACGCACACCAAAAGAATATCCATATGTTCAAATTTATTCAGCATTGACACAATTAATTGAAGATGAGAATGAATTCATTGTTGATAAATATGGAAGAAATGGAAGACTAATTAACATCGGAGAATACTATTTATTTCAGCCAGTAGAATTAAAAGATAAGAATATTTCTATTTTTGACAGATCGGTACCATTAGACTTCAAACATGATATGGTTAATTTTGAATTAAAACAAAATATTGTTAAGCCAGTAATTGATAAAAGAAATTTAAATAAAATAATAATAGAAGAAGAGGAAGTCGAAACGCCTGAAGGCAAACGTATTATGGACTTAATGAAAGTTAATTATGATATAGCTATCGAATTTTTAAAACAAACTAAAGTTCCAAGAGGTGACGATAATTGGTATAAACATTGCGGAATTGTGATGAAAAAGATGGCTAAGGAATATCCAGAATCAAAGAAATATTTGCTGCAGTTTTTAGTTGCGCATATGATAGAGTTATTGTTATTTGATGACAAAATAAATGTTATGAATTATTTGTATTCTCTCGAAAGTATTGCTCAAGAATCATTTGAAAGATACGCAAAAAATTATTTTGAGAAGAATTCTATAACATCGAAAAACTTTACTGCATTTATAACTTATAAATTAAATAAGAGAATGATAATGATATTAAATGAAAATAATAAATGGATTGAAGCAACTCCAGAGGATCAGAGAGAAATTGCCTCATCAAAAGAGACAAAAGATTTTTTAGCATTTAATCCAAGTGATTATAATACTATTGTAGGATTTATTGGTTATGAAAAGGGAAATAAAGACTTAGCATTTAAAACAAAAAATATGACATCAAAACGTGATACGGGTGCAAGATGTGACCAAGCTGGTAAAAATAAAAATCTAGCTAAGTTAAATGAAATTATTGGAGAGAATAAATATACAATTGAAAGTACAAAAGCAGTAAAAGATGAAGATGGTAATGTAATTCAAGAAGCCATGGGAAATGATGAATTATGTGTATTAGAAGAGTTTATTCTTAGATATTTTAATGTCAGCGAAGAAAATGGTAAAAAATGGTTCTTCACCCCAGAAATGGCGATTTATCATAAACTTTATACAGTTTTTGTTTAATTTAATTATATTTAAAATAAAATTGATATAAAATATAATTAAAAGATAATATGTATATACAATATAATGAAGGCAGTTTCTAAAACTACACAATTTAAAAAGCGCCGCGACACATTGGAATCAATATATTCGAGGTGTCTTTTGACCAGAAAAATTAGTTTACCTATTACTATTATTGGTAAGAACTTAGACGAAGTTATCGAAGAATATATTAAAAATAATTTTGAAGGGAAATGTGTTGTTGAAGGTTATGTCAAACCTAATTCTTCTAAAATTATTCGCTATTCAAGTGGAGTTATCGAAAGAGGAAATAATATTCTATTCGAAGTTGTATTTGAATGTGATGTTTGCTTTCCAGTTGAAGGTATGTTAATTCAATGCACCGTAAAAAATGTTGTGAAGGCAGGTGTTCGCGCAGAATCAGCTACAGATGTTCCATCTCCATTTGTTGTATTTGTAGCAAAAGACCATCACTTCAATAATCAACAATTTAATGATATACAAGTTGGAGACACTATTAGAGTAAGAGTAATTGGTCAACGTTTCGAACTTAATGATAAATATGTTTCTATTATTGGAGAATTAGTTAAGGATAAGCCGGAATATAGTCAAAATCCAAAACAACCTGCTAAACCTCGTCTTGTTATTAAAGACTAAATAAATAATTTAAATTATTAATAAAAATAATAAATTTAATTATTTTTTATACTAATATAAAAACAAACATATCAATATTATATTATGGAAGCAATTGTATCGACAAATGATATTAATAATTATTCAGTCAGCGAATTAAATTATTTGAGAGAATCGATTGAAAATATGAATAAATTTAATCAGGTTGGCGCATTAAGAATTTTGCATAAATATAAAGATGTTACTTTAAATGAAAATAAATATGGCACTCATGTAAATCTCTCCGAAGTCAAAAAAGAAGTCTTAGATGAGCTATCTATTTTTGTTAAATATGTAAATACTCAAGAATCTACTTTGAATTTTATTGAGCAACAGAAAGAAGATTATCGCAATATATTTTTCAATAAAGATATTACATTAGCAAAAGATATTAAAGATACCACGAAAAACTAATATACCTTAAATGAATGAACAATCATACGATTACGAATCTTATATTTTAAATGAAAATAATATGCAAAATTATTTAAAATATAAATTAAATATTGAAAAAGAAGCAGTTTTTAAATTTATTGAGCGAAAACCTAAATCAATTCCGAGTAAATTACCTTTATTTATTCCGAGTGAACAAGACTCTTTATTTTGGTGTTATTATATTATTTTAAATGGTGATTGTGACTATGAAATGTTAAATGTGAAAAATTCATTAATATCAAAACAAATTAAAATAAACTATGTAACCAAAATTAGAGAGAATAAACCTGTCATCAAAACATATAAGTTTGATACTATTACAAGTATTGAAAGCAATTTAGCTAATGATAATAACATAAGTATAAAAACAGTTATGTCTCTTTGTGCAATTGATAAGATAAATTTAATTTTTGTTAGCAGAAAAACTTACTTTGAATTGTTAATGAATGATACTGAACCAATTTATATCATTAGAGAAATTGAATCACAGTCAAAATATAGCAAAAAATATGGTTTTGAAATTGCGAATAATGATTCTCTCGAGAATATTAGAACAACTTTATATAAAATTGAAAATTTAGACAAGCCGATTAAAGGTTTGTCATCTTACAAGGTTAAAGATTTGACCGATATTTGTGATAAATTAGCAATTCAAACTACAAATACGGAAACTGGTAAGAATAAGACAAAAAATGAATTGTATGAATCAATTATACAATATTTTTAAATTATTAAAAAAATTGAACAATAATTTAAAAATATGTCTAAGTATATATATAACAATGAGTTCTATTGAAAAATCAAACGTTTCTAATTTAGAAGATGAACACGATTTTGGAGATACTGAATTAAACAAAGTCTTCAAAGAACTCGATAATAAAACTCAAAAAGACATTTTATATTATCCAAAAAAAGAAATCCAAATTTCTATTTTAAGAGATATAAATAATCCTGAGTTAAAATCTTTATATAATTCATTATCAGAAAAACAAAAAGAACAAGTCGATTCAGGCAAAATTCGTGACAAATATAGTATGTTAAAAACCTTATTAAAAACAAGAAAGGAAAAAGAAGTAAATATACCATCATCCGATAGCGCCAAGACACCTGAAGGACCGCCTCCACCATTATCTAATATACCTGAAGATACTCCTCTTCAAAGTCAAAGTCAAAATAAAATTGCTATAATTGTACCATTTCGCGATTCCGACAAGACAAAACCTAGAACTAAACAGCTTAATCAATTTGTCGAATGGATGAACTCTTATTTAGCTGGAAATGAATATAAAATTTTTGTAATTGAACAAAGTGAAGACGGACGTAAATTTAATCGTGGTCAGCTTTTAAACATTGGTTTTGAAATGGCAAATTCCGAGGGCTATAACAATTTTATATTTCATGATGTGGATTTACTACCATCTCCAGAGTTAAAACAATATTATACAAATGCCCCTACCGATAAACCAGTTCATATTGCTGCAGTTTGGAATAGATATGGCAATAATCCTACTTATTTTGGTGGAATTGTTTCATTTAACAGAGAAATGTTTCAAAAAATAAATGGTTTTCCAAATAATTTTTGGGGATGGGGGGGCGAAGACGATGAACTATTAAAACGAACTAAAAAATATTATAATATTTTAAAAGCTACAAAAGGTAAAATTACAGATCTTGAAAATTTAAATTTAAAACAAAAACTTGACTATTTGAGGGATAACGATTTAAAGTTTATGAAAAAAAGAGAGGCACTTGCCGAACATGAAGAAACCTGGAAAAAGAATGGGTTGAGTAATTTAGTTTATGTAGAAGTTGGTGATAGGTCTTGTGGTTCTCATTGTGAAGTCCATATTGTTAGTTTGGATTCAGATGATGAATCTCCGAGATTAGAAGAGGGAACTGCTTTAGCTGTACCAAAAGAAATTCAACAAGAATTATTTATACAAGAAGTCGAAGCTGAAATTTATGTTGAAGAAAATAAGCAATTTTCTCCACCTGAGCAATTTAATAGATTAGTGAAATTATTTTATGACCAAGGATTATTCAGAACATCTTCAACATTTGTTAATAATGAGCTAGAAGTAAGATTCGGAACAAGGGATATTAAACGCTTGACCAAAAATGATTATGACAATGTCGTAAAAACATTAAAATCATTTGGTTTTGTTTCAGCGAATCCTGCAGGAATTCCTTCACTTCGTATAAAAAATGAATTCTTAGATAGTGTTACTGGTCGTTTTAAGATGTCAGATATTAGAACACAGATTGACGGCATAATTGGTATTGAAAATTATTGTAAAAGCAATGATATCCGTTCGGTATATAAAGCTCTTGGCGCATCTGTTGAATTTCTTAATAAGAGAACATATATTAATCCAACCAATAAAAAAATGACTAGACCTGTTGACATGAATGATTTTAATTTTAGAGTATCACTTCAATCTGAAGAAAAAGTTAAAAAAGGTGTTGAGACTCATATTATAGAAAATTGGAGAAAGTCTAAAAAGGAATTTAGATATTTGAATCGTGTTACATTTGAACATCCTGAATTACCTGTAAGAGTTGACTTAAGTATTGCTAAATCTGGAAATAAAGGAAAGGATAAGCGCGGTTTTAGTTATATCATTCCTGTTTATACTCTTGAAGAGTCAAATATATTTAATAATCCAGAGTCATATGAGATTGAAATTGAAGTAAATAATAAATTAATTGGTCCAGGCACTAATTATCAAACACCAGAACAATTATTAGACGCATTGAGAAAGGTAATAAAATATGTTTTAAGTGGTATTCAAGGAACATTGTATCCTATTTCAATAAATGAAATGAATGAAGTTTCGAGAGATTATATGAAAATGATTTGGGGCAATGAATATGAGCCTGCTAGAAGAATTACATCACAGAATTATATTGGTCCAAACTCAATAACATTACAGCTTACAAATATTGCCTCATTTGACGAAAACTCTGTTATTCCAAATATAAGAAAAGATTTTATTGTTACAGAAAAAGCTGATGGAGAGAGACATCTTATGTATATATCGAATACTGGTAAGATATATTTTATCAATACAAATATGGATATAAAATTTACAGGCGCTAAAACATTGAATGAAGATTGTTTTAATACATTATTTGATGGTGAATTGATTTCACATGATAAAAACGGTGAATTTATTAATTTGTATGCTGCTTTCGATATTTATTTCCACAAAAATAAGGATATCAGACATTATACTTTTATGTTAAAAGAAGATGAACAAGATATCTATAAATGTAGATTTTATTTACTAGAAAAATTAAGTCATATTATTAATCCGATTTCGATTATGGATAATACAGCTAAATCAGGTGACAAACAAACCTTTAAAAAACTAATTGATAAATATGCAACAAATGAAATATCACCAATTCGTTTTATGATTAAGAAATTTTATCCAATGTCCACAAAGCAAACTATATTTGACGGATGTAAAGCGATTCTAGAAAAAGAAAAGCAAGGATTGTTTGAATATGAAACTGATGGGTTAATATTTACACATATGTTTTATGGGGTAGGCTCAAATGTCATTGGAAAGTCTGGACCTAAAACAAGAGTTACATGGGAATGGTCTTTTAAATGGAAGCCGCCACACTATAATACAATTGATTTCTTAGTTACAACTTTGAAAACACCAACGGGTGAAGATGTTGTAAAATCATTTTATGAAGATGGTATGACTATGACAAAAGATGTTCAATATGACGAATATAAAGTTATTGAATTGCGTTGTGGTTTTAATGAGAAATATGATGGTTTTATTAATCCTTGTCAAGATATAATTGATGATAATTTGCCAGAATATAAACCTCGTTTTGAAGACAAACAAACAAACGATTATGTGCCAAAAAGATTTTATCCAACAGAACCTTATGACCCTAGAGCTGGTATTTGTAATATCATGTTGCGTTTAGACGATTCTGGTGCTAAACAAATGTTCGCAAAAAGTGGTGAAGTAATTACTGACAATACAATTGTTGAATTTTCATACGATATTGATGAACATACCGATTGGAGATGGCAGCCATTGCGTGTAAGACATGATAAAACTTCTAAACTTAGAAGAGGTGAAAAGGAATATGGTAATTCTTATAAGGTTTGTAATGAAAACTGGAAATCAATTCATCCAACCGGTAGAATTGACGAGTATATGTTAATGACTGGATTAGGTATTCCAGAAATTACTGTAAGCGAAGATGTTTATTACAATACTCCATCTGGAAAAATGAAAACTGAAGGTTTAAAGAATTTCCACAACTTATATGTTAAAAAAATGCTTATTAGCGGCGCAGCTAAACAAGGTGATACATTAATTGACTTTGCCTGCGGCAAAGCGGGCGACTTGCCTAAATGGATCGCTGCCAAATTATCCTTCGTATTTGGTGTGGATTTGTCTCCGGATAACTTAGAAAATCGCCTCGATGGCGCATGTGCCAGATATATTAAAGCCAGAAAAGCCAATAAACATATTCCTTATGCTTTGTTTGCTAATGGTAATAGTGCATTTAACATCAGAGATGGCTCTGCTATGCGTAGTGATAAAGCTAAACAAATTACAGCAGCTGTATTTGGCAATGGACCTAAAGAAGCCGACAAAATCGGAAAAGGTGTTGCTAGACAATATGGTAAGGGAGATACTGGATTTAATGTTGCTTCGTGTCAGTTTGCGATCCACTATTTCTTTGAAAATCCTGATACCTTAAAAGGCTTCTTAAAAAATGTAGCCCAATGCACAAAACTTAATGGTTATTTCATTGGCACATCATATGATGGTAAAATATTATTCGATAGACTTAAAAAAGTTAAAACTGGTGACAGTATTCAGCTGGTAGATGAAGGCAAAAAAGTTTGGGAGGTTCAGAAAATTTATAAAGGCGACACATTTGAAGACAATTCTAGTTCAATCGCATATGAAATTAGCGTTTATCAAGAGTCTATCAATCAATATATTTCTGAATATTTGGTTAATTATGATTATTTTGATAGATTAATGGATGCTTATGGATTTAAACTTATCAGCAGAGAAGAATCTAATGAGATGGGATTACCTGAGGGGTCCGGTTTATTTAGCGAGCTGTTTATTAATATGTTAGATGAAATTAAAAGAAATAAATTTAAGGCTACTTCATATGGTGAAGCTCCTAATATGACTGTAATTGAAAAAGAAATTTCATTCCTCAATCGTTATTTCGTTTACAAAAAAGTTAGAGAAGTAAATATTGAAAAAATACAACTTGAATTAGGCGAATATGAAGAGGCTGTCGAACAAAGAGAAAAACAAGAAACTAAGAAAGCAGTCGTTGTCGCCAAAGAAGAAGAAGTTAAATTGCGTCCTAAAGTTAGAAAACTCAGTAAAAAATTATTACTTGTTGCTGCTACTGAGGCAGTCGATGAACCAGCTAAAGAAATTGAAGAAGCAATTGAGAAAAATAAATCTAAAAAGGAACCTAAGAAAGAGGTTAAAAAATCTAAAAAATTGTTAATTGTAGAAAGTAGCGATGAAGAAAATTAACTATAAATTTAATAACAGACTTAAATAAATTTTATAATATATAATAAGACCAATGAGTTATTACATATTACCAAAAAATATAAATAATATTAATGTTAATCCACATTATTCAAATGAATCATGTGCTCCATATATTTCGCATTCTTTATTAAGTTATTATAATGAACTTAAATGTCAAATTGACGAAATGTTTATTAACGACCAAGATTTATCTAACAATTGCATTGAAGATGTTTTAAAAATTATTAATCCATATGAATTTATTTTTTCCAAGGTGCCTGGTTCTAAATTTTCCGTAAGCAAATTACGTTCAAAAAGTAATACATTTTATGATTTATTAGAAATATACAGCAACTTAAATTTATTAGATTTATTTAAAGAAACATTGGTTTTAAATACTCTGCATTCGTCACCAAATCATGAAGAAGCTGTTGAATGTTTTGAAATATTTAGAGAATATCAATCTGATATACATATTGAAGCAAATAATATTGATATGGATAATGATTTAAGTAATTCAAAATTTGATTTTATATTTTATGAAACAAACACAGTTAATTATTTTATTTCACTAATTCAATCAATAATTATTATACTTAGAAATCAAAAATATAATGGTATATCGATTATTAAAATTGATGGAATTTTTCATAAACTAGTTGTAGATATTTTATATTTTTTATCTTCCCTCTACGACAAAGTTTATATAATCAAACCTAGCACTAATAATATTACATCATTTGAAAGATACATAGTTTGTAAATCATTTATACATAATGAACATGCTACATCATATCTAAAATTAAATTATTTGAAATTAATAATATTTATTAAGCGTCTCGAAAATAAATACATTTATTCAATTTTAGATTTTGAAATTCCATATTATTTTAAGAATAAAATAGATGATTTTAACATTATTATAGGTCAGCAACAATTAGAAGCATTAGACCAGATTATTACCATATATAAGAATAAAAATAAAGATGATAGAATTGAAAGTATTAAAAAGAATAATATACAAAAGTCGGTTTCTTGGTGCGAAAAATACAAAATTCCATGCAATAAATTTACGGAAAAAATCAATATTTTTTTACCAATAGTAAATGAAACATCGTAAATTAAATAATTTAAATATATTCGAATAAATTATTTAATAATGTCAAGTGAAATAGATTGTTTGTTTGAAAATTTTGAACATGAGAATTTAACTATTATATGTCTTCTCTCTAATGGTAATCCTGGAGCTTGTATAGTATTAGTAAATTTATTAAATGATATTGATTCACCAACACTAATCCAATTCCTTAAAAAACTCTGGACTAAAAAAATTATTGGTGCTCGTTTATGGTATATTTACAAAAATGAATGTAGTCAAGATATTCAACAATTTATAACAAAAGACTTAGAACCATTTGACAACGCATATTTTTACGAGAAATTTGAAAAATATGTTTAACTAAAGGTATCTTCGATTTAACCAATTGTATCTTCGATTTAACCAATTGTATCTTCGATTTAACCAATTGTATCTTCGATTTAACCAATTGTATCTTCGATTTAACCAATTGTATCTTCGATTTAACCAATGATATCTGCAATTTAATATGCTGCACTTCCAGTTGTAGTATTATAAGTATTTGGTGATTGAGAATAACGATTGGTTCTAAAAACTGTTCCAGGGTAATATCTGTATGGACTTGGTTGTGAAATAGGATTTTGATATTCAGGTAATCCTTTTTGAAAACGGCAAAATTTCTTATTTTCGAATTGTCCAGATTGAGAGAAGTTCAAAGGCCAAGGTGTGTTACATGTTGGGGCTTTATTCTTCAATAAGTTTTTAGTATTGTTAGCATCTCCTGCATATAATTCATTTGCAGTGACTAAGAATTGACCAGTATTATTGTAGTTTTGGATAGATGCAGCATTTGTAGAAATAGTGTCAACATTTAATTTCAATAAACGAGTGGAGCTGCATACGGCACCTTGTTTAGCAAACTGATAGTTATTTGGTTTATAAACAGTTAATTGACATCCTGCGGGATTAGTAGGACCAGATGGAGGCATACCTGAATAAGGATTATTTATGAAAACTTCGAAGACGACATTTGCTGATGCTTTTTGAGATTCTGGTAATCCTTGAATCCAATCAAAAAATCCAGGAATTGAATTAATACCAGTACTATTAAATTGGTCAACTTCAGTTTGTGTGATGATATTCTCGTTTAACATAATACCTAACATTTGATAAATAAATGCCAATTCAGTTCCTTCGTATAATTGGGTATTTAATTGGCAATTTGCTAAATAAGTATTAGCTAAAGCTAATGGTCCTCCTGGTTTAGGTCCATTATTTCCATCTACAGAATAGTAGTAAGGATTATTGTTATCATAAGGACCTGTTCCATTTGTTCTGTAAGACAAGAAATTAAATGCTTTTTGGTCAAAAGTCTTACATCTATTTTGTAAGTATTGTTTAGTTGTAGTATAATAATTCTTCTTTAAAATAGTGCTGGCATAAATAACACGTTGTCTGGCATTCTTTTCTTGATTGCAACATAATACGCGATTAGTTGTATTTGGCTCAGGATTCTCTAATAAATTAAAGTTATTTGGTTTATAAGATGCAATAATACCAACACCTTCACATGTTGTGCAATCTTTATTTAGTTGTAATACTCCGTCACGTTCATCGACAGGATTTAACTTAACTATATAAGCACCTGGTTTGTCTTGCATTTCGTTAAGTAAACCAGAACCTCCAAAACCTCCTCCGAGAGAAGTACCTTTACTAGATTTAACAAATCTATTCATGTTGTAGTTAATTAAACCATTTTCGTCAATATTTAAGGTTACATCATTGTTTTGACCATTTACAACAATATTTGGAACACCTTCTACAGGTTGTGGTGGTATAACTCTACCTTTTCTATAATGTTTAATTGGTCTGGCTAAACCAAAACCAGTTTGAAAAACATTACCAGGGTCTTTATTTGTAAGAGGTCTAATATGACCAGGTGCGGTCCCTACAGGAAAACTATTAATGCCTGTACCTTTCCAAGGTACATATTGTTTGTTATAATATGTGCTGTTATGTGTATAACCTGAAGCAGGCATTGAATTCATTCCTAATGGATAAACTGCTGATGACATTTATAATATTATTAAAGAAAATAAAAAAGTAATATTATTATATAAATGTTAAGTTTGGTAAATATATTAATAGCTTTTTTTGTATTTCTAATTATATATCAAATAATTTTAGCAAGCAATGTTGTTGAAGGATTAGAAACTCAATATAAGGATTATGATACAAATAATCCAGCAAATGCTCTTATTTTGGCTCAGCAAAATGCAGGAAATATAGAATACTTAAAGCAAAGGATTAATGTTGTCCAAGATATGTACGATGATGTGCAAGATTTAAGTGGAAATGTGTATAACTTACAAGAACAAGTGAACAGTTTAATGCAAGCTCAGCAGGATTACGCAGATCAAATGACAGGTGGAACTGCTCCAGAAATATCAGGCACTATAGAAGAAGACGAAGAACCTGAAAATAATTTAATTACATAATAGTTTTACATAAAATAAATATATCTATATAAATTAGTATATGGCAAATTTATTTCAAGAAGTATTAACAGATACAAAAGGTGTCGAGGAGAGATTACTTGGGCCTACTTATCCATATTATAAGAATATTAAGACTCCGTCAGAGATAGGAATGAGTGATAAAGGAACAATTCAACAAATGGGTAAAAATATAGATGGTTTAATTGAATATGTGGAATTGTTAGTCAGTGGAAACAGCAGAGCATCAGCAACCGGAAAGCCTTTAGGGAACAAATTTTTTTTAAAGACTGGTGGTAAATGTGCCGCAATTGATAGTTGTTCTGATCCAAATGATGTATCTACATGTGAAAAAGTAGACAGATATATATATGTTGATAATGTTCCAGAGGGTAATATTCCATTTATTTCAAGTGGTTTAGGTGTAAATTTTTCGGAATTCAAAGGTTTAATTCCCGGTGCGATGGGTAATCTAAATGTGTTAAATCCGTTTGCGATATTGAGAGCATTTCTCTCGGGATCAACGCCACCATGTCAAACAATAACAATGCAAACAATAACTAGTGATAATGTAAGATCATCCGAGTCGCATTATGTTACGCTTGCGGATATAACAAATATGGATCCATGTTCATTTCCAGACAAGAAAAATCCTGTTACTGGTCAAAAATGTAGAGAGACATTTCAAAATTTAAATCCAGAGACAGTTATGCCAGACGATCCATTAGCTCAATTATATTTTGCGAGTTTAGGAGTTGTAGGATTATTTATTTTATATCGTTTGATGGAGAAATCAAAATAATTCAAAAGTATTTAAATATATTTTATTGACCTTTAATATATGTCCAAAAATATCAATATTTGGCTATAAAAAGGGATTCAATCGAATATTTGAACGCAACATATATTTCTAGATGCAAAATGGGATGTCAAAATCATTATACTTCATGCAAAGTATGATTGCATCTGTAACGAATTGGTAAAACACGACGACTTCAGCAAGAATATCAATCTGAAATAATTCAAAAATAATTTTAAAAAATATAATTATAAATAAGAATGAATAACCAGCAATTAAATAAATATATTGGTTGGAGATGGAGTAATATAACAAAAAATACAATTGAGTCAGAATTTAGGCCACATAATGTTATATCATGTGATATGAGTTATTTTAATTCAGAAGTTTTTTTAGGAAATAAAATACGTTGTTTAGTGTTGAATGGCGTAATAACACAAATTAGATTTAATTAAATAACATATTATTTTATAATGTCAAAAAATTTTAGACAATATAAAACTAAAAATCGCAAACGTAAAATCCGTAAACAAACTCGTAGAAAGAAGATGAAAGTTGGTAATGGAGAGAAAGTGAAATGTAGTATGTGTGAAAAAATGGTCAATTTGAAAAATACATTCACACCCAGAGAATGTCTTATGAAATATGGTAAGGGCGCACATAAAATATGCGATAAATGTTGGTGGGATCCGCAAACAGGTTTTGCATTAGAGTCGTCGTCTCATTTGTGTCCGGGTTGCCAGAAAGGTTTACCGCTAACTCCGTATAAAAAACCGCCACCAGTTTTTGTCGACCTTACCGAAGAATAATATATATTAATTTACCTACTTAAAGACGTTGCACTACATGATGAAGGGAAATCCTTGAATTTTTGAAAAAAAGGTCCAAAAAAGTTCCCTACACATGAAGGAACGCGAAAACGACTCAAAAACTGAAAAGTATTTTGGCTTTTCAAAAATGGACAAAAAAAATGTCCAAAATTGGGTAGCCCAAAACGTTCTTACTGACGAAAAATTTTGTCTAGATAAAGAAAATTTATCGTCACAAATTAAACCAAAAAAAATTTTTTTGTTATGATAATTTTTTGAAAAAAAACTTAAAAATAAATTCTCAAGCTTATTTATGGGGACATTAAGGGACAAAAATGGGACAAAAATAAGCCAAAATTCAGCTTTCAAATTTTATTGTAAAGATTGTGACTATGGAACGTGTAAAAAAAGTAACTACGATGTTCATATTTTAAGTGATAAACATTTTAGGGTTACAAGTGGTTACAAAAAGGGACAGCTTTCAGTCGAAAATCAGCCGACACCTAATTCCATCGAAGATGAAAATTTTGTCTGCGCGTGCGGTAAGCAATATAAACATAGACAAGGATTATGGCGACACAAAAAAAATTGCATAAACGAAAATACCAAAAAACTTAGTGAAATTGACAAAGATGACCTCATAATCACTCTTCTTAAACAGAACGCAGATTTAATTAAAGGTCAGCAAGACATGATGATTAAACTTACTGAAAATGGCATAAATAATAATAGTCATAATACTACTCACACCAATTCTCATAACAAAGCATTTAATCTTAATTTATTTTTAAATGAAACTTGCAAAAATGCTATGAATATCACTGACTTCGTAGATTCCATTAAATTACAGCTAACCGATTTAATAGATGTCGGAGAGATTGGATTTGTAGAAGGAGTTTCGAAAATAATTGTTAAAAATTTAAATAACTTAGATGAAACTATAAGACCTATTCATTGCACAGATAGAAAAAGAGAAACTATGTATATAAAAGATGATAATAAATGGGAAAAAGAAGATGATAATAAAACAAAATTAAAGAAGGCTATCAACAGAGTTGCAAATAAAAATATAAGATTATTACCACAATTTCGAGAGCAATATCCTGAATATAGTAATTCATCTTCTAAAATATCAGACAAATATGATAAGATGGTTATTGAAGCAATGACTACTGATGACAATAAGAATGAAAAAATTATTAAAATAATTTCTAAAGAAGTTTTAATTGATAAAAATATGAAATAGTCTAATCAAATGAAAGCAAATCAATAACAGTATTTTCGGATTCTTTGTTCATTAATTGTTGTGTTAAATAATCTATAGTTTTTAATTTGGTATTCACTTCTTTTTCCAGTTTAGCTATTATTATTTGTTGCGATTTTACCACTTCTTTAAGCTTTTCACATTCTGAATAAAAATTCATTTTATTTGTATTCAGTTCGCTTAACCATTTTTGATGTGTTTTGGTCTTAATATGTATTGCAAAACTAGACCTACTATCGAACACATGATCTTTTCTAGCACCACAAGGACACCTTAATCCATTCGAAAACTTACTGGACGGCGGCAGATAATCAGCATAATTTCCATTATTATCTATATTTGGTTCATATATATCTGAATCTATTGTTAATTCCATTACTACATTATTGTAGTAATAGATTTTTAAATTCATTTTATAAATTATATTTTCTTACCACATACCTCGTAACCATCTACTTCAAAAGGATTTGCCATATTAATTTCCGATTCATTATAATTAAATGTAATTTCGTCATATTGTTTAATTTCTTTAATAGCAATTATATTATTTAATTCTATTTGTGTATTTGGCTCAAATGAATGATTAATATATTGACCATATTTATCTATAACATGCATTTCATTTCCTATATGTATACTTTCTTTTGTTGGTTGTAAAACTAATTTTCCTTGTAATTTTAAAATAACATCACCAATTGCGTATGTTCTAGTAGCATATAAACCCTTAGGTATATCTGCAGAAATTATACATCCAGTATGATTTATAAAATGTTGACCGTGTTCAATCATATTTTTAATTAAACGATGACAGATATTTACTTGAATTATTAGTAGTATAAAATATATTTAATCTAATTAAATATATTATATTTAACGTCTTCTATGACTTTTTCTTCCCTTTCTTCCGCGTCTTCTAGTTCTTCCACCAACCCAATTATGAGGTTGAGCAGTTTCACCAGAAAATGAAGCAGCATTAGCAGATAATCCAGTTGTAGGAGTATTGTCTTTAAATCCTCCTCTCATACGACGTCTTCTAGTTTTTCCACCATATGTTGAAGTTGTCATAGGTTGAGTAGTTGCGGTAGTTGTAGAAGTGGGAGCTGGTGCTAGAGTAGGTGTTGAACCGGTTAATCCAGATGTAGCACTTGAAGTAGCTTGTTTGGTCTTTTCCCAAAAGCTACTCGCGCCTTGAGTTAAAGATGAACCCCAATTAGATAATGTATCTAAGAATCCGCCTTTCATTGTTCTTCGTCTATATCTATGTCTTCTAGGCATTATATATTAGAAAAAGAAATAAATATAAATTTTTTAAGCTTTATTAACAAATCTTTTATAAGCATAAAAAGCGGCTAAAGCACCCAAAATTTGAACCATAATATATGGTAATACATCAGATTTGGATAGTTTACCGGCGGCAAATAAAGAAATGGTAACAGCTGGGTTATACGCTCCACCAGAGATGGCACCGCCAAGTAATGCTGCAACTGCTAAAGCAGCACCAATTGCCAACCAATTTCCTGTTGCGAAAATAACAAACATCAAAAACATAGTTCCCAAAAATTCAACTAAATATTTTTTCATTATATAATAAATAATTATAATATTTCTATAATTATTTTGTAAATATATCATATAAAACTAATAATTTTGACGCACAATCGCACCCCATGCACAAACCTGACCATTACTTAAACTGGTATTTTCAATTGCTCCCTTTTTTTTGGGTGGTACACATCCTCCTGAACGAGCTCTTCTTATTGATGAACGAGTTCCACTTGGATAATAACTTTTAGTTCCTGTTGGTACAGCATTTGGTAAGTTTACTTTATATGCCGTTTGACCTACAGCATTTGCCTTAACAATATTAACGTACATAGATGATGGAATTGGTGGAATATAATTTGTATGTGTTGATATAGGAACTTGTCTTTGAGAAGAATTAATTACGTATGCTTGTGGAACAGAGATTTTTCCTAAAGCAACTTGATTAGCCTTTACTTGTTGAGAAATGGCTGTTCTTAAATATTGTTTTCTCATATTTGAGTTCATATCAGCATAAACGGGTTCTTGCATTGGATAAAATTGAGGTGGTGTTGGACGAATACCAGCTAAAATACCATAACTATGATAAGGTATTTGACAGGGTGTTTGACTTGTGCTTAATGGCCCAGTTATAGGAGCATTAACATAATTATTATAAGATACAGAACCTATATTAGTTGATACCGCGTATGGAGTAGTCATTATATATATCAAAATATATTATATTTAATAGCATAATATGTAAAATAACCAAATGTAGCACCTGAAAATAATAACGTTAGACCATTTAATACAAATAGTTTATTTGTATTATTTTCATTCATCAATACATTACGATTCGCAATGCTATTGTTTATTAAATATAATGAATTTGAAAATAAATAAACAGAACCTAAAATTGTGCCAGATAAAATTATTGTTTTTGGAAGCATTTTATAAATTAATTATTTAGTTAGTTTTATACAGTTTTAATTTAATAATATTGAGCCTTATATGGGTTATAGTGTGGATTTGAACCATAACGTCTATAATAGTGTGGCTGTTCTTTAACTAGAACAGTTTTTGTGGTTGTAGTAGATGGCACTGTTCTACTGTGCATAAATCCTAAAAATATTAAAACAAGAAGAGCAATAATTAAGATATTAGCTTTATCCATTTATATATTTACTTTATATTTTTTATCGAAGTAATTTCTTTTTTTACTTGATTAGGAGTTCCACAAAATAAACATAATTGAACATTTACATTAGGTTCAACTATTAAACTATTATTTTTTTTACATTTACAACATTTAAATACGCCATTCAATTGGCATATTTTAGAGGTATTAAAGTCCGTTTTCTGATATAACATTTGAAGTCTATGATTATTCATATGTTATATAATATTCCTAAATTATTTTACTTAATATCTTCTAATTGCTCTAATAGCAGATTGACTTGATTTTGATTGATCACCTCCATAAGTTAAATCATTATAGTTCTTATTAACTGCCTTTTGCTTCAAATAAGTAACATAGTCAGAACTATCATACACAAACTTAACATTGCAAGCAGCCGCTGGAATATTATTAAGAAGTTGAAGATTATTATAAGCAGCAGATGGAACGCAAGTGCTTTGGACCGCACCGAATCTTTGTCTTAAACCTTTAAGTCCAGGTCTACTTTGCGGTGTTTGACAAGTTCCACCACAAGAATAATTTTCACGACTTAATAAATCTCCAGCATTATTAACCGCTCTAAATGGAGTAGTAATTGGTTGTTTTAAATTATCGCGCCTCAATTGACTTGGGTATGTTGTATTCCAAGCATTTTTTAAAGTAAAACGAATATGTTCAAATTCAGGATAACGTTTATCAACATTTTGAGTTTGTTGTGGCATATAACCTCTAATAGCACCACCTGAGTTTTTTGGATTAACTACAAATTCTTGAAACGCTACATTACTTCCATTAATTGGGCTTGAATATCCTACAGATGTCGACATTTATATAATACATTAGTAAAAAAGTTTTTTAAAATGTCTCTAAACTTTTATAGAGAGAATAAAATATTAAAATAATGTATAATGTTCAATTTTTTGATGTTAGTAAGTGCTATTGTTTTAGTATCTATTGATTTCGTTTACTTAAATGTAATAAAAGACTATTTTGGCTCTCAAGTTCAACGTATTCAAAATTCCACTATGAAAATAAATTATTTAGGAGCTATAATATGCTATATATTGCTAATTGTTGGAATTAATTATTTCATTATTAAACCACATAAATCTGTTAGTGATGCGTTTTTGTTAGGAATTATTATATATGGTGTTTATGAAACAACTAATTATGCTACATTAAAAAATTGGTCTATTTTAACTGTTATTATTGATACATTATGGGGTGGAACTTTATTCGCATCAACCACTTATCTCGTAAATTTATTACGCTAAATATTATACTATTTATATTTATAAATATCTTAAAGAGAATATTATAATCATTATAAATGGAACATATACAAAAATTTATTGAAAATAGTTTTTATGATGAAGAAGAACGGATAGATACTATGGCAGATTTTGTTTATTCATATAATAATTGTGAATTGTTAGAAGGATGTGTTATGGAAGATATCATTTATATAAATGAAATTGATGAACATACAAGCACCTCTATTTGTTTTACCCATAAACAACAACCAAATTGTATATATATATGGAATATGGAGATGTCTGCTTTACATCTAATTGCGACTAGATATGAGTTAGAATTTAATAAACCAAGTGAATTAAAATCCGCACATATATTATCAAATTCAACGGACGAATTTAAGTTTATATTTTATTTATTTGAACCAGGCATTTATATTGATAACTGGGCTTTTTTGAGAATATCCGAAGACACCTATATAAATCGTTCAGACTTTACATTACTATCTTATTATGAACCACATAAAAAATGTAATATACAATGGAGTGATGAAATAACCGTAAAATTAGATAATGCTTCTAAATGTAGTATTTTCAAAAATAATACATTAGTGTCAGGATTTAAGGATAAAAAAGGTAATTTTACAAGAGGAGATAGTTCTACATCTGCTTATACCGACGCGGATAAAAAAAAATTAATTATATTTAATGATGGTGATGTTGGTCATATTATTATTATTTCTAAAGTATAAATTATTATTATATGAAATTATATTTTTTATATAATAATTGTCAAATACTTATGAATATGCGCCTCCTTTATAGACGTATTTAAACATTTTATAATCCAAAATTATTTTATATTTATTATTTATCCTTCAGTTAACAAACGTGGTGCGATATTCATTGTATTCAATTCTTGGAATAATAGCTTGCATGAATAAGGAATTTCTACATATGCAAAGTCCGCTCTGTTACCGCAAGTATGACATAAGTGAATATGCATCTTATCATTATAAGACGCAATAAGACCACATTTCCTGCAAACAAATACTGAATATTTATCAGAAGCATCATACATTCTTCCTCGTGTAAATCTAGAAGCACCGTGAGAAACCATACAATCTCTCTCCATCTCACCAAATCTTAGACCACCATCACGACTGCGACCTTCGGCTGGTTGTCTGGTAAGATTAACCATAGGACCAATTGAACGACTATGTGCCTTGTCATTTACCATGTGCTTTAAGCGTTGATAAAAGACAGGGCCCATAAATACACTGCATTCGACTTGTTCACCAGTTAAACCATTATATAATAACTCGTTACCATGTGCTTCATAACCAGCATTCAGTAATAAATCACAAATGTCTTTAAGCTCAAAATCGCCAAATGCAGTTCCATCGCCAAATAATCCAAGTTCAACAAGAACTTTACCTAGAACAGTTTCCTTCAATTGTCCAATAGTCATACGAGATGGGATTGCATGAGGATTAATAATAATATCAGGTCTTACACCATTTTCAGTATATGGCATATCACATTCCGGAATAATATTACCAACAGTTCCTTTCTGTCCATGTCTCGAGCTAAATTTATCACCAATTACTGGTTTTCTTACTACTCTAGTTCTTACCTTTGCAAAATTATATCCTTCGCCATTTCTATCAATAAAATTTTTATCTACATAAGTCTCTTCGGCAGTTTTATAAATTTTACTCTGATCTTCATACTTGATAATTTTAGTATGATCATTTCTATTTTCTTTAATAGGTGTGACCTTTGCAATAATAACATCACGATTTTCAATCAAAGTATTTTCAGGAATAACACCTTTCGAGTTAACCTTATTATAATTTCCCATCTTTAAACCTTTAGTTTTAGTTGGGTCAGGTTTGCATCTAATTTCTTCATCACCATTAATTTTTTGCTTGTCTTCATCTTTTTCAGTATGATAAATAGTTGCTAACGCCATACCTCTATCGATAGAACCCTTGTTGACTAATAGCGAATCTTCTTGATTATATCCGGTATGAGTCATAATTGCTACTATAAGCTGAGAACCAGATGGAATTTTATTTAAGTGAATTAAATTCATGATACGTGTTTCAACAAGTGGCTTCATTGGATAATTGAGAACATATGCGGTTTTATCCATACGATTTTCATAGTTAGTCGCATAAACACCCATTGCTTGTTTACCCTGTGCACATTGATACGTATTTCTAGGTGATTGATTATGTTCTGGAAATGGAATACAAGATGCTAAAACTCCAAACATAGTTGATGGATGAATTTCGCAGTGTGTAAATCTGGACAAATTATTAGTAGGATCAATAATATCTTTTGGATTTGTAGCAATCATAGACCAACTTTGTTCTTCTGGGTCAATATATTCTAAAACGGCTTCATCAAGCTTTGAAGATGCTAACAAATGTTCCCAATTATATTCACCAGAATTAATTTTCTCGATAATTGTATTATTGATAAGAATATTTTTATTTTTAACACGTAATAATGGTCTGGTTAATCTTCCGCTATCATTGCATACTCTAATTTCTTTTAATTTATAATCAAAGACAATTGATGTATAAATATTAATAATTCCCTTATGTTTTTTATCCTTTAAGGAATTATATAACTCAATCGGGTTCATAGTAATACCAACCCATGAACCATTAATGAACACTTTAACTTTATCGTAAATAATTTCTGGTGTTAATGATGCATCGTCAATTTTAATGATATTAGGCATAATGTATTCATATAATGGCAATGAATTAGAATAAATAGTCAAGTGACTCATGTAGGCCAAATTTTTTACAACTCCAACGGATTGCCCTTCTGGTGTGTTATGTGTTACTAAACCATCTTTTAAACAAAACCTTCCGCGTTTATCGTAAAGTTGCCAGCCTACATATGGTCCAACACCTGCCTCCACCAATGTAAATTTTGAACACATAAAAGATTTATTTCTAATTTCATCAGTTTTATTTTTTGCCTGAAATAATTTCTTACGTGGTAATAGAGTAGGAATTTCATCAATATTATAACCAGTAATTCGTAGTTCTTTATATGTGCTAAATTTTTTTTCATTAGTGACGGCATCTGTCCATTGGCTTTTTCCTTGTGCAATACTACAACAAAACCCTAAAGACATTGCTAGTTTATGCGCGTCTTCAATAATTCTATAATTATTAGGACCTTGACTAATTCGAATTTCATGTCCATTATTACGCACAGACCCATCAGTATCAATTAATCCTGCCAACACTTTTAATCGTGTTTCTCTGTCGTTTTTAAGATATTCATTTGGAATATGTTTATTCTTTACTAAATTATATTTTCGTAAATATTTTTTAAGAGGTGATTCTTCTACTCTATTACATTCACCATTTGAAGCTGCATCACAATTTAGCTTTGAAACAATAGAGAAACTGTATTTGTTACCTTTTTTGATTAATGCTCCATTAATTGAAGCCCAATTTTCCCAATAAGCTAATGTCTCATTATCTGTGTTATAATTTAAAGCAAAACCAGTTCCATCACTTAACCCATCTCCCAACCACATTCCAAGCAAATATGGATCCATTTCTACATCCTGTTTAACCCAATTAATTTTTTCTACTTTAAATAAAACCAATTTATCTTGTGTTCTCTTGTCTAATTTTAAATAATTTTCAATAGTTATATCTAATGTATCATCTTCTTCAATTTTGCTAATATATTCTTGAGCATCAATTAATTCCTTAAAATATTTTTCTTTAAATCTCATATCGTTTTTATCAAGAAATTCAACAGCATATTTATAATTTCTATCTTTTCTGTTAATATTAACTAAATTTCTATGTCCACGAATTTTTAAGGTAAGAATATGGTTATCTGTTACTCTATGTTTGATAAAGTTGTTCTTATCTGGAATGATGTCATACATATTCTTAAATCCAGAACAAGTTGTTCTAACACTTGTAGGATTTCCATTATCGTCGACTAATAAATCACCTACTTCAATTTCTTTGGCAAGTTTAATTGTTCCATCCCACATTAAAATAGGAGTTTCTGGATCAAAACATTCAGCAGGACACAAGAACCCCCATGTGGTATTATGCAATTTACGAGGTGGAATTAACTTGCCACTTTTATCAGTTGGTGTAGAAATTCTTCTTGCGTGACTTAAGCTGGATACATAGTTAAGTCTATTATAAACTTGAGCAACACCAACTTTATTTGAATTGCTATGTTTAATACCAAAATCTCCGGTAGATAATGCTCTTTTAATTCCGTTTTCAATGGTTGCAGATTTAATAATTTTATAGATATTTGTCAAATTGATAATATTTTCGTAGTCATCCTTAGAACGCCATGAACCAGTATTAATTTCACGAATGACTTGTTTTTCCATATCTTTTACGAGCTTATTGAAATAATTTCTATATAGGTTATTTAACAATGTTCCCGTTCCATCAACACGCTTGTTCAAGTAAGAATCTCTATCATCTTGCTTGATAATTTCGAAGTATGCTAATAACAACTTATTAGCCATATAACCCAAGAAATAAATTTTTTGTTCCATGCTATGACAATGTGGAAATAAATCGTTATTCAAAATATCTAAGGTAAATTCATGCTTCTTTTTGGCTCCGGTTTCCTTGTCCATGTTAATTGGTGTATACATTGCAAAACTGGTAATGTATTTAATACATTCTTCTTGTGTTAAGAACTTATTAGCCTCAATGGTAGATGCTTGCAATGCTTCCAATAATTTCTTATTTTTTTCATCATTAATGTCAAGTAAAATCTTCTCGCAAATATCTCTGTCAGATAGCACCCCTAATGCTCTGAAAACAATAAACAAAGGAATTGGTTGTTTAACTCTTGGAATTTCAATTACGATTGGTAAACCAAAACCATTATTTTTAGACGATATAAGCATAGAGATTTGTTTAGGAGAAATGCATTTGAAATCAGGTACAGATTTGATTTCAGCCTTCCATAAATATTTGGTCTCATTTTTTTCAACATTAAAACAATAGACACGATTTTCAGCTGCGCGTTCTTGTCCTAATACAGTTTTTTCTGAACCATTGATAATAAAATATCCACCAGCATCAAACTTGCACTCACCAGTTTTTTCATTATCAAAATGTTTATACTGGTTTAATACGCAAATGTTAGACTTCAACATAATTGGTAACTTGCCAATATGAACTCCTGGAATGGTCTTGTGAAAGATTTGTGTATTTTCAAGATTAGTACCATTTCTTACGACATATTTAATGTTAATGTCGATGGTAGTTGCAGCAGAATAAGTGAAGTTTCTGAGACGAGCTTCTTGTGGAAACATTAATTTAATGGCACCATTATTCTCGTGAATTTGAGGTCTGTAGATATGAAAATTTTCAAATGTGATAAAGATTTCTAATGCATATTTTTTAGAAGCTGGGTCGAAGTCTTGTTCAGACGCAATATGAACTGGATTAAACATCTCAATAGTTTTAATAATTTGATAAGAAACAAAATTATTATAAGATTCTAATTGATGTCTAACAAACCTTTCTAATTGTTGACCTCGGAAATATGATTCAATAATATTCCAAGGAGTTTCAATGTAAGGTTCATTCTCGATATCAAATACTTCATTTAAATTAGCGGCACTCATTGTTGTTAAATCGATATTATTTGACATCATTTTTCCGGTTATTTATTATTTCAATTTTTTTTTAAATGTTTTTAATAATATATTTAGTTTGACATTTATATATAATATAAATATGCATTAGTTTATATATAAATCAATAACTTATTTCTCACTGGAAACGCTCTTCCAAAGAGAATGAGATGTGCTAGTTGAGCTCTTGGTTGATGAACGACTTCCCTCTAATGGTTCTCTAAATGTGATACGTCTATGACTTCTAGTTCTTGTTGCACTTTTCATAGAACTTTTCTTAGGTGTTTTTGATAATGAAACGCGTCTTAATGATACATTTCTTCTTTTATTCATTTTGACAACTTTTTTACTACTACTTTTGCTACTACTTTTACTTGAACTACTTTTGCTTTTAGGTCTTGAACTACTTTTAGAGTTAGAACTCGAGTCCCATGGATTGCCGAAAAATTTTCTCAGATTCACTCTTCTGCGTTGTCTAAGTGAACGAAACGATGTCTTTGACATATATAATAAACAATTATAAAATAATATAAAATTAAAATATTATTATTAATAAATGTCTAATAAACGCAATCGAAATTATCTAGACCCTACAAGAATAAACAATTATAATAAATTTATATCAACATTAGATAATACAAATAAAAAAGAATCTAAATTGGAAGAAATTAAAAGAACATTAAATACTGAAGAAAATATTAAAAGGGAAATTGACAAAATAATTGAAAATATAAATAGTAATTTCACTTTAAATGACATGTCTTCGCCTAATTTTACGGGACAAACTCAAAATGATATTTGTGAACCAATTGATCCAAATAAATATGTGGATTTTTTAAATAAAGGTTTAAATATAAAAATCTATAAACTTACACCAAAAACTTCTCCAATTCAAAAAAAAGAAGAGATTCCTGTTCCAATTAGAGAGACAATAAATATTAATGTTGAGATAAACAATATTTCTGATATATTAAAATTAATTGATAGATATCAAAATGATCCTGCAATTAAATATAATATTGATATGAAAGCTTTGCATAATATTAAAGAACCTCTGGAAGAATTAAATAATATGATTGGAATGAAAGATTTAAAGAACAATATTGTAGATCAGATTTTATATTTTATTCAGCAATTACATAAAAATAAAAATTCATCGGGTGAATTTTTACATACAGTTATTTATGGTCCACCTGGAACTGGTAAGACCGAAATCGCAAAAATTATGGGGAAAATTTATAGTAAAGTTGGTATTCTCTCGAAGGGTACTTTCAAAAAAGTAACTAGAAGCGATTTAATTGCTGGATACTTAGGTCAAACTGCATTAAAAACAAAAGATGTTATCAAAGAAGCAATGGGTGGTGTATTATTTATTGATGAAGCTTATGCTCTTGGTAATCCCGAAAAGCGTGATAGTTTTGCTAAGGAATGTATTGATACTTTATGCGAGGCATTAAGCGATAATAAGGAAAATTTAATGGTAATTATAGCAGGATATGAAAAGGAATTGAAAGAGAGTTTTTTTGCATTTAACCAAGGGTTGGATTCAAGATTTACATGGAGATTTAAAACAGACGAATATACAGCAGAAGATTTATATCAAATTTTTATTAAAATGGTGAAAGATATTGGTTGGGAAATTGATACAGACTCAAACATAACGGTTGACTGGTTTAAGAAAAATAAAGATTATTTTCAGTTTTTCGGACGAGATATAGAAACATTATTAGCAAAAACAAAAATAGCACATAGTAGAAGGGTGTTTTGTCTTCCAGAAACAGATAAGAAAAAAATAAATCAAAAAGATTTAGATAAAGGATTAGAAATTTTCTTAAGAAATGACGATATAAAAAATAGAAAGGATGAAAAAGAGATGAAACGATATCTGTATAATACTCTTTATAGTTAAAAATTATATTTAATTTTATTTAATATTAATAATATAATGTCAAATAAAACAATTTCAATTAATCCATCTTTATTTAGTGTAGGTAGTTCAAAAACTAAAAAAAATAGAGAGAAAAAAGCAAAACCAACTGCAGTGCAATTAATTTCACCAAACGTGTTAAAAAATAAGCTTTTAAAAAGAATAAAAGAACATAAACAAAAAGAAACTCAAGATTTAGAAAATAATAAACGTAAATTAAAAGATAATAATGCAGTAGAACCAATAAAGGATTTTGAAAATGAAATGCTTAAATTTAATGATGAGTTTACAGATTCAATAAATTATTTGCAAACTTTGTCAAAACAAAAAAAAATTGACGCTGAAAAAAAAACCTATGAAGATTTTAAACAAAAGAAGAAAGAAGAGATAGAGAGAAGAACAGTAAGAAATTATCATGAATTAAATAAAGTTAAACCTAGTGTTAATATTGATTTACCAGATGAATTAATACAACCAATTATTGCTGAACCATATAAAATAAATCCACCACAAAAACTGAATGATGTTCCATATGGTATATTGAAAGGAGGAATAAAACCGAGTTATAGAGAATGGGCAAGAACACAAAGAAATAATGTAGTAACAAATCCGAATGCGTCGCTTATTATTCAAGGAGGCATAAATACTCAACAATCAGCTAGAGAGAATAGATTAAATTTATTGAGACAAAAAATTAAAAATAAAGCCGAGAAATCAAATGTGGACCCCATTTTAACAGAAAATTACATTAAAAAACCACAACCCAATCAGGAACTGTTTATGATGCCAATTTCACAACAAGAGCCGCCACAAATTACACCACCATTCATACCACAAAATACACAGCCAAACAACGAACAAAATGGAGGACAACTTGTAGCTACAAAACACATCACAAAAAAGACAATTAAACGAAAATATACTCTTGGAAAATCTAATTCCAAAAAAACTGTTGGAGTATTAATTAAAGACCGAGGAACAAGAAAACGAATTTTAACTGCTCAAAAGGATTTAAAACGCAAGAATATAAATGATATTAGGTCATATTTAAGAGAACATAATCTTATTAAAACAGGTAGTAATGCACCAAATGATGTTTTAAGAAAAATATATGAGTCTGCAATGCTTTCTGGTGAAATAACAAATAGTAATACGGAAACTTTACTTCATAATTTATCAAAAGAAGACAAAGAATTATAAATAAAATATATGTATAGTTTAATATGGAACAAATAGGAAAAAAATTAACATATAAACAAAAAGAATTTTTTGAAAATCTCTCTATGTATATTGATCATCCTCTTTATTTTTATGGAAGTATTTGTAGGGAAGATTATTTACCTGGTAAAAGTGATATAGATGTAGATATATTTACTGACTATGAATCTAGCACAATCCAGTTATTATGTAATCATTTAAATATAAATAAAAGCGAATTTAGAAAATCATTTTATAAAATTAATACAACAATTGTTCGTGGTTATAAATGTAAATATAAAAATGAAAATAATAATATAGAAACCGAATTATCAGTTTATAATAATAAATATAAACAAATAGTCTTAGAAGAGCATGATAGATGTAAATCGCTTCCCTTTTATATATTATTTATACTTATAATTGTAAAATTTTTTTATTATAGATTAGGAATTATATCAAATGACATGTACAAATTTATAAAACTAAATCTAATGAATCCAGGTTCAGAATTTAAATTTATACTTGTTGATAGTTAATATAATAATATTAAAGATAACTTATAATATTATAATATGTCGCTAATTACAGAATATTTTGAATTAACAAAACGGTTTCAAGATGAATATGGAGGGAATACTATATTATTGATGCAAGTTGGAGCATTTTTTGAGGTATATGGTATATATGATAAGGAAACTGATATTATTACAGCAAGTAAGATTACAGATTTCTCTCAAATTTGCGAGCTAAATGTTGTCGATAAAAATACTTGCGTTGGAAAAAATAATGTTATGATGGCTGGTTTTAAAGATTTTATGATTGAAAAATATTTAAGAAAAATTCAAGATGCTGGCTTTACTGCAGTTGTTTATACACAGGATGAAAATATGAAAAATACATCAAGAAGTTTAGCAGGAATTTTCTCTCCAGGAACTTATTTTCAAACTGAAACACAAAATCTAACAAACTCTATCTCTTGTATTTGGGTGAATTTAATTGAGAACAAAGTTCTTTTGAAAGGAAAATATGTTGTCATTGGAGTTGCAAATATAGATATTTATACAGGTAAGACAAGTATATTTCAATTTAAGGAAACTTATGTTAACAATCCAACAACTTATGATGAATTAGAGAGATTTATTTCAATTTATAATCCGAGCGAAGTAATTTTAATTTCAAATTTACCAGATGAACAAGAATTAGATTATGTTATAAGTTATGCAGGTATATCGTGCAGTTTAATTCATAAAATTCATATTAACGATACAATTAATAATATAAAAATGACAAGAGTTAAGAATTGTGAAAAACAGCCATATCAAAAAGAAATTCTCTCTAAATTCTATAAATTTGATAGCTTCGATGTTTTTGTACAAAATTTTTACGAAAATAATATAGCTACACAAGCCTTTTGTTATTTATTAGACTTTGTTTATCAACATAATCCTCAATTAGTAAATAAAATCTCTGAACCTATCTTTGAGAATTGTTCTACACGTTTAACATTAGCTAATCATTCACTCAAACAACTAAATATAATAGATGACGGTTCTGTAAAATCTTCCAAGTTGTCATGTGTTTCATCTCTTTTAAATAGTTGTTATACTCCTATGGGAAAGCGAAAGTTTAAATATAATATGTTAAATCCAATATGTGATGAAAATACATTGCGTCGCGAATATGACATAACAGAATATATTGTATCTAATTTTGACTCTAATATTTGTCATAATTTAAAAACAAAATTACCAAGTATTAAAGATTTGGCAAAATTTGAGAGACAAATATTTCTTAAAAAAATCTCTCCAAAATCAGTGTATACTTTGCATTCAAGTATAAAAACAATTAATTTGTTATTTGATTTGATTAAAGTTGATGAAACAATAATGAATTACTTGAAAGATTTTGATGAAAATATAAAAGAAATTGGAAATATATGCGAACAAGTAATATTATTTATAGAAAACAATATTGATTTAAATTTAGCAAAGGACATTGACCAATTGCAACAATTTGAAATAAATTTTATTAATAAAAATGTTGATGCAGAATTGGATAAAAAAACCGAGACCTTAAAAGATTCTGAATTAGGTCTAGAGGCAATAAGGGAATATTTAAGTAATTTAATAGAGAATAAGGAAAAGAAATCAGCAAAATCAAATGAATTCGTTAAAATACATGAGACCGAAAAAAATAATTATAGTTTGGTTTGCACAAGTAGAAGATGTAAGATATTGCAAGATGCTCTACCAAGTGTAGAAACTGAAATTACGTTAAATGCATCAACAAAACCTTTTACTTTTAATATTTCAAAAACCAAATTTTCATTCGAAAAGCAATCATCATCAAATAATTTTATAATCGATGCACAAATTCATAATTTTTGTAAGACAATTTCGTCAATTAAAATATCATTGAAGGATTTAATTACTCTTATTTATAATCATTTTATAGAAGGATTAAGTGTCTATCAAATTCAAATAGATAAAATTATAAATTTCATAACTTTAATTGATGTGATATATGCTAAGGCTTCTTTAGCAAAACAATTTAATTATTGTAAGCCAGAAATTGTTGAAGCAGAAAAGGCTTTTGTTGATGCAAAAGGTTTACGACATTGTTTAATCGAGAGATTTCAAATGAACGAGTTATATATTTCAAACGATATTTCACTCGGGGATAGAAAGTCAGATGGTATTTTATTATATGGAACAAATGCGGTGGGTAAAACAACATTGATTAGAGCATTAGGTATTTCTATTATATTGGCGCAAGCAGGCATTTATGTTCCTTGTTCTTCATTTAGATTCAAACCATATAAGCATATATTTACTCGCATTATAGGAAATGATAATATTTTTAAAGGACTGTCAACTTTTGAGGTCGAGATGTCAGAGTTGCGCACCATTTTACGACTAGTTGATGAAAATAGTTTAATATTGGGAGATGAGTTATGCTCTGGGACAGAAACTGTTAGTGCAACGAGTATTTTTGTGGCAGGTATTCAAAAACTACATGCGTGTAATAGTAGCTTTATATTCGCTACACATTTGCACGAAATAGTTGACTACGAAGAGATTACTTCTCTCCAAAGTGTTCACTTAAAACATATGGAAGTTAAATATGATAGAGAGAATGATGTCCTTGTATATGATCGCAAATTGAAAGATGGTCCTGGTAATAGTTTATACGGATTAGAAGTGTGTAAGTCTTTGAATTTACCACATGACTTCTTAGAAGCTGCGAATAATATTCGTCTTAAATATAATCCTGATGGTAGAAGTATTCTTTCTCTCAAACAATCTCGTTATAACTCCAATAAAATTGTCAGTACATGTGAAAAATGCGGTAAGAATATGGGAACAGAGGTTCATCATCTACAACATCAGGCAGACGCAGATGCTAATGGTATTATTAAAAATGATGACGCAATTTTCCATAAAAATAACCTAGCAAATTTGATGACATTATGCGAGACATGTCATAATGAGCTACATAAGACAAATACTAAACAAAAACGGGTGAAAACCACAAAGGGAACTGTTCTCTCGAAATTATAATATATAAAATATATATAATGAATATTTCACACGTTAACCAACCAATTATTCCGTATTACAGTCCTATTTCTGCAAAAGGAGGAAAAAGACGTAAAAGTAGAAGACAACGTACCAGAAAATACAAAATAAGTAATAAATCAAGAACTAGAAGAAGATATTATTCTTAAATTATAAATCAAATATTTAAATCTATAATTTAAATCATTTAATGTCTTCTATGATGTCTGCGTCTAGTTCTGCGACCACCACTTAATTTACGACCACGAGAACGTCCACGACTAATTGAACGACCACGAGAACGACTTCTTAAACTTTTACTAACAGTTTTGACGCCTTTAACACCCAAATCTAAACCTGTTGCCATTGTTCCGTAAACTGCAGATACACCTTTTTCAACAATTGGAATAGATGCATCAGCTACATCTTTAGCTGCGGTTCCGACAGTTTTTAAACCTTTATCAACAACAGGTAAAGCTTGGTTTGCTGTTTTATTGATAGTTTTCATAACGCTACTTTTACGCGATTTTCCCATTATAAAATAAGTATATAAAATATTTATTTATATTAGATGGATTTCAAATATTTACTAAAGATTTTAATTGTTTTTTTCCTAATTCTCTCTGTTATTATTTTTATAAACTCAATTGACTTGACTCTAGATGAACCTGATATACAAAACAAACTACTTTATGAAGGTCTTGATACTATATTGCCATCAAATCAAGCGTTTTGTGAGGCTAATAAAGGTTTTGAACTAGAACAATCCTGCAACGATTTAACGAAACAAAACTGCGGATTGACTTCATGTTGCGTCTGGACAAGTGATGACAAATGCAAAGCCGGAAATAAATCAGGACCTATATTCAATTCTAATTCAAATGGTAAGACAAATTCTCTGGATTACTATTACTTTCAGAATAAGTGTTATGGAGAGAAATGTCCTAATAATTAAGTTTTTTAAATCTCTATACATTATTAACAAATTGAGCATTGTTATAATAATCTGTTTAATTGCAAATACTGCTATATAACGAAAACAATTCATATATAGACAATGAGCTGTATAAATTTTTGGATGATAAAAATTTGTAACAAGACAATTAAATATATTATTTAATTATGGATTTTATTAAATGGTAAAATAAATTATTGCTACTCCGTTTCCTCCAACTCCTCCAGGGTTTCCTCCGCCAGTTTGACCTGAAGGAGGATTCCAACCACCTCCACCTCCACCTCCTGCTCCATATCCGGTGCCTTGATTATTTTTATTAACGTTAATAGTTCCCGCTAATCCACCAACGTAGTTAACTGCACCACCTCCATTACCAGTGTTATTCGTATTGTTTGGTCCATATCCTCCACCACCACCTCCACCGGTGTTTATTGTTTCTCCATAAATAGTTGTATATTGTGTACCATTAAAGCCGTTAGAAGGAGTAGGGTTTCCACCATTTCCACCATTTCCATTGCCTAAACCACCAGATATAGTTCCCTGGTCAGCGTTGCCACCGTGATTGCCTCCGTTTGCAGTAAAATTTAAAGGTCCACCTAAAAAAGTAGTGTTTTCTCCATTTTGATTTGGGTTAATGTACACCAATCCCCCTGAACCAACTGACAAAGAGTATGTAACACCAGCCTGTACCGAAATTCCTGTTTGATGAACAAATTGTCCACCACCACCTCCTCCACCACCAGCTCGCTGTATTCCACTAGATGATGTTCCTTGACCATATCCACCTGCACCACCTCCGCCCACTAAAATTATGTCTACATAACCAGATGATAAAAACGTAATATTACAAGAAGCAGTTAACCAAGTTGTTGAAAATGTTATAACTCCTGTGTTAATAAATTTATAAATATAATAATTATTTGAATAATAGCTCGTTACATTCATATAAGCATTTTTATTTGTGATTGTAATTAATTGAGTAGGGTATTTTGCAAAAATATCACATAAATCATTTACACCAAACTTATAACCAGTAGTATTTGCTTTTGTTCCGCTACCAGGATAAGCACCAAAAATTTCATTAAGGTCTTGTCCATTGGATATTTTATAACCAGTGGGTGTAGGATAAGCAGTCCCTAAACTTAGTGGTTGGAAAATATTAGATAAATCAAAACCTCCCACTGTAAAATTAGTTGTTGGATTACTCATTTTACTATTTTAATATAAAATAAAAAATTGATTTAAATTTAAAATATATTAGAATAATATACCTAGTTATAATATAAGAGATGATCATCCCTGTTAAATGTTTTACATGCGGTAATGTTATCGCAAATAAATATAGATATTATCAAGCGGAAGTCCGTAAAAGAAAATTAGCAAAAAGTGTCGGAAAAGATTCAGCTGATATCGACAAAGTGCTTTATTTAACAAAAGAGTTTCATGATAAGACACCAGAAGGTGAGGTTCTTGATGAATTAAATATGAAAAAAATGTGTTGCAGAAGACATTTCTTAACTCATGTTGATATTGAATAATTTCTTATTATATTATATAAATGGCTAAAATCAAGAATAACTTCGTTAAACAGAGTTCTAAAAAGCAAAAAATTTATAGAATGAAAGGCTGTTCCAAAACTCGTAAAAATTATTTAGGTGGTAGTCCAGACGCGCCTTTAGCTTATACAGGAAAACCTATTTTTTCTGTTCCAAATCCAAACTTAGCCTACACTGGTAAAGGCGGTTCTTCATGCGGATTAAGTAATCCAGCTAAAATTTCTGTGAATACAGATAGTAGTAATCCAGCATATCCTAATACAGGACCTCAAGTTAGATATGATACTCTATTTAATAATGGTTCTATTCAGCTTGGTGGATGTGGTTGTGCCGCACCTTTAGTTGGTGGAGGAAGAAGACGTAGAAGAGGTGGTTCGTGTCCTGAATGTGCTCCAGGATTTATGATTGGTGGAACAAGACATAGAAACGGTTGTCGCTGTTCACAATGCAAAAGCCAAAGTTCAATGAAAGGAGGGAATAAGGGAATTCCTTATCCAGATGGTTTAGTCGGCAAACCATGGACACCAAGTATAGGTGGATGGCCTGGTGTAAATGGTGTTCCAGGTGATAGTAATTATTATCCTGTAAATACTTATAATAATGATGTTTCAAGACAAATGGTAGATGTAGGCGCAAATAGACCTTTCTTAAATATGAAAGGAGGTAAGCGAAAACAAAGAGGCGGAACAGTATCGAATTTTCTTGGACAAGATTTAATTAATTTAGGTAGACAATTTCAATTTGGTGTTGGAAGTGCTTATAATGCTTTAGCTGGATATGCGGCACCAGTAAATCCTATGCCTTGGAAAGACCAATTTCCTTCAAGAGAGATTATTAATCCAGCGACAATTTAATTTTTTTCTGGTAATAATTTATAATGGCTCGTTTTCCTACAACATTTAAAGAGTTATGTACTCCAGCAGCTTTGTATTTTATTATATCAATGTTCGGTTTATTGATGGTGATCTTTCAAAATTTAGGTAATACAAATAGCTATCATGTTGGTGATTTTTCTTGCCGCGTTCCTAATACATTTTTAGTTTTTGTTATTAAGTTTATTTACATTGTATTCTGGACTTATATCCTTAACTTAATTTGCAAGGATGGACATGTTGGTATTTCTTGGCTTCTTGTTCTTCTTCCTTGGATTCTTTTATTTGTTATTATGGGTATGATTATGCTCAATATGTAAATCGTAAAAATAAATATATAATATAAATAGTATATATATATTATATAATGTCAAATAAAGTAAAAAATGGAATGTCATATGAGAAAAATGGTTGGAAATATATTTCTATTCATGGAAAACCGAGAGAAAGAGGATATGCATATGGATATTTATGTGCAAAGGAATTTAAGGAAATTCAAAATATGTTGAAATTTCTAATGATGGAAGCTTATGGTCAGACTTGGGAATTTTTTATCGATAAAATTTCTGAAGGTTTTAAATCTATGACTGAGAAAGATTTCCCTGAAATTTATGAGGAAATGGTTGGAATAACTGAAGGTTTAAATGCTGCCGGAACAAAAACAACTATAGATGAGATAATTGCTTGGAATTTCTATTGTTCTATACCATATTGGTATTCAATTATTTCAGATTCGCGTGTCGGAAAAGAAGGTGGCGGTTCTGATGATAAATGTAGTGCTTTTATAGCGGTTGGCGATTGGACATCGGATGGTAAAATAGTTTGTGCCCACAATTCTTTTACAGAATTTATAGACGGTCAATTTTCAAATGTAGTATTAGATATTAAACCAGATAAAGGTCACAGAATGATTATGCAAACTTCGCCTTGTTGGATTTGGAGCGGAACAGATTTTTTTATAACTTCCAAAGGCATTATCGGAACAGAAACTACCATTGGTGGATTTATTCCTTACGAAAAACGTTATCCAATTGGCTATAGAATTAGAAAAGCTATGCAATATGGTAATACTTTAGACGAATATTGTGAAATACTTTTACATGAAAACTCGGGTGATTATGCTAACTCTTGGTTATTCGGCGATACCAATTCAAATGAAATTTTACGCATTGAATTAGGTCTTAAATATCATAACATAGAGAGAACAAAGAATGGATACTTTATTGGATTCAATGCTCCTTATGATGAACGCATACGAAATTTAGAAGTAAATAATTCAGGATTTTACGACATTAGAAGACATCAAGGAGCGAGATTGGTTAGGCTTGGAGATTTGATGGACCAACATAAAGGCAAAATTAATATCGATATTGCCAAACAAATAATAGGTGACCATTATGACGTATATTTGGAAAAAGATAATAATCCATGTTCGCGAACAGTATGTTCACATTATGAGTTGGATGCCAGAGAATACATGTCACAATCAGATAGACCAAAACCTTATGCTCCACGTGGTGCAGTTGATGGTATTGTTTGTGACAGTAATCTTGCGAAGAAAATGTCGTTTATTGGTAAATTTGGCTCATCTTGTGACATAGGATTTAACAAAGATGAATTTTGTAAAAAGCATAGACAATATGAAAAATTTTGTCCTTATTTAAAAGATAGACCTGCTCAACCCTGGACAGAATTCACTATAACAAATACTAAGGGTAAATTTAGGTTAACAAAGCGTAATAAGAATAAAAATAATAAAACAAAGAAAAAAAATTAAGCTCTTTAATTTATTTATATTATCGTCAAAGTTTTATATAAAAGATAAACCATTGCTTTATGCGTATTTGACGATTCTTTCATCCAATTACTACCTCCTCTATAATGAAGTATATTATTATTATATAATTCAGAAAAATATTTACCATTTTTATTTCTTACATCATTATTTAAAAATAATTTTATATTTTTATTGATATTTACAGGTATATCATTTTCAGTCCAATTACCCGAACTAAACCAATTTATTTGTAATATTTTTGTTTTATCTAACTTTGATAACCACAAAAAAAGTCTTCCGCCACTGTCACAATTTTTCATAATAGACCAATTAATTAAATGTTTGTAAGGAATATTAATAATGTCAATATAAAATATATTAGGCCACGGATAATTAATAGCAAATTGTTTTATGTACCTGATCTGATTAACATAACAAAAATAATAATTATTAAACTCCGATATATCAAAATAATTAATAAAAAACATATCCGAATCTAATATTAAATATTTATCTGGAAATCTCATCATAAATTTTGTTATAAAATTCATTGAATCAGAGTGTCTAACTGATGCGGATTGTTGTTTTATATGATGTAAATTAGGAATATTGATACAAGGAATATTAAGTTTTTTACATATATTGGTTATTTGTTGTTTCATTGTAACATTTCCAAAATTTGTAATATCTGGCCATGTTTTAGCATCATTAAATATTATTATTTCATACTCATTTTCGCATTTAAAAAATTTTTTAATTGAATTATACTGCATTTCTATAAAAATAGGATTATTTACACAGACAGATACTATTTTCATAATATAAATCATTATTAAAATGTTTAAGTCATACAAATATTAATATTATAATAATATTTATATTTTTATAATTTAATCAAACTTTTTTGATTAGTTAAAATCATAAATTTATGGAAATAAATTTGGCAAATTTTGAATTAAATTAACAGCTTTTATATTTTTTTCAGTATATGTTTTTCTGTAATATTTATTTGGGTTATTTAAAAGTTCTATAATAATTAATATATCTTTTTCGATATCTCCAGATAATATAACAATATTTTCAAGATAGTTTTTTAAATTTTTACATCCTAGATAGATAGGCATACAATTATACATTGCTGGTGTAATTATTTTTTCTGAAAAATAATCATTACAAATATTATTTTCAACGCAAATAGAAAATGAATAATTTTCATAAGGTTCAGCATCATTAAATGTACCCATTACTCTATCGTAATTATATTGAGTTGATCCTCTTCCATAAATATCTACAGGTAAATTATATTTAATTATTTTTTCAACTAATTTATGTCTATATATATGTCCAGGAGCAAACTGTTTTTCACTTACAACAATAGACATTAATTTATTTTTAAGTGTAATTTCAGTAGGAGGTCTTGAATGCCACATATACGCAAAATGTTCTATAAATAGATTAGGTAATCCAGAATTATCACCAATAAAATATCGACCAATATGTTTTTTTGCGTATTCTATGAATTCCGGAGTTAAATATAAAAAACAAATGGGTTCAAAAGCTAATCCTAAAACATTTTCTTTTGATATTTTTAAATCAGGCATAGATGTATTGATAATTATAGCATGTGTATAATCTTCGGCATTTGTAATATAATATTTTTTATCTATTCCATAAAATGAACACTCAACCGAATAATTTATTCGTTCAAATATTTCTTTACAATTTTCATTTGAGGCAAATGGACAAAAAATTTTAATTTTGATCATATACATTTAAATAAATTAGTATTTATATATATATATAAATAAATTATAAAAATATTTACATTTGTTGTAAATAATCCAAAGAACAAAACAGTAAGTTTTTAAATTTTACGATAATATTTTTTTTAGATTATATAGCTAGAGGACATTGATAACGTAGAGGATTATTTAATCACATTTAATTAACTAATAAATTAAAAGATTTATTATAATAAAATATTAAAAAATATGATTATTATAATATAAAATGGAGAAAGAAACTATATCTTGGAAATTAATAGATAAATATTTTAAAGATAATCCAAATTGTTTGGTAGCACATCATTTAGAGTCGTTTAATGATTTTTTCAAAAGTGGTATAAAGCGAATTTTTTATGAGAATAATCCTATCAGATTTATTGAGAGAGAAGAAGAATCAAATCAAGGTAAAAGAAATGAATGCCTACTGTATTTAGGGGGTAAAGAAGGGAGCAGAATTTATTATGGTAAGCCAGTTATTTATGATGACAACAATTCGCACTACATGTATCCAAACGAAGCCAGATTACGTAATATGACATATGGAATAACAATACATTATGACGTTGATGTTGATTTTATTTATTATATTGGTGATGAAAAAAAGACTCAGAGCATGTCACTTAATAAAATTTATTTAGGTCGTTTTCCAATTATGCTTCAGTCTGATTTATGTATTTTGAATAAAATGACTAATGAAGTACGATTTAATGCTGGTGAATGTAGAAATGATTATGGTGGTTATTTTATTATTGATGGTAAGGAAAAAGTTGTAATTCCGCAAGAAAAATTTGCAGATAATATGCTTTATATAAGAGCATACGGTGAAGATGATGTATATAGTTATTCAGCAGAGATTCGTTCAGTATCAGAAGATTCATCAAAACCAATCAGAACATCGTCTGTTAAAATTGTTGCACCATCGCCTAGCTTAAGTAATGGACAAATTGTCGTTGCAGTGCCAAATGTGAAGAAACCAATCCCTTTATTTATTTTAATGAGGGCATTAGGTGTCATTTCTGACAAAGATATAATTAGAACTTGTTTGCTTGATATAGATAAAAATGAATCTATGGTTGACCTATTTATACCATCTGTTCATGATGCTAACAAAATTTTCACTCAACAAACAGCTCTCGAATTCATAAAAGAATTAACAAAACGAGGAACAGTATCAAGTGTTATCGAAATTCTCTCCGATTATTTTTTACCACATATTGGCGAATTGAACTTTTTAGATAAGGCATACTTTGTTGGTTATATGGTTTATCGTCTATTAAAAGTTTATACAAAAGAAGCAAAACCAACTGATCGTGATAATTTTAGATTTAAGAGAATTGAAATGTCTGGCACACTTATATATGATTTGTTCAGAGAGTATTATTTAATTCAAAAGAAGGATATTACTCGTAAAATTGATGAAGAATATTATTATCATAAAGGTTCTTATAAAGAAGATGATACTCTATCTCGTAAGGAAAAACAAGCTTTAAAGAAAAAGGTCCAAATGAAAGAGGCAACTGAAGATAATAAATATAAGAATAATTTTATTGGTCTTATTGAATCCAATGTAAAATCGTTTTTTAAAGATAGAATTGTAGAGCAAGGATTTAAAAAAGCATTTAAAGGAAATTGGGGTTCTGAAGCACATACAAAGCGTCTTGGTGCAGTTCAAGATTTAAATCGTTTAAGTTGGTATACATTTATTTCTCATTTACGTAAGATAAATTTACCATTAGATTCAAGCGCAAAAGTTGTCGGTCCTCGTTTATTAAATTCTTCGCAATGGGGTTTTATCGATCCAATTGATACACCCGATGGCGGTAATATCGGTCTACATAAGCATTTATCAATCAGCACTTATATTACAAGTGGGTCATCAGCATTTCCTTTAATTAGTTGGATTCGAGCTAATACACCATTGCGTTTAATACTCGAATGTCAGTCAGAACAACTAGCCAATTCTTCTAAGGTTTTTGTAAATGGGTCGTGGATTGGTGTAACAGATACTCCGTTTGAATTAGTTAATTTACTTAAATTATATAGACGCAATGGTATATTACCAGTATATACTAGTTTATCTTTCGATATAGAGCATAATGAAGTCAATGTTTATACTGATGCGGGTAGATTGAGTAGACCAATATATTATATTCAAAATCAAAAAGTAAGTTATCAAAGAGGTATAGTAAAAGAATTATTAGAAAAAGGAAATATAACATGGGAACAAATTATTTCAGGATTTATGAAGAAAAGCGACGAAGATTTTAACACAAAAAATAATAAACTTTACGATATTCGAAAATTATATCCTAATATAGGTGATTCTAAAGAAGAAGTATTTAGTAAACTTAAATTAAATGAATCACTTGTTGATTATGTAGATACCGCTGAGGAAGAAGCAGCATTGATAGCTATTTCACCTGATGACTTAAATAAAAACAAATATTATACACACATGGAGATAGACCCTTCCCTTATATTAGGTGTTATGACTAATCTTGCTATTTATCCTGAAAATAATCCTGTCGTTAGAAATTCTTTCTCATGTGGTCAGAGTAAACAAGCTGTTTCAGTTTATCACTCAAACTATCAAATGCGTATCGATAAAATGGGTGTCATATTAAATTATGGTCAAATTCCTTTGATTAAATCCAGATATCTTGAATATATAAATAAAGAAGAACAACCTTACGGTGTTAATGCAATTGTTGCAATTATGGCTTATACTGGATATAATGTAGAAGATGCTATTTTAATTAATGAAGGTTCTATTTTACGTGGAATGTTCAGAACAACATATTATTCAATGTATGAGGCGAGAGAAGAAAGTTCAAAAGTTACAGGAATGAACAATTCAAAATTTGCCAATGTCGAAAAGAATAATGTTATTGGAAAGAAAAAGGGGTATGACTATAGTTTTTTAGATGATCATGGGTTAATTAGAGAAAATACAGAGCTAAATGATAAGATGATTCTAATTGGTAAAATTAATTCTAACTTAGCTAACAAAGATGTCTGGATTGATGATTCTGTTAAACCTAAAAAAGGTCAACTTGGTTATGTAGACAAATCTTTTATTACTCTTGGTGAAGAAGGGTTCAATGTAGCAAAAGTGCGTTTGAGGGAAGAAAGAATACCAGCAATTGGAGATAAGATGGCAAGCCGCGCGGGACAAAAAGGCACGATAGGTCTCATTATTCCTGAAACTGACATGCCATATCTTGAAGACGGAACAAGACCAGACCTTATAATAAATCCACACGCTATACCATCACGTATGACTATCGGACAAATTGTAGAAAGCATGTTTGGCATTGCATGCACATATTATGGAGGATTTGGAGACTGTACTGCGTTTCAAGTTAAGGGATCAAATTATTCTACATATGGTCCAATGCTTACAAGAGCAGGTTTTAATCATACTGGAAATCATGTTATGTATAATGGTATGACTGGTGAACAAATTCAAGCTAATATTTACATGGGACCAACCTATTACATGCGTTTAAAACATATGGTTAAAGACAAAATTAACTTCCGTGCTCGTGGTCCAAATCAACAGCTCACTAGACAACCAGTTCAAGGTAGAGCAAATGATGGTGGTCTTCGTATTGGTGAGATGGAACGTGATGGTGTTTGTGCACACGGATTAGCTTACTTTTTGAACGAATCATTTTTAATAAGAGGTGACGAATATTATATGGCTGTTTGCAATAAAACTGGTTCAATTGCGATTTATAATGAAGAGAAAAATTTATTTATGAGCCCTTATGCTGACGGACCTATTAATTTCCATGCTAATCCAGACGGTTCAATGAATATTAAAAATCTTACCAAATTTGGTCGCTCATTTAGTTTATTAAGAATTCCTTATTCATTTAAGCTCCTTATTCAAGAATTACAGGTAATGAATATTCAAATGCGCATCATTACAGATGAAAATGTAGACCAATTACTCAGTATGTCTTACTCGAATAATATTAATAAATTATTAAACAAAGATGTTGAGAGAAGCACTTATAATATGGATAATTTAATAAAAGAATTTGCTAGAGAAATGGCTCAAAAACAAACAAAGCCTGTAGAATATATGTATAAGGAATCACCTGAATTACCAACACCTCTTGAAGAAGGTGATCTTAAGACACCATCTGGAATGGTTTCTGATGTTTCATCTCAAGTATATATTCCTGGAGAACTTAATGCAGGTACACGAGTTAAAATTATTAATGGACCATATACTGGACAAACTGGAACAATAACAAGAATTCAAGGAGAAAATTGTGAAGTTAAATTGACCGATTTGAGATTGGTTATTGTTAAAAAGAGTGATATTGAAGAATTGCCTTATGAATCTAGTCCTGATTATGGTTTTTATGAGACAGGTTATACTCCTCCTTATGCGCCAGTATCACCACCTTATGCACCCAGTTCAGACTCTGGTCAAGTATCACCTCCTTATGCGCCTGAATCACCAACTGTTTATATTCCCACATCGCCAGCATATGTTCCTGGCTCCGACTCGCCAGTATGGAGACCAAATATGACACCTGAACAAATTTCTCCCGCTTCTACATCTATTTTAGAAGTACCAAAAGAACCCGAAGAAAAGAAAGAAGAGAAAGTAGAAGAATCTTCATCAACTGATTCTGGAGAGAAAAAAGTAATTGAAGTTGAAAAAGATTCTAGTTCCGATGTAACTACTTCAAGTGGAATAAAAAAAATTACTATTTAATAAATATTTAATAAAATTGAAATAAAAATAATTCATAATGATAATATTATAATATAATATGGTAAATACAAACACAAGTGTTCTTATTTCTCAAATTTATCAGTCTAGAAAAATTGTTCTTGAGCTTATGGATAAGCAGGGATTTGATGTAACTGGTTATGCTAATTTTAGCGTAAGTGAAATTAATGCTATGAAACAAAATAATCAATTGGATATGCTTTTAGAGTCTAAACCTCAATCCAGTTCAACAAAATCCGCTGACGGAAATAAAATTTATATTAGGTATTATTTAGCAAAAACTATTAGACCTAATAATGTCGATGAGATGATCGAAGATTTATTTGTTCTCACTGAGACGCTCAAGAAAAATGATACTTTATATATTATTATCAAAGATCATGTTAATGAAACATTGGTTAATCATCTCAAGCATATTTGGGAAAGGGATGGTATATTTATTATTATTGAGAGCATTAAATGTTTGCAATTTAATATTTTAAATAATATTCTAGTTCCTGAGCATAATGTTATGAAGGACCAAGAAGTTAAAGATACTATGAAGAAATATAATATTACAGATACTGTTCAATTCCCAGATATATCTAGATTTGATCCTGTAGCTAGAGCAATTGGTTTAAGACCAGGACAGGTTTGTCATATTATTAGACCAAGTGAGACTTCTATTACGACGGATTATTATAGAATTTGTATTTAAGTTTATATAAAAAAATAATAATGTTAATTATTTATATGGAATTTACTAACCCAGACATTAAAGGTTTTACTGTTTATAGTAAGAGCGGATGCCCTAACTGCACAATTGTTAAAAAATTGATAAAAGAAAAACATTTTTTTATTACTGAAATTAATTGTGATGAATATATATTGGAGGACAAAGAACAATTTTTAACATTTATAGAGGGACTAGCCGAGAGAAGTCATAAAACTTTTCCAATGGTTTTTTACGAAAGCAAATTTATTGGTGGATTAACAGATACAATAGATTTTATTGATAAATTATTATTGTCATTTGAAGAAAATTTTTAATATGAATAAAATATATATTATGGAATTAGAAAATGAAAATATCGAATTAAATTTAAAAAAACCTGAAGAATATATTAATAAATTAGATGAATTAAATGGAGGTATAGGTCTCCTTTTAGATGAATTTAAAAAAATTTATATAATTGCAAAAATGCATCCCAATAATGAAGATATACAAGAAAGATACCAAGATATGATATCAAATATAAATCAATTGCAGGCAAAATTATTTTCAGTATCAAATGATGTTCAAGTTAACATAAATGATATGAATGAAAAAATGTTGGGATTTGATGTTTTAATAAGAAGAGAGAGAGAAAAAAATAAAGAACTTAGAAAAAAATTAGGGATGATTGAACATAAAAATAATTCAGCTTCAGAAATGATAAGTGATTATAAAGAAATATATGATATAAAATATTTACGCAATTGGGCACTATTTTTAAGCACTATTATTTGTATATTTGCAATTGGTAGTGTATATAAAAAACCAGTAGTTTAAATTTTAATTTTAATTTATTTTTAAAATTTAAATGCTTACGTGTTTTAAGCCAATTTATCCAATTAATAAAACTTTAAGTGATTATTGTAAACGAACGACAAACGAATCAATAAGAAAACTAACTGAGAAATATAGTTTAGAGAGAAATAATCCAAAAATTAAAAATCCATTAGTAGATGAAGATGATTACAAACCCAAATTTAATATTTATGATTTTTTTGCATTTCACTCTATTTCAACAATAGCATTCTTTTTTTATAAGAGACTCAAGTAATATGTTTTCTTACTTTTATATATAAGATGAATTCTAGAGATAATCAAAAACAAAATAACAGTAATTCATTAACTATGGATTTAGAAAATTTACAGCAAAAATACACTAACTTATTAGCTCAATATAAATCAGCTGTTTATGAATATACTAATTTTTTGTCGGAACATGCTAGCGAATTTTGTTCAAAATATAATGCGGATAGTAAGAACATCGACCAATCATGTTATGACTATATATGGTCTAGGTCTGGATGTAAAACTACTGGAATAGTAAACGCTAACACTGATTGGGCGAAGTCTCAAACCTTAAATGGTCTTATATATGATTCTTTTTTATGGGCAACTATGACTGATTCACAGCATAGACAAGGATGTTACGGCGATTCAACTGACTATAGCTCGGCAACAGAACCGGACTACAAAATTAACAAACCTAAAATGGTTTCAATTAAAGGACACTCATTTAATGGCACAGGATTAGCTGGTCAAATTGACGCATCAACTTTACAGGATTGCGAAGCAGCTTGTGCCAACTTATCAAGTTGTACAGGAGCAACTTTTGTTTCTAATAAATGTTTGTTACGAGCTGGCGATTCTCCGATAGTTTCTTCAAATGAAGATTCGTATGCAATTGTTCCAAAAGCTAAACAATTGTTATTAAATATGGAAGATATAAACCAACAATTAATCGCAATAAATAAGCAAATTGTAAGTAAAATTAATGTAATTAAGCCTGTATATAATCGAAATGTTAATGAAAGCGCAAATAAAAATCAAAAATTAATTGATAATTATAAAAATTTAATGGAAGAAAGAGAAAATATTTTGGAGCTACTGAGACAATATGAAACTTTAGATAGTGTTGAAAATCAACATCAAATTAAAATAAATCAAAATTATTATTCATATATTTTGTTAGCAATATTAGCAATCGCAATAGTATTTTTATTATTTAAAATATCTCTTCCATCAACAGTAATAACAAATTTACCTGCTGTTCAGTATGGCGGAGAATTAGGAACAAACGCATATTATATTCTATTCTCTCTAATATTACTCACTATTGGAATTCATTATTATTTTAAATATTTTCCATAATTATATATATAATGACTTCACAAATGGAAATTCTAAGTAATAAGTTTAATAGTTTGCTAGAACAATATGAGGACACTTATAATGAATTCTTAAATACAGTTAACTTAAATGATAATTCGTTTAAAAGTGTAGCTGGTTCAGCGTTTATAGGTGCAAATAATATTGATACCATTCAAGGTAGTAGCGTAGATAATTGTATGACATCATGTACCTCAAACCAAGCCTGTTCAGGAGCAACGTTTGATAATTTACAGAAAACTTGCTTATTAAGTGCTGGCAATGGAAATATTATTAATTCACCAAACCAAACTGCAATTATCAAGCAGGCTTTATATTATAGTTATCAATTACAAAAAATTAATGATGAATTAACAAGTGTAAATACAAATATGATGACACTTGCTAATTCAAGAGTTGGTGATTATCAACAAACTCAACAATTAAACGCAGAAAAGGCAGAAATTTTACAAAATAATTATAAAACATTAGAACAAGAGAGAATGCAAATAGAAGAACTAATAAGACAATATGAAACATTAAATACTGCATACGAAAATGAATTAATTAATTTAAATTCAAATTATTATAATTACCTTATTTACTTATTTATAGGAATTTTTCTTGTATTTATACTGTTTAAATACACTGCAACAAGTGAACAAGTAGGAGGTGGTACAAAAATCCCTCCATTTATATTTGGAGTATTAGGAATTATTATAATTATAAATGCTATTTTAAAAAATTAAATATTAATATATTTTTAATTCTACTAATATATTAATAGTATGATAAGTATTTCAAATATGTTTACAGATAACGAAACTAATCGAAAAACACAGAAAAAAAATAGTGTAGGACCATCTCCTTCTTTAAATCAAGGTAAAAAATTTAAAAAATATCAAAATAAGATTGAAACTAATTTAGAATTAAGTGGAAAAGAAGGTTTCACAAATGGTAGTTTAATAGCTAAAACAAAACATGTAATTGATAACAACGATTTTTCGAACCAACAACAGACAATTGATAATTTAAGACAAGAGTATCAAAATACTTTGAATCAATATGAAGATTTAATGGCTAAGATTTCAGGTGATGTTTCTGGTTATGTAAATAGAGTAAGTCCTAATAACCCTTATCTCAATAAAACAATCAGATTCACAACTGGTCAAATGTGTTATGTAACAAATCAAGGTGTCGTTAAATGGATTCCTTCTCCTGAAATTTGGGATTCAGTTGATATTCCAAAAACATATATAGATGTTAATATTCCATGGGATGATACATATTCTACTCCTGGAACTGTTATACCTACAACTCCACCTTTAATATCTGGAACAAATGTTAAAATGGGTCAAAGTCTGGGTAATGAAGGCTCAAATGTATTCGTAGATCAATTATTACCACCTATTTCCGATATTAAATATATGGGATGTTTTGCTACTAATGATAATAACGATAATATGTCTTTCATTGGTAATAAACCTCCATTACTAACAAATATTTCAATTGAAAATGGAAATTTTAGTCAACCTGTTATTGAAGCGAATACTTTTCAATATTTAACTGGTTCATCAGTTCCTGGTTGGTATTTTGGAGGTGCAACTCTTTTAAATAATTCCAAAGCATGGGGTTATCCAACGCCCTATCCAAACGGAAACCAATGTGTAAGTATTCAAAATGGTGGTTATATTAATACTGTATCAACATTAAATTCTGGTGTTACATATACTCTAACATTTAAAGCGTGTGGTAGAAATTGTTGTATGAATCCAAATCAAGGTAATCCAATTAATATCCAATTATATACTAATTTGAACGCATATATTTCTCAGATTGCAAACTTTACAGCTCCCGTAAACTCATGGACATCATATACATTTACATTTACAGTGCCGTCAAGTCAATCTTATAAGATATATTTTACTGGAACAAATAATTCAGGCGACCGTTCTACAGCATTACAAGGTGTATCTTTAAGTGGTTCAGCATCAGAATCCGGTACATTTAGTTATGAAAGTTGTAAACAAGCTGCGATAACAAACGATTACAGATTTTTTGGCTTACAAAATGCGAATGCATCATCTGGATTAGGATATTGTGCAGTAAGTAATAGTGAGCCGGCAATATCGCAATATGGAAATGCGCAAGTTGCTAGTAAAATGATTGCGTTATGGTCATCAAATACAGCTGGACAATCCGGAAATACAGCTCTTCTCTCTAATACAGGTTCATTACAAGTAGTAAATTCTAGTGGACAAGCAGTTTATAGTTCACCAGGAACAAATGCTAATCCTGGAAATTTTTTAGGATGTTATCAAGATTGTACTAAAGGGCGTGGATTACCACAATATCTTGGTGATGGTAAAGATTATTCATCATGTAAATCTGCTGCTGAAACAGGAGGATGGTCTTATTTTGGTTTACAGTTTACTCAACCAGACGGAACTAGTCAATGTTTTGCTGGAAATGATAAATCGATTGCTTTATCAATGGGTACTGCAGGAAACTGCTCTCAATTAAATAATATAACAGTTGGAGGTTCTTGTTCAAACGCAATTTATTCTGTTGAACCAGAAGGGGATTATTTTTTAATTTTACAAGAAGACGGTAATATGTGTATTTATAGAGGAACTAGTCCTAATAATAATCAAGGTGGAATTTGGTGTTCAATGACAAATGGACAGCAACAATCATCTAACCCAAATGTGTTAGCAACTAAAGGAAAATACGGTAAAAATTGGATGTCAAGTGGGTCGACATTATCGCCTGGCGATTTTATTGGTTCTGATGATGGAAAAATGGCTTTAGTTATGCAATCTGATGGCAATCTCGTTTTATATACATATCAAATGGATACAAACTGTAAAAAAATAGGGGATAAAACTGTAGGAGGTGAAGGTGCTAATGCTGTTTATGATATTGGAATGACTGCTATTACAAATAATATGGGAAAAATGGCGTTTATTGATTCTAATTCCGATTTATATACTTATCCAAATGAAAATCAAACTTTTAGCCAAAATTATAGATTAATTAAAGGCGTTGATACAATGGGAAATGATATACCTGGAGCAGCATTTGGAAATGCAACAGTCGATTCATGTAAAACAGCATGTAATAATAATCCAGAATGCGCAGGATTTGTAACAAATGGAGATGGGACTATGTGTTGGCCAAAAACAAACGCAATATTTCCATTTGGAGGTCCTAGTAGCATAAATTCTGACAGAAATATATATGTTAGAAGTAAACAACCTACATCTCCTCCAGTTGGGGTAACAACAAACACAAATAACATAGATACTATTACATATCAAAATTATTTAGATTCTGGTAAAAATGTAGGTAGTCAATATGGGTTGGCTAATGCTACAAGTTCTCAAAAACAACAACTAGAGCAATTACAAACAAGAATGAATTTAATATCAACACAATTAACCGACTTAACTGGTCGATTTCAGAGAGGAACAAATATGGCTGAACAACAATCGGAAAATAATGTGTCTGGAATGGATAATTATTTAACCGATTTAAAGAAAACAAATGTTAAAATGGTTGGAGTTGCCGAACATACAGCAGGAGGTCTTCATAATATATTAAAAGATAGTGATATAGTGGTTTTACAAAAAAATTATGACTATTTATTTTGGAGTATTTTAGCAGCAGGAACAGTATTAGTTTCGATGAATATCATTAAAAAATAATAAAGTTGAAATAATTATCTTGATATATTTTATATAACATGTCCGAATTACCAGATATTCAACAAAATAATGAGCAAATTCTTAATGATATTCAATCATTGCAACAAATGGAGCAAAAATTGTTTAACAGTTTAGAAACAAATCCTAATCTCTCCACAGAAGAACAACAAAAAATGATAGAAAAAATGAATCAACTTTCAAATATGCGTATTAATTTATATCAAACATTAAGTGGAGTAAATAATTTTTTTGAAAATGCTGTTAATACTTCTGTCGGAACTCTTAAAGAACAGGCTGTAGCTATTGGAATTGTTGAAAATGAATTAAATAGAGCTAAAAAACGTCTTGAAATTTTAGAACAAGAGAGAAATAATAAAATTCGTTTAGTAGAAATTAATACATATTTTGGCGACAAATATGCTGAGCATTCTCAGTTAATGAAAATAGTTATTTTCACATTAATCCCTATTATCGTATTAGCTTTCATAAATAGCAAGGGATTTTTACCAAATAATATTTATTACATTTTACTTGTTATTATCTCCTTAATCGGAGCATATTTTTTCTGGAGACGGTTTGCTTCTATTATTATGCGTGATAATATGAATTATCAAGAATACGCGTGGTCATTTAATCCAAATAACATTTCAACTGGTTCATCTACAACAATTGATCCATGGCAAAGTGATAACAATTATGGAACATGTGTAGGTGATTCATGTTGTTCAGATGGTTTAGTATACGACTCTAACTTAAATCAATGTGTACCCGATATCAAAGAAAGTTTTGTAAATGGGGTATTAACTAAATTACAACCAGGCAATTATAAAGTTTCTTATGATTTAAGAGAACCAAACCCTTTCAATAATTAAATTAGTTTTTATAAATAATTCAATAAAAAATTAATAGTTATATAATATAATATTATGACTAATAAATTCGATTTAAATAACTTTAATTCATTCTTAGATGCAGCTGCTCAAAGCATAGCATGCGGACCTCAATGTCAAAAACAAAAAAAGACAGACGAACTTAAGAATAAATTTTTGACAGCAGAATCCAATTTAACTTTAGCAGAACCTCAATATCAAATAGCAAAACAAAATTATTATATGTTTACAGCTGGACAATCTGGATATGATGATATGATGGAATCCGAATATAGAGAGAAAGCAGAAATTATATCAACTAAATTTAAAGATTCTTATGATGAAGAGGTCACAAAAATTAAAACTCAATTGGATACTTATAATGGTTTATTAGTAAATTTTAGAAATGTTGTAGATTTACATAAACAATATAAAAAAGAGAATATACAATTGTTCAAACAGTTAAAAGATGATACAAATGATGTTCTTACAAACGAGAGAAAAACATATTATGAAGACCAACAAATCGATTCATTAAATGGTTATTATCGTTATATTTTATGGGTAATTTATATTATTGTTGTTATTTGTTTTGCAATTTTCTCTCTAATTTATCCTTCTCAAACTAGTTTTATAGTAAGAATATTATTATTAGGTGTGTTTATAATACTTCCATTTATATCAACATGGATATTAGGAAAAATAATAGAAATTGTTTATTGGATATTTGGTTTCTTACCAAAAAATGTATATAAATAAAAAATAAAAATATTTGATTCAATCAGATTAAATATTTTTACAATTAATTTAAGATAAATTACCAATAATATCGTCTTCATCTTCTTCTTCTCGAATAAATTCAAGACCAACCCATCCTTTACTTGAATGTGGAGAACCAAACTTTTTATTCATATATTCATATAATTCTTCACCCTTTGGCATTTTTCTAGTTCCTTGTTCTTGCTTGAACCAATCAGTAAATTCTTGCAATAACGACTTCTTCTTGATAGATTGCTTTGGATCATTTGTCTTTCTAATTTTATCATATACAAATGCAGCAATATGATCTTGACCATTTCTGTATTTTTTAGATGCTTCCGTTACAGTATCACAATCCGCAACAATTCCATCAGTTTCAAATGCACGTTTAACTAACATAGCAGCAAATACTGGAGCGAGTAAATGTAATTTTTCACTTAAAGACTTATCTTTTTTGAAGACATATTTTGTATCATCTTCATAATGTTCTCCATCATCAACAAATTTAGAAACAAATGGACATTTTCTAATTCTTCTCCAAGTACCGTCATCATTACTGTCAATATCAAACAAATTATTTGTACCAACAGCTAATTTGAATTGTGGTTTAAATATTTCAGATTCAGAATAAAGACCTCTAGCTTGAACAGGGTCGTCACCAGTTAATTCTTTCATAATACCTTCATTTAGCTTAGCATTCTTAGAGGGTTCTTGCATAACAGCATATCTTACACCCTTAAGTTTTAATACTTCATCAGATGTTCCACCAATTTTACCTCTTACATCAGTAACAAGAGTAATTGGAACAGTTCCCTTATAATCACCTAATGCAGCTGACATTAAATCAACCATAAGAGATTTACCGTTTGAACCGCTACCATGATAAACATGGAAAGTTTGATTTTTATTAGTTCCAATCAAACATGATGCAAGATGGTCCCACATATACCTATTCAAATCAGGAATAGGAAATAATGTAGACATAAATTTAGTAAGCTCTTCTGCTGTTTTAACCCAAGTAGAACTGCTTTCATCACATGGCGAATAATCAATTCTAGTGGTCTTAGTAATATAATCTTCTGGATAACCTTCTCTAAAAACTTTAGCAGCGAAATCTACAACACCATTATTAAAGCATAACAAATATTTATTTGTATCCATATTTTTAACAAAAGTTTCGTCGAAGAAGATTTCAGCAGCTTCACGCATAATATGGTCTTTAAATAAAGTTTTCTTCAAATTAATTTTAATTCCATGAAGTAATGTACATCTTTTCTTATAGAATTCTCTGCGCTCATCTTCTTCAGCATATTCAATCATTTGTTTTTCGTAATATTGTGCTTTACTTCCAAATAAATTATACATATCTTTAGAAATTTTGTCTCTTAAACTGATGCCTTTATCTTGACTCCATCTATGACCTTTAAATTTATACCAAATTCCGCGTTTATCATAACTAACACAAACATAAGTATCCTTATACATGTGTCTTAAAATAACAGCATAGTCATATTCAGCATTAGTTTCCATTGCTTGTTCAACATAGTAATCAATTGTATTATTTTTAATTTTTTCATATTCAGTAAAATTTTCTTTTAAAACCCAATACATAAGTGAACGCTTAGTGATTGTTTTGCCTGCAGCATTAGATTTATGAAATTTATTCCAAAGACTGTATAATTCAGGAATAGAAGCATAATCAAAATCACTAGCTTTGCTTCTCAGTTTAACCCAAGACAAGAATAAACGTTCGTCTGTGTGTTTTAACGCAAACGCAACTTGTCTATTTTTAATATGAGAACCTGGCTCATAATAAGATGCAGGAAGTGCTTGAGTAAACTCGTGTGTTTCTTTAATTTCATATTCGTTTGGTTGTAATTTTTTAAGCATAATTTCAATAGCTTTATTCAGAACAGTTTCGTCTTTGATATCGTTGAACGAAATATAGTCTTCGTCTTCATTATTATCATCTTCATCGACAATTAAATTCATTTTAGTTTTACTGGATGGTTTCTTGATTTTAACATTTTTAGTTTCACAACGCTTATTATATGCATCGATAATTTTTGGATTCATTTCAAATCTTGGATGAGCGTTATATTGCACAGATAATCTGGCAAAATCTTTCTTCAAATTGAAATCTGTAACCTTACGTTCATCCATCATAAAATTTCCATCTGCAGCATCATATGTAATGATGTAATGATGAGTAAATTCATATGCTTCATTGCCAGGTTTACGAGAGCCGAATAGCTGCCAATTAGTATGACCTTTGCTAATTCCTTCATCTAATACAGACTCCCAATTATTGATTAACGGGAGGTCGCAATATTCCGGCAAAGTTGTAATCATTTTCTCACGAATCATGGTCTGAATCACGTGGTCAACTTGAATACCAATGATCATATGAATACCATCTTTTGTCAATGAACCATCGGCTAACCTATTTACGTTAGGTTTTTCGAAGATATAGACGGAAAATGGTTTAGCTTCCTCAAAAATAAAATATTCCTTAAGTTCGTCCAAATAGACACAAATCATATCTCTGACATGATCTCTTGAATGTTGTCTTTCAATAACACTATGTTCATATCTGAAGTCAAAATCTACAGCCATTGGTCCTCCAGTTTCCAACTGTTTTTCAGTCAAATATTCCTTGTATTTTTTTTCGAAAATATGATTATAATATAAACCATAAAATGTATCCAGCTCTTCTCTAGGGATAATATAAGAACCTGCATAAATATTCAAGTCTTTATCAGGTATTCTTGTATGAGTAATATTTACAGTTCCTGTATTGGTGGTAACATTCTTAGCACTATGCTTTGCCAAAAATTCATTTAAATCTTTAAATTGAGATGACGATGTCATTGTATAGTTCATTGTTGATATAATATAATAAGATTTTTCTATTTCATTTTTTTTAAAATTTAATTTTATAATTAATTATATTTCAAGATTTTAACTTAAAGAAAAATGAATATTTTATATTTTAAAAAATAGGTTTAAAACTATTTTAACAACTCTATTATATGACAACTTTTATATCGAGAGAAACAATGAATAGACTATTAAAAGACGTAAAACATATTATTAAAAATCCACTTATTGACCAAGGTATATATTATACACATGATGATTCTGATATGTTAAAAGGATATGCAATGATTGTCGGACCATCCGATACACCATATTTCGGCGGATTTTATTTTTTTGAAATTACTTATCCATATGATTATCCTCATAGTCCACCAAAAGTTAAGTATTGCACTAATGGTAATGGCGTTCGTTTCAATCCTAATTTGTATACATGTGGAAAGGTTTGCGTTTCTCTTCTCAATACCTGGAGGGGTGATCAATGGACATCTTGTCAATCAATTTCTACTGTTTTATTGACATTATGTACTTTATTATGCAAAGAACCGCTCTTGAATGAACCTGGCGTAAATAAAGGTCATCATGACATGAATAATTATACAGAAATTATCGAATATTCAAATCTTAATATAGCTGTTTGTGATATAGTAAGAAAGAAAACAGGTGTGTATCAACCATTCTTTGACTATTTTTATCCATTTGTTAAAGAAAACTTTAACAAAAACTATGATAAATTACTTGAATTTGCGCAAAAAAAATTTGCAAATCCAGAAGTCAATAATAAATATTTCAGAACTGGATTTTATAACATGAATGTATTAATCAATTATGAAAGTATTTTACATAAATTAAATGAATCTAAAGAAATGGCTGCAGTTTTATCCCCTTAAGGGATTTTATAAATAATAAAAAATTGAAATAATTATATAAATATAAATTGTAATTATAATATATAAAATGCATTTCTGCTCTAACTGTTCTAATATGTATTATATCCGTATTAATGCGGATGATCCCAATAAGCTAGTATATTACTGTCGAAAATGTGGTAATGAAGACACATCATTAGCTGCTGAGAATGTTTGTGTATCCAAAACACAAATCAAAAAAACCGAACAATCATTCAATCATATCATCAATAAATATACAAAATATGATCCTACGTTACCTCGTATAAATAATATATTATGTCCAAATGCAGATTGTCCTACTAATAAAGATGGAAAAGAAAGAGAAATTATTTATATTAGATATGATGATGTAAATATGAAATATGTTTATCTATGTTCTGATTGCGATACTATTTGGCAAATTAAAGAGACCACTTAAATATAACTTATTATTTTAAAAATTTTATTATTTTTTATTTAAAAGAAAATTGAAATAATTATATTAAAAGTATCTTTAGTTAATATAGTAACAATGAGCGATACTGAAAGTGATTATTATTCTGATGCTACTGAAAGTGACGAGGAGTCAGTTAAGGTGATTCCTAAAAAAAATCCTATTGTTAATGCTGCAAAAAAATTTGGCAACTATATCGAAGATGAAGATGACGTTGGTGATTCCGAGCCTGATGATGCAGATCAAGATGACGATGAACAAGAAGAAGATGATGAACCACAAGAAGTAGATGACGATGAACAAGAGGAGGAACAAGTCGGAGGTGTTGAAGATTACACTCAAGATGACGCCGAATCTGAAGAACAAGATGACGATGACGATATAGAAATTGATGAAGAAGGTGAAGTTGTTGAAAAGCAACCAAAAACAACCAAACCTAAGAAAACGACTCAACTCATTATTGCAGACGATGACGACGATGACGACGACGAATATGAAGAAAATTATCTACAAAAATTCGATTACGAAATTAATAAAAATTATATATCAGAATTTCATCCTGAATGTTTAAACCATAATAGCGATGAAGTGGCAAAATTGGCAAGAGTAATTCGTGATGAAAATAATATTATTATTGACCCACTACATAAAACATTACCATATTTAACAAAATATGAGAAGGCAAGAGTACTTGGACAAAGAGCGAAACAAATTGAAACTGGAGCAAAACCTCTAGTCAAAGTTCCTGAAAATATTATTGATGGTTATGTAATTGCAGAATTAGAGCTTAGAGAGAAGAAAATCCCTTTTATTATTAAACGTCCAATCCCAGGAGGTGCGTTTGAATATTGGCATTTAAGAGATTTAGAAAATATTAACTTTTAAATTTAAAATAACTTAAAATCATTAAATGAAATAAACACATATAATGATTAGACATAAATCAAAAACTATATTAGAATACATCTGGATTGGAGGTAAAAATGAAATTAGGTCTAAAACAAAAGTTTTTCATTCTTTTTTACCTTTTGATTCCAATTCTATATTAGATTTTATACCAGAATGGAATTATGATGGCATTTCCACTTGGCAAGCTGATAGTAATGGGGACACTGAAATTACCTTAAAACCTTGTGCTTTATTTAAGGACCCGTTTAGAGTTATTGATGACACAGCATGTTATCTTGTTTTATGTGATACTTATAAATCAAATGGTGAACCAACTGAAACTAACCATAGACATTATGCAGCTAAAGTTTTTGAAAATACTGAAGAAGAACCATGGTTTGGTTTAGAGCAGGAATATTTTTTTTCTTATTATAGAGATTCTAAAAATAAATTATACGAACCAAATGACGGCTATCATTATTGCGGAACTACACTAGATGCAATTCATAGAACAGTTGTCGAAAAACATCTACAAATGTGTATTGAAGCTGGTATTAAAATTTCTGGGATAAATGCTGAAGTTTCTAATGGACAATGGGAATTTCAAATTGGTCCTTGTGAAGGAATACATGCTGGCGATCATTTAATTATTGCCCGTTATATATTAGAGAGATTAGCTGAACAAATTGAATGTTACATTAATTATTTTCCAAAACCTAAATCCGATATTAATGGGTCTGGTTGCCATATTAACTTCAGTACATTCAGCACTCGGTCTGAAAATGGTATTGAAATTATACATACATATATTGAAAAATTATCTAAAAATCATTCTGAACATATATCAGTTTACGGTGAAGATAATGACAAGAGATTAACAGGTTTACATGAAACATCAAGTATCAATAAATTCAGTTGGGGTATTGGAACAAGAAACACTTCAATTCGAATTCCTAATCAGGTAGCTCGAGAGAATTGTGGATATTTTGAAGACAGAAGACCATCAGCAAATATTGAACCTTATCAAGCAACATTGAAAATATTCAAAACTTGTTGTATAGATAAAATTTAGTTTTAAAAAAAATTGAAATACATAATTAAATATTATATTAAAGATATTCACACATATAATATTTAAATCACAAAATGACTCATTCAATTTCTCCTTCATCTGCTAGAAGAACTCCTGAATTGGTGTCTCCTTATATCCAAATTCCGGATAATATTGATTCATTTGAGTTTGATAGTTATATTATTGACGAATGTTTTGTTTTGAAAAATATTGCTGGTTATATCTTTAAACAAGCTATGTCCAATGTTGAATTTGAATTAGACGAAATTTGCTTGACAAAATTTATTGGTTTTGTTTGCGAGAACTACAATAGAAATCATTTTCATAACTTTCAACATGCAGTAAATGTTCTTCAAATGACATATGTACTTCTGAAAGAAAGTGGAATTATGTATAAATTGAAACCTCATATTGTTATTTCAGCATTGATTGCTGCTTTAGCTCATGATGTCGATCATCCAGGGAATACAAATTCTTACGAAATTAACTCAATGAGTAAACATGCTAGATTATATAATGATATTAGTGTTTTGGAAAATCATCACTGCACATTAACATTTGAGTTAATGGATCATACTGGTTTATTAAAATCGTTTAAGGATAGCAATTTCAGAGAAATTAGAAAAAATATTATTACATGTATTCTTGGAACCAATATGTCAAAACATACTGAATACTTGAATAAATTTAAGCTAATTAATTTTGAGTCACCCACGTTTACTGTTGATGAACAAATATTTATTGCAAGTAGTTTTGTTCATTTTGCGGATCTATCAAATCCTATTAAAAACTTTGATATTTGTTTTGAGTGGTCCAGAAGAATTTCACTTGAATTTTATGAACAAACACTTAAGGAAGAATTGGAAGGTTTACCAAGTTTGTCATTTATGAAAGTTCATGATTCACTCGCAATGTGTGTTAATGAAATTAATTTTATTACAAATATTTCAATTCCAACATGGGAAGCATTTGTAAATAAATTTCAAAGTATGTCGTTTATCACAAAAAATGTTAATGATACACTTTCCAGATGGAAAGAGATTGAAAATAAATATGTAAACGATAATGATATTAACTCATTAACATATTAAATTATTATATAAATATTTATGTAAAAATTTAATTTCGTTTTTTTGTATATCTTCTGCTTATTTTTCTACGAAGTTTTTTAGAACCACCTGTAGTTTTCTTTTTGTCTACAGGTAAATATTGAAGTAAATTATCAATTTTTCTTTTTAATTCTGCATCTTCTGGCTGTGGAGGATTTTCTAAATAATCAATTACTTCATCTATTGTACCTTCTGGAGCAGCAGGAGTTAATGATCTTCTAGAACTAACTCGAGCATTAGGACCTATACGCATATCTTTAATTTGTTTAATAAGTATACCATATGGAGTATTTGGTGGAAAATCGTCCAATGAACTACCTTCTTCATTATCTATATATAATTTAACTGATTTAACCATTCCCAGTAATTTTTGATAGTCTCCTCTTAGTGAACAAATTTTTGACTTAGGAAATCCTCTATCTGTTCCAGCCGTTATATTGACGACTTTTTGTTTTTTCCCTGCATTATCTAGCTCAGAATAACCTGGTTTAGAATTAAAATCTATCAACATTGGTAAATTATCTCTATCGGAAAAACAATCTATACCTTTACTGTCATCAGAAAACATAGTTTGATCATATGTAAATCCAAATTTTTCATACATACATAATCCACCAGGATTATCATATGCACTAGCTAATTCAAGAACTGCTATTTGTTGAACTGGTATTAGGGGTTCACTTGAACCAAATGTGCAATTTTCAATTATTCTACCACTACTCAATCTTTTACTGGTTACGCTTAAATATCCTTTTCCTTTTGGAAAGCTTATTTGGTTTGAAGGATTTCTATTATTTGGATGAGATAATATTGTATATAAAAAAGCTCCCATAAGAACAGAACCTGTTCCGGAGATAGCTGTTGCAGTATTGGTACAAATTAAATTAATAGAATATACTGATGGATATTTTTTACATTCACCTAATTCAACAATAATAAAAGCTACTACACCTTCCAATCTTCTCTCAATTGATAAAGTCACATCTTCAATTATTCTTGTTGATGCGACTAAAATATCAAAATGATTTTCATTATCTGTTAAATCGATTGCTCTTTCAACAGCAGATTTTGCATATGATGGTTTTATATCAGAACAAACTTTTTTACTTAAAAATGTTATAAATTTTTTCATATTTTCCTCTGATTCAGAAGTATAACCTGATGTTTTTTCAATATTTCTACTACCTATTACATCTGGTCTATAAGTTGTATTATTTAATATATCATCTTTATTATATAAATTATAAGTTGACAAAGGAAAACCTGCTAATCTATCAGCTGGAATTAGATTTATTACTTCTTTTTGGAAGTTTTTAATAATATCTTTTCTGAAAAAATAACTTGAATATACAGATGGAACTTGTTGATTTTTAATATTACTACTACGCATAAATGTTTCTATAATCGATGCTTTATCCATTGGAATTTCTCTCGAGAGAATGTGTAAAATTTGTTTTTTTGTTAATGGAATTACTTCTTCAGTCTCTTTAACCGAAACTTCAAGAGGTGTCGCAGCTGGCTTTTTTTGCATTTCTTGGATGGGTTCTGAAACTGGTTTTGGTTTTTTTTGGTTGCGAGTAAAAATGGATGGTTCTGGTTCTTTTGTCTGACGTTTAACACCTACTGTTTCTAATTGATCATATTCAGGTGGTAATCCTGCTAATCTTCTAGACATTGTTAATATATGTGTAGAAATAATATTAAACAATTATTTTTTTACCATTAATAATTTTAACACATCCTGAATATTGTGTTTTTTCAATATTTTTAATTTCTGTATAAATTATTTCAATATCATTTGCACATTTTAATTTGTTTGTATATTTTTTACATAATATAGCTCCTGCTTTAATAATATATCGTTTATCATTTTTTGATATATCACTTGGTATATTGGCGACAACATGACACGATGATACTTCGTTTGCATGAAACCATAAGTCATCTGGGTTGCCCTTATCAATTACGTCAAAATTTTCATTTTTATTTTGACCAATATAGAAGGTAATCTCTCTATTCAGTTCTTGAAGAAATAATATTTCAGTCTTCATTTCAATTATTCTCTTAAATAAATCCTATAATTTGCATTCAATTTTTAAAAAATTGAATTTAAAATAATATATTAAATAAATCTTACAAATAACTATAATGACTGATTCAAATTTAACTGAAAAGCTTTCAGAAACAATAACAAATGCCTTTAAAAAAACAGAAGTATTTGAAAAAATAGGTAAAATAGAATTTTATATTGGTTCATTTGTTATTATGTCATCTATTATCGGATTAACAAATATTTATATGAATTATCATAATACAAATAAAATTAAACAATTAGAAGAAAAACTCGATGGAAGTGAAAATGTATTAAAATATAACATTGAAATAAATAGAAAACAACATGCATTATGTTATAATAAAATTATTGAACAACTTAAAAATGAAACATCTGCTTCGATTGATACTCAACAAAAAATTACAGAAAAATTAATGGAAATTAAAGTTTTGATGCAAAACTCAAAAAAAGATATTATATCTGCAAGTACATCTGTAACAACTTTCTCTCCAATTAAATCAGTAAATTCTATAGATGATTGGAAACATAATATTATTGAACAAGAAGAATTTAAAAATTATGAGGATGATGAATTGATGAATGAATGTTACGATTCAATGCCTCTCAATAATGTTAAAAAAAATACGGGTTTAAGTTGGATATTTAAATAATATAAAGAATAAATGTGTATATTAGTATTATGTTTTGGATTCAAGATATATACAAATATTTAAAATCTTTTTTTAATTTTTTATCTTTTAGAACTAAACCAGACTATGAAGAAATTGAATCAAATTATGAAGAATATGAATTTATAATATTAAATGAAAAAATGACAAGATAATTATGTGAGTTTATATTAATATAAAAATTTTGTTATATTAATATTAAATGAAGATTGCATTATGTTTTATAATTAGTTATGAACATATTTTAAATAAAGAAGATATATGGAAAAAATGGATTGAACCAAATAAGGATATAATTAATGTCTATTTCTTTTATAAAGATTTTAAAAAAATAAAATCACAGTGGATTAAAGAACATTCAATACCTCCAAATTATATAAGAGAAACCAGCTATTATCATGTTATACCAGCATATTTATCTATATTAAGTTTTGCATGTAAACATGATGAACAAAATAAATGGTTTTGTTTGCTAACTGATTCTTGTTGTCCAATTATCTCTCCAACTCGATTTAGATATTTGTTTTATCAGAATTTTAATCAGAGTATTTTCTCTTGGAAACAAGCTTGGTGGAATCCAGATTTTCACAAGAGAGCTAATTTGGCTAAATTACCTAAAGAATTATGGTTAGCAAATGATCCTTGGTTTGTCCTTACCAAAGATAATGTTAAACAAATATTCCATTTTGTAAATAGTCAAACGACAATAACAAAAACAATTTGTGATGGTGGTTTAGCTAACGAATCTTTATTTGCTATTATATTCAAATCTTATGGTGAGCTAGATGATAATTCTCGTATTAATTGCTCTGTCTCACATTTAACAGACTGGGCGAGAAGAAGCAGCGCAACAAGACCACATGTTTTCAAAGATGCTGACGAAAAAGATATTCATTTTATAGATAAAGAATTAAAAAATAATTTTTATGCAATATTTATAAGAAAAGTTGCGCCGGAATTTCCCGATGAAATACTAAATCATTATATTTATGAAGAAAATAGGTCTGCTGATGAAAAATTAACTCTTATAGAACCAACAGAAATGTTTTTAAGTAGACAAAAATTTATAATTAAAAAAAATATTTATTACATAGTATGTATTACTTTTATTTTTATTTTATATCTAATGTTATTCTAAAATAATATAAATATTTTTGTTATATTATATTAATGAGCACAGAAGAATTGCTTTTGGAAATTCAAATGTTGAGAGAAGAAAACGAAAAGCTTAAAAAGCAATTAGAAAATTACAATAATTCAAGAAAAAATTATTATGAAAAAAATAAAGATTATGTTAAAGAAAAAGCAAAGGAAGGACTTAAAAAATTAGCAGAACAAAATCCGGAAAAATTAAAAGAATATAGAAGAAATGCCTATTTAAAACAAAAAGAAAAAAAGAAACAAAAACAAAATGAAGACATTTCGGAATTTAAATAATTAGAAATAACTATTTAAATATAATCTTTAGTAATAATATATAATGGCTAGACTCAAATATGACTACGATATGTTGAAAAGCATTTGTGTTGAAGGTGGTGTAACATTATTAGAAGATTATAGTGATAAATATATTACTCGTGATACTAGAATAATTGCGAAATGTATTATGTGTGATAATAGCTTTAACAAAAGCTTAAATAAATTGCATAAACAACGAAATTTTGGTTGTGAGATTTGTGCTAAAAAAATGAAGTTTGATAGGATTAAAAATACTATGGTAGAAAAATATGGCTTTGAATATGCGGCACAATCTGAAATATTTAAAGATAAAATGAAGAGTTCGAATTTACTGAAATATGGCGTAGAATATGCTAACCAAAATGAAGATATAAAAGACAAAATAAAAAACACAAATCTTGAAAAATATGGTTGTGAATATTTTTTACAAACTGAACAAGCAAAAGAAAAGAAAAAACAAACTTACCTCAAAAATTATGGTGTAGAAAATCCCTTACAATGTGAAGAAATTAAACAAAAATATAGAAAAACGTGTTTAGAGAAATATGGTGTTGAACATGCTATGCAATCTCCTGAAATAATGGAAAATAATATTAAAAAATCTTATTACTTGAAACAATATGTACTTCCATCTGGAAATATTATTAAAATTCAAGGTTATGAAAATTATGCATTAGACGAACTAATCAAACAAAATATTGATGAAAAAGACCTTATTACTGGCTCAAAAAATGTTCCTGAAATATGGTATATAGATAATACTGACAAAAAACGAAGACATTTTGTAGATATTTTTATTCCATCACAAAATAAATGTATTGAAGTTAAATCAACATGGACATTTAAAAAACAAAAAGATATTGTTTTATTAAAACAACTACATGCTAAATATATTGGATATTTATACGAAATTTGGATTTATGATAATAAAGGAAATAAAGTAGAACTTTATAATTAACATTTCCAACGATTCCCACAGCAAATACATTGGCAAAACGTAGTCATGGGTTCATCTGCTGACCTTGTTTGCATTTGGTAATATGTACATTGGTTATTTTTACATTTACGACAAGTAAAAGTATCGGTTGCAGCTGCTACATTAGTTTCAAATTTATTCTTATCACGTTTCGATTTAGCTTCAATAAGTTCAGCCCATTTATCATGATCTAATTCTTGATGTGTCATAAATGCCAATTTATGAGATTGAACTTCGCCGTTAACAATTGTCTCAATCCATTTATCATTTAAATTATTTAAAATACTTCTTAAATGATTTAGATATATTTGAACGAAGAATTTATTATCCCATTTTTTAACAATTTTGCGGTTATCTGCTTCCTTCAACGTATAATTAAAAATGCCTTTTTCCAAATTCAAACTGGCTTTTTCATCATTTAATTTTTTAAATATTTGCTTTCTAACATTAACTCTAAAAGTATCTGGGTTTTCAATTGTTCGAAGCGACATTTTTATTGATTTATATATCCATTTTATATTTAAATCAATATCAATTTTATTTTAAATAATAAAATTAAAATGATATATTTTATTTACCAACATTATCATCATCATAATCATATGATTCTTCTGATAATTCTGAACCAACATCTTCTATTTCCAATTCATCTTCATCTTCAACTTCTTCAGATTCATCATCGTCTTCATCTTCATCGCCATTATAATCTTCTGATTCGGATACGGAATTTTCTTCAGTGTCGCTACTATCTACAACAAACCCATCTTTTAAATAACCCTGTTTAGTTTTCTTTTCTTTTGGAATATTTGCCAATTCATCTTCCTCTTCTTCATCTTCTTTTGCAGTAGTAGCTAAATCTTCAAATCCACCAAATAATTTTTCATAAATTTTATTCCATAATGTTAAACTTAAGTTTATATAGACCTTACTACCATCATCATTTCTAATTTGTCCAACAATCGCACAGCTTCCATAAAATAACTTGGTATCTATTGGAGGTGGAAAATCATATTTATTTTCTGAATTAGCTCTTCCTTCAGTCTTTGCGTATATATGTATAAAATACTTTTTTCCATCATATTTTACAGACCATTCAGTTTGTTTATTAAAATCTTCAGCCTTCTTAAATCCACATTTTTTATAGAGTTCTTCCAATTTAAAATCTTTAATTGAAAGCATTTTTAATGAACCTAATCTCTCTACAATTATAATATCTAAGGGTTGCGACATTACTTATTATATTATCTAAAATAGGTTTAAATAGTTTCTATAATATAAAATAAATGAAAATATTCATTAATAACTTTAATCTAGAAATATTAAATGATGTCTCAGATATATTTAAAGAACATTTGATAAATACTGAAACATATGTTAAATTATATACAAATGAAGGTATTTATCGTATAGAAGATAAAAAAATATATTTATTGGATACATGTGATAAGGATATTAAAATGGTTGATAATTATCATAAGAGTTTCCAGTTAATAGTTGACCCATCATTTTATCATAAGCATTTAGTTTCTTCAATTCATGGTGAAACTCATTTATCATTTCAAACTGTCAAAAAAAAGTATAAATTAAATCCTTCTTCTGAAGTAGAGCTGGTTATCAAATATATTTCAGATAAAGGAAAATTTGTCCCAAATGACATATATTTTGAATTTAATAAAGATGTTGATATTAATGATTTATTTATTAAGAAAGAAATAATTGAGTTTTTATTGGTGTTAAACTAATATAATAATATATTATGTTATCCTGGATAGTTCAAATTACAATAATATCAATCGTTTTAATTTTTCTTGTGCATCATTTGATTAATTTTTTCAAATCTACGCTTACTGTTCCCAAAATAAAAGATTTAGTAAATACTCCAACACAAAAGTACGAAAATATGTACAATATTATTAATCAAAATAAATTAGAAACAAATCCTGAGTCAAGTAATGATTATACCTTAATAGATTTATTGCCGAAAAAAGATGAACCTAATATGAAAAGTGAACTAAAGAATTTTCTTAAATCACAACTTCATAGTTCACAAGGAACAGATATTATGGCTTTAGAATCATCAAACACTTCTTATTCCAATTATTAAATGATATAAAGATTATCCACTTATATATGTAAATGTTAACTCAAGAAGAAAAGGAAGATATTTTACAAGAATTTCCGAATATAAAACTTTCTTATGAAACGATAACCCATAAGAAGGTTTATAAGTATAATTTATTATTAGCTATTCCTGAAGGCAAAAAATGTTTTGCTTGGTTTACTTCGTATAAAGATAAAATGTCATGTTTTATTATCGAACTTGATACTAAAAATAGAAAACAAATAAGAAATATTAAAATTGTTAATAGTTGTTTTTCTACTTCTTTATGTTATGGAACTATATTTTATGGCACATTATTTTATCATTTGAATTCGCCATTTTTTTCCATTGAGGATATTTTTATGTACAAAGGCAGAAATATTTCAAATTTAGATATTAATGAAAAAATAAATAAAATTTGTAATATTCTTAAAAACGATATTAAACAAATAGCATATAATAATTATTTTGTTGTTTTTGGTTTACCATTAATCGCAAAATCTAATAATGTTCTCGATATGTCTCTTAAAAATATTAGATATAAGCTAGCTGCAATGAAATATTATATTTCAAATAAGTCTAATTCATGTTATATTTTACCTTTTGAAGAATACACAAATGACTCACAAGAGAAAAAAGTTTTAGAAGATAAAAAGATAGAGAGAAAATATGAAAAACAAACATACGGAAAAATCTTCGTTTGTAAACCAGATATCCAAAATGATATTTATCACTTATATACATCAGAAAATGAATATGTTGGTTTAGCAGCAATACCTGACTATAAAACGAGTATAATGATGAATAAATTATTTAGAATTATAAAAGAAAATGATGATTTAGATGCGTTAGAATATAGTGACGATGAAGAAGAATTTGAAAATGCAAATGTAGATAAATTTGTTCACTTAGATAAATCATATAAAATGGTTTGTAATTTTAATAATAAATTTAAGAAATGGATTCCAATTAAAATAACAGAATAATATATAGTATGTCAGGTTCAGGAGCATCTAATTTAGGTTATGGTAATATAGCTCCATTAAGCAATATTAATGGGTCTTATGTTAATGTAGACAATTCTCAATATGCGGGTAGATTTAGTAGTAATGAAATACCAGGAACACCACCAGGACCGTTGCCAGGTTTAGCAGGAGCAAAATCAAATGTTGATGCTGCGGCAGGAATAGTACCTGGAATTTGTATGAAAGGTGGGGCTAAAAAACTTAAAAGAAAAATAAAAAATATCACTAAACATTATAAGAGAATGAAAGCAGGAAGTAGAAAAATCAAGAGTATTAAGAGAAGACTCAGAAGTAGAGCTGCATCAAGAAGATTTGGTAGAGCATTAATGGGTGGTAAAAGAACTCGTAGAAGACATCGTAGACAACGCGGAGGTTATGCTCAGTATCAAAATAATTGGCCATCAACTGGTGTTTACTCAACTGGTAATGTTGCTTTATCAGCTAGCGAATCAGCCCTTGCTAATCCTCCACCAATTACTAAGCTTAGCAACTGCGTAAATTGCATAGATAATTTTGACAAATATTCTATGACTGGTTTTCCAAGCAAAGGTCATTAAATAATATAAAATTATTAATTTAATTTATATTATTTTAAATTACTTAAATTTTAGAAAGCATATTTCATCATCAATTTTACTAGCTTTTTTTGATGCTGGTTCCGGTTCTTCATTTTCATCTTCCGATTCAGAATCATTAGCAATACTTTTTTCCGATGAACTGTTGCTCTTGATTGATATAGCTTTCTTTTTTCTTGGTTTACATTCTCTCGAACCTTTTGAAGTAGGAACATAAATTAAAGTCCATTTAGACAAATCTGTTGTGTAATCTGTACTAACAGTATAAATAATTTTATAATTCTCTTTTTTATAAAATGTTTTACGCTTTCTCCATTGGTTTTTAAATAAATCATGACTATCTACTATATCTACCACAATTGGGCTACTATGTTTCTCTCTAAGAATACGACCTACACTCTGTTCTATATCTGTTTTTGGAGTCGCCATAATCAGTGTCGTCAGCGTTTTTATGTCAAGTGCTTCCGCAGCCATAGCATAAGTAGCTATCACAACCTTTTTTGATTCTGTTTCTTTGAGAGCAGATTCTTTCATACCACCAACATAATAACCAACTGTAGCCATATTTCTATGAGCGATAGCATCATGCAAATATTTCAGTAAATTTTTGTTATGTGCCAGAATCATAACTTGTTGATTTGGGTTTTCTTTCAACATATCCGAGAGAACTTTTAAAATAAATTCGCTGCGACGATTATATTCACATAATTTGCTAATCATGCTACTATATGCGGGTTTTCCTCTAAAATCTAATTTTACTTCATTAAAATCATCATCATCTACATAATATTCAATAGCACGAACTGTAACAGCTCTTTCTTCATCTCTCTTTCCCTTAAAAATAATATCACCTAAAAACATTTTAAAAACTGAAGTGGTGCCGTCTTTACGATTCATTGTTGCAGATAATCCTAACATATATTTTGTCACCAATTTAAAGAGTGAATTGGAAAATACTTCACTAGAAATATGATGCACTTCATCGATAATAGTTAGACCAAAACTTTCAAATACAGATGCTGGATATTCTTTCATTGATAAACTCTGTAACATTCCTATAACAATATCCTTATCATCAATATCAATAATCGGACCTTGTATTTTTCCAACTCTAGCGGCAGGTAAAAATTGTTGAATTCTCTCTATCCATTGATTCATTAAGAATTCTTTATGAACGATAATGAAAGTCTTTTTCTTAAGTCGAGAGATAATATTTAATGAAAGCACCGTTTTGCCATATGCACATGGAAGTTCAAGTAAACCTCCACCAAAACCAACTTTGGCAACATGATTTAAATATGTATTAACAACTATTTCTTGATTCTCTCTAAGTTTTCCATTAAAGTCTAAATTAACATCGATACCTTCAGTTATCTTATATTGTTTAGGAGGACCAAATTTTTCTATACCGTAATAATGCGGAACATAAAATTTACCAGGTGATTCTCTGTAAGCTGGAAACGATTTTGAATCATTTAATGGTGCACCCATTGTAAAAGGCACAATAGTTAAATCATTTCTTATTTGCACTTGTTGTCCAATACTTAATTCATTTTTAGGTATTGTATATCCTTTTTGTCCAAGATAGGTATTCATACTTATATTATTTAGAATATTGCTTTTATGTTGTTTTCTCTCTTTTTAAAAGGTAAAAAAAATAAAATCTATAAATATGATATATGGATAGCTTTACAGAACTTTTAAAAAAAGAGCATATGGGTGAATTTATTTTAGTCATTTTAATGATAATTTATTTGGTCATGGGATTTAAAACTCCTGATTTAATTGCAAATATGATTGACAATATTGTTGGTAAGGTCGTTATAATATTGGTTGTTATCTATTTATTTATGCATGCAAATCCTATTTTAGCAGTAGTTGCTGCTCTCGTTGCTTTTGATTTAATGCGTAGATCTACTGATGCAACTGGTTTAGGTCCTCTTTCTGCTTATGCACCATCTGAAAAGAAGAAAATGTCTCAATTCACTGCTTTTAATCAATTTCCTTATACTTTAGAACAAGAAGTAGTTGCAAAGATGGCACCAATTGTTCGTTCAGGAACATCTATTACTCCTCCTTCTTATAAACCATTGCTTGACAATTTACATGATGCTTCCCCTTTAAACAGTTCTAATTAAATAATTTTTTATACTTATTGAATAAAATTATTTAAGTGAAATTAGGAATGCTTGGAAATTTCGGAGCATCTGATAATAAATAACTGTAAAATGCACTTATTCCGTAAAAAATTATTATGAACAGTAAACATCCTACTATAATCATTACAAGCAATTTAAAGGAGGGACTATCTAATATGTTAGAAAAATCAATGCTGGTTGATGTAGGGGTTTTATCATACTCAACCGCAGTTTCTTCATCAGACGAACCAGTTGGTTGACATGAAATATATATACCATCTCCCAATTGTAATCCTGAAGTTGGTCCATTTGAATTATAGAATAATTCGGCAGTCGGCATCATCATCGGATATGGTTTTATAATTTGTTGTAATGTTCCAATTGTATCAGAGCTTAATGGTATTGCATCTAACGCACCAAAAACTATCCAATCAGAAGGACCTTGTGTATAAGAAAAAAAGGGTTTTCTTGGAACTATGGTTTGAAGATTAAAATTCATATTTAAATTTGTTGAGTCTCCTTGACTAGGGGCATTTGTTGCAACTTTTTTAATGACATCTGTTATCATTTGAGACGCATTCGATGATTCGCTTGAAGATTTAAAAGGAATACATACTTCTAATAAATTACCACCTTTGACTGGAGTATGTGTTATTATTATTTCACCTGGTAATTGCACATCATTAAAAGAATGTATAGACGGAGATGTTATCATTATTTTTCCTACAGTATATTTTTGTTCATTGTACACTACTGGTGGAAGACTAGTTGAATCATATGATAAGCTTAACATTATTCCATCATTTTTAGCAGTTGAATTACTTTCGGAATATTTGAATGCATATGAACACTTCAAATCACATTTTCCTGCAATATTTTTAGGTGATATATTTAAATTTTGATTACTCATTAATATAAGTATATAAATAAAAATATTAATTTATTTATATAGAATGAAATTAACTAAAGGCAAAATAACAAAATTATACAATAAAAAGAGACAATCTTTAAAAAAACCTAAAAACAGAAAGACATCATATAAGAGAAAAACATTTAGAAATAAGAGACGAGTTAATTTGGCTAGAAGATCATTAAAAAGATTTAATTACAAAAAATCTAGAGGTGGAGCTGAAGATGCGCCTAAAGATGAAATAATAACACCAGATATTTCGCCAATTGAACAGTCTATTCAAGATGCAACAGAGAAGCCTACTTTAGATAATACAGAACAATCTGTCGTTGATACACCTGTTGACGAAACTATTACAGAGACACCTGTAGATACAACTATCACTGAAACACCTGTAGATACAACAGTAACTGAACCACCAGTTGAAGAAACTATTACTGAAACACCCGTCGATGAAACTATTACTGAAACACCTGTAGATACAACTGTAACTGAAACACCGGTTGATGAAACAGTAACTGATACACCAGTTGATACAACTGTAACTGAGACACCTATTGAAGAAAATATTGAATCAGATATTCCCATTATAGAAGATACAAATTTACCAGAAGAAACTGTAACTGAAACACCAGTCGATACAACTGTTACTGAAACTCCAGTGGAAGAAACCGTTACTGAAACACCAGTGGAAGAAACCGTTACTGAAACACCAGTAGATACAACTATAACTGAAACACCAGTAGATACAACTATAACTGAAACACCAGTAGATACAGCTGTTACAGAAGAAGTAAAGGAAAATATTCCAAATAATGAATTAGTAAGCTCATTATCAACAATGGCTAATTATTTTGCTGACGTAATTGCAGATAAAGTTTCACAAAATATGTCTGCGTCAAAATATGGAGAGAAACCACAAGATGGGTTTGATTCAGTAAATCAAGCAGCTGAAACAATGGCAACAACGGGTGGTAAAAGATTTAAAAAAACTAGACGTTTTAGATTAATAAATAATAAGACTAAACATAATCATTAAACTTTTTATAATATAAAATTATATATATTATGAAAATAAATCATAAGCGTATTTTTTTTCATGCATTAAGAAGTGCATTGTTATTTATTGCAGTTTTTTTAGTTTATGATATATTAATTAATTTAGAAGAGGCGTGGAATAAAGAAAATCCAGAAAATGTCACATATCATTTTTATTTACGTAAAGTAATTAAATTTACTATTATTTTAATTATAGATTTATTTATTTTATATTCTGCAAGCATATTTTTTGGTATTGAGCATTAATTGATTAAATAAAAGGAAGATATTTAATGGTATCATTATCATACATAGTTATTCTATAAGGCTCATTAATTCCTTCAATATAAACAGTATCACCATTATATAATTTATCACAACCATATTCATTAGTACAACTTCTACCACTTCGAGAGACAGGTAATTTCATACTGTTATTTTGGTCACTCATTGTATAATATTGCCATTTATCTCTATTTGTAAAAAGTGGACGTCCCATTAATGGTATGATTTTCCCTTTTGAATTTGTTGCAGTCATAATACCTAATTGTCTATATTGTGTATCAACAGCGCCAATATTAGTAGAAATATTGATGGGAACTGCTCCAGGTGGTACAGCTCTCGAAGGAAATCCTGGGATAAAATATCTTTCATCGCGAAGTGGAGGAGCATATGGATTTAATAATGGATCACTTGGTAAATTGGTATAAGGCCAACTTGGAATCCATGAATTCCACCAACCATCATTCTCTCTAACCGTGTCCTTAATAACTATTTTTTCAGATGGAGAATTATTGACGACGATACTTTGTTTAAAAACAGTTGTATAAATAATATAAATCAAAACTATAATGCATATAACAATAAAAAACATTGAATAATTTTCAATGCATATTACACCAGGTGGGCATTTTTTCATATTATATAAATATAATATTAAAATATTTTTTAGAAAACTATTTATTTAGTTTGAGTTTGGTTAGTCATTTTTTTTGCTAAATCCATAACCCCAGCCATACCGCCATTTGAATCACCCATCATACCTTTTAATTGCTCGACCATAGGTTGAATATTTTCAACAAGTTTACCCATACCTTTCATGGATTCAGCTAATTGCATTTGTTGCTTCATTAAATTTTGTGTATCAGAAGTTAATCGTTGAATACCGTCACTTCCTAATATATTATTTAATTCATCATAAGCATCTTCAATGGTGGTAGCATAATCAATATTATATCCTCTATTTTTACGACGTCCAGGTTCGAAGCCTTGTTGTTCGCCACCCGTGCTTTGAGCAGCATTATTATCTTTTGGTTCGCTGCTTGCAACTGAACTCATAACTAATCCTTGACTAGAAACATCATCAGGTTTAGCATCCGATTTTGCGTCTGATTTAACGTCAGGTTTAGTGACTGGATTACTTTTTTCTTTATCATCCGGTTTACCATTATTCTCCATACCTTCCATCATATTTCCCCTAAGAGACAATAAATTAACAATAAGTAATGGAACACCTAAAACAATTGTCATATTTTTACTAAAGTATCTAACTAATACGGCAAATATAATAAAATATAATACTGCGTTCAAATTACCGATAACAGCATAACCTATTACATTAAATATTGCCAAAAAAGCTACTACATTTAAAACCCATTTATTGGTTAAAAATTTTGAAATGGCTGAATTAAGCTTCATTATATATATAATATTTAAAAAAAAATTGATTTAATATTATATTACTAAAATAATAGTAACGTATTATGCCTAACTATAATTCTGAAGATGAAACTGATACTGAATCATATGGTTCATGGGATGAAACAGATGATGAAACTGAAATAGACGAACCTATATATGACCCAGAAGAACTTAGTAATACTAAGTATAATATTGTATTATGTGAACAATATAATAGAAATATACATGGTAACATTAATGGAGAGATAAATAATCATTATTTAACACAAATTAGATTTAAAGAATTGAATTTAGATATTATCAATAATTTTATAATGAATATATCCTGTAAATTAGAAATTGCGGAATGTATTTATTTGCCATCTGATCATTGCGTTTCAATAATAAAAACACATTGGTTAAAATTAATTCAACGTGCCTGGAAAAAAATTCATAGATTAAGAAAACTTACTATAGCAATGCGTTCACATCCCAACGCATTAAAACATAGAGAAATTTACGGAAGGTGGCCGAATAGCTGTTCTAATTATCCTAGTTTAAGCGGTATGTTGTCAAACTTATCTAGAGCTTCTACGTGAACTGCTTTTAGTAGTTATTTTTGAGGTTAAACTTCTTCTTTTTGGTCCAGTTTTGTATGTAAATCCTCCTTTTTGCTTTCTATTTTTTTTTGTTATTCTACGCTTACCGCCAATATTTCTGGGAGCATTTACCTTAATTTGATTAGCCAATAAAGCACGTTTAACTGCATTTATTGCGTCATTATTACCATTTTCAGCAGCATTTATATTTGTGTTAATTTCATTTTGAATTTGTCCAGAACGGATAGTTCTAATAAATGCTAAATATTGTCTTTTATCTTGTAATCTATGTAACTGCATTAAATTATTGAAATTTGGTTCAACGTCATATTGACCTGCAGCTGAGGGTTGAGCCGCTTGTCCTTGAGCAGCTCGTCCAATATTTATGATTGATTGTTCAATTTGTTGAGTAATTTCGTTTAATAAAGCATCAGCCTCTTGTTTTGTTGTTGAATTTGGTACATCATCAGTAATTCTTTGTAAATCGTCAGCAGCATCATTAATAGCTACAGTTGCAGCCATTAATCTTTCAACTAAATTTTTATTTTCTAGTTTAAGATCATCAATTTGTTGTTGTAATCCTTGTGCTGCATTTTGAGCGGCTCCAGTTGCATCATCAATAGCTTTTTGTTTAGTAGCAAGTTCTGCATCTTTATCTTTAATTTGCTGTTCAAATCCAGCAATTTTACCTTCACAATCATTTATTCTTTGCATCAATTCTGCTTCTTGACCTGCTAATTGTTTTTGTGATTGTTCTGTAAGTTGTTTAAGTTGCTCGGCATGAGCAGCATCTTTTTCATTTCCAGTTTTAGTCATTTCCTCACGTAAAGCATTAAGTTCTAATGTTTGTGCTTCATATTTTGGTTGAATATCTCTTAAAGCGGCTTCACATCTATCAATTTCAGCTTGTTTTGCAGCTATATTATTTACAGCTTCTTCTTCTTGTTGTCTAATTCTTGCAGTAAGATTATCTCTTTCGGTAGTTAAACTGGTGATTTGATCTCTTAATTGTTGAAGCTTGCGTTCTTTGTCACCAATAGATGTTGTATTAGTATTAACTTGTATTTGTAAATTATCAGCTTTCTCCTTTAATGTAGTAATTAATTGTGCTAATTCTCGGAGACGTTGATTAATCTCTCCAAGTTTAGTTTTTAAATCATTTGTGAATTGAGTTTTAAATTCAATTCCGGCTTGAATATTACGTCTTATGTTAGCTAATTTACCCATTTTTTCTTCGAAATCAATTAAAAATTGTTGCGGTGCTGTCATATATATTAAAAGGATATAATATTTAATATAGATATTAAAGTGTAAATTGTTTTTTTTGATTCGAAAGTTTTTCAGTATCATCAATAACTGTATCTAAACTATTTTTGATTGACTTAACCTCTCTTAATATTTTGGATTGTTCTTCTTTTGCATCTTCAATATTATGTTTTGTCAATTTACCAGATAGAGTTAAATCACGTATATAATCGTCTAAAACTTCAAGTGCGCGAATTTGGTCTTGTTTTTGTTGTTCAATATATTTATAATATTTTTGATAATCATTTTTTACAGCTTCTAAAAATCTATTTTGCTTTGTTATAAAACGTAGTTTTTTTTGTTTATCAACTAACATTTGTTTTTTTGCGTCAATAAGTTGTTGCAATTGAATAAATTGGTCATCCCTCTCTTTTATAGGGACAACTATGAGTTCTTGATAAGGTATTATTTGGTCCATTCTTAAAATAAACAATTATTTTATTATTATTAAAACAAATTTAAAATCTTTGTAATATATTATTTAGGATGTCAAAAACTTCACAAGAACTTTTACTAGCACCTGACGATAATCGTTTCGTAATGTTTCCGATTAAATGCGACGATATATGGAAAATGTATAAAAAACAAGTTGATTGTTTTTGGAGAGCAGAGGAGATTGATTTATCAAAAGATATAACTAATTGGGAAAGCTTGAATGCTGACGAAAAATATTTTATATCAATGATTTTAGCTTTTTTTGCGGCTAGTGATGGAATAGTTTTGGAAAATTTAGCTTCGCGTTTTATGAATGATGTTCAGTTATCAGAGGCCAGAGCATTTTACGGTTTTCAAATAGCAATGGAAAATATCCATTCTGAAACTTATAGTCTTTTAATTGAGACTTATATTAAAGATAAAGATGAAAAATCTAAACTCTTTAATGCTATTGCGAATTATCCCTGCATTAAAAAGAAATCTGATTGGGCTCAAAAATGGATTCATGATAACAGAAGTAGTTTTGCCACAAGATTAGTTGCGTTTGCTTGTGTAGAGGGAATTTTCTTCAGTGGCGCATTTTGTAGCATTTATTGGTTGAAGAAACGCGGCCTAATGCCTGGTTTGACATTTAGTAATGAATTAATCTCGAGAGATGAAGCTCTTCATTGCGAATTTGCAGTTCTTTTATATTCCAAGTTGCAGAAGAAGATTGATAAAGCTCGTATTCACGAAATCATTAAGGAAGCTGTTGAAATTGAAACTGAATTTATTTGCGATGCTTTACCATGTAAAATTATAGGTATGAATTCAGACTTAATGACTCAATATATTAAATTTGTCGCTGACAGATTAGCTCTTCAACTTGGTTACAAAAAAATTTACAATGTTACAAATCCCTTTCCATGGATGGAGCTAATTAGTCTAGAGAGTAAAACAAATTTTTTTGAAAAACGCGTTAGCGAATATGCTTTGGCAACTAAAGACATGACTGAAGATATTTTTGAGTTAAAAGAAGATTTTTAATTTATTTAATTATTGTCGCCTTTGAAATATTTTTTATTATTTTCTCTTTCTTTTCATCGTCTGTTTCCATAACTTCTATTACTAGCTTATCATGAACGTCTGAATGTTTTGAAGAAGAATTTCCATAGTCTGGATATTTCTCTCGAAACTTAGGAAGCAGTCTTATATTTTTATCAGCGATTCTGTTAATTGCTTTCTTCAGCTTACTTTTCTTTTCATCTTCTTTATTCCATTCTCCTTGGTCTTTTACATACATCGTTTCTCTTTTCTTATCTGTGCAATGTATCGGTCTTTCTGTCTCATCTAAATTATTTAAGTTTTTTACTATTATTTTTGAAATACCCTCTACATATCCTAGTTCACCTACTTCCATCAAATCACTCAGCTGTAATTTAATGGAATCTACAAAATCAGTTATATTCATAGCATTTTTGCAAGTCTCGTTTAAGAAGAAGTTTAAGTTAAATGCTTTGTTATGAGAATTGGTGTTATTATGTGAATTATTCATAGTGCCATTTTTGACTATTTCTAAAATTAATTCTTTAATATCAGTTTGTTCTTTTCTTAAATCAGAGTTTTCCTTAAGTATTTCGGAATTTTGTTTAAGTATCATTAAAATTAATTCATCTTTATTGATGAAATCAATTTTTTCTTTACTCTCATCTAAATCTTCCGCAGTAGTCATATTTTTTTTTTTGGAAACACAATTTTTATTATGTCTCCATAATCCAGCTCTATCATTAAATAATTTGTTACAGTTTATGCATTCATATTTTTTTATATTTAGGATATTTGCGTTGTCATGTATGTTGTTAACGTTGTTGATGTGTTTTTTGGTAAGAGTATGTTTTTTATAATCTTTCGTATATGATGTAGAATAGTTACATACTTCACAATAAAATAAAGAAGGATTTTTATAGGATAAATTTGTTGTCATTGTCCCTTAATATTAACAACGAAAAAATCCTAAATCCTTTTTATTAAAAATATATAAAAAAAATTACAATCACTTAATAAAAATAATTGCTTTAATATGTGACGATAAATTTTCATCATCGTCACAGAAAATTTCGGTCAGTAAGAAGCTTTTTGGCTATCCGATTTTGGACATTTTTTTTGTCCATTTTTGAAAAGTCAAAATACTTTTGTGTTTTTGAGGCCTTTTGGCGATCCTTCATGTGTAGGGAAGAAAAAATGCCCCTTTTTTCAAAAATCGTGAATTTTCCCTTCATTATGTAGTGCAACTGCTTTAAATAGCTTTCACAATTTATTATTTATTTTTCTTAGGTCGGCCTCTGGGTTTCTTCTCTTCTGACACCTTATCTGCTGTCACCTTTTTAGTTATTTTTTTGGCGTTGGTGTTAGAGGCTAGTTTAGCTACGTTTTCGGTTTTCGGTTTTTCGTCGGAGAATTTGACATCCTCATATTTTAATTTTTCCCTTCTATTTTTGTACATTGTTGACACTCTCCCTAAATATTGCGGAAATTTTATCATCGTTTTCTTATTACATCTTGAAGCTGCATTTATTACACTCAAACCTACATAAGGTTCAAACTCCCAATTTGCCATATTAACCTGCGTTTCAAATATATCAGTGTCCGATAACGCATCAGCCGAATAAGCTAGATTATCTAAACGTTTCACTTGATCATTTATACCCATAATATTATTTATATAGTTCTCTTGAACCATCAATGGATGTAAATCATTCGCTAACCAATATGCTTCAAATTTACTGTCTATTGTCTCATCCATTGAAAGCAATTTACCTGTTGTATCGAAAATATTAGAACTTTGTATATTTTTCTTACCTTTACGCATACCAAATTGTAAAGTATTAATTATAAAACGAATATCTCCGTTTGATTGCTCATATAATTCCTTTAGTTCTGATTCTTTTATTTTGATTTTTTCTGTCACTACAATATTGTAGAGCAATCTATACACATCTTGATAACTAGGTTTTGATAACTTAATATCGAAACAATAATTTAATATTGGCTTGATTGATTGATCATATCTATTGTTACACATGCAAACAATAGGAATCTTTGTTTCTTTAATACAATCAGTCAAACTTGATATAAAACCATAATCACCCCCTGCATCAATTTCACTTACAACCAATATGTTTTCCTGACCATCGAATGTTTTCTTTGTCTTCAATAATGGTCTAATAATATTATTCATATAATCTTTATCACGTTCATCATCTAATGCTAAATTTATAATATTATAATCATGCTTTTTAAGAATTAACTCTACTAATAGTGATTTACCTACTCCAGTTAATCCTGATACAAGTGCACATTTATTCTTTTTATTTGCTGGATCCCATTCTAATAACCATTGAATAAATGGCTGAATGACATTTTTGTTTCCAATAAAATCTTCAATCTTTTTTGGTCTGTAAACAGTTGTGAACATTGTTATATTATTTGACTTTTAATTTTTAATTCTTTTTAAATTCAATTTTATTCAAAAACAAATAAAATTGAAATAAATATAAACAAACTTAGATTAATTAAATATAAATATGAATACTTATTATAAATCTTGGAAACCTTTGTTTGATAAATATGACTTCGAAGACATTGATGAATTTTACTCGGTAAATTCAGATATTTATCCTAAAAAGGAACACCTCTTTAGGGTCTTTGAAATGGATGTTGGAGAGATTAAAGTATTATTATTAGGACAAGACCCATATCACGGACCAGGACAAGCTCACGGATTAAGTTTCTCTGTTCCTGCTGGTGTAACTATTCCTCCTTCATTGCGAAACATATATAAAGAATTGCAATCCGAGTTCCCCGAGAGAAACTACAAATTTAATTCAGGTAATCTTGAAAACTGGTTTTATAGGGAGAAGATATTTTTATTAAATTCTTCTCTCTCAGTCATTAAGGGGAAACCTGGTAGTATGATGGATATTTGGGAAGAGTTTACAAATGATGTTATTAAATTTGTAAGCGAACAAAATAACAAATGTATATTTCTCCTTCTTGGTAATTTTGCCAAAGCAAAAGAGTCTTTTATTCTGAATAAGGAGAGAATTATTAAAGGTGTTCATCCATCACCTATGGCTGCAGCACATGGATTTTTTGGTTCAAATATATTTAAACAAGTCGAAGAAAAATTAGGCGAAAAAATTAATTGGTCTATTTAAATATTTAAATACAAATTATATAAATATTTATAATCATGATAACATGTAATTTAATGGGTGGTTTAGGCAACCAATTATTTCAAATATTTGCTACAATTTCATATGCGATGAAGAGCAGAAGTCAATTCAAATTTTTAAATGTTGATAAACTTGGTGGTGAAGGTTCAACAACTTTACGATATACATATTGGAATTCATTTTTGAGTAGATTAAAACCTTTCTTATTAGATAGTTTACCACAAAATATTCATGTTATTAGAGAGAAAAAATTTACATTTAATGAGCTACCAATATATGAAATGGTAGGACATGATACACTGATATATGGTTATTTTCAAAGTTATAAATACTTTCAAGAAAATTTTAATACAATATATAGACTGTTAAATATCGATACAATTAAAGGTAAACTGCTTGAAAAAGTAGGATTCACTGAGCATCAATTAGAAAATACGGTTAGTTTACATTTTAGAATAGGAGATTATAAAGCAATACAAAATTATCACCCTTTAATGACTAAAGAATATTATATTAGATGCTTGAATTATTTTAAATTAAAATATTTAGATACTAAATTTACTGTTATGTATTTTTGTGAAGATAATGATATTAATGATGTTAATGAGATTGTAGATTGTTTACAAAAACGTTTTAAAGATTTTGATTTTGTTCGTGGAGAGAATAAATTAGAAGATTGGGAACAACTATTATTAATGAGTTGTTGTCATCACAATATTATCGCAAATAGTTCTTTTAGTTGGTGGGCTGCTTATTTAAATAGTTGGGATAATAAAACTATTTGTTACCCGTCTGTGTGGTTTGGACCATCTGCACCTCATAATACAGATGATTTGTGTCCTTTAAGTTGGACTAAAATTATAGCTTAAACCCATGTGAAAGCAACAATTTTTTAACTATGTTATTATTACCTTTAGCATTAAACGCAGATGTATTATGTATTCTGTGTTTTACAAGAATTTCAGGACAGTTATAAAACGTTTTATTTAAATTTCTAAGACGTAACCATAAATCATAATCTTCTACTCCATCAAATATATGATTCCAATAACACAATTCTTTTTTAATAATAGAACTTGAATTGATAATAGGATTAACTTCTGAAAAATTAAACTTAGAAATGTCTTGTTGAGGTATTTTTGGAATTATATTATTTCTCTCACCAAAATAAACACAATTTGAACCAATAACGTCATATTGTGGTATTAATTTGCTTTGAATATATAGTTTATTATATTCCCACATATCATCAACATCTAATAATGCGACATAATTATATGAACAATATTCAATCATTTTATTCAATGCGTTAGATTTACCTTTAATTTCATGCAAATCTAACACTTTAATTCGTTTATCGATATATTCATATTGTTTTGCCTTATTAAATGTTGTTGAGTTTTCAGTATGACCATTTACGCCAATAATTAATTCCCAATCGTTAAATGACTGTAATAATACAGATGTTACTGAATCATTGATAAATTCTATACCATTGTAAATAGGCATTAATATACTAATCATATTATAAAGTATATTAATTTAATATTCTTTGAAACATAAACCAATTGTCATATATATTTTCACATTCTCTAAATAAAGCAAATTTCTCCAAATTACTAAAAATGCAATCGGCTATTATAATTTGATCGTCTTTGACAAGATAATTATATTTAAAATATAATTCTAAAGTCGAGTCGAATGTTTTAAACCACCATTTAATAAGATTTTTATGTAAAATAAAAAATCCACCCGCAATAGAATTTTGTGTCTCTGGTATTGGATTCATTGGTAATCCGTATTCATTTTTGTTATTAATTATTTGAGATAAACTATTAATATATATATCATTATTGTTAACACATCCATATACTACTTTATATCTATCTAATTTTCGTATTTTATTTTCATTTGGCCAACTAGTAAGACAATTAGTAAAAGTATCATTATGACGATTTCTAAAATAACCTATATCGCACCAACCATAATAATTTGTGTCAAAATATTTTCTCTCTATAGTCTCTTTGACAAATGAAATTTTTTCAGCCCACAACATATTTAATTCCCAACATGATACATTATTTAACAATGAATTTTGTTCATGGTTTTTTATCCAATACTCTTTATATTTATAATTATAAAATTGTTCCAAAGGTTTAATAATTATTTTAATTTTTGGATTGTTTTTGGTATCAATATATTTGACACTATTTTCATCTGTATAAATAACTAGGTTAAATTTGTTAACAATGGATATAAAATTATTCATCCATTCTATATATTGTCTGGAATCAAACTTAGATTTAATAATATAAAAACAACTAGAAAAAGTAATTGACATATAGAGAAAGGGGGTATTTTAAATATCAATTTTATTTCTAAATTGTTTTCATAAATTATTAAAAAATGTTTTATACTATTAGATTTAACGACTAATCTATATAATTTCCTAAATGTTTCATTTTGCACTTTTTCATTTGATTTATTAAATTTTGCTTTTTATTTACACCTTTTAATATTTCAAAAATCAATTAATATTCGTTTAATACAAGTTATATATATATATATATTCTATAAATGAATAAGTCTGATTTAGCAAATTATTATGTTAAAAATAAAAATGAATTTATGGGTGAAAATGGACACGAAAAATTATTAATTGGATTAAAGAAATATATTACAAATATTAATGATACTAATTGTAAAATAGTTAGTATTGATATTGGTTGTTGTATTGGTGATTATATACCTAATATAAATGCTATTTGTATGGAAGAAAATAAAAAGATATTATGTTTTGAACCTAATCCAGTAAATATTTTAGTGTTAGAAAGAAAAATAAATCAATATAATAATGTTAAATTATTTAAACATTGTATTTCAAATGAAACTACAAGAACTTCTTTCTATAATTGGAAATATAGTAATAACAATAATGCAGGAAATGGAATAGCTGGACTAAGAAGCGGAGGTGCAAAAATATGTGATGTTGATGTAAAAAGATTAGATGATGTTTTAGATAATGAATTTAATAACGAAAATATTATAATTAAATTTATAAAAATAGATACTGAAGGCAATGATAGTAATGTAATTAAAAGTTTTGAAAAATATCTACCAAAAACAAAATACATTATATTTGAATGTAGTGATTGTTTAGATGATATTAGAGGTCCAGGAATAAAAAATCCTATGAAAGATATAGTAGATTTTTTATCTAAAAATGGTTTTGATACTTATAGAATAGGAACAAATAAATTATTTAAAGTAAATGATGAATATTGGCATGAAATTTATGATGAATTAAAATTTTGGTCAAACTGTTTTTCGTTAAAGAAAGATGATGATTTAATACATAAATTAATAAATGAAAATTTTGATTACACATATTAATTATTTTATATAAATTATAATAATTTTATAGGTGGTATATACCATACGGCTTTTCTAAAAACCTCCCAATCTCCATTTTTATGTAAACCTATCCATTGTCCGTGATTTCTAAGTTTAGATTTATGTAAATGAATAGTTATAATCTGTTTACAAGGATTAAAAACTTTGAAGTTAAAATCACAAAAATTTTTAACAATTTGACTTTCGATTCCTGGCAAATTTTGATAAAAATCTGTATGTTTATTAATAATATTTTTGTCAATAAATGAAGAATTAAATATATAACAATCATGACTACCGCAATAATTATCTATTAATGGATGAGACATATCATATTCATATCTTGTTAGAGCATAACATAATTTTTCATTTTTAAGTCTCTCTATGAGATTTATATCACATTGTGATAAGAAAATATCTGAATTGGTAATCATACATATTTTATCGTTTAAATTATTAATAATGTAATTAAAAAAATCATTATATTTTGGTTTAATTCCAACACCAATAACTACTATTTTATCAGAATCAGCAGTTAGTTCTTTCAATCTATTTAGAGCATCATCATCATCAACAAATAGATGTACTTTTTCGATAAAAGGACATGAAATATTATTAATAAGACAAGCTTCTAGCTCCTTACTCCTTAAATTATCTAAATTAGAAGAATGTTTTGAAATGTAAAATGTTGAAATAATATTTATCATTATTTATAATAAATATTATAATTTAAGGTTTTAAATTATTAATTAAAGTGTTAATATGTTCTATTGAACGTGATTCATTGTAATATACGTATTCTCCAACAAACTTAAAATCTTTATCATAACATATTGGAAAATTTGTTGCACATGGTTCATATTTATGAAATGTAGCATGAATTGTTGAATTATTTCTAACAATTGGATAAATAAAATCTCTTAAAAAATCTTGATCATACATACGAACGTCATTTTGCGTATACTTATCAATGATTGCTTTCCACGATGGAATTTCTGGTATTTTTTTAGTTCCAAACATCCCACCTAAAACACAAAAATTGTGATGTGGATGGTCTCTCATAATGTGAAATAAGCGGTTTGATTGCAACCATTCATCTACAGCAGTTTTTTCACGTAACAATATTCGAGTATCAGTATCGCGTGGCATCATAATATCTACATCTGGATCATCTATAGATTCATATCTCCACATCCTCGGTTTACAAATTTCATTTTTTAAATCGCCATTTTTAAATATTATTTTAGTATTAGTAAATAATGCTAGCTTATCAATTGTTTCTTTTGGGACAGATTCTTCATGAATATAAAACCAACATTCAAAATCTGGATAAAATAATTTAGCTAATTCAGCATTTTTGATTGCTCCAATATTATATGTTGGGTTCTCACCCCACAAACTAAAACTCAATATTTTTTTCATATAATTTATTTATTTATTTTATACTATTTTTTTTTCCGCATCTAAAATTAACATTTCATTATTTATGTAACTTCTATGAAAATGAGCGTCATCATAATTATTAATAAAATTATTATTATTTTGTTTAAGATATTTTATATAATCCCATGTTTCTAATCTGTTAATAGGTCTATTAAGTACTTTTAAGTTGGGATAATTTATTAAGTATGTATACATTGTTTCTTGGTCTATAAACCATTCTTTCGAACCTGGTAAACCGTTATAATTTTTGTTATAAGTTTCATAAATTCTACGTTCAATGTCTGCTTCACTATTAATTGTAAATATTTTTTGCCATGTAGATGGATTTGCAGCATTATAACACATATATATTTGATTACCATCAATATGCCTATAATAAATAAAATCATCGCGTGTAAATTTTTCTAAATCACTACAATAATAACTTGATTTCATAGGGAGCATATCCATATCAGTTATCATTAACAATTCGTCATCAGGTAAATTAAGCACGCATGGATAATATATTCTTAAGTTTTGTGAAACAAACGCAGTATTTATATCTAAATTTTTATTCCATAAAATTATATTATTTGAACAATGTGATATTTCTTCAGGAATTTTATCACCTACAAAAATAGCTATAAATTTTATGCCAAATTTACTCCAAAAAAGTATTTGTTTTGGTATAAATAAATAATAATCTTTGTTATTATTTACAGAAGCTAATACTGTTGTTAATTTCATATTATATAAAATAAATTTATATTATATTTTATATATTATAACTTTTGTCCAGTGAAATATATCATATTAATTATTTTATCCATTAGTATTATAGTATTAGAGGTGTTAATATTAGACTTACATCTAAAATGATAATAATCTTGAATTTTTTCTTCGTTAATTTGTGATATATCTATTTCATAATTATAGGCTTCAAATCTTGTTAAAGGATATATAGTTATATTATTATTTTGTGCCAATTCTCCAATAGAAACATCATCAATTAAATCATAGTTCAGTATTCTACAATTGTTAACCAAAAAATTACACATATGTTTACTTAATAGTATCCCTGCTCCAGAAGCAAATCTTATATTATTGTTATAATTACCAATAACTCCAGAATAATCTTTATCGTAATATTTAAGTAAATTGTATAATTTGTTAAAATCAACTACACTCGACATATTTGTTCTAAAAATAAAATTAAAATCTTCATTTAATAAGTATTTCATAGATTCAATTGTTTTGTTTAAGCAACCAGGAACTATAGATTCACTTCCTTTTATAAATATGGTATCATTATCAATTAGTATATTAGTTTTTAAATTAGGATTAAATTTTATAAAATATGATTTTATATTAGGATGTGCATTCATATAACTTCTCCAAAGTTTTTGACACTCTAAATAAATTCCGCTATCATTTGCTAAAATTAAAACAATTATTTTCATTCTAAATAATAAATATATATTTTTAAATAATAATATAATAAAAATATAAGTTATATGTTTTTATGATTGAGCAAGAATACATAATGCTTATTATGAATTGTAAAAAATATGCAAAAAAAGCTAAATTTCAAAAAATGACGTGGTTACCAAAAATACCTTCACATTTAATTTTCTATCACGTTATTGGAGACCCTGAATTAGATACTAGATATAAATTTGATGATGAAAATAGAATTTTATCGGTTAAAGTAGATGATGATTATAATTCATTACCAAAAAAGGTTATTAGAGCATATGAAGCTGTGTATGAGACATTTGATTTCAAATATTTGTATAAAACAGATGATGACCAAATATTAGTAAATGAAAAATTTTTAGACATTGTAAAGGGTTTAACGAGTAGAACTCCTAAAATACACTATGGTGGTTATATTATAGATGTGAAACAAAATTATTTATCACAATATCATAAAATTCATCCAGAATTGCCAGAATATTTACCTATACTTCAAACAAAATATTGTAGCGGTCGTTTTTATTTTCTCTCGAAACAAGCATTAGCAAATGTTATTAGTAAGAAAAAAAATATTGAAAAAGAATATTTAGAGGATTATGCTATTGGATTAAACTTAGACCAATATTATAAACTAAATATGTTAAATTTGACGACAAATAAGTTTTTTACTGATATTGAATTAAGTGATTTTACGCAAATGGTTCAAGAAGGAAAAATTTAAAAATTAAATACACCCATATTTTTTAAGTAGAGCGATATCTTTTTGTCGTTGTATAAATGCTGCTTTATCAAGATCAAGCATTAGAGGAGTATAATTTGTAGATATTTTCTCAATATCACTATAATCTTCTCTCTGTGTTACTGTTAACGGTGTAATTAAATACCATTTATGTATTTCTTGAAGTCTAAACCAATACTTATCAATTGCGAAAAATCTATGATTAGTAGGGTCTTTCATTAAGTGTAATATACCTTCCTTATAATTTTTAATAAGAGTATCGTAATAATGTTGTTGAACAACATAACCAGTTGTAGTTTGACAATGAGTTACTTGAACACATGAATCATCAATGCGAGTATAAGGTGGAATATTATTGCCAGCAATCAATGCAACATCAAAATCTTTATGATTAGAGAGAAATTTATTAAACTGAGTAACAAATAATGAGGGATTAGTAAATAAAATATCATCTTCAACGATTAATACGTGTTCCCAGTTATTAGCTTTGGCATTTTCAATAATTTTAAGATGGCTCATACTACAACCAATAGCTCCATTAGGCATTTTAATTGCATTAAATCTCTCGGCATTAATTCCAATAGATTTGAGTTGGTTTTCGACATGCTGTTTTCTGTCAGGTCTATTATGAAGATTAATATAAAACGCATATTTAATATCCGAAATAGAATTCATTGAAATAATATATTGATTTTTATTTAAATACATTTTTCCCAAAATAAATTAAACATCTGGCAGAACATTGAATTCATAATTGCGTCCATCATCATAAATATCCATAGTTGCTGCAACTTTCCATGAAGCATATTTTTTCTCATTTTTTGCAGAATTAAAACTGGGAATAATATCTTCTAAATAATCTCTTAAATCAAATATACTTTTAATGTTATTTTTATCGCCAGTCATATCTTCTGGTGTGCCATATTTTGCGTTATATGTAAATGATTTCATATGTGGGTTTGTCAATAATGAATCTTTAATATAACTGGCGAATCGTAAATCATGTGATAAGTTTGGTTGTGTTGGATCGATCCAATGAAAATTAAAACTAGGGTCATTTGTTGAACCTTTTATTATAGAATAACCTACACTATCGCCACAATTTACCACACATTCAGTCATTTTACATATATTTTTAATTATTTGGGTTGTAGAAATTTTACCATTATAAAAATAATTTCTTCCATAATCAATAAGTTTAACTATATATTCACTTTTAAATTCAAATACTTTATTATTTCGATGATATCTTAATAATATACACATATTGCCATCGAATGGCTTATATAAAAATACATTTTCATTATGTAAATCGTAATGAGTATAATTTGATCCTAATAAACATAATCCATAATAAACTTGATATAATATATTGTATAAATCATATTTAATATTATCATAATTTATATTCCATTCATGTTCAAATGAATAAAATTTATCAAAATGTTGAATTAAAATACATAGTAGTTTATTTTTAATACATGAATAATTGAATAAATTATATTGTTTTTCAGATGTATTTATTCTGTGTATATTTGATTTAAAATCTATATCAGACAGTGTATTATTGTTAGCTTTGTATTTTATGTTAATATATGACGTATTAGAATTAAATTCATATAAATCATATGTCTCAACAAAACATGGTATTTTTTTTAAATAAGTATTAATAAAATATTTTCCAACATAATATTCATAAAATAAATTATCTGATACTGGTCTAGATGAACATTTTAAAATAGTGTACGCAGTATAATTTAGTTTTTTGAAAGGCAACTCTATAATAAAACCATTTACTGATGGATTACCTATTCGTTTAACATTTGAATTATCAATATAGTTTAAATTTCTAAAATTGTCAAAGAAAAGTTTAATACTATCATCATATTTGCCTAATGCTAAGCAACTATCAGGATTTTTACAAGAAACTTGTAACATTTTGCCAAAATTAATATCTCTATTTTCAATATTTTGACTAACAATTTGTTTAACAGAACTATCTAATTCTCCACCTCTTAATTTAAAAATCTTCAAATTTCTTTTTTTAGTTTGTCTTTTTTTAGTTTGTCTTTTTTTAGTTTGTCTTTTTTTAGTTTGTATATGTTTTTTTATTATACTTTTTTTTCTTTTAGAATATTTCATAATATATATATATAATAAAATATCTCAATACATAATAAATGATTAAAGAGTCTTTTTCTAAAGATGATAAGATATTAATCGCAAAACATATAAAAGACATTAAGATTGCAGATATAGAAGAAGATATGAATAAATTAATAAAAATTGGAGAGAAGGCAAGTATGATATCAGAAAGGTCTAATATAGGAAATAATATAGTAGATTATTTTACATTTGTAGCTCGACTAGAAACAAAAGGTAAGTATGATGTAAATTATTTTGATTTTCTAGTTAATTTAGAGACATTTCGAGAGAAAAAATACATTCAGACAATGTTAAAATATTATGAAGATGTAAAAAATAAAAATAAGACGAAACACGAGTATAAGGTTTTGAAAGAAGTTTACAATATATGCATAAGCGCAATTAATATAATGAGACCGTTAAATTGCATGGAAATTTATACACGTTTCAATGCTAAACGAGTGTTAAATTTTTGCGCAGGTTGGGGAGGTTCAACTGTTGCAGCAGCTGCGTTAAATTTGGAGGCCTGGTATGGCGTCGAGATAAATACTGATTTGTCACAACCTTACGATAATATGCTTTCGTATTTGCGCACAAAATCAAACACCGAATTTAGCATCCATTTTGGCGATGGTGCGGATTTTGACTATTCAACATTGGACTATGACACTGTATTCTCGTCTCCGCCTTATTATTTTATTGAGAAATACGCCAACAACATCGGCTACAAATCGAAAAAAGAAATGGACGAGAAATTTTATAAGCCAGTATTTACGAAGACCTATTCACATCTCAAAAAAGGCGGACATTTTGTTATTAATGTTTGTAAAGAAGTTTATGATAACGTCCTTAAAAACTTATTTGGCGAAGCTCATATCATGTTTCCTCTTAAAAAATCTAAACGACAAAATAACCACACTGAAATGGTCTATGTTTGGGTCAAACATTGATTAATTCGGAAATAATTTTGAAAATAAAACCAAATATAACGATGTCTCATTCCATTTATTTTTGGAATTATTCCACGAATAAACAACTCCTGTTTCTTTATGTCTATAATACCAACAACCATTATCTATCAAAATTGCTCAATAAAGATAATATATGTATGATGTCTAAATTAACGGCAAATGCGTTACCTTTAGAAGCTGGTTGGGAAAATAACCCTAATATTTATATGTTAAATCCGAATGCAGATTGGACAACAAATTTTAACAATGTTGAAAATTTTTGCGAAACAAGACACCTACTAAATAACAATAATACTAACAAATAATAAACAATATTATTTAAAATACACCACCTAAACCAACTCTTGCGCTTGCTTGTGCTCTAGGTTTTGCACCAACATAATTAGCGTATTGTGGAGAGAATTTATTTGGCGGAGGTCTTGAAACTGGTCTTTGCATATGTACTGGTATCTTAGATATATGACCATTTTGAATATAAGGTTGATACACTGGTGGAGGAGGATTCATCATATGAAATCCCTGTAAACTAGTTGTTTCCTCTTCATTATTTTCATTTTGATTTGATGTATTAAAATTATTAAATGCATCCTCTTGAATTTCATTTCTTTTATCTTGTTTAATTTGTCTTAAAAGCTCTGGAGGAACTTGTTTACCCATTTTCATTAAATATTTCGCAACATTTTCACGCTTCTCTCTATTTGTTGGATAATGAGGAATATTTGACCAATCTGTAGTTGCTATAACTGTCTTTTTGGTTTCTTTTATTTTATCCGGATTTATTATTTTTCTTTTTGGTTCTCTCAAATCATAATTATAATATTCTTCTGAACCAAATGGAATATGAGTTAAAAATGTTTTAATATTCACTACTTTAATGTTTTCATTATGAACAACAAATATATTGTCGTTTGGATTTTCAGATTTATCATCAATCGTATATTTTAATTGAGTTATTGTTTTTAAACCATCTTGACCATCATCATATTCTCCTCTCCACGGATCCTTTTTTGAAATAATTCTTGATATTCCGTCAAAAAGCTGTAATATTTCTGGACTACCAATATTATAGAATACACTTCTATCAATCTTTATTCCAAGTCTTTCACATCTCTTTTGTAAGACATTGTCTTCCATTCCCCATCCCCAAAAACAAGGAAATCCATTAGTCTTTTCAAAATCTGCGCCTTTCATAACAACTATTCCACCTAACGCATATTTAAATCCGTAATAATGTTTGACTACTCCATGAGTAGTTTCATAATCAAATATTTTACTAAATGGAATAGTGTCAACATCATTGAATATAAATGTTATATCTTTATAATGATGTGGATATTTATTTCTGGCTGCAATAAAACCGATATTTTTGACAGCACCTCTATTAAATGTTCTTGCGTCGCATTGATGAGCAAAAAATATTTCATAGTCATATTTATCCTCTAATATAAAGCTCATATACTTACAGAAAAAAAATTTATGTTGAACGCGATTTCTATAAGGAACGATAAAAATACGCTTTGGAATTTTAACTTCTTCAGTCATTATAGTTATCATTAAGTTTTTATTTTTATATTTAAAACTTAATAAATATAAAAGTTTCTAAATTTTATACGGACTCTAAATTGTATTTTTTCAAGATTGCAGCAGGAACTAAATTTCCATCTTTTGCTATTTTTTCCAATTTTTTATAACATTTATTAATTGTTACTTCACTTGTTTCACTCACACTTTTCACATCCTTTTTACTTATATTTAATTTACATAATTGAGCAATGAAATAAACTACACCAGCAGCAATAGATGGAGGAGTATTTTCTGGCATAACATCCATTTTTTCAATTTTCATTGAAATAAATTGACACAACTTAGTTAGCTCATTATTTATATTTAATTTGCTGCAGTATCTTTCAATAAATGCTTCTGGCTTTGTTTTTCCGAAATTCGTCTTCTCCTTATTATCCATATCTTTCTCTAAATCATTAATAATTGCTAATGCATTTTTGCATCCTTTAGTTGCACTAGTAGCGTCTAAATGAAATATTTGTGCAATTTCTTTTGCTGTTCTTGGATAATTATTTATTCTACATGCGATGTAGATAGAAGCCGCAATAATACCATCACGATTATCTCCTCTAAATCTTGAATCCGATTCTGATATTTTTTTGTGGTAAACAATAGCGTCATCAATAATTAACTTTGGAATACCTGCATGCTGAGCCATTGTTGTAATAACTTGAAAATCGTCATATTGCGATTTTTCCTTATATGGCATTGACTGCCATTCTGTATAACGTCTTATCTTTCTCATCTCATAACTCATAGGACCACAACATAATACTTTACATCCATAAGACGACTCTTCTAAAAGTGGATTAATTGGCATTCCACATCTAGTAGGGTCTGAGTTCTGATTATCATCAGCTCCATAATATCTCCATTCTGCACTTTGGTCCACTAAATCTTTATAAATTATTCCACATTTATTATTCATACATGTTAAAAACCCTTCTTCTGAAAATGCCAAATTGCTCTCACAACGCTCACAAAATTCTCTGTTCCCTGAACCATAAATACACTCCAACGGTACTTGGACCTTTTCAGGATTTTCGATCTCTGAATCAAATATGTTCCATAGCTCAGACTTATTTATATTTGTATTTTTTCGTTTTTGGCTTTTATCTTTGTTCATCATCTTTATTATCATTAATTAGATAAAATATTTTTAATTCAATTTTATTTATATTTTTTTTTTATATATTTTTTTAAGATTGTATATTATATGGGAAATAGCACATCATCTACTAAAAAATCAGAATCAGAATTTGAAAACTTTTATGACATAATTGATTATATCGCTACGTATTATATTTTAACAATGGATTTTCAGAGCTTAAGCAAACTTTCTGAAAAAGCTTATTGTGATAAATTGGTTATTTTGACATCTGATATTGTTGATAGATACTTTAACGATATGGAGGTTACCTTCTTAGCACAAAGAATTAAAGACGGACTTGAAGTAAATGACCTAAAGAAAGAGAATATAAGATATATTAATAAAGACAATCTTGAAAGTTTAGATGTTTCAAATGATGTCCAAAAAAGTATTCGAAAAAAGCGTATCTGTATTGGTATTGCTAAATTTTATGTTAAAATTGCACATATTTTCGCAGCAATTGTTATGACAATTAATCCTGTCTACACCTATAAAGATGCGACTGGTGAAACTGTTAAAACAACACTTCTTGAAAAGGACAAAATTCCTAAAAATGTCAATAGAAAATTATATAAATTAAATATTTGTGATAATAGAATAAGAGCGCTTAAAAAGGGAGAATATATAGATGAACAAACCGGAAATATAAATATTCAACCCAGAGTTTGTGACATAAATACTGGCAAAGATGGAATACCTAAAACGCTTGATAATGAGCCAGGAATTCCTGAGCTTTTACGTCTATATCTCGACGATAATTATGACTATTCAAATGGAACCTTTGCCGGTATGACTAAAGATACTGAAAAACAATTTCAGAAAGATCTTAAAATATTTTATACAGCATTTACTGGCAATCAAGACATGCCTGATACAATAAAAAAATTTAGTGATATTAGACTTAGAGATTACAGTAAAAAACCTGGATGTCAACCACCTAATTCCGTCTTAAAAGGCAAATACACCTTAAATAAAAAAGATGAATTATTTATTAAATATGCTGACAACATTAAGTCTATGATTCAAAATGCGGCAGATAATCAATTTAAATTACTTGAAGTTATTAACGAATTATTTACATATGTTAATGATCCATACACTAGTAAACGTGTTATCAGAATTAATCCAAAATTAACAGATGAATCTCTTCAAAAAGCAGTTGAAAAAACTAGAAAACTTATTGTAAATTTATATGTTAAATGTGAATCCGATTATGTTAATGGAGTTCAAATATTTGAAGCTATTGTCGAATCCAAAATTGTAGAAACTACCCAAAAACAAATTGAAAGTCTTAAAAAAGAAGCTACTAAAATAATTCAGGAAACCAAAAAAGCTTCTGAGCCAATTAAATCAATACCTCCAGTTGTTATAGTTGGGGATAATATATCTGTTACACCAGTTCCATTAATATCCAGCCAAAATACACCTACACAAATATCATCATCCACTTCTAATATATCAAATCAACCATCTAATTCTACATCTAATTCTACATCTAATTCTATATCTAATTTAACTACATCAAATAATAGTTCTTTAACAACAACCGATATCTCATCATCAATAACACAACCATCAGGCAAAATACACGCAGCACAAATAAAAGGAACATTATAAATAATATAAATTATTAGCGTGAATATTTACACCATTGAAGATTTAAAATCGCACCTTTTATATTTTAGAAAAAATAACTTAAAGACAACTTAATAATGTAAAGTAAGTATAGTTTAATAGTGTCTAATACTTCCATTTAGGATGTTTCTAATTGCTTCTATAAAGAAACGGAGATGTTAAAACTATTTACTTATTTCAAAAGAAATGAGTAGCAAATATCATAAGTTCCCTGTTTGTCTTACAATTCCTTAGGGAGTAAGAATTACCAAACAAGTTTGAAGGAATCGATATTTGAAATGTATAAATGCTCACGATACCCGAAAGGAGATAAGTGTAGCAAGTTGTGAAATTCAACATTATACCCAGTTCGATTTTAAATCTTCAAGGGTGTAAAAAAAATACAAAAAATAATGGCAAGTAATATAGGAGTTTGAACAATATATGAAATTATTTCGTATAAACAAATTATTAATTTTTTCAGCTTTTCATTAAAACCATAAATAAATTCAGTAATTCCCATTATTGAAAATATAAGAAATAAATAAATATGTGGCAGAAATAATAAAAATAATAATGATGATAATAAAAATAATTCTGTACTTATTTGCATTTTACAACTATATAAAATCATATTATGACTTTAAATAGTTTCAATAGATTAATTTACATAGTTCCGACTGATCCAAATAGTTTTCTAGCATTAGATAAAGCTTGCTTTCTAAGACTCTCTCTTGCTGATGCATATGAACCAGTTTTTCGTAAGGTTTTTTGAGCAGCTTCGATGGCAGTAGTCCATTTTTTTCCTGGTTTACCTCCATAACGTTTGTATGTCATTTTTCTAGTTCTCTTTCTTCTTAAACTCCTATTACGTCTTGTTTTCATATATATTAATTAAATATTTAATTGCTTTTATTAAATATTTAAATTAAAAATCCGCTAAACGCTTATTGACGGGAACGAGCGGCGGAAGCGGCACGAGAGGCAGCAGCGGAGGCAGCACGGGCAGCAGCAGAGGCAGCGGCGGCTTGACGAGCAGCACTACGGGAAGCAGATGCAGCACGGGATGCAGAAGCACTACGAGCAGCAGAAGCAGCACGGGAAGCAGCAGCTGAAGCTTGACGAGCAGCGGAAGCAGTACGAGAAGCAGCAGCAGAAGCAGAGCGAGCAGCAGAGCGGGCTCTACCACGGGCCATTGATCTAGATCTTGAGCGATGAGCATGACGACGTCTATGAGTTCTTGCCATTATATAAACTGTCAAGAAAATATTTTTCCGAACGCTAAAATTAAAAATTTCTAAATAAACAATTAATCCGTCCAAACATTGTTTGTTGAACTCCACCACATTTTATCTGCCTTTTTAATATCGTAAATTGCCCTAAATATTCTGGATCTCGACAATGGAACATTACAACGATATTTATCTAAAGGATGTGGATTCGTTTTTAATTGTGCTAAAATTGACTTCTTTGATATCTTTTGTCTTGACTGTAAAGCAAAATAAACAAAAAAAGCTGTAAATGATAACGATTGAATTGGTAAAATATCTTGATTTTTTAATTGAAAATCTCTTAAATATTCTTGACATATCGCAAAACCTGCAATATCTGCTAAATCTTCTCCAACACTTGGCCACGCATCAAATTCAATACCATCATATTTTGCATATACCTCATATTGTTTTACAATATTTGCCTGAATTCTCTCAAACTCTTTCTTATCCTTTTCAGTCCACCAATCATGCAATCTACCATCTTTATCATATTTACTTCCTAAATCATCTAAAGCATGGGACATTTCATGAGCAATTGTAAATCCTATATGAACTAAATTATATTCAATACCTCGTTCATCTAAATCTACAAATGGTTTTTGAATATATCCTAAAGGAATATAAATTGTATTTTCAGTTGGAGTGTACATCGCATTTACTACGTAAGCCTGTGTACTAATAAATTTTGGAGGTATATCAGACCAATCCATTACAGGTATATCGATTACTGGTTTACCGACTAATTCTAAAGCTTGTTCATGTCTCCAATGAGCCATCTTCAATAAATTACCCCATGGATCATCGGGTTTATAATCTAATAACGGATCTTCCCTCAAAATTGGCGGCGAACCAACAACTAATTTTATTGCCTCTAATTTTTCTAAAGCAATCTGTTTTGTTTTTGGTTGCATCCAAGTATTTCTACTTATTATTCTCTTAAATACATCTTTTAAATCTTCTGTCATTGATTTAACATACTCAATAGCTTGTTCATTTTTATAGTGTAAAATATATTGATTTGTTAAAAATGTATTAAACGCAAATCCCATACCAAAAATTGGTGTTATATATAAATCTACTGGTCTCAGTTGACCTCTTAAAAATTCACCAGCAAAATTATAAAATACTTTCCACCCATCTTTATCCCATCTAATTTGCTGTCTTATATAAAGATAAATCCAATATGTTCTCCATTTTGGAGAATTCCATTTTTCTTTTAATAATTTTGTTCCACATAATAAGTAATTTACATTTGAAGTCACAAATTCATCAGGTATTTTCTTAAATCCCAATTCTTTACAAAACTGTTCCCAATCGAAACCAAAAATTTCTAAAGCTTCCTTCTTTGAAATTAAATTGTAACCATCTTTGTCTTCTTCTTTTATTAAATTACATCCCATAGCATTTAATAATTCAATTTCACAATCAAATATATCATTTACATTAAATCCATGATTTTTACCAAATGCAACTTCAAATATATCATTTAAATATTTAAAAAAAACATTTCTATATTTTTTTTTATATTTTTTATCATCTATACTATCAGTTGGGTCATCGAAATATAAATCTATATCTAATAACGACACTTGAGGTGGTTCTAAATAACATTTATAAATCTTTGGATTTTTGTCGTCAGGGTTTATGGACCACACGAAAGGTGCACCCCAAGACACTATTTCATTTCTATTAGATTTTGCAAGTTTACCCCATAAATTATCCGGATGTGACAATGCTTCATCAACATATTCTACCACTAATCGCGATAAACATCTTGTTTGCTCAGTTGTATTATATACTTTAAATGATTCATATGCGTTTTTTATACATTTACTTAATTTTGTATGATTATCTTTAATGTAAACTTCAATTATTTCTATCAATTCTCTATAAACCTTATCTTGAACTAATCTAAAGTCGTCTATTTGTGTTATATATTGTTGGTAAGCCTCTACATCTAAATCCTTTAACCATCTCTCATTTACATATGAATAAAAATCATTTTGAGGTGTATATTTTGATGGACTTACTGCCTTTTTAAGCTCCTTAACCACATGTCTCTCTAAATTGTAACTTGCTGATAAAACATCAATATTATTTTTTTTAAATACTTCGTCTATTTTATGTTCAAATGATGTGTACATATTAGATGATTTATCGCAAATAATACGTCTTTGTTCATTTGATAAATCTGATATGTTTTTCAATAATTTATCTTGTCTTCTTTTTGTTTTATTTCTAATGGTATTTATTTTTTTTAATGTCTTATTCATAAAGTAATATGAGATATTATTTACATAAACTTATCCTCTATTTTATTCAATAAATCATCATCATATACTAGATTACCTGATGGTTTATATGATTTAATTGGAGTGTATTCTTTCTTTTGTGGTTTCATATGTTGATTATCATTTTGTTTTAATAAATAATCGTTTGGATCTGACGACCCATTTGTTATAGTTTTCTGACCATCTTCATCTTCATCATCTTCTTCTATTCTTTGACCATATTCATTTACTTTAATACCAGTCTTCTTTTTAATTTCAGTTCTTACATAAGAAGGTACCCAATGATTCCAGGATATAAATAGTAGATTGGGATGAATATAACGCACATTAAAACCACTTGTCTTCAATTTATCCATTAGATATGCAATACATGCTCCTTGATCGTATTTTGGAACACCTAAAATTGTTTCAGGAACTAAAAACCAACAAAATTGATCATCTACTTTTTGTCTAGAAACTGTTTTTATTTTGACATGTGCACGGTTCAATAATTTATTAAATAACGCTAATTTATTTAAATCTTGTTGTCTCTTCTTTTCATATAGCTCATCAATATTAATTTTTTCAGAAAAATCTTCAAGATTATCAATAGTAAATATGCTTGACATTTTTAATGTTATACAATATAAAAAATTATAAAATTAAATGAATTATTTTTAATAGTTTGGATAAATACTTAATATTACATCTTCTTTTTCTTGATTTGAAAAATCATGATAATCCTTTAATATCACTCTAACTAGTAATTTTTTTGAATCAGTTGAATCAAAATCTGCATCAAAATCGTCTCTTCTTAAAATTGCATCAACTAATTTTAATATAGCTTTTTTAAATTTAACTAGTAAACGGTCGCATTCTTCAATTGTTAAAGTTATGTAATCCTGCTCCATAATCGGTTCATTTCTCTTAATCATATTTTGGTATTTTAAATATTTTGAATAATAGAATATCTTTTCAGCTAACATATCGTCTATGGTTGGTGTGATGAATAGTGAAATTTTTTCAAAATAATCTACATAAAATGGGAAAAATAAATAATTGTCAAAATATTTTTTAACATCTTCATTAATCTCTCCAAAACCAATATCTGAAACAGCTTTAAATAATTTATTATCATTATATAAAAGTTTTGTTATGTCTTTATTTGTATTTTTTGGATTTGAAGGTAAACTTACAAAGACATTTATTTCTTCAGGTATAATCCATTTTACCAAATATGCAATGTGTTCTGATAAATTTTGCATTTTTTCCAAATCATAAACACTGTCTATAAATTTATTTGGTACAATTAAAATATCAGTATCTTCGCTACCGTGTTGTCCTATATCAGGAATACCAACTAAACTTAATTGTAGAGCACGACCGCCTTTAAATATAAATATATAATCTTGTTTTGTATCATATAATTTATATAAAATAAATCCATAAAGTAATGTTATAAAACAATTTAATATATTTACGTTCACAAGTGTTTTAATAGTTTCACCAAAAGATAAAGACGTTTTTGTCATGTAGCCAGGGAACATTGATTCTAATAACTGACATATTTTAAAGTTTTTTTTAACATCACTTCCATATCTATCATGCTGATATAATGTCATTCTATCATGCTCATATAAAGTGATAAAACTTTCTCTTATTTGTAATAATTCATCTCCATTTTCAAATACTGGTTGCCAAAACTCAGGAACAACTCCTCTATCATATCCAACTGTATTATCTGTTGGTAATGGGTATGGTAATGAAAGTCTAACATCTATTTCTGGTATAGGTTCGGGTTCAGGAGCAGATGCTGGCAAAGGTTCTTCTAAAGGCATAGGTTCTACATCTTGTGTAGTTATTTGTTGTTCATTTGGGATTAAATGTGCTAATTTTATTTTAGTAGCTTCATCTAATCCATCTTCTATTATGTGAAACGAATTCTCCTGATTCAATAACATTTTTATATTAGGTATACGTTGTTTATCTACTTCATGTTTAAAAGGTGATTCTTTAAATCGACTACTTAAATTATTGAAATTTCCACTATTGATAAAATATGTATTCAATATTCTCACTATATCTTTATCTGAAATTGAAGCGTTTCCAACAAAACTATCTAACATAAATGTAATTGGAGAGATAAAATCAACAATTTTTATATTACTAGTATCTTTGTCTACATATTTACCATGCATTGAAACAGGAATTAATGTATTAATCAACTGATTATCTTTAAAAAAATTAATGAGTAAATTAATACCTTCTTTCACCTTATTTCTACTTGAGTTTCGATTAGTAATTTGACTTACAATATTATTTAGTGTTCTTCGAAATTTAGTCTTTTCCTTATATTCTTCTGATTGTTCTCCTCCTCGTTTATTTTTTTTTGTTATATTTATTTTTTTCATTTTTTTAGTGCGTTTTATAGCATTTTTCCTTTTTGTTAAATGTTTTTTAATTCTACGTTTTGTCATAATATATAATGATAAATTATTTATTATGATTTAAAAAAATAGAATAATATTACATTTAATGACAATAAGACACTTGGTGATATCTGGTGGAGGACCAATAATGATACAAATCTTGTCAGCAGTTCAAGAGTTAGAGAGAAAAGAATATTTAAATATGAAAAATATAGAATCAATATATGGAACATCGGCTGGTGCAATTATTGGAGTAATGCTATCTCTCGGATTTGATTGGGAAACATTGAATGATTATATTATTAAAAGACCTTGGCAAGATGTTTTTCCTATTAAAGTTCAAAACATTTTAGATTCTTATACCAAGAAAGGTATTTTTGACATAAAAACTGTTGAAAAATGCTTTAAACCACTTTTTGATGCAAAAGATATTCCGCTTAATATAAATATGGAAGATTTTTACGAGTTGACAAAAAAGGAATTACATATATTTTCTTTTGAAGTTAATGAATATAAAGTTGTCGATATTTCATATAAAACATATCCAAAGCTCGAAATTCTTCAAGCAATTCAGATGACATGTGCATTACCTGTATTGGTAACTCCAGTCTGTATAGATGATAAATGTTTTATGGATGGTGGAGTGGGATGTAATTATCCATTAAGTTTTTGCATAGATTCGGGTAAAGAACCTGATGAAATTCTTGGATTTAAAAATAAGTATTCAGATGAGAAATCAAATATAAACGCCGATTCTACCTTATTAGATTATATTTTAAGCTTTTTATTTAAAGCAGTATTTAATGTTCATAATAATTATGTTCAACCAATTATTAAAAACGAAGTTATTTGTGATGCGAGCTATCTAACAATAGATATGTTAAAATCTGCGTTAAGTAGTATTGAAGTTAGGAGAGAATTATTTGAAAAAGGAAGAGTAGCAGCGACAAATTTCTTACAAGACAGTATTCAAAAACTTAGTTAATGTTTCTCTCGAAGGTTTTGCATCATATTCGATAACTTGTCCATCTTTAACCAATTTAATAGTTGGATATCCTTCAACGCTATATTGGTTCATTAATTTTTCAACTTCAGATGTCTCTTCAGAACAATCTACATCAGTAAATACAACTCTGTAACCATTAATGGTCTTGTTTTCATATTCTGTTTTTAAGTCGTTCCAAATGGGTTTAGCGGCCTTGCAATGAGGACACCAATCCGCGTAAAAAAATAAAAGCTCCGCTGTTTTTCCACTAGAACCATCTAAAGGAACTTGTTCACTATTTGGATGATATTTTGGCTTCATGGATGGGGCAATATAATAGAAATAATAAAAAATAGCAATTACTGCGAAAAGTAAAACTCCGCCAATCAAAAGCATTGTATTACTACTCATATTACTTCCGGCACTCATAACTCGAGAGAAAATGCTAGTCGATTCTGTATTTAAAGGTGGTAACGAATTTGCGTTAAAATTAATATACTTAGCCATTTATATATATATTCTAAAAGAAATTAAGATTGTCTTTAAACGAATACTATATAAAGACAATTATGTAAATAAATTAATGTTATTCAGGACTGCTAACGGAAAATTAGTTGAAATTAAAAAGAATTCATTTATTAATGATAAATTATATTTTGAAAAATTAATTGATATACATAAACCTCTTCCTAAATTAGAAAAAGCTTTTAATAACAAATATAATAAGTAATCCAATAAATAGCGTGAATACATAACTGCATACAATATTAATTGTTAATTGTGAATTTACCTCTTTTGACAAATTTAATTGACTAGCATTTCTTAAATAGTCTGTTTGTTGATTATTTAAGTACAATGTATAAAAAAGTAATAATATTGTAATTATTTTCATAAAAACTGATGTTAAGAAGAAACTACTTAATGGACTAATAATAAATAAGACGATTAAAAAAATAGCAATAGCGGAGCAAGTACATACTTTTTTTGTTGTTTCTGTAAAAGTTGTTAAACTGAAATGTTCGTTAGAATTCATATATAATAAATTATATAAAAATAATTTATTATATATTCTTAATGAATAACGAAGACATTGTAAATGAAAATAACATGCTTAAAGAAAAGATTTTACAATTAGAGGCCGAATTGATTAAAGTTAGGGAACATCTTAAACAATATACAGCACCTGCCTTTAAATACACCAAGAAAGATAAGTTTATTTTTAGATTTGGATAATTTATTTTATTTAAGTAATATATAATGAATAAAACTCGTAAAAATAAAAATACTCACAATAAAACAAAAAAGATTTATACTTTTAAAAAAAAAGATTATAACTCAGGTGATGGAATGATGACTTTGACTTGGGGTCCGGCAGCATGGCATTTCATACACACGATGAGTTTCAATTATCCAGTCAATCCAACACCAAAAGATAAAAAATATTATAAAGATTTTGTTTATAATTTAAGAAATGTATTACCGTGTAAGTATTGTAGAATTAATTTAACTAACAATCTCAAGAAGAAACCCTTATTAATGTGTCATATGAAAAGTAGAGCTACTTTCTCTCGATATATTTATGAACTACATGAGTTAGTAAATAAAATGCTTGGGAAAAATTCACATCTATCATATTGTGATGTTAGAGAGAGATATGAACATTTTAGGTCGAGATGTACTGAAGAAAAACCAAAGATTTTTACATTTAAACGAACACAAACACGCAAGAAAAAAGAAAAAGGTTGTACTGAACCTCTATATGGTAAAAAGTCAAAGTGTATTATTAATATTGTTCCACAAGAAGATAAATCAGCTACATTTCAAATGGATAAAAAATGTATTAAAACAAGAGAATAAATATTATAATTATAATTATAAATTAAAATATATATTATAATTATAATATGCCTTCACAAATAAAATTAATAAATTTAACACCAATTAATTTACAAAAAACAGATAATATTTTAAATACTTTACTATTTATGTGTTTGGATCAGGGACACGATTTTCACGATGGTAGTGCCAGAACAAAAACTAATGATGGTAAATCAACTTGGGTCGATTTAGATTTAAACGGTAAAGGTTATTTAAACAAAATTAATCAAGATATTTTTGATTTAGAATATGCACCAAATCAAGGAGTTAATGAAATAAGTGCTGATAAAATTTTTGGAAAAAAAGACTTTATTAAAGGCTTATTGAATACAACATTTGTAGGAGGAGATGGAGCATATGGTTTAGTAATAGTTGAAGATGTCGAATTTAAAAAGTATAACAATGAATCAGAACTTATAACAAAAATTGAGGAAATTATAAAAAAAAATATTATAGTTAATCTTATAGTAAAAGATAAATATTATATTACAACTACGAATGATTGTGCTGGTGAACATGGAATGAATTTTATAATTGATGACCAAAATACTAATATATTATTCTTGCCATTTTATCAGAGAGTTTATAATGGCGATATGCATAAATTATGGACATTTAATTCAAAAAAACATATCTATATAATTAAACTTACTAAGTTAGAATTATTAAAATCAGAAACAAATATAATAATACAAAATCCAACCTTTAAATGTGAAAAATTTACAACTATAGATTTAATTGTTCCACAGTATTATTTTAATTTTAAGATTTTCTTTAATTTTAAGAAAAAAATATCATATTTCTTTACAAAATTAAACGAAATTATGGGTCTTAATTTAACAATTGATAAAGAAGATATAATGTTAGAGACATTAATAAAATTAGACGAATCAACTCGTGAAAAAGCTTTTGAAATATTTTCTGAATGTTTATTTACTGGTAAATTTATACATGATATAGATAAGCCAAATGAAGAATCATTTACAGCCGTTGGAAATTATGATGATTTTGATTATATAAAAGACCCTGTTTCTAAAACAGATATATTTGTTTTAAAATATGATGTAAATATGTTAGATAATATTCCAAGAGGAGTAAAATATTATTTTAAAGACTGTCAGTATAAAGTTTTCAAATATTTTTTAGATTTATTATACAAATATCAAACACCTTTTATTCATAATCAGTATAAAATTAACGATGATGTAAATTCAAAAATAGAAGAAACAAAACAAATAATTTCTAATAAATTATTAGACAATAATAATTCTCTTTTAATGAAATATGTAAAGCATAAAATACATGGTATTAAAGTAAACGATGATGATGTTGATTTTTTATCCAAACAATATGGATTTATTACAGATACAAATATAGGTAACAATGCTAAAGATTCAACTGCTGACAGCTTAATAAATTCATTAAATAATACAACACATGATACAAATTGTAGTTCAGAAGAAATGAGTGGTGGTGCTGGTGAGCTAAATTTTTTAAATGATAAAATCGATTCAACCATACTCAAAATTATTGAAAGAGGAACAAATTATCGTGCTATTAAATATGACATAAAAAATGTATATTTATCATTATGTAATTCCGATAAAGAATTGACAATACGTTTTGCTGATTTTATAAAACAACATTATGGTGTAGACATTGTTGAGGAAATGTCTTGTCAAAAAATAAAATTAGAAGATAATAAAACACATATATCAAATAAACTAATTAGAAGAGATTCAGATGTTACTACCGCAGAAACAATAACACCAGCATCAATTCAAAATGAGATATCTAAATCAGAATATTTACCATCAACACAGTTGGTAGAATTTAATAATATAGACAATGTTAATAATGTATTTAATTTAAAATTAAATAAAGAAGAATTAACTGCTAATAAATTAACAAAAATTGGTTTAAACTCATCAAGTATTTCACCATCACAATATCTAAATAATTATTCAAATAGTTTACAACTTTATTATGATCGTGTAGAACAAACTATATCAGATACAAATGAACCAAATTATTTTAATAATTGTTGGCAATCAACAGACTTTTATCAACAAGAAGGTGGATCAAATTATCCATTTAAATTCATTGTAGCGTCTGGTTCTTTAGATAGTTCAAGTTTAGGTGGACAGAGTATACCACAATATCATCCACCAGAAGTGGATATTTATATGCCAATTTTTGAAATAACTGGTTCAGGACAACTTAAAGGTGTAATTGTAAGAATGGTTTTTGTTAAAGAAGTATTAAATAATCCAACTAATTCTAAAAGTCAAGTTGTTGTATTTTGTCATTTTGTTTATGTCGATTTTGAGAGAACTAAAATTACTCCTCCAACTGATTCTAGTCAATATGCTACAAAAATTGGTGAATTATTACAATATGTTATTAATAATACTTATTATAAACAATCTGAAAACAAGTGTGTTGATATTAATGTATTAAAACAAGGAGAAATAGATATTAATAGTGAAGAAAATGTTGATTTTACACTTAAATTATATGATGATTCTGGTTCTTTAAATCGTTTTAGAAATTGGTATAAATATTTTACATTTACACAAGGACCGACCGTAAAAGAATCAATAGTTATACCTACTAATTTTTATTCTCTCGATTCAATGAAATCAAAAGCTGCTTCTGATTATGTTGCAATTGGAATAATAAATGTTGCTGAAAATATAATTCAAAATAGTAGTAAACTTAGAGAGATATTTAATGATGAAGATTTAGTTTTATATTTTATAAAATTATTTTTAATAAGAAATAAATACACTGGAGACAAGAGTAGATCAACTGATACTTTATTTTTAAATGAAACAAAATATTTAGAGGGTGTTCAAATTTCAAATGACGAAAATACATTATATAACTCTCAGATGTTTGGTTTAAATACAATATGGTCTACTAGTTCAAAAAGTGTATTTTATATGACACCATATTATACACCGAATGGAAAGATGACAGTTATAAACGGTTCAAATGTAGAAAAATTATGTAAAGGCTTACTCGATAATCCAAAAAATAAAGGTTCTATTAATAACAAAAGTATTTCTTCAGAATCAAACGAAAATGAAAGATTTGCGTTTATTGAAGAATTTAAAGAAAGAATAATTGCAACATTAAATTCTAAATACATTTCTATATATAATAATACAAATCCGAAATTTAATTATTTAAATCCTATTAATACAGGAACTTTACTTGATACATGGTCTGAAGGAATGGTGTTATTTAATGATTTATACAGTAGTTTAGATAATTTTAAAGATTATTATAGCACAATTGATACACAATTAAATACAATAAAGTTAAATCAAGATGGTAATGAAATAAGCAATATAGATAACATAATTATAAGAGACATTATACCAAAATATAGAGCATTAATAGATATATGTAGTTCTATAAATAAAGCATATAAAGATACATATTCTATACTAATTAATTTTATTCTTCAAAATGTTAAAGCTGATTTAAATTTAAATAATCTAACAAATATGTTTATTTTATTGTCTAAAACATTTCCTTGGTGGACAAATATAGTTATTGAAAATTATATTAAGGAAATAAATAATATATTATGTAATGTATTTTATAAAATATTGCAAACAATCAATGAATTATTGAAAACAACCACCGAACAAAAGCAACAAATTAAAATTTATAAAAATATATTAAGTAATTACAAATTATTAACTACATTATGTAAATGTAATTGTTTAAATATTATAAATAATAGCGATGAGAAACAAAAAATATATAGACCCTTTGTAATTCAACAAAACCCTAAATTTGAAGTTGTAAAAATTTTAAGTGAAATCGATCCACAAGAAATTCAGTCATTAAACAAAGAAGAACAGACAACAAAAATTAGTATGAATGATAAAAAATTTGAAAAAGTATCATTAGATTTTTTGACTAAAATAAAGAAAGCTATAGATAATAAAGAAAATCTTGATAACATAATTACTGATTTATCAGAAGAATATAGATTGGCTACAAGTGATTTAACACCAGAAGAAGTTGATAATATAAATAGTAGAATGGCTTCCACATTATTTATTTATCCGCAAACTAGACGTGTAACAACTGCTGAGACAGGAGAAATACAAGAACAAGAACAAGTATTTGCTAATTTAGGTGGAGCAGTAGAAAGTCAATCATCAATCGAATTATTAAATAAAATTAATTTTACAAACCCAATGTCTGAATATCAAAACAAAACACAGTCAACAGTTATAGTTCCTGAAGGCGATATTAAAATAAATAGTCAACAAAAAATGAATTTAATAAATCAAGAATATCTTACAAAGTTTTATAATAATAGTTATAAATGCAATAACGGAAATTATTTAAAAAGTTTTATTACAATTATTAGAGAGATTGAATCAATATACACAGATTTATCGTTTACTTCAACCGATGATATTAAAACAATTATGATAAAAATTCTACTAATTTATATTGATTATTTAAACACTTCTTTCTCTCCAAAAATAAACAATAAAATAATAATTGATAGAATAAACTCGGTAGATAAATCTTATACAGCTGAACAAATGAATTGTGTAATAAATTTATATTTAGATCAATTAGATATTTATTCAACTATATATAGTATTATAAATAATGAAGATTATACCCCAATTGATTTAATAAATATTTTAGATGAAAATATAAGTGATTTTGATTTTAATCAATTAAGTATTCCATTTACAAAAAAACAATTAAAAGATAAAATTAAAAATGATACACTTCAAATTGTAGAACTAAATTATTCAAATCAATTAGAAAATTCTATAAATGGAGGAAGAGCATCAAGAAAGAAGAATAAAAATAAAAAGTATTTAAAGACTAGAAAAAACGATAAAAATAATAAAAAGAAATCCATAAAGAGAAATAAGTTTATAAAAAGAAAATATACAAAGAAAATATAATGTTATTCATATAATGTAAAAACTATTATATGAATTAAACTATTTACATACCAAATGTGGAGAAATCATTCAATATAGGAGCTGGCAAATAATCATTATTTATGGCATTATAATTAGGAACTTTTTTACATTCAAACGCTGGTTCAGGACATCTTGCACAAGCAGGACATGCGGGACATGGTTCTTGTCTTGGAACTACGCTGCTAGCAGGACATGCTGGACAAACAGGAGGTACAATTTGTGACTTCAAGATATATAAATCTTCTTGTCCTGGAGGGATTTGACTTCTTGGAATTCCTTCAGGCAATGTGTCATAATAATTATCAGAAGTAGTTCCAGCAACAGTATTGCCGGCAGGTCCTTGAGCATAATATGCTGTATTACCTTGTGGTCCAGTTACAGAACCAGCTGAACCTCCATAAGGTCCGTAATATTGACTTGTTGAATAGTCGTTGTCATTTGTGGTGGTTCCCGCAACAGTATTGCCGGCAGGTCCTTGAGCATAATAAGCTGTATTACCTTGTGGTCCAGTTACTGAACCAGCAGATCCTCCGTAAGGTCCTTGATAAGACATGGAATATGGTGCTTGTTGAACTGAATATCCAGTGCTTCCGTAATATTGGGTAGAAGTATCAGTTGTAATTTGAGAACCGGAAGTATTGTAATAGTAAGTTCCGGAAGAGGTTGTTACTTTGATAGCTTGTTGACCATTATCAGTGTTAACTACAGTTGCTGTTGCGCCGTCAGGTCCATAATAAATTGTGGCTGTTCCATTCATTCCATAATAATTAGTATAGCTCTCTACACTTGATGAAGAAGCAACTGTTGCTTTAAAAGTTACTGGTGTAGAAGAGTTAGGTAATGTTATTTGCAATGATTGAGACCCGTCACTATTTGATACGACAGTTGCGGTTCTACCATTTTGTCCATAAAATGTTGAACCAGGAGACAATTGAGTTGATGAACCGGTATAATGATTGTAGTTATCGTATTGATTTCTAGAAGCAGTGGATGCTCCAGATGATGATTGTAAATCATTACCATTACCATTACCATTACCATTTCCATTTACATCAAATGTTCCAGAAAATTTACCTGAAAATCCTTCTCTGCCGCAATTACCTCCTAAAAAGGAACATAAGACAAGGCCTAACAATAAAATTAGGAATAGAAATAATGCTTCAGTATTCATTGTATAATTTATATAGTGAAAAAATTTATTATTAAAATTGAATTGAATTAATGATAATTTATATATACCATATATTTATAATGAAGTCAGACTACGAACCAGTTGAAATTATTGACGATTCTTCGGATGAAGAAGAGTATGTTTTGCAGAAGCCAAAAAAATTAAAAGTAATTAAAGAAAAACCCAAAAATGTATTAAAAAGTTGTCACAATGAAGATGAAAAAGTCATTGAAATTGGAGTTGATGAAGCAGGAAGGGGTCCGTTATTTGGAAGAGTGTATACAGCAGCGGTGATTTTACCTAAAGATGATTCATTTGATTTTACAAAAGTAAAGGATAGCAAGAAGTTTCATTCAAAAAAGAAGATTGAGGAAGCTGCCGAATATGTAAAGCAAAATGCTCTAGCATGGTATGTAAGTTTTGAAGATGAGAAGAAGATTGATGAAATAAATATTTTGCAAGCAACTCAGTTATCAATGCATAATTCGATTGATGAAGTAAGAAAAAAGTATAATAAGTCAATGAAAGAACAAAATAAAAAAGAGAAGACAGATTTCAATTATAGTTTATTAATTGACGGCAATTATTTCAATCCGATTACATATTTAAATAAGGAGATGAATAAGTTGGAAACAATTCCCTACATGACTGTAGAGGGAGGCGACAACAAATACGCTTCAATTGCGGCGGCATCAATTTTGGCTAAAGTTGAACGCGACCGTTATATCGAGCAGTTGTGCGAAGAGAATCCTGAATTAGCTGAGCATTATGGTATTGATTCTAATAAAGGATATGGTGCAAAACGTCATATAGACGGAATAAAACAACATGGTATAACAATTTGGCATCGTAGAAGCTTTGCACCGTGTAAAAATTATGTTTAATTACTTGTCTTTAATTTGTCTTTAATAGATGCAACTTTTAATATGTTTTTAATTATTTTTTCTTTTTTATTATCGTCTGTTTCCATAACTTCTATTACAAGCTTATCGTGAATGTCAGAGTGTTTCGAAGAAGAATTGTTATATTCTGGATATTTCTCTCGAAACTGAGGAAGTAATCTTATATTTTTGTCTGCTATTTTATTGATTGCTCTCTTCAATTTGCTTTTCTTTTCATCTTCCTTACTCCATTCGCCTTGGTCTTTGATATACATTGTTTCTCTTTTCCTGTCTGTGCAATGTATAGGTCTCTCTGTTTCATCTAGGTTATTTAAGTTTTTCACAATTATTTTCGAAATGCCTTCCACATATCCTAATTCACCTACATCCATCAAATCGCTTAGTTGCAATTTAATGGAATCTACAAAGTCAGTAATATTCATAGCATTTTTACAAGTCTCATTTAAGAAAAATTGTAAATTGAATGATTTGTTATGAGAATTTGTTGTATTGTGTGAATTGTTATAAGTTCCATTTTCAAGAATCATCATTAATTTAGCATTTTGTTCGATAAGTGTCTTGATGAGCTCCTCTTTATCAATTTCACCTTTTTTTTCTTTATTACCATTTGAGTTAACACAATATTTATTGTGTCTCCATAATCCAGTTCTATCGTTATATTCTTTTCCACAATTATTGCAGCAAAATATTTTATTTGCCCCTTTTTGCCCTTTTTCTGTTGCTGGATTGTTGCTATTTGTTGCCTTCAAATGTTTAGATGTTAAAATATGACGTTCCCAACTATATTTTTTACAGCATTTATAATGACAAACTATACATTCATACCATATTTGCCCTTTTTTTGCCCTTTTTGCCCCTAAATCGTTGCTTAATGTTGCCATTTATCTCTATTGAGAAAATATTTTTAAGTTTTTTTTTAAAAAATATCATAACAAAAAAAACTTTTTTGGTTTAATTTCTGACGATAATTTTTCAATATCAAGACAAATTTTTTTCTCAGTAAGAAGCTTTTTGCCTACCCATTTTTGGACATTTTTTTTGTCCATTTTTGAAAAGCCAAAATACTTTTGTGTTTTTGAGTCGTTTTCGCGATACTTCATGTGTAGGGAGGTTTTTTCGACCAAAAATTCGACTATTTAAAGAATTCCCCTTCATGATGTAGTGCATCCGTCTTTAAATAGGTTAAATAAATATATTAATTTAAAATTGAAAAAATAAAACAACAAATAAATAAATTACTTATAAACAAAGACTTAAACGCTTAATAAATTAATTAATAAATGAGATTTTTAGTATTTGACACCGAAACTACTGGTTTACCACAAACCAAATTTATCAGCCCATCCACACTTCATCAATGGCCTCATATCGTTCAATTTAGCTATGTAATTTATGATGCATCATTAAATGACATTGTTGAAACAAAAGATTATCTTGTAAAAAATCCTGAAAGCATTTCAATTTCAGAAGAATCAACTAAAATTCATGGTATTACAAATGAAATGGTTATAACTAAAGGCATTCCTATAAATGAAATATTAAATGAATTCTTTTACTACTTAAGAGGTGTAGATAAATTAATTGGTCACAATATAGAATTTGATGTAAATATGATCAAAGTAGCATTATTGAGACTTATTAACAATAATTCTCTTACCAAGGAACAACTTAAAATCTATAAATATGATTTTCATTATCTAACAAATTATCAGCATATATCATGCACATTGAAAGACTCAATTCAATTTTGTAATATTCAACTAATCGATAAATATGGCAAACCATATTTAAAATATCCTAAGCTAATTGAATTGCATGAGAAATTATTTAATAAATCACCTACAAATTTACATAATTCATTTAACGATATATTAGTGACTTTAAGATGTTTTATGAAGCTAAAACATGACGTTGATTTATACAATGAATGCACTTCATTTAAAAAATATTCAAGTTTAATAGGATTAACTTAAATTATTTATTTTGGATTTAATATTTTATAACTATTATATATATGACATCAATATATAATAGTTCTGATTTGTTTTCTTTTTTGTCAAGTTACGATAACGTATGTTATATAGAAAATAGCATAGATATAACACAAAATATGCGTTCTCAAAATTCAAATAAAAAAATGTTAAGCAATGCTTCACGAAAAATTAATATTAAAAAATAGATGCTCCAAATGATGTTATTATGGATTTTGACATTAGCAAAGATATGTCATACAATATCTATACATATAGATATGATCCATATTCTAGGCAAAATACATTATTTCCAAATTTAGCAGATTTTATTGATGAAAATATTGTGGCAGGTGATAAACAAGAAAATGACCGTCTCATTGCTTGTAAATGGATGGATCTAGGTGACGACGTATTTGACCAATGGGGGTTTTTTTTCTTATATGATGTATTATCTGGAAAATATTATTTTCCATTGTTATCTCCATTAAATCAAGACGACGGAGTTCTAACTACTCAAACGTTTACAGCATTTGGAAGAACATTTACTATTATTCATGGATGGGCAACATATGGAGTATTTAAAATGAAAATAACTGTAAATGACTCACTACCATTTAGATTTGGTGCATACGGAGATATGGGTTCTGATGGAGATGAAGTAGTAGAAGATTTAACTCATCCATATACCAAAAATGGAAATAATTTAACATTATATTATCGCAAAGATGCTGAAGCTGATAGTGATTATGAAATATTATATTCTTATTTAATACCTACAAAACTAATTGAAAATACTGAGAAAAAATATGATGTATATTATGATGGTGATGAGGATGGTGATGATATGTCTTTAATATCCAAACCTGTTACAGAAGGTTTATATGTATATTTTGCAAAAACAAATAATGCAAAGAATTTTGTCATTAACGATTTGGTTTTGTAATAAATAATAAATATATAATTACTTTTTATATATTCATTTTAATTTTTTTAAGCCGAACACATTTCACAAATTTCATCATGTTGTTCTTCTGTTTGATTTTGTTGTTCAGGTTCAATTGTAAATTGTTGAGCTTGATGCTTTGCCTTTCTTCTCAAATAATAAATACCAGTCTTTAATCCTTTCTTCCAAGAATAAAAATGCATTGAAGTTAATGTGTTATATGTAGGATCCTCAACCCATAAATTTAAGCTTTGACTTTGACAAATAAACGCACCTCTATCTGCTGCCATATCGATAACATGTTTCATTGGAATTTCCCAAACAATTTTATATTTGTTTCTGATGTGTTCAGGTAACATTGTTAATTGTTGAATAGAACCCTTATTTGCAATAATATTATTCTTTATTTGTTCGTTCCAATAACCTAACTCAATAAGCTCTTTCATTAAATATTTATTTACGACAACAAATTCACCAGCTAAAGTGCGGCGACTATATAGGTTGCTCGTAAACGGCTCAAAACATTCATTGAATCCCAAAATTTGTGACGTAGATGCGGTCGGCATAGGAGCGACTAACAAAGAATTTCTTACACCATGTGTTTTAATTGATTCTTTTAGAGAAGCCCAATCATAACGGTCAGAAGGTGTTGTAGACCACATATCAAATTGAAGAATTCCTTGTGAAGCTGGCGAACCTTCGAAAGAACTATATGTACCCATTAAATTCTTAGATTTACGTATAAGTGGATATTCATCTTCGCCAATAAAATCAAGTAGATTAAACCTACCAGAAGATGATAACTTATTGATTATATCACATCTTTCAATTGCTATTTCATTACTTCTCTCTAAAGCTGCATGATAAATAGTCTCAAATATTAGTTTATTTACTTCTTTCGCTTCTTCTGAATGAAATGGAATGTCCATTAATACAAATGTATCTGCTAATCCTTGAACACCAATACCAATTGGCCTATGTTTCATATTACTTCTTTTTGTCTTTTCAGTAGGATAGAAATTGATGTCAATAACCTTATTCAGATTATTAGTGACAACTTTAGTTACTTTATGAAGCTTATCATAGTCAAATTTCTTGGTAGATTGATCAACAAATGTTGGCAGCGCAATTGATGCGAGATTACAAACAGCAGTCTCATTATCGTCGGAGTATTCGATAATTTCGGTACAAAGATTTGACGACTTAATAGTGCCGAGGTTTTGTTGGTTTGATTTCGAATTAGCAGAATCTTTGTAAAGCAAATATGGTGTCCCTGTTTCCATCTGAGAATCCAAAATCTTAAACCATAAATCACGAGCATTAACTGACTTTCTAATTTTTCCTTCAGATTCATATTTTTCATAAAGCTCAATAAACTTTGCACCATAAACATCACTTAATCCAGGACATTCGTGAGGACACATAAGAGACCATTTGCCATTATTCTTTACTCTCTCCATGAATAAATCTGAGATCCATAATGCATAAAAAAGATCGCGAGCTTTTATTTCTTCGTCTCCATGATTTTTTTTCATCTCTAAAAATTCTTCGATATCAGCATGCCAAGGTTCTAAATAAATAGCAAATGATCCATTACGCTTATTTCCACCCTGGTCAACATATCTTGCTGTATTATTAAATACACGTAACATAGGAACTAATCCATTAGATGTCCCATTTGTACCTTGAATATGTGTTCCCTTTGCACGGATATTATGAATATGTAGTCCAACTCCACCAGCCCATTTTGAAATATGTGCACAATCTTTTAATGTATTAAAAATTCCATCAATGCTATCATCTTCCATAGCGACTAAATAACATGAACTCATTTGAGGTCTAGGAGTTCCAGCATTAAATAATGTTGGCGTAGCATGTGTAAAAAACTTCTGTGACATTAGGTCATAAGTTTCTTTTACAAGATTTATCGAATTAGGATTTTCAATATCTCCATGAATTCCGATAGCAACTCTCATCCACATATGTTGTGGTCTTTCTACAACCTTATTACCTACTCTAAATAAATATGCTCTCTCTAAAGTTTTAAAACCAAAATAATCTATAAGATAATCTCTATCATAATTAATGATTTCATTTATTGTATCTCTATATTGTTGTGTAAAATCCCAAAATTCTTCTGATATTAATGGTCTACTTTCTCCATGAACATCTTTGAACTCATATAATTCTTCCATGACAGATGTGAAGGTTTGACAAGTATTTTTCTGATGATTTGAAACAACAATTCTTCCGGCTAAAGCTGCATAATCTGGATGATTGGTTGACATAACAGCACATTGTTCAGCTGCTAATTCATCTATCTTCGAAGTGGGAATTTTATCGAATAGTTGGTCAATTACTTTCATGACGAGTGATTGATAATTAATATGAATACCTGCTTCTTGACCTAATTTTCTAATTCTATTTAAAATCTTGTCAAAAGTCAAATCTTCTAGCTGTCCATTTCGCTTAATCACACGCATTTCCGTTGTATTATCCATAGTTATTATATATTTCTAATTTTAGTTTTAAACCGATTTTCTATTAATATATATGCTTATATAAAAATATATATTAGATAATTAATCATAAATACAATAAAAACTTATATTTTAATTGACTATTGTTTATCGATTTTTTCTAGTTTTTATTTTTCTAAATTTTATTTTTCTGAATTTTATTTTTCCACCTGTTTTGGGAGGAATATACGGTACATCAACATATTTACCGCGCAAATAAGTTTTTTTGTTTTAATAATCCTTTTAATCCTGAACGTAAATGTTGGTTATTAAATAATCTGGCACTTTCATCTGTTAACAATAAATTTTTATTAATTTCATTTATTGCAGTGTTTATTTTTTGTATAGTTCCAGTCATTTCTGATATATATATATATATATTTGCTTCTTCCTTACGCTTATCAAATTTATTGAAAAGTTTTTCATGTTCTTCAAGAGTATAAGGCGTTATCATCTAAATATAATATGGATGTTTATATTGTTAACTCTATTCATGCGAAGACTTCAAATATTGGTAATCTCTTGAATCCTGTAAAAAATGGTTCGAAACCAGTACTCTTACTGTTTGAAGATTTCGACAGATTCATTGTAAGAGATGATAATAAAGAATTGATGGGATTAATTTTGAATGCAATGGATGGGTTTGACGATTCGGGAAATACAATCAGATTCTTTACAGGTAATGATTGCGAGGTTATTTTCCAAGAAAAGGCACTTATTAATAGAATTAGTGGCAAGTATAAATTCGGATATCCAACTTCTGATATGTTTAGAGCAAAACTAGTAAAATTAGGTGCAATTTCTCCAACACCATTAAATGATACAAAAATTGATGAGTTTGTTGCATTAGTTATTGATAAAAATATCACATTAAGACCATTTACTAGTATTGTTTAAGATATTTATTCAACGAAAATAATTTAGATGATATGATTGAAAATGTAAATAATTTAATTGAAGGAGTATAAATATATATAAATTAAAAATATAAATTATATATATGAATCAACTAATTTTTTTACTTTTATTAATAGTATTAGCTCTTGGATTGCCATTAGTATTTAACATTTCAAATATAGTTGAAAAATTTACGAATTATTCTTTAGACCAAGCTTCCAGTAATTTTCCAGATGCACAAACTCAAGTATTACTCCAAGATACTTTTCCTCCAATAGGTAAGAATCAAATATCAAACGATGATTCTAGCGAAATTTGGTGGCATTATCCCACTTTTCAGTTGGGTTCATACGACCAAATTACAAATAACATAAGATATCCAAATAATCCAGATGTCGGAAGATGCACACCTGCTTCAATGTGTGGTGCGTTATATCATGAAAGAAAAAACTGCAGTAATTATGTTACACCATTGCCACCTGTTCCATCTGATTCAGGAACACGAGTCGGTTATTTTACAACTGATGAACAACTTGTAACTAGCTTACCATATAGAACTGACATGCAAAATATATTATATTAAGTATATATGAACCAGAATTTGCCTTAAAATTCATCATCTGATTCTTTTTATAATATTAGCATAGAAAGTAGTTCGACAGAAGAGAATTTTACAAATAGAATTTCACAAATGAGACGTGAAAATTCAAGAACATTTATAATATGTAAATTTAAATCATTTGTTATTTTTGTATTATTATCTTGTTTAATAGCTTACATTATTTATAATTATTACTACGAAATAGCAAATGGTTTAAATAAGGCTATTTTATAACTTAACAACCTTTAAAAAACATACTTCCTCGCCAACCTGAGATTTATTGAATTGCTGTTGTTCTTTTTTTGTCTTTTTATTTGGTGCTCTATGTTCATAACCGGTAACGCGTTCTTCTTCAATAATTTTCCAAACTTTTTCCAGTTGACAAACATTATTTTTAAACCATTCTTTATTCCTCAAAACAAGAACACAGCTTAATTTCTCAAGTTTCCAATAAATAAACTTTAGAAATATATAATTATATGGTTCAGATTCATATTTTTTAACAATTGATTCTTCCCAACCACTTATATCATCTGGCGTCCATAAATTTAATGGCATATATTCATAATGTGGTATACCTTCGCTAGTATGAAAATGAACAATAATTCCTTTATAACTTCCGTCTTTTGTCGTAACATAACTATTAAACTCTTCGCCATTAAATGACGCTAAAGCTGAATCATTGCGATAACTTTGATAATCTGGGTATTCTGTGAATTTTGTCTCCAAAAAGTCACACTCATCAAGGTCACAAACTTCCATTTGTAATTGCATTTGAACCCAGTATTCTTTCTTTGGTATTCCATTAATCTCTCTATTAACAATATTCTTAATTTCGAGCATACGTCCGTATCGTCCAGTATTTGATTGAATAATAATTCCATCAGGTGATGCTCCAATAAACTTATAAACCGGATGCTGAATACATCCAAAATCTTCCACTTTTGAACTGTACATATGTTCATAAATCATAACAGATAAGGGTTCGTATTTCTGTCCCCAATGCAAAGTAGTATTTGTATTGACCATCTTAACTTCATCGTCAATAGGTTCTGATGTGAAATCTTTTAAGGGTTGACATTTTTCATAAATAAGTTGGTTTATTGTATTTTGACTTTCAAAAGCTTTCCAAGCATTACTTGCTGTTATTAAATTCCATCTAAATTGATACCATTCAGGAGTTCTTTGAACTGGTTGGGGGATTTCTCTTAAATGTTGGATTTTTTGCTGTATTATATTTGTTTCTCCTTCATCTGCTTCAGATGCTTCATCGTCTTCATTATTTTCTAACGAACGTTCTGGATGAAAAGTAGTAATGTAAATGTTGAATGCATCTTCAAGTAGATCATTCATGTCATATTCAATATATTCGCTATCCAAAATATGTTCTTCCATTTGAACATAAAATATTTCTTTAATTTCTTCTAATAAAATGTCATGAAAATTTGGCTCGGAAATTGCTGTAGGGTTTTCATTCATAAATTCTTCCATAAGATGAAAAGCAGTTTCAACAAGCTCGATAGCATAAACCTCTGTAAAAACAGACGGCTCATCCTCAAATTCTAATGTATCCATTATATCCTCTAATGTCTCTAAATCTGAAATAAAACTTGTCATACTATATATCTTGTTTATATCTTTTTAATATAATATTTTGTTATATTAAAATTAGCCTAATTTTTGTACCATATTTGCAGTATTGAGCACTCCTTTACCAGACGCAACATCGAAGTCATTTGTTGCAAGAAATCCACCACTTGAACCTTGTATTACGTCAAAAAAACAGTCTGTATTATTAGAATCATACAATAATGGTTGAATAGAATTATATCTATTTGCAAGTGATGTATAAGTATGTCTTCTATTATTTAATCTGTGCTGTGTTAATATAGACATCATTCCTGCATATATTGGTGCAGCCAAAGAGGTTCCACCTGTTGTATATGCTCTATTATTTATAATTATATAACAAGGTGTATTTGGATCTGCTACACACCCAAAATCAGGAGATATTCTTTTATTATTAGTTGTTATAGTAGGTTGATAAGGAGGTTTGTCGAATGATTTTGAGTAACCACATCCAGCATTTGACCAAACTACCTCTGATACTCTATTAAAAGAACTATTTAAACTTAAACTCGTTCCTCCAATCGACAAAACATTTGTGCAACATGAAGGAACTGATACTCTACTATTATTTCCACTTGATGCTACATAAATAGTATTTGGATTGTTAAAAAAATTATTATATGCGCCTAAATTACCAATATCTTCTGCTCCCCATGACATACTCATTACATCTGTGTCGATTGCTGGTCTAAAATTGTTTCGATTATTTGCAAAACTAACAGCATTTAACATATCTCTAGTTGAATTTGACGCAGCTAAAACAATTCTTATTTGTGCGTAAGGATTAACAGCATATATCCATTGAGCATTTAATGTTACTTCAACAGCCCAATTTGCGACGAAACGTCTTGAAAAATTATGTATTGTATAATTACATGGTGGCAATTTAAACACTCTTCCAAATGATGCTATATCACGAGCTAAATAAGGATTATTAAATGCTGCAATAATAGTAACTATAGGTCTTCTAATATTTCGAATAGGAATTATATTATTTATTGAATATGCTGCTCTAATTTGATTTGGTGTAAATGGTCCATACGAAATGGATTTTAATCCAATATCATCTTCTGTTGGATACTCATCAACAATGTCTTCAATCAGTATTTCATCAGGATTAAGTATATGATAATTTTCAAATGTAGTTATATTTATCGGACTATTGAATACACATTTTAAAGTAATATTTAAATCTTTAGAATTAACATTACAATATTTAAACTTACGAGATATTGAGCCTAGTGTATTTTGCATTTTACCTAATGAAACAGATGATGTAGTTCTACCGCTAGTTTGATTACTTCTATTTGTGTTAAATCCTAATTTCATACAATATATAAATATTTAATTATCATCCTCCTCTTCAGAATCTGAATCAGCTATTTTAGCAATATCCTTTTTTCTTAATGTTCCTTGGCTTGTTTTTTTTGGTGCTAAAGATTTAAGTGTTGATACTCGTTTTTCAATATTTTTCAATGTAAAATGCTTACTTGGTTTACTATAATATAATGCTGGTATATCTTTTATTTTACCGTTATCTTTATCATAAATAACATCTTTAACACGTTGTAATTTTTTGCGATCAATGCAATCTTTTAAAAATGTAAGTAAGGTTTCCCCTTCATCATCAGACAACTCATTCTCTTCTTTATAAGTTGCAACATATTCTTGTAATTTTTTCATTTTAATAGTTTTATTAAGCTTACACCATGGTTCATTTACATTATTATTCTTTTCATTCTCTAAGAATTTATCTAAATTAGATAGATCATTTGATGATTTTGTTTCATGCAAAGATACACCATTTAAGAGCATAGTTTTATATTTAATATTTTTAAGTTCTTGGCATACATTAGTTGTGGATAAATCTTCCATATTACTATAATATAATATATTGTATTAAGTTTAACTCAGTTTTGTAAAATATATATTTATTCATGTATATTTATATCAATTTCATTAAATATACATTTAAATATATTATAAGTATTTAATATATGGAATCGAAAAGCATTATGTTTACGAAATCTGTTAAAAAACAATTGGTAGAAGACCATAAAAAAAATAAAGAACGAAAAAGAGTTATAACTGAGAATTGGACATTTACTGCAGAAGATTATGCTTACATAAATCAATTTGAAACACTTAAATCTATAAAAACTAATAATTATAATCACATAGATGATAAATCAAAAATAATGTTGCAACAAATCAATAAAAAAATATATGGATATAAACAACAAGATATTATTAAAAAACTTTTAAATCTTGAAAAAATTATTGACTTAGAATCTGTAATAAATAAATTGATAGAATGTGAGTTAAAATGTTATTATTGTCAATGTGAAATGAATGTTCTATATGATATTTCGAGAGAAATGAAACAATGGACAGTTGATAGAATAGATAATGATCTAGGTCATAATGCAGACAATTTTTATGTAGCTTGTTTGGAATGTAATTTAAAAAGAAGAAGAAGGAGTGATGATAAATTTTTTTTCACAAAACAAATGAAATTGGTAAAAGTTCCTGAAGATAATACTTCGTTAGTTTAATAATATTAAATAATCATATAATATTATTAGATATGGATTGTAGAAAATGTTTAGAAGAAAACAGGTCGTTAATTGAAAATAACGGCTATGGTTATGGATATATTGGTGTAGAAAATAATTGTCAACGTCACACTAAGATAAGTAATGAACAAAATAACTCAAGTTATCTATTGAAATGGACAGATGGGCTTCCTTATGAAAGATCAAGAAGAATGAAACACCAAATTCAGATGGAAAACGAGGAGTTTAGTAAAAGTATGGAAACTACTGCATATACGTCATCGCTACATCACGACGAAAATACATGGGATATTTTAAATCAATCTCTTTCTGGAGCAGGTTTTAAAGTTTCAAATAAGAGAGAAGAATTAGGCGATAAATTGGCGAATAGAGAAATGGTTCAACAAATCGGATTTAATCCTTTTTTAGGCCAAAGCAATTATGTAGATGATATATCAATTAGAGATCAGTTCCTTAAACCAATTAATACGACTCAAGGTGAGAAATCAATTTAAGCTAATGATTTAGTGCACATTGTGTAAAGCAATCTGTTGACAAAGTAAGCAAGAAAAATATTAAATAAAATTAAAATACCATTTGTAATCATTCTAAAATTAATTGTTCTAAAATTTTGAATGATATAAAATAGTTCACCAGTTAAAAGTATAACGAGACCTATAAAAAATATAATAGAAATAATCAAAAAATAAACACAAGCGCTTTTATCTAAAGGACCAAAAAAGTTTGCAATAAATTCAGCCATTATATAATATAGTTTTAAAAAAAATAATATTCGTTATAAACTACTTAAATAAGTTTTTAAGTATCATAATTAATGAGTGCAGCTATTAATTATACTACGCAAAATGAATTATTGCTAAATAATTTGTTGGAATTTTATAACAATGATGATAATCTGACTAGAATGTTGAAGATTATTACAGGCGAGTCTAAAATCTCTCTACGTATTGTAGATTGGTTTGCAACTAATTATGCAAAGAAGAATTATACATTATATGATATGGTTAATGCAGCCGGTGAAAATATCAGATTTAAAGTTTATTTTGATTATAAATTAAGATTGAAGGCATACAGTAAGAAAAGATTCGACCCATTTTGTCGTTGGGAGAGAATAAGTATTCCTTATAAGAATGGAACATGCATTGAGACTACTATTGGACAATTAAATTTTTTCAAATGGGCTCTTGAAAATAAAGTCATTGATTATATCGATCAGCATTATGATATAATTGAAAAGGATATGAATAGTCGAAATAGCACATCTAAACGCAAGGAGACTATAAATGATAATAGTAAAACACGCAAAAAGAGGGAAGAGCTTTCAATATCTGCTACTAAAAGTATTAAGAAAGAGGATGTTGAAATTGTTGTGAAATTTCATTAATATTATTATGATTCTAGGTATTAAATAATATATATATATATTTACGAGTAAAATGATTTAGAGATAAGTTTCTATTATAAAATAGGAATGACAACTAAGATATCTATTACAAGAGCTTTATCAGAATTAAAGCTTTTAGATTCTCGTATTAGTAAGGCTACTAGTGAAATTAAGTTTGCTGTTTGTGTTACTAAGAATACCAATTACAATATTAATAAGAATGATTTTACATCTCAAGTTACCGCAAAGCATCAATCTTTGACTGATTTAATCACTCGTAGAGAACGTTTGAAGGCTGCAATTATGAAGAGTAATGCAACTACTCTAGTTAAGATTGGTTCAAAGGAGATGACTGTAGTTGAAGCTATTGAAATGAAGAAGACTATTAGATATAAGGAATCTTTGCTTGATGTATTGAAGCGTCAACGTCTTCAAGTGACTAAGGAATTTGAAGCTCATAAGGCTAAGGTAAAGCAAGCTATTGATGCAAATATTACCCAAATTTGCAGTCGTGATGTTAAGCCAGACCCTTCCACCATTCAAGACTTGACTGATATGATGTGGAAGAACGATCCTGTTGAAATCTATGACCCATTAGGTTTGGATAAGACTATTGAAGCTTTGACTACTGAGATTGAAGATTTTAACTCCAATGTAGATTTTGCATTGTCAGAGAGTAATTCTTTGACTCAAATTGAAGTTTAAATCCACCTTTAAAAAAGGTAGAGCCAAATTATATAAATCTACCTTTTTTAAAGTGGATTAATTGCCCTTATTAAATGAAACGAAGAATTTGTTGTTGCTGGATTTACGACTGCCAAATAGAAAGATTAGTCGCTTTTAACTATTTCCGTATGTTGGAAATTAGTTCGCTGCGGACCGTCAACATCCGTGGTGAATTTACTAAAAGTTTAACGATTAAAGACTAAAGATTAGAGTTAAAAGTTTAAATATTAAAGATTAAAATTAGTCTGTAAGCAGACTATTAAAGATGTAAAGCCGATAAAGCTTGATAAAATCCATGATTAAGGTTAGTAGTTAAACTGCTGGGTCACAGCTTACCCCTTTGTACCTCATGGCTGTTTAGTAAGGGCATATCATTCTCAGAATGATATTTCCTAATCAATAAGTAATAATTAAAATACTTTTATAGTTTTATTCTAATATGGGAATTGATTTAGATAAATATAATAAAGGAGGCAAAATTCCATTTTGGTGGTGGGATCATTATGTTTGTTGGAATTGCCGTCTTCATAATGGTATAAAAAATGATCCTAAATTAATTAAGTTGCAAAAGCTAGATAGACTAGAAAAAGCTGCGATTTTTAATGCTTCAAGATATGTATATAAACCATTTTTTTTTTCAAAAAATATGATAGAATAAAACCAAATCAGTGTCAAGAAATCCAAAAACCTAAATTCTCAAAAAATACAAATGGATCATTTATTGAGACTGGACGGATATGTTACAAATGTCATAATCAGATGGTCAATGTTGGATTGAACTTTAAACCACCAAAAAAAACCGATGTTAAAAAATGGAAATATCTTGAAAAAACTTGGAGACATCAATCTATATATGTAAATGGAGAATGTATATTTATTTAGACAATGTGTTAAAATATATATATATATTTTTATAATATAAATTAAAATGTGTTTTTATTGTGATAGACAAGTAAGAGGACAACCTAAAGGATGGTGGTGGTATAATTATGTTTGTTGGAATTGTCGTTTTCAAAATGGTCTAAAAAAAACTTGTGAAATTAAAAATGATAAAGGTGGAAGAATTTGTTATAGATGCAATCAAACGATGACAGAAGTAGGTTTTAAATTTAGAACTCCGAAGAAAAATGATATTAAACAGTGGAAACGTCTAGAACAAACTTGGGAAAACCAATATAAATATGTAAATGGAGAGAAGAAGTATGTAGGGCCGAAAGAAAGAGTTGTTCAACAATCTTTTTAAATATCTACAAATAATATGAATAATATTCAAAAACGATTCATATTATTTTTATTTGGTTGTATTGGAACTAGAAGTTTATTAGTTTATTTCGCAAAGACAAGTAATAAAACATTTTTAATGTATATGGGTTATTTAGCACTTATACCTGCAATAGGTTTTTTTTATTTGTATTTTACCGGGTCAAGAAAAACTGGAGCTGAAGTATTTGGTGACAAAATATGGTGGAATAATTTAAGACCAATTCATGGTTTATTATATTCTTTATTTGCATATAATGCTATAATAGGCAATATAAATGCTTGGATATATTTGTTATTTGATGTGTTATTTGGATTCACTAGTTTTTTGATATTTCATTATAATAACGGGGACTTTAAAAAATTATTTTGAGTTGTTCTATTATTTAAAAACTAACAATATAAATAAATAATGGGAAATTCACAATCGTCATCAATAAAAATAAATTATGAAGATGTTCAATTTATATTAAAAAATCCAGAAGGTCATTTATTAATAAATACTCTCTCTAATTCAGAGCAAAATTGTCTAATAGTAAATACGATTAATATTAATAATGAAGAGAATATTATCAATAATTGTATAAAAAGAGGTGCAAAGGATATAAAAATAATAATATATGGGAAGAACAGTAATGATGAGAAATTGTACACAAAATATAGTCAGCTAACTTCTCTCGGATTCTATAATGTATATATTTATACGGGAGGTCTATTTGAATGGTTAATGTTGCAAGACATTTATGGAGAAAAAGAGTTTCCAACTACGAAGAAAGAATTAGACATATTAAAATACAAACCAAATAAGGTGTTAAACGTTCCTCTTTTGGAATATTGATAGTTTTCTTTAAGTAGGTAATTTAAATATATTATTTTACCTACTTAAAGCCGGATGCACTACATGATGAAGGGGAATTCTTTAAATTCTTGAAAAAATGCAGAAAAAGCTTCCCTACACATGAAGTATCGCGAAAACGATTCAAAAACACAAAAGTATTTTGGCTTTTCAAAAATGGACAAAAAAAATGTCCAAAATCGGAAAGCCAAAAAAGTCCTTACTGACCGAAATTTTCTGTGACGATGTTGAAAATTTATGGTCAGAAATTGCATTAACATAAAAAAATTTGTTATTGTATTTTTTTTGAAAAAAACTTAAAAATATTTTCTCAATGGAAATAAATGGAAACTTTAGGAAACAAAATCGCCGACAAATCGACAAATATATTTTATTGTGAATTATGTGACTATAATACGTCACATAAAGGACATTATAAAGAACATTTAAATAGCTTGAGACACTGTAAACGGAAACAAGACGGAAACATTGGAAACAAAATCGACGACAAAATCGACGAGACTGAAAAATTATCATGTAAAAATTGTAATAAATCATTTAAATCACGTGCTGGATTATGGAAACACTCTAAAAAATGTTATCAAAAAGAAGAAACTGACGAAGAAGCATCATATAAAAATGATAAAATAATTGAATACCTTATGCAAGAAAATAAGGAAATTAAAGAAATGATTTTGGAAATTGTCAAAAATGGTACAATGAGCCATAGTCATAATACTACTCACACTAATTCTCATAACAAAGCTTTCAATCTTAACTTCTTTTTAAATGAAACGTGCAAAAATGCGATGAATATTACTGATTTTGTAGATTCCATAAAATTACAGCTTAGTGATTTGATGGAAGTAGGTGAGCTTGGATATATTGAAGGCATTTCAAAAATAATCGTAAAAAATTTAAATAACTTAGATGAAACAATACGCCCGATACATTGCACAGATAAAAAACGAGAAACCATGTATATTAAAGATGAAGGCGAATGGAATAAAGAAGATGAAAAGAAAACCAAGTTGAAGAAAGCTATAAATAAAATTGCCGATAAAAATATAAGATTGCTTCCTCAATTTCGAGAGAAATTTCCTGATTATAATAATTCATCTTCTAAAGTATCAGATATTCATGATAAATTAGTTATTGAAGTAATGGAAACTGATGATAATAAAAAAGAGAAAATCATACATAACATTTCAAAAGCGACTAGTATTAAGAAATTTGAATAGTTTATTAATCGCGATTATCATCAATTGCTATATTTGCTAGCTCATCTGCTCGTTTATTCATGTTTCTTAACACATGACAATATTCAATGATTTCAAACTCTTTTTCTAACTCTTTTGCTTTATCATATAATTCAATTAAATTTTCAGAACGACATTTATATAATCCCTTCATTTGGTTAATAACAAGTAAACTGTCGCCTTCTACTTTTAAATGTTTAATATTAAATGCTCTAGCTTGCTGTAATCCTAAAATTAAACCAGCATATTCAGCATGATTATTTGTTGCATTCTCTCCAACAAAGAAACTCGCAGCCCATACTTCTTTGTCAAAATGATAAATAACAGCACCTGCTCCAGATAATCCAGGATTTCCTCTGCTACCACCATCAAAGTTCATTTTGAAATCATATTCTGGATATATTTTTGAAGTTTTTTTCGATTCGTCTGATTTTTTAAAATATGTGTCAATTTTTGGCAGCATCTTTCGTTTTCTTTAATAATATAAACATAACATTTTATATTATTTTCAATTTTATATTTAAAATCTACTTAAATATATTTATATTAAGTAATATAAAGAATGATGAATTTATTGTTACTTTTCTCATTATTCGCAACAATGGTTTTTGCTGATACTGAATGTCCAATTGTTTCGTCTATGGGAGACAGACGAGCCGATAAAAATAAACTAAGACTTGTTCAATATAACGTTGAGTGGTTATTTATTGACTATTATAGCCCTATGAATTGCCCAGGAAGTGGTTGCACATGGGTAAATCAATCTGAAGCAAATACTCATATGGATTACGTTGCCAAAACTGTTAAATATTTAAACCCAGACGTCATCAATTTTTGTGAAGTTGAAGGATGTGATGAGCTTAATATATTAAAAGATAGATTAGATGATAATTCATATAACCCTTACTTAAAAAAGGGAACTGATACTAGCACTGGGCAAAATGTAGGTATGCTTACCCGTGTAGACCCTGCTATTAATTTATATAGAACTGAAATTAAATACAATTATCCACTACCTGGTTCTAAGTGCGGATATACAGGTTCAGTTGGTTCAACTGGTGTAAGCAAACATTACATTACTGAATTTAAATTTAATGGTTATGATGTTGCTTTTATTGCTGCACATTTATTAGCTATACCAACCGATCCTTCAAGGTGCGCTCAGAGAGAAGCTCAAGCATCAATTCTTCAAAATGTTATTTTTGATTATATCAATAAAGGTTATGAAGTAATTATGCTTGGAGATTTTAATGATTATGATGCCGAAGTAATGGATTTAAATAACAATAAACCTACTTCAAGGGTATTGGATATATTAAAGGGATATCAAGGTGATTTAAGTGGACTTTATGAATTACATAATTTAGCTGAAGAAATCGTACAAGAACAAAGATTTAGCGATTGGTGGGATTCCGATAATAACTGTAAAACCACATCACAAAATGATTTTTCAATGATTGATCATATATTAGTTACTGATGCCATAAGAAAAAATGTTGTAAACGCATTTATTTATCATGGATACGATGAATATTGTGGTAAATATGATTCCGATCACTATCCATTTGTTATTGACCTAATGATTTAAAATTTCTCTCAAAGTTTCTACACTTTTTTTAGCTTTTTTATGCAGTTTTAAAGATTCTTTTTTCGAATGCTTTGTTACAAATAGTCTATCCTGACGCATACGAAATACTCTGTAGTCGAATAAATCAAGAGCTGTTTCGAGTGCTTTATTATATTCGCAATTATCTCTATACATTGTATATATTATACACCTATCAATATCATAAGCAGCCAATAAGTCGGCTTCTCTTACAATATGATATGCTAATAGATGCTCTCCCAAATCAGGATATCCATTAGCTTTAACTTTAGAATAAGACATTGTTCCGATTATTTTTCCAACAATTTCTAAATCATATGGCGACATATATCCTGTTAAATATGTTTGATATCTAGTTATACCTTCTCGCTCATCCATGTATTTTTTATCACACATATCATGACCAATTGCAGCCATGTAAATTATTTCTTTATATTTTTCTACGTTAGGATTTATTATAATTTCACTATCGTAAATTTGTTTTGCAAATTGGTATACTTCCATGCTGTGTTTTAATGCATGAGATTCATCAATATTATATAACTGACTAGTCTCAACCACATACTTAAAACCTCTATTAATTAAACTTATTAAAGTCATTGCATGCGACATGATTTTCATTACGATTATAATATATTTGAAATTAGTTTTTTAAACTCAAATTTTTTTATATATAGTCACAAATTTCGGTGTCGAACTTACCATCAATGCTTATAATACGAAATGGTTTACCACATCCATATATTTTATTCTCTCTAACATAATAATCACAGAGGTCTTTATTAGCATGAGGGTCAATTTGTTTTCCGGTTTTCTTCAACATTCCATGTCTAAATATTCCACAATTAATTTTTCTTATAATTATATAATCTTTGCAATGAGGACACGTTAAAAAGGGTTCTTCTTTAACTTCTGTCATATCTTTTTCGTCTCCGGACATTAATAATATAATATATACTATATTATTAATCTTTAAATCAATTTTATTTTCTTCTAGAGTATCTACGCTTAGATTTTCTTTTATTTTTTCTATTTTTTCTGGTTTTTCTTCTTTTACCTCCTGATGTATTAAAAACGGGTAATAAACCTCCATCGTAATATCTAGATTGTGGATTTTCGTCTTCTTCTTTTGATGCTGGAGGTTTCATTTGGCTTCCAATGCTTATAGTTTCATATAGTTTTTGGATATCTTCTGGAGAGATATATGCACTATAAACTTGCGCAAAATCTTCTCTCTGACCATTTTTAACTAATCCTCTTACAAAAGATGCAGAATATTCGGATGGATTAATATCTGAAATACTGCGTTCACCCATACCAGTATTTTTTAAAGCTTCCATTCCTTCTCTCTCTAAAATTAAACCATTAATTGATTTGATATAATCTTTGGTTTTTAAATTATCAACGATTGTGTCTAAAAAATCAGCTCTATCTCTACCTACAATAAAAAAGACATTAACTTTTTCAATACCCTTATCAATATAATCATTTTTAATTATATTATATATAAATCCGAATGGACTACCAACTGAACAAAGAACGATAACTTGAAAGTTTTCAATTTTACTTTTTAAATCAGGATTAGTCTCAGAGTCTATAAGTTGTTGTTTATAACTAGTAATCATGTTATCTAATAAAGATGACTTATACATTAAATCAGATTGTGTTATTCTCTCTATTATTGCTGCTTCAGATTTATTTTTGGCTTTTGGAATTGACTGACTGCTACATGGCAAAGGATTTTTGCCATCTAAAGAACTAGAAGTTAATACATAAGCCTTTTCAACACCAAGTTCAATAGCTTTATCAATCATTGATTTAATACTAAATGACCTGGTGTTGGAGGATTCATTCTTACAAATGAAAAAATAAATGTATTATCAGGTGTATAATCTACGCTCATATATATTAATTATATATAAATTTCTCAATTGAAGAAATCCATTCTTTAAGTATATTTTGATTTTCATATATATCATTATTTCCGTCTAAAATTAATTGCTCTTCGCAAACGCATTCACTCGATGTTTTATCTAACATATCATCATGATATTTATTACATGATTTTAAATAATCAATTTGAATATGTTCTTCTCCGTCTCTATGTCTAGTAGCGATTCTTTGATGACAAATTTCAGGTTTAGCTTTTACGTAAATAATTTTATTGATTGGAAATTCTTCTGCAAATGTATTAAACCAATTTAAATAAATTTGATAGTTAATATATTCAATTTTATCTGAATCATATAACATTTTTGCGAATACCATTTTATCAGTAAATAGACTTCTCTCTGTAATAACAATATATTTTGGAAATTCATAATAATTTTCCTGTTCATCATAATTTATCATCATATTTTGTAGTCTGGCTTCAACTAAGTTGGTATGTGCAGTTTTAAGTTCAGATATGGTATCTTTCAATAATTTTAATCTTGAAATATATGCCATCATCTGAAATGAAAACGAATACCTATATTGGTCTGCATAAAATTTCTCTAGGATTGTGGTGCCATTTTCATCCTTAATTTTACTCCATTCATCAACTGGTTCTTTTAAGAAGATGATATTTGCATTATCTTTGAAATAGTTTTTAAGATTGGCTAGCAACGTAGACTTACCAGACCCGATGTTGCCTTCAATAGAAATTATTTGAATTGGATAATTCATTATATGTATTATTTATAAATTATATTTATACCCTTTTATTTTATCTCAATTTTATTAAATAAAAAAATTGATATAATAAATAAACATAAAGAGAATTGTACAATATTAAGTAATTAAACCAGCAAAATGGATTTAAAGCAACGTAAACTCAATAAGTCTGAATGGGAATCTATTGAAAGGCCAGTTTCTGAATCAGAGCTCGCTATTTTAAATCTTATTATGAAAGGTTTTCATGATGTAAACATTAGAATCAATAATAATAATTCTATCTTTACATTTTTAAAGATAGAATTTTCAGAGAAAATGGAAGATTATATTTATAATCGTTATTTGCGTAAGCGAGCTGATGGTGTTGAGAATAATTTACTTCAAATCGACGCCAGTTATAAACCTATGAAAATTGATGCAAATATAAAACCAAATTCTGGTGACAGGGTTCGTTTGGAGCGTTTTGACGACGAGACCATCAAAAATAACGATATTTATGAAAATATTTTATTAGATTATTTAGAAAAATTACTTATTTTTAAAAAAACAAATAAAACAAAATTGTTTTACTATTGCTATTATACACTTTATAAACTTATTAGAAATAATGTAGCACGTGTCAATAGACATCTTAAAAATTTGACAAATATCATTTTAGATAAATTTGCTGATGAAATTGATAAATTAATTATTATTGAAAATGCTGTAGATTTTATTGAAAAAAATGAAAGTCTATTGAAGTATGGTGATTTGGTGCTTTATGAACATCAAAAAGAAATCTTTGCGACTATTAGAACTCCAACACCTAAATTGGTGTTATATATGGCTCCTACTGGAACAGGAAAGACAATGACTCCAATTGCGCTCTCAGAACAGAAAAAGATTATATTTGTTTGTGCGGCAAGACACGTAGGATTAGCTTTGGCAAGAGCAGCTATTTCGGTGAATAAAAAAATCGCATTTGCGTTCGGTTGTTCAAGTGCTGACGATATTAGATTACATTATTTCGCAGCGAAAGAATTTACAAAAAATAAGCGAACAGGCGGTATTAAAAAAGTCGACAATTCTGTTGGTGAAAATGTTCAGATTATTATCTGTGATATTAGATCTTACTTGCCTGCTATGTATTATATGTTAGCGTTCTTTCCAGCAAACGATATTGTTACTTATTGGGATGAGCCTACTATTACGATGGACTATGATGAACACGAATTTCATAAGACTATTAGAAAAAATTGGAAGGAAAATGTAATTCCAACAGTAGTTTTATCTTCAGCTACTCTACCAAAGGAAACCGAACTTACAGAGACGATTCCTGATTTCTTAAATAAATTTCCTGGTGCTGAGATTTGCAATATTGTTAGCCACGATTGTAAAAAATCGATTCCTATTGTTAATAAAGACGGTTATGTGGTTTTACCGCATTATTTGTCTAATAATTATAATGAGATGATGCAGATTGCGAATCATTGCAGAGATTATTTAACTTTATTGAGATATTTTGATTTGAAAGAAGTTGTTGAATTTATAACATTTGTCAATAGAAATAATTATGCTAATAATAGAATGTTAATTGATAGACATTTTGAAGATTTGGATTCAATTAATATGAAAAATATTAAAATCTACTATGTCGATATGTTGAGAAATATTAATGCAGCAAATTGGCAAGTAATTTATAGAAATTTCGAACAGAATCGCAGACCAAGAATTTTGGAAAATACAACAGTAGATACAAAAGGTAATAAAATACAAAAGATTCGAAGTTTAGGTCCAGGAGTGACAGCTATATCAAGTTCTAGTTCATTAACAGGAGCACCTCTTTCAAGACTCGCATCTGAACAAATTATTAGAACTGAACCTGTACCACAAGGAACATCAGGGGTTTATGTTACTACTAAAGATGCATATACTTTAACTGATGGACCAACAATATTTATTTCAAATGATATTGAGAAAATTGCGAAATTTTGTGTTCAACAAGCAAATATTCCTAATGCTGTTATGGAGGATTTGATGAAAAAGATTGAATACAATAATATCATTAACAAGCAAATTCACGAGATCGAAACGGAATTAGATGTTATTAAAGAAGGTATTGAAGCAAAAGTTAAAAATTCAGTTAATAGTTTTCATGGTGGTCAAAAGGTCACAGGAAGAGCTAAGTCGAATAAAGACCCAAAAAAGTTAAGCAAAGACATTCCTGAAGAATTACAAAATAAGGGCGCTCTTAACAAAATGACAGAAAGAGTAAATGCATTACGAGCAATGATTAAACGTGCATCATTAAATGATACTTTTGTTCCAAACAAGAGAAATCATCTGGAAAAATGGGCTCCCGACACAAATATTTCAAATGCATTTACTAGTACGATTGACGAACAAGTCGTTTGCGATATTATGGCACTAAATAAAGTTGACAATTTGTGGAAGGTATTATTGATGATGGGAATTGGTGTGTTTATCAATCATGATAATATTACTTATACTGAAATCATGAAGAAACTTGCGGATGAGCAGAAACTTTATATGATCATTGCATCAAGTGATTATATTTATGGGACGAATTATCAATTCTGTCATGGATTCTTGAGTAAAGATTTAGATTTGACGCAAGAAAAGGTTATCCAAGCTATGGGTCGCATTGGTAGAAATAATATTCAGCAAACTTATACAGTTAGATTTAGAGATGATTCACAAATTGCAAAGCTCTTCACATCTGAAACTGATAAACCTGAAGTTAGAAATATGAATAAATTATTCAATACTCGTAAAGTGATTTATCAAAATGGAGAATATATTGAAGTTCCAGATGACGATGGAGCAGAAGAAAATACAGAAGAAGTAGTGGATGAGGATTTTGATCCATATGAAAATGAAGAAATTCAAGTAGAAAATGTTCTTGAAGACGATGCGTAAATAAATATTAAAAAAATTGAATAAAAAATATAATTTATTTTTTTTATACAAAAGCAATTTAATAATGTCAGAAGATAGCAAAATTATTTATTATGAAAATCTACATTCAAAAGTTCATTGGAAATATACGTCAATGTTTGAAGATGATTTTGAAATAATTAAATTAGAAGATGTTTGGAGTGAAGAATGTATTTGTTATGGTATAGACCAATATATTAAAAGTTTTATTGAGGTTATGAAGGAAAGAGTAATAAGATATCTTCCTGAATTGGAAAAAGTAAATGTAGTATTATTGACACTAGATAGAAATAATTTACTGCATCGTCTTATTATTTCAGTTACCGATATGATGATAAAAATGCTGAATTTAAAAGCAAGAAAAATTGATCACTATAAATCAGTATTTGTAGTAATCAAATATGAAGGTAAAAACGTCTTTTTGGGAAACTTGTGTTTCCAAGGTTTGGTATAAATAATATATTCTAATTAGTCGAGTTTCTCAAATAAAATGCGGTATTTTTCCATTTATGTCCATAAACTTCACTCAAAGTGCGTTCAGATGGTTCTAACTTAGGAGCGGATTCTGATAGATTTTGTCCAGCTTCTACAATTTCAATTACATCTTCTTCCCAAAGAAGATCAAATACATTTTTTAATCTGATTTTTGCAGAAGAAATAAAATCGCTTATAGTCATATCTGGATCGAACGAATCATTAGTAGTTCTCTCTGTGTAAGCAATTTTGAAATAAAAAGTATAATATTCTCTTTGTTGTGACATATTTTATCTTTAACTAATATATTTAAATCAAAATAGCTTTAATAATTAAATTTTTTTAGATTAATTATTAAAAATAATAAAAACTAATAAGACGTAAGGGATAGAAATGTATGTTAAACAGCCAAATCCTACCCCTTAATTGGAATATGCCAAACCTCCCATACCACTCATGATACGTAATACATTGTAATTAGTGCAATAAACACGAACCTTAGCAGTCTTAGTTCCTTCAACGGTAGCGTTGGATAAAACTAATTGTAAAGTGGCGTTATCAATTCTGGAGAAGTTGCAAGTTCCGGATGGTTGGTGCTCTTCTGGTCTCAAAGCAAAAGAGTAGACGTTGATACCTTCATCAGGGTTGCGGGTGTGAGCTTGGTATGGTTGGACCCAAGAGAAGTAAGTTCCTTCACGCTCAGAGAAGCGATCTTGGCCGTTAAGTTGAAGCTTAGCGGTGACGACTGGGTTTTGGCCCCAGCAGTGCATATCCAAAGAGGTTTCAGACAAGACGAAAGTACCGGCATCAGAGACACCAGAGTTATCAAGGTGAGAACCAGATTCAGCAAGAGCAGCAGCGACATCAGCTGGAAGACCAGTTGTGTTCAAAGGAACTTGGACACCACCTAAGTTTGCTTCATTGTAAGGGTTGGAAGGTCCGTGCCAGTATCCAGTGAAGGAAGGACCGTACAATCCTTCAGCAGTTGGTTGGTAATCCAAAGCACCGGCGTCTTGGAATAAACCACGAGCATCGATGTAGGCACGAGAATCAGCAGCAATAGAAGCAGGACCTCCGAAGGCATGGATAGCGTTAGGAAGAGCATCAATTGCATCGGTGTAGTTGAAAGGTTGAGCACCTAAGACCTTGAATAAAAGGGCATCACAAGTCAAAGAGGAACAGTAGTCGACGTTTTGATCAGGTTGGACAACCCAGATCAACTCCTTAACAGGGTGATTGAAGTTGAGCTTAATCTTGTTAGAAGAAGAACCAACGGATTCATCACCAGTGAATTGAAGTTGAGTGATCAAGTATTCGTGTGGGTTTTGGGCCATTCTGCGGCGTTCATCAGTGTCCAAGAAGACATAGTCAACATACAAAGAAGCAGCAACTAAAGATTGGTTGTAAGCGATGGTGGCAGGAACTGGACGACCAACATTGTATTGAGATCCAGATGAGGTATCTTGGCAACTCAAGGTAGTAACAGCCCACAAGCATTCATCAATTGGACGAATATCAAGGTTAATCTTGACTTCGTGATATTGAAGAGCAATCAATGGCAAAGCTAAACCAGGGTTGGTACAGAACCAGAATTGAAGAGGAACGTACAATGTAGTTTCTGGAAGAGCATTTCTTGGAGCACAAACTTGACGAGGAGCCAAGGAGTCACAAGGGGATTCGACATCAGAGAAAGAAGGATCAGTGATGAAGGTAAGTTGAGTGGTGTTACCAATCATCTTGAAGTATCCACGTTGTTGTTCAGAGGTCATGGTCAATTGGTTCCAGATGTGCATCCAGTCACCATATTGACGATCGACTCTTTGACCACCAATTTCGACTTCAACTTGAGCGATCAATTGCTCACCAGGGAAATCGAGCCAACGGGCATAGACACCAGTATTTTGTCCACTGGAGTAGTTTCCGAGACCCATAAGTTGGTTAATCTCAGGAAGAGTAACTTGTAAGTAAGTGCGGTAAGCAAGATCTCCGTTTCTGGAGATAACACATTGGACACGACGTCCAAAGTCAGCTTGACCGTTGAAAGTTTGTTCGATTGATTCGATGGCAAAGTTAGTGTATCTACGATAAGTAACTTTCCAGAAAGTAATTTGAGGATTACCAGTAAGGTACACGTCTTGTGCACCGTAAGCGACTAATTGCATAAGGCCTCCACCCATTTTATAATATGGCTAAAGAAAAAAATTTTTTGGAAATTAAATTAATTAATTTTAATTATTTTAATTTGAAATAATTATTTTAATTTGAAATAATTATTTTAATAATATTTTATTACTAAACTAGCTTATAAATAAAATATGTAATATATTTAATGCAAGACAAAGATAAAACTAAATTATTTATTTCTAAAGCTAAAAAAATTCATGGAGACAGATATGATTATTCAAATGTTGTTTATATAAATGCTAAAACATATATAAACATAATATGCAAAGAACATGGGGTATTTCAACAAACTCCATCAAATCATTTAAGTAATTTTAATTGTCAAAAGTGTGCAAAAAATTTTAAATTAAATACATTGTCTTTTATTTCAAGAGCAAAATGTATACATAAAGATAAATATGATTATTCTAAAGTTTTGTATATCAATTCTAACACTCCAATTATTTTAATATGTAAAGAACATGGTGAATTTTATCAGATTCCTGATTTTCATATTAACCGAAAAACTGGTTGTCCTAAATGTTGTTTAAACCGTAAAAGTACAACAGCTGAATTTATAGAAAAAGCTGTAAAAATACATGAAGATAATTATGATTATTCTAAAATAAACTATATTGATTCAGTAACACCAATTATAATAATATGTAAAAAACATGGTGAATTTTATCAGACACCAGATTTGCATATTAATAAAAAATGCGATTGTCCAAATTGTATTAACAAAACTGAATTTAAATTTTATGAAAAACTTAGCGAAATATATCCAAATGTTAAAAGACAATACAAGGTTGAATGGTGTAAAAATACTTTATTTTACCATTTGACTTTGTTATTGAAGATATGAATATAATTATTGAACTTGACGGAGACCAACATTTTAAACAAATTTCTAATTGGACTTCACCCGATATTCAAATAGAAAAAGATAAATATAAAATTCAATGTGCTAATAATAATGGATTTTCAGTTATTCGTTTACTCCAAACTGACGTATTAAAAGATAAATTTAATTGGTTATTAGAAATAAACAATGCAATTACAAAAATTAATAATGAAAAAAAAATTCAGAATATTTTTATATGCAAAAATAATGAATATAATTTGTTTTATCTATGAAAAAATTTTATTTAAATCTAAATTGGTCTTCATAAATTTTAATAAATAAGCATCCTCTAGCACTTCTTTTTTTCCTTCGTGAGATTTAGAAAAGACATATGATTCGCCACGTTTTTTAACAGACCATCCTTGCTCTATGGAATTATAAAGTAAAAGCATTTTTTGGAATTTTATTGCGTCAACTTTTAAATCTTCATTTTCTAAATCTTTTAAGGAGTCTAGATTGATTTTAAATTCCATTAAAGTAATTTTATAAAAGTTTAATTATCTTTAAACTTATTATGCTTTTGCTTCTTCAATTTTACTCTTTAACTCTTTAATAATTTTATTATTCTCTCTAATTTCATTTGTCATATAACCAAGACTTGAATTTAGTGATGATATTTCTGTTTTTAAATATGTAATTTTTTCTTGAGTTTCATGATGTTTACGACTAAAAACAATATAATCATAAATATTATTGACCCATGATGATATAGCCATAATTGTTAGAAATGACAATGTTTCCATTTACAATGTGTATATTTTTATATTTAAATCAATTATTTAATTCATTTTTATTTCTGTAAAATCTAGAGTAATGTAGTTCTTCTTTTTCAAGATTATTTAAACTACTTTTTATAATCTCTCCATTATCATTTGAATAATATATATTACGAATCTTATATCCTTTCTTTTCCGGCAAAATTCTCATATTTTGTATACAATTAGCACATGGCTTAGAATTTTGTAGCTTATTATTTTTTGAAAATCTTACAACTAATAAATTAACTGGTTCTAACTTTTTTTTCCTCTCTAAAGGCTTAAGTTTATTAATTGCATCATGTTCTGCATGAACACCTGGTTCGTTTCCATCAATATCCCCCATTCTATTAAATCCAAAACTTAAAATATTAGCCTTTTTCAAGACATTTTTGTTTGCCTTGTAAAACACATGACGCGTGATTATAATTTCCGCATAAACAAGATGAAATACTAGACTTGCCATTCTCATAGAGAGAAATATCAGTATCAGATGGCAAACAAAATCGCTTCAAAAACAAAGTATCAAAAATAAGAGTCATTTTATATTATAAAGCAATATACTTTTATACACTTTTAAAAATTTAATTCAATTTTATTTCTCTCTAATTTAAATAAATAATTTTTCTATATTATAAATTAAATAAATATCCATTTTAATATTAAAAGAGTTATGCCATCTTTTAAACCAAAATCAAGTAAAAAGATAAAATTCAACAAGAAATCAGCAATTACTCTTGACACAAAACATAAGGAGTTTTTGAACGAATTCTCAAAAGATGAAAATACAGTATTGGACTATAAATTTCAAATAGCCGAACTTAAAAAAAGACTTTCAGAAAATTCAGATGAATTAGCCATTGAAGAAAAGTTGGAAATGAATGATCGTATATGTGAATTGAAAGAAATTATAAAAGAAACAAAGCTGAAAAAAAAAGAGTATTTGCTTGATAATTCAAAATACATATTTGAATATTTTGAAAATAAAAAAAATATTTCTACTGGTGTTAAATCGCAAACAGTTACAAATAAATCAAAACTTGTTAATAATTTTTTCAAAATAAAAGATGAAATTGATAGTGAAGTAAATTTGATTCAGAAAGACAATAATAATATTGTTTTAAAATATTTAAGTAACGTAAGTGATGATTTTTTAGATATTAATAATTTTGTATATCAAACTGATATATGTCATGTTTGTCATAAAGGAGAGTTAATACCTCTTGAAGAAGATGGAATAATGATTTGCAATATGTGTTCGAGAAGTATTCCTTATCTTATTGAAAACGAGAAGCCATCTTATAAAGAACCTCCAAAAGAAGTTTGTTTTTATGCATATAAACGCATTAATCACTTCAAAGAAATTCTTGCTCAATTTCAAGGTAAAGAAACTACTCAAATACCTCCAGATGTCATTGAAAATATTAAATTACAAATTAAAAAGGAGAGAATAACTATAACTCAAATTACAAATGCAAAAACGAAGGAAATTTTGAAGAAATTAGGATATAATAAATATTATGAACATATACCATTTATCAAAGATAAGCTTGGAATAAAGCCCCCAATTATGACACCTGAACTTGAAGAGACACTTTGTAATTTATTTATTGAATTGCAAGCACCATATTCCAAATTTTGTCCAGATGATAGAGTTAATTTCCTGAATTATTATTATACAGCATATAAGCTTTGTGAACTTTTAGGAGAAGACCGATATTTAGAACATTTTCCAATGTTGAAAGATCCAGAAAAACGTATGGAACAAGATATTATATGGAAAAAAATATGTATTGAATTGGATTGGGAATTTATTCCAACTGTTTAATTTCAACTTACAAATACCCAATCTAATTCTTGACATATCTGTTTCCATTTTTCATCATATATTTCTCTGTTATATTCATTTAGTGTAAGCAAATACATTTTTTTATATTTGATATATTCAGCTAGTCGATATAATATATATTGGTATGGTAAAAAACTTTCATTAGGATATAAAATACAATGTTTTTTAGAAACATCTTCGAAAAGTTCACATAAAACATCCTCTTCTTCTTTTGTAAATTCAACTGTTTCAATATCTAATTTTTTAAGAATAGCAGGAATATATTCATAATAAATTTTTAAATTTCTTTTTTTTAACACATTTTTAATTTGATTATGTGTTATTTCTTTATTTTTTAAAATAATTTTAATGTCATTTATAAAGTTCTCTCCAAAATAAATTGAAGTCTTGCCTTGTATATCTTCTAGTATATTTTTAAAGTGTTCAATTCTTGTATATTTAGATGTCATTATTTAAAAATAAACATTTACCTTTAAATAACTGATAAATTATATAAATTAAGCTTTATATGGAAAAAGTTTAAGCATGTTAGTATTATATATTGAAAAGTTTGGGTCATTACTATTTGCACCAACACCATTACCAAAACACATTCCTCCTTTATGGTTTAGTTTACGTTTATTTTTACGGGTTTTTCTTCCTTTTTTTGTTTGTTTTTTTCTAGATAATCTTCGCTTTCTTCTTTTTCCGCCAAATTCATCAAATGAAGTATCTTCGCTAGTTGTATAACCGGCGTCAGAAATTCCACTAGTATTTAATTCATTTAAATTCATTGTACCTTGTGTATCAAACGAATTATCCATACTCATATCTAAATCATGGATATCGTCCTCTGCTTGAGGAATAGCGTCAGCTTGATTATTTGGATTTTCGAAAATATGTTCATTAAGTAGTTCTACCATAACTTGTTCTGCCATATCATCAGAATTGCCATGAAAACCATCAGGACCTTCGTTCATAATTGTATTAACTTTTTGCATAACTTCATTTAATGATACACCTAAGTCGTCAAGTCTTTCAATTTGATAATCATTAAATCCTTGAGATTGCAATTGTTGCAACTCTTGCTGAGTAAACGCACCTCCTTTCATAGTTCTACGACGATATCGTTTTTGTCTTCTATGTCTAGTATGTCTTTTTGCCATAATATATTATGTTTAGATTTAATATAAAATTGATTTTATATTAAATATAATTTACACTAAATAAATTATACAATGGTTTATATATATATACTTCAATTGGAAGAAGATAAATATTATGTGGGAAAAACAACAAATCCTTCGTTTAGAATAGAAAATCACTTTAAGCTAAATGGTTCTGCTTGGACTAAAAAATACAAACCTATATCTATAATGGAAATTATACCTAATTGTGATGACTTTGATGAAGATAAATATACGCTTAAATTTATGGAAAAGTATGGTATCAACAATGTTCGTGGTGGAACTTTTTGTGAAATAAAATTGAGCGACAATAACATTATTACATTAAATCAAATGATTAACACAATTAATGATAGATGTTATATTTGTGGAAAACATGACCATTTTGCGAATAATTGTAAAAACAAAACTCAAAAAAAAAGAAAAAAACCAACTATAAATTTAAACGAGAAATGTGATTGCTCAACATCTTACTTTTCGCAACACAGACGAGGTAAATGTTTATTGAACAATATAATTTCTTATTTTGATGATGAGGACGATGACATAGATAAATTAACAATACAAAAGACAGAAGAAGTCGAAAAAGAGGATAAAAAATCAAATTGTTGTTTTCGATGTGGAAGACTAGGTCATTTTGTGTCAGATTGTTATGCTTCAAAACATATTAAAGGATATTACTTAAAATAAATTATTTTCATAAAAGCATAAATTCAATTATTTTATGAAAAAACATTTTCCTTACCATTTATGGTCTAAAAACCACCAGGAAATTTTACTAAATTCGCTCCAATACCAAATCCTGCACCTCCTCTAGCGGATGCCCCCATAGATGGAACATAGGTATCAAGGATACTAAATGTAGCAGCGGCAGTCAAAGCAATCAACACAATTTCCTCAATATTCAATGAGCGTTTAGGAATAGCATAAGCAGCAATAGCAACCATTAAACCTTCAACAAGATACTTGATAATTCTCTTAACAAGTTCACCAACGTTAATTAAACCGTTCATTATATTAAATATCAAGAAAAAATAATTTGTGCGCTAAATAACTTAAAAATAAATAATTTAATTAATTAAAATGGATCGTTCTAAAAATAAGCAAGCTAAAAAAGGCGGATTTGAAAGAAAAATGACAAATGGAAAACCAAATGCCAAATATGTCGATTTGCTAGAGGAAGATAAACCAATTGCTGGTCAAAAATTCGTTTGTATGTCTTTTGTTTCTCCTGAAAAAGTTCTTAAGGAAAAAGAGATTTTCTTTTTTGAAGAATTCCTAAATAACTGGGAATTCAATAAATCAATGGAAAAATTTTTTCAATTTATTAATTTTATTTCTTTCAAATATAATATCTCATTTGAAGATCTAAATAAAGATTTTAAGGATTTTGTCCAAGAAGAGAAGACTAATTTAGCTAAATCTAATTTATCCGATGATTACAAAACTTATCTTGATAACCATGAAGACGATTTACAAAAGAAATTTGATGTTGCTCACAATTTCCAAACAAGTACAAGAGGATTAAAGGTTAGAGGTGTTTATCCAACTGAAGAAGAAGCAGAATTAAGATGTAAGATGTTGAGAGAAATTGACCCAAATTATGATATCATGGTTGGACCAGTTGGTATTTGGATGCCTTGGGATCCAGAAGCTTATAAGACGGGTCGTGTTGAATACATGGAAGAAGAACTTAACCAGTTAATGCATGAGAAACAAAAGAACGAAGCTAACGCAAAGACTGCGTTTGAACAGCGTGTTAAAGAAACTAAACAAAAGGCTATTGAAGAGAACATTAAGAATGCAGAAAAGAGTGGTAATACTTTATCTCAAACCATCGATGAAAACGGTAACTTAATTGGTGTTAATAATGCAAGCACTCAAGAATTCGCTTTAGGCGAACAAGAGAATATTTCAACAGCTGATATCTGTGCTGAATTATTTGAAGGAGAGAATATTGTTGTTGGCAAATCTGATTATGGTCAAAGTCAATTGAAGTCAGGACCATTTGCCAAAAAGTAAATAAGTTAAATAATTTAATATAATTCAAAAATATTATATTAAAAATATGAGCAATAATAATAATAATGAGTGACATATATAAAATATTTTGTTTATCTTATAATAATCCCGAGAGAAAATTATCGATGCAAACAAAATTTGAACAGTTAGGAATAGACTTTTTCTTCTATGATGGTGTGGAATTAAATGACGAAAGAATCCATCCAGAATCATATAAAAAATGTTGGTCGTGTATGTATGGACATCTTGATATGATCAACATATTTTATAATGATGCAGCAACAGATTATGGAATATTTTGCGAAGACGACATTTATATTCATAAAGATTTTAAGCAATTTATGCCGCAAATAATAAACGATTTTAAACATTTAAATTTAGATGTATTATTATTAGGATATTTAGTTCCATTCCAAATTAAATCATATTATAATGGTTATCATCTTAAAGATAAAGATTTAATATCAGATGGCTTGAAATATCACAATTTTACAGATGATACTTGGGGAACACAAATGTATATGTTATCGAAAGAAAATGCCGGAAAAATTTTGGAAAAATATGGAGCTACTAGTAATTACGCTGTTAAAACTTTAGCTGACAACACATTAACACCATTTAGTGCCGATTGGACTATTACAAAAGACGGAAATAGAGCACTTATAACACCATGCCTTGCAGTTGAAGATGGTAGAGGCTTACTGACACATTACGATAACTCATATGAACAATTTATTTTTCATAAAAGATGTTATGAAGCGCATTATAATATGATGTTATATATTTAATTACCA